GTTATCTTTCTCCCGACGGTTTACGCCCTAATCCTCATTTAATTCATAAAACCGCTCATAATTTTAATTGGAAAAAATTTAGCAATAATCATTCCTCCCCTATTATTATTAAAGGTATAAATAGAACTTGGACTGTTACCAATCCTAAAAAAAAAAGTGGGGGTAAATCTAAAACATCAAAAATTAAATTAAGGAAAAAAAAGACAGAAAAGAAAAGAAAATATAAGAATTATAAATAATTAAAAAGTATTTAAAAGTATTTAAAAATATTTAAATATCATTTTATTTACTAAAAATCTATTTTAATATCCTTTAATTATATTTGAATATATGTATATTTATAAAATATAATTTTTAAAAAAAATAAACCAACAAATTGAATTAAAATTTTATTATTATATAATAATAATAATAATAAAAATATTATAAAAATAAGCTAGTATTTTATAATATGTTAGATGAATGTCCAATTTGTTTAGAAGAATGTGATATATCAAATAATGTGATTATTAAATTAGATTGTTGTAAAAAAGATGTACATATAGATTGTATAAAACAATGGATTATGTCTATTGATAATAAAAATAAAAAAATTTGTTTATTATGTAGAAAAAATTCAGAAATAATTAATGATTTATATAATAATTTAAATATAAATTCAATAATTGATAATTCTAATTCTACTATTCACTATATTCAAATTAATGAACCCTATGAAATAAATAATATAATTAGAAATCCTCATAATAAAAATATTATTACATATATTGTATTTATCTATTTAGTAATTGAAATTATTATAATAATTTTATTAGATAATATTTAATATTAAAATGTAGTAAATAAAATTTTATTAATTTGTAATCCCAAATTAATTATATTTAAATTGAAGTTTTTTTCTATTTTAAATAAATCTTGTAATTTATTATTAACAATAATTTTTTTTCCAAATACTAATTTTTCTTTAATTATATAATTATAAATATATTCATATATATTCTTAACTAACTCTTTATCTTTTGTTACATTTAAAAAGTTTTTTAAATCTTTATTTAAAATTACATTATCTTCATAATTTATTATAAAATTATCACTATTATTTATAGTATCTTTATTATTTCTTAAATTGATTAATTTATTATATATATTATTATTCATATATAATAATCTTTATAAATTCTTTAAATTAATTTAATTTAAGTTCTTTGTGAACTTCGCTGACTTGATCGATCATTTCGTTCTAATGGTCTAGATACACGACGTTTAACTAGTAGCCATTCTTCTCCTTCACGTAGTCCCTCTCTTGGGCCTTGACCTCTTAAGCGTACAGGATGACTACCTCTGCTACTATCACTTCTATTTGGAGGATCACCTCGTGTTTGTCGTGTTTCATAACGAGTTTCACACATTAGTTTACCATTATTTAAACCGCGAACATTGCCCGCCTGCCATTCATGACTTGCTTGATCAGCTTTGGATAGAGTAAATTCAACATATTCTCCTTGAACTAGATATTTATATTGTTCTTTATCTACTTGAATGGCTGAATGATGAACAAATAAATCTGTTCCTGTTTTTTCACCAGAGGTTACACTTAAAAAACCATAACCTTGTTTATTATTAAACCATTTAACACATCCTGTTAGTTTTTCTTGGGCGGACGAATCTTCCACTGCGTCTTTTGACATTATAATATACTATAATGTATATTCTTTAAATAATTCTTATAAAATAATTTTAAAGTTTTTAAAAAAAAATTGAAAAAGTTTAAAAATTATAAAAAATAGAAATAACTATAAATTATGGAATCACTAAGTCAAAAGTGTTGTTGTAAAGTTATAAATAATGGAACAAAAAAAACAAGAATTTGTAAAGGATCAGTTTATATAATTTTAAATAATAAAAAATATTGTTGGATTCATGCAAAAAAATCTTTCGGAAAATTTATTGTATTAATACAAAAAGTATATAGATCGATGATTTCTAGAAAAAAAATTAAAAATATATATTATAATCTACCAGAAGATATTAAGAAATTAATTTTATTTTATGTTCGTATTGATATTTATTATATTAAATATAAAAAAATATGTCAATCTATTATTCAAAAAAAAATAAATTATATTGATAATATTTTAAACCAAATTGGACAAAACTTTAATTTAATATTAATAGATGATAATATAAAAGAAGAACAATTTATTATATATTTATTAAATATTTATAATTTATTTATTAATAATTGGAATATTATAAATTTTGAATATATAAACGATGATAATTTAATTAAACTTTATATATTAGCTTGTTGTAATATTTGGGGTACAACAACATGGAATGGAATTGGACTATCAAATATAATTAATACAATTTATATAGAAAATTATAATTTATATAACAATTTTGTAAATTTATTGCGTACATTTAAAAAATTATGGGAAAAAAAATTTATTTATTTTAGAGAAAATTTGTATAATCCTATTATTAGAATTAGATAATTAATAAATTTTTAATTAAATCATAATTTGGTTCTTCCAAAAACGTTAATCTCCTTATTATATTAAATAATTTTTTTTCATTATTATTTAAAAAATCTGAATGTATCAAATTCTCTTTAAGTTTTTTTATAATATTATTGTCTTGAATTTCTACTTTTTTCCAAGGTAAATGTTTATTCATAAATATATATATATAAAATATAGATTCTATATCATCTCTCCTTGTTGGTTCAATTAAATTATGTACATTTATACTAAAAAAATTTGGAGTACCAATAGTTTCATTGATATTCTTGAATTCTATATGTTTTTTATTAATAATTATCTGTTTAGAACATCCAAAATCACATATTTTTACAATTTTTTGTGATATTAGTATATTATCAGGTTTTATATCTCTATGAACTATACCTTTTTTATGCATAAACTTTATTCCTTCTATTATTTGATTTATAATATTTTTAATTTGTTCATTTAATAAATTATTTTTTAAATTTTTTATATTATCTTCCATTAATTCGATTATTAAACAAGTATTTATATTATCGTTTACAAATCCTTTAAATTTGGGAAAATATTGAGTATTATTTAAATAATTATATATTTTAGCTTCATTTAATATTGTTCCATCTTCTCTAAAAGATTTTTTTATTGCTACCATTTCATTTGTAAAGTTATTTTTCGCCTTATATAAATATCCAAATTTTCCTTTACCAATAATCTCTACAAATGTATATTTTTTATCCATTTTATAAATATTTAAATTAAATTTAAATTATTATTATAATAAAGAATAATAATTTATAAACTAGTTTAACCATTTAATCAAAATTTATACTTCTCTACGACTAATAATTGATACAATTATAATTTATATTTAAAATTTTTTTATATATATAGATTAATTTAAAAATATTAAATTGAGAGAAATTAATTATTTAAATATTTAAATAATTATTATTAATAAAAAAACAAGAAATATATATGCATATATATATATGAAATATACAAGAAAAAAAAAAAGTAAGAAAAAAAGTAGAAAAAAAAAGATAGGAGGAAAAATTATAGATTCAAAATATTGTAGTAAATTAGTTTTAAATTGTGATAAAAAATATACAGATGGTAATTTAGACGAAGACGATGGAGATTGTAATTATTATTTTGATATTAACGGAAATATGTGTAGAAATAGTAAATTTTATAAAGTTTTAACTAGTAAAAAAGGCTTGCAATGTAGAAAATCTGCTAATGATGGAATAAAAAAATGTGATTTATCTAGACTTAATTCTGAATATTTAGATAAATTATTACAAGAATTAGATACAGAAATTTTTGGAGATAATAAATTTTTTATTTTTAATCAAGAAAAATTAAATTTAGATGAATTTGTTTCTAAATTTTTGGAATTTCCTAAACGTACTAAATCTAAAAATGGAATTATTATTTACCATGATTTAAATGACATTGATATTAATTTTGAAGATTGTTTTTTAAGTAAAGAAATATATGATTTATTGAATGACCATAATGAAAAGGAACTATTAAAAATATATAATATTTTAAATAATTTATTAAATCTTAATGTAGAATATAAAAAAACTTGGTCAGATGATGAAAAAAGTGTATTATTATTATTACAATATAATTTATTCAAAAATCAAAGTCTAAGTAGTTCATATAAAAAATTATTAGAAATTTATATTAAATCTGCAAATTTAATTTCATGTTGGTTTGGATTGAAAGAATTAATTAATATTTATAATCAACTAAATGATATTAATAATAAAAATCAACTTGCTAAAATTCAAATTCTTATTTCAAATTTATTAAAAAATCCTAATTCTGTTTTGAAATACGTTAATAAAAATATTGGATATAATGTAATAGATAGTTTTTTAGAAACTATTGAAAAACAAATAATTCCAATATATTATCAAAATTTAAATAAAACACAATCTACTCCACATACTAGTAAGTCGTCCAGTTCAAGAGGAGAGTCGTCCAGTTCAAGGGGAGAGTCATCTAGACAAAGTAGTGAATCATCGTCTCAAAGTAAAGAGCCTATTAAAGATAGTAAACAAAATTATTATGATATTTTTGGTATCAAAGAAGATGCTAGTGATATTGATATTAAAAATGCATATAAAAAATTAGCACTTTATTGGCATCCTGATAAATGTCCTGATCTAGAAAAAAAAGATCCACTTGATGATAATAAGATGAAAAATTGTGAAAATCATTTTAAATTATTACAAAATATTTATTCTATATTAAGTGATCCAATACAAAGAAGAAATTATAATTTAACATTAAATAAAAGTGATTATAAAACTCCTAATAAAAGTAGAAAAACTACTTCTCCAACTTCATCTTCTAATTATACTAGAAAATCTTCACAACCAACACCAACACCCAGTACTTCTAGAACTTCACCACCAAGACCATCCACATCTAGAACTTCACCATCTAGAGCTTCTCCATCAAGTAATACTCCATCAAAAGATTCATATTCTCAATTTATAATAAATCCTTCTTGGACAAGAAGTGAGGATGGTAAACAATTTCAATATGTTATTAACCAATTAAATAAATCTAAAGGTCTAAGTGAAGAATTAAAATCTGCTTTAAGTAATGTAAAACCAGGATTATTGGGTAAAAAATTTGAAATACCAGATTATTCTAGTTTAATATCAGAATCCCAAACTGAAAGAGAAGATCCTAATGATCCATCAAAAACTTTTACTATTGATACAGAAACAACAAAATATATTCAAAAATATTTTAAACCTCCTTTACATTCTATGTACGGAGAAGATTACTATTAAATCTATTTAAAAATAATAGTATATTGATTATATAATGGTTAGAATATGTGATCAATATAATAATGAAAATTATAATGATTATTTTTCTTATTTTAATTTTCCTTTAAGTGATTTTCAAAAGTGGGCTATAGAATCTATAGTTACAGGTAATCATTGTTTGATAACTGCTCATACTGGAAGTGGAAAATGCTTAAAATTCAATACTGAAATATTAATGTTTGATGGTTCTATTAAAAAAGTTCAAGATATTAAAGTTGGTGATAAATTAATGGGCGATGATTCAACTGAAAGAAATGTTTTGGGATTAGCACGAGGAATAGAACCAATGTATAAGATTAATTTAAGTGATGATGACAATTTTACATGTAATGAGAGTCATATATTATGTTTAAAATGTAATATAAAACCATTTATTAAAGATAATAAATATGCGAATAGATATGAAGTTTATTGGTTTGATAATAATGAAATTAAGATAAGAAATAAAACAATTAATTATAAAAATAATAGTAAAGAAAAATGTTTAAATGAAGCAAAAAAATTATTAGATGAAAAATTGTTAATACAAAAACATGATTTTAATATTTCTATTAATGACTTTTTAAAGTTACCAAAATATTTACAAAGAAATTCTTTATCCTACAAAGTTGGTGTTGAATTTCCAGAAAAAAACATAGAAATTGATCCTTATATTATGGGGTTATGGTTAGGATGTGGTTCAGCAAAAAATGAAGAAATTACATGTCAAGATGCAGTAATTCTAAAATTTCTACACAAAAAAATAATTGAATATGACTGCTACTTACAATATCGTAATGGATGTACATATGGATTTATTTCATTAAAAAATTATATAAATAAAGAGAGAGAAAATTATATTAAAACTATTTTAAATAAGTATGATTTATTAAATAATAAACACATTCCAGATAATTATAAGATTAATTCTAGAGTAAATAGACTAAAATTATTAGCAGGATTAATTGATAGCAATGGATATTATTGTTGCAAATCATATGAAATTAGTGAAAAAAACAATATGCTAGCTAATGATATTTTGTATTTAGCAAAAAGTTTAGGATTTGCTTGTAATTTAAAACAAGTAAAAAAATCATGTAATTATGATAATGTTAAAAAAGAGAGTGAATATTATAGAATTATAATTTTTGGAGATAATCTTACAGAAATTCCAGTTTTATGTAAAAGAAAAAAATCTAATGAAGAAAGACTAATCAACAAATCTGCTTTAGAATATTATTTTAAAGTCGAACCACAAGGAAACGATTACTATTATGGATTTGAATTAGATGGTAATCATAAATTTATTTTAGGAAATTTTGTAGTAACTCATAATACACTTCCAGCGGAATTTGCTATTCAGTATTTTAAACAATTAGGTAAAAAGGTAATTTATACTGGTCCTATTAAAGCATTATGTAATCAAAAATTATATGATTTTAGAAATAAATATAGTGAAATATCATTTGGTATATTAACTGGAGATATAAAAGATAATCCTGATGCTGATGTATTAATAATGACTACTGAAATTCTTCGTAATACTTTATTTAATAAAGAAGTAATAGAAAAAGATAAAAATAATAATACCAATAATACATTATTATCATTTGAGATGGATTTTTATAAAGATTTAGGAGCAGTAATATTTGATGAAATTCATTATATAGGAGATGAGGATAGAGGGTCAGTTTGGGAACAATCTTTAATTTTATTACCTCCTCATATTCAATTAATAATGTTATCTGCAACAATTGATAAACCTGAAAATTTTGCCAAATGGATTCAAGAATTAAAGTATTGTAATGATTATAATAAAGAAGTTTATTTATGTTCAACTTTAAAAAGAGTTGTTCCTTTAATTCATTATAATTGGTTAACTTGTCATCATCAAACACGTAAAAATGCAATTAAAATGTATCCAGAATTTAAAAATTATATTAATAAACCTGTTTTAATATTAAATCAAGATAAAAAATTTAATGAAGAAAATTTTAAAAACATTATTAAATCACAAAAAATTATAGAAGATGATGGATTTATTAAAAGAAAATTCATTCTAAATGAATTGGTAAAATATTTAAATCAAAATAATATGTTACCAGCATTATGTTTTATATTTTCAAGAAAAAATGTAGAAATTGCCGCTAAAGAAATTGATTTTTCGTTATTTTCTTGTGATGATAAAACCCCAAATATTATAGAAAATGAATGCAAACAAATTTTAATAAAAAAACTACCAAACTATAAAGAGTATATAAATTTACCAGAATATATAGAATTAATTAATTTATTAAAAAAAGGAATAGCAATTCATCATGCAGGAATTATGCCTATTTTAAGAGAGATTGTAGAATTACTATTTGAAAAAAATTATATTAAATTATTATTTGCTACAGAAACATTTGCTGTAGGAATAAATATGCCTACAAAATCTGTAATTTTTACAAGTCTTTATAAATTCGATGGTAAGATTCAGAGAGAATTATATTCTTATGAATATATTCAAATGGCTGGACGAGCTGGTAGGAGAGGAATTGATAAAATTGGTCATGTAATTCATTGTAATAATTTATTTAAACTAGATCTAAATAATTATAAAAATTTACTTTGTGGAAGTGCTAAATTATTAACCTCACATTTTAAAATATCATTTAATTTAATTTTAAAAATTATTTATTCTAATTCATGGGAAGATAATTTTTCTATTGATGATTTTAAAAATTTTGTAGGAAAAAGTATGATTAAAGAAAGTTTAAGTAAGGAGCAAAGTTATTATATAGAAAGAGATAAAGAAATTAAAACACAATTAGAAATTATAAATAATCAAATTAAAAATTTAAGTACTCCTAAGGAAATATTTGATGAATATATAAAATTAAAATCCCAAACTAATTTACGTAATAATCAAAAAAGAAAAAATTCTAAATTAATAAATGATTTAGAAAATAAATATAATATATTACAAGAATTTCCAATATATGATAATTTAAATAAATTATTAGAAGAAGAACGAAAAAATTTATGTTACCAAAATAATGTAAATAATTATATTGAAAATAATATTCAAAATGTATTAGATATTTTAATTAATAATAATTTTATAAGTAATAATTTTAAAATTTTAGAGAAAGGAATAATTAGTAGTCAAATACAAGAAGTCCATTCTTTAATTTTTGCTGAAATATATGAGTATACTATTGGATTTAAGTATTATACTACAGAAGAATTAATTTTAATTTTTAGTTGTTTTACTAATATTAATATAGATGATACATTAAAAACATATAATTGTAACTGTTTAAAAATAGATGAATGTTCAAAACATATAAAATATTTATATGATAAATATGAAGATTTACAAAATAAAAATTATATACCAAATGATACAGAAACTATATTTCATTTAGATTTAATTAATGAATTACCTGAATGGATAAATGCAGAAAATGAATCACAATGTTTAATAGTAATAGAAAAAATTAAACATGATAAAAATATATTTTTAGGTGATTTTGTAAAAGCAATTTTAAAGATTAATACAATAGCTAGTGAACTAGATAAAATTTGTGATATATTAGATAATCTTGAATTAAAACAAAAGTTAATGAATATAGGAAAATTAACATTAAAATATGTAGCAACTAATCAGTCATTATATATATAAATTTATATCTATTTTTAAAAATATTTTATTAAATAATATTTATTAATATATATGATTAATTGGGAAAAATATAATGATAAAACAACACTTTTTACATTGAACGAAAGGTTAGTAAAAGGAAAATGTGTTGAAGTTTATGATGGAGATACAATAAAATTAGTTTTAAATATACCTTTTGATCAAGATAAATTATATAAATGGAATTGTAGAATTAATAGAGTAGATACACCTGAATTACGAACTAAAAATAAAAAAGAAAAAGAATTTGGATATCAAGTTAGAGATAAATTAAAAGAAAAAATTTATAATAAAATTTTAGATGTTAAATGTTTAGAATTTGATAAATATGGTAGATTATTAGTTGAATTATATTCTGAAGACCAAGAATGCATAAATGATTGGTTAATTAAAAATAATTATGCATATGAATATTTTGGTGGTTCAAAAAAAAAATGGTTTGAAGAATAAAACTCTAGTAATAATAAAAAATTGAATAATAATTCATAATTATAAATATAAATAATTATGAATCTCTCTATTGAACAAAATTTAATTTTTGAAAAATATAAAAAAGGAGAAAATATATTTATAACTGGTGTTGGAGGAACTGGTAAAACTAAATTAATACAATATATTACCAATCATGCAAAATTTCTTGAAAAAAAAATTCAAGTATGCGCTATGACCGGGTGCGCAGCAGTTTTGTTACAATGTAATGCTAATACGATTCATTCATGGGCAGGATTAGGATTAGCCAGAGGTTCAAAAGAAGAAGTTGTTAATAGAGTTATAAAAAGTAAAATAAGAAGAAAAAATTGGAATAGTGTAGAGTTATTAATAATTGATGAAGTAAGTATGCTTTCTGAAAAGTTAATAAATATTTTAGATATTATTGGCAAAAAAATAAAAAAAATTTTAAAACCTTTTGGAGGAATTCAAATTATATTAGCTGGTGATTTCCATCAATTACCTCCTATTGGTGATGAAAATGACCCAGAATCATTTAACTTTTGTTTTGAAAGTGAAATTTGGGATAAATTATTTAAAAAAGAAAATCAAATTGAACTAAAAACAATTTTTAGGCAAAAAGATCCTGTTTATCAAAAAATTCTAAAGCAAATTAGAAATGGTAAAATTCATAAATCATCTATAGACATTCTAAACAAATATAAAAGAATACCAGATGAAAATATGGAAATAAAACCTCCTATTTTATTAGCTAAAAGGAAAAATGTAGATGCTATTAATTTATCAGAGCTATCTAAATTAGATACTAAATATCAAGAATTTATATTAAAAGAACACCAAGAAGATAAAAAATATTTAGATGAAAAAGATTATAAAAATTTTACGTCAGATGACAAATCCTATGAAATTAATTATTTAAAAAATAATATACTTGCTGAAGATAAGTTAGTTTTAAAAATTGGTGCTCAAGTTATGTGTATTGCTAATATTGACGTAGAAGGAACAAATGCTATTGTAAATGGTTCTCAAGGTATAATTATTGATTTAAAAGAGGGATTTCCTATTGTAAAATTTAAAAATGGAGAGATAAGAATAATTAAAGAATATTTATGGAAAAGTGAAATTATTCCTGGTTTAGGAATAAAACAAATTCCTCTAATTTTAGCTTGGGCAATTACCATTCATAAAGCTCAAGGTTTAACTTTAGAAACTGCAATGATTGATGTTGGAAAAAATATATTTGAATGTGGGCAAACTTACGTAGCTTTATCTAGGTTAGTATCACTAGATGGTTTATATTTGATAGAGTTTGATCCAAATAAAATTAAATTATTTAAAAAAGTAATTGAATTTTATAATAATTTATCTATAAATTTTAAATAACTTTTAAATAAATTTTATTTATATCATAAAATTAATTATTTTTTTAAATAAATAAAAAATAATTAGTACTTTTTTTTATATGTATATTTTTTATTTTTTCCTCCTAAACTAGCCTTTACACTTTTAAAAAGATTTATTACTGGTTTTTTTATTCCAACCGTTCCTAAAACAGCTGAAAATGGTCTGCCCAATTGATTATTTAATTTTTTAAAAGTCACCTTTCTTTTGGGTGCTCGTTTTAAACTTCTTGTATGCTTTCTATCTATATATTTAACATTCATTATATATAAAAATAAGAAAATATATATAATTATTTATCAGTAAACAAAAAAACGCTATCATCTTTTATGTCTCATGCGGTGAGAACGTCTTCGTCTTTTTCCTCCCATCCTTACACCAACATCACTAAAAAATCCGCGAGTAAATTTACCTACTGGAGGTAGTATATTAAGTGTATCACTAGCTATTTTCTCTACTTTTTTTGCTGTACGTCCAAATCTAGTTTTTCGTCCATTGCTCATTCTTCTTTTTCTTTGTCTTCTCCTAGTTTCTGGCATTATATATATTATTTATATATAAATTAATTCCATGGAATTTTTAAGTTTCTTAAATTTTTTTTTAAATAGATATTTAAATTTATAATATCAATATTTGAATAATTATTACTTTTATATAAATAATCTAAATGTTCTTTTATGAATAAATTATATTTATAATGACCATATTGATGAACTGCTCTATTTTCATGTAAATTTAATTTATTTTTTCCATTTTCATTTGGTAAAAACATTAAATTATATCCATCTTCAATATTATATTTAGTATTTATTATTACTGGGTGATTTTTGTGTTGACGAGGAATTATATGATGAATTTCTACTAAATTATTTAAATTAAATCTTTTTCTATATTGTTTAAATTTATGTTTAGAAAAACCTGAAAATAGTAAACATGAATAGGTTATTATTTTCATAGAAAACATTAACTAAATAATACTAAGAAAAAAATATTTAATTATTATTTACATTACTCCTTAATTTTTAATCTAACTTTTTTTTTTATTTCATATTCTGATAAAAATATATATATTTTAAAATTTTTATTTTCATAATTTTTATAATTTTCTTTAATTATTAATTTAGATATAAAATTTAAATTTTCTAAATATACAGAATATTGAAAGAGTCCATCATTTCTAACAATTTTATCAAATAAATATCCTTTAAAAGATCTATTTAATAAGTCTTGATTACTATTTATTTCATTTAATATATTACAATTATTTTGAACTTTTTTTATAGCTCTAGTTGTAATATTAATATAATCTAATCTATTTAACCATTTATTATAAAATTCGTCAGCTAAATTACTTAATTCTATTTTATTTAAATTTTGTTGAAATTTAATTAAATTTAATAAATCTACCAATCGCCTTATTGGAGATGTTATATGAAGATATGAACTTTCTTTATCATATAAATATGAATGTTTTGTTCTATTTTCAAAATTACTATATTGACCACTTAATGAATGAAATATTTTAAAAAAAGATACTACATCACTTGGTAGATTTAATGGTAAAATAGGATCTTTTTCTTGTTTAACTGATCTATATATTCCATTTTTAAATCCTTCTTGATATTCAGCTATTTTGTTATTCATAAATAACATATAGTAACTTACCAAGTCATGACTATCCTTAACATCAGTAAGATATTTATACTTTTTACATATTTTTTTAGTAAATAAAAATAAGTTATTATAATATTCACATTTATTATTATTAGCTTCTTCATAACTTAAATTTTTTACAACTTTAATTATTACATTTTTATATTCAATATTTATTAAGTTATTATTTTCAAAATGTAAATCCATACAAATTGCAAATCTAGATTCATTTTCTTTTAAACTGCATAAATTATCAGAAAGGATTGAAGGTAACATAGGTCGCTTTTTATCAGGTAAATATATAGTTGAAATTCTTTCTGAAAATGAGTCCCATAAATTTAAATAATCTAAAACTATTGATACATTAGAAATATATATACTTACTATATTTTTACTTTCAGAAAAATTTTTAATTGATAATGCATCATCAAAATCTTGACAACTATTAGGATCAATACTAATAATTTTTTCATTTAATCTATTTTCTATATTTTTATATTTATTAAAAATTTCATCTATTAAAAACTTTGTTCTATTTTTTTTTAAACTATGTGCTGTTTTATTTGTAAATTCATTAATAGATAAATTTAAATTTTTACTAAAAAGTTGATATTCATAGTAATTAAATAAATTATCTGTTACTCCAATAGTTTGACATAAAATTCCTATTGGATGTTTTTCTTTCCAATTATCAAATTTAAATGTAACATACTTATTTACTGATTGTTTTTCAAAATTATTATTTTTTTTTATATTTATTGGTATTAAAAAATCCGGTAATCTTTTATCATGAGGTATACATTTATAAAATAACTTATCTTTATTATTTCGTCCATATGTTTTATTCATTACTAAAACACCAGCTATATTTTTATAACTTCTAATTATTGAATGAACTAAAGTTATACTTATATCATTATTATTAAGATTATTATCATTACTATTTATAAAAAATATATCATCACAAAATAATTTTAAATTTACAGGATTAGGATTGTTAGTGATTACTAGTTTATCAAATGTATCTGCATTATAATATTCCCAATCTGTATAATTTTTATTTGGTATTATAACTTTAATTTTCATATCTTCTATTTATTTAAACATATTATTTTTAAATCTATTAAAATATTGTATAATTATATAATGAGTTTAGTAATTAATTTATTTTTAATATTAGTTATTAGTATTATATTAATAGTTATATTAATATATACTAATAAGTCTTTAAAAAATGATAAATTAGAAACTTGCTTTTCTAATTGCAATAAAAACTGTGATAATCACAATTCTGCCGCTTATTTTGACTTATGTAAAAAAAAATGTGCAATCAATTGTGGTCATAATTTTAATTAATATTAAAACTAACATCAATTTTATTTACTTGTTTATTAACAACTTTTTTAATATCAGCTAATTTTCTTTTAGTATTATTACTTTGTAATAAGTGCATTATATATTCAGGAATTATTGCACAATTATTCATAAAAGTACTATATTTAAAATTACATATCATAGATTTTTCTATATATTTTATACTATAAAACCAATATGCTGGTATATAAATAATTTGACCTTTAGACATTTCAATATCTAAACATTTAATTTTTTCATAATTATTTATATATTTTTTTTGAACATTCCAAATATCTACATCAGATAAGTATTCTAATAATTCATAATCTTTTTTTAAATTTAAATATTTTTTATTTTTTGGAGGAGTTAATCTTATTATTACTTTTCCTTCTGTAACTACAAAATAATTTCTATAAAAAATATCATATTTAAAATATGTATACATATCAGGAAATCCAATTAATAAATCATACATGCACGATGACACAAAGTGCGGTCTTAAAAATAAATCATTATTATTATATAACTTTAAAAGACTAGTTTCTTCTAAGAAATCTTTATTATTTTCACAAATATATCTTTTATCTTTATCATTCTCAAGTAAAATTAAAGCCTCTTTATAAACTAAAGGTAAATATAATTCTGAGTCCTCTTCTTCATTTTTATTCCTAATTTTAATATCAAATACGGAATATTCATCATTTAATTTTTCAAAATTAAATAAATCGATTATTTTATTATCAAAATTAAAAATAACTGGCTGTCTTAAATCACATATTTCTTCTAATTGCCCTTTTGTTGGTTCTGTTATTTCTAATATTTCTAAATCATTATTAATTTTTAATTGAAAAGTTATATGTAAATATAAAAATAAAACGATTGTAAATATAATTAAATTAATTAACATATTCATACTAATTAATTTATATAAATTTTTATTTTTTCTTACCAATTTATTTTTTTTTTTTTTTATTTTCTTTATTTTCTTCAATATTAATTTCCGAAAAACTTATATCTAATTGTTCATCTGGGTCTATATCTACTTTATTATATTTAATAGAATCTTGTAATTTCATTAACTTTATACTAGTTTCCATTGTCATATTTTGAATTTTTAATAAAAGTCCTTTTAATTCTTTTTGATCTTGTTCAATAGTTGATATCCTTTCTTCTGAAATAGAAGAAACTGGTGATTTTTCAATATTATCAATTCTATTATCTAAAGATTGTAATGCTTCAGATAACATTGATTCATTAATAGATTGTAAACTATTAGGGTCTTTAACGTTATTCATATTTTCATATAATTCTCTTATTTTTTGCTCAAAAACAAATAATTTATAATCATGTTGGATTATTAATTGTTCCGGACTTACTTCTTTATTTCCCTCTTTTCCAAAATGTTTAGCTGCTTCATTAGACATAGAAATTTCATTTTGAACCATTCCTCGTCTGGCTTTAGCTCTTGAAATAGCTGCTGATCCACTCATTATATCTATTTTATACATTTTATATTTTTATTATACACGCATTTTCATTTTAATTGGTTCATGAAATTTATAATTTAATATTTCAAAATCTTCTTCTAGATATTCATCAATATTTTTGTATTTATTTTTTATATTTATTTTTGGAAAATTAAATGGTATTTTATCTTTTTGAATATTTAATGCTTCTAAATGGTCATCATAAATATGAGAATTCCCTAAATAATAAATAAATTCTTTAGCTTCTAAATTACAATGATGGGCTATTAAATGTGTTAAAAAAGCATAAGAAGCTATATTAAAAGGTACACCTAATCCTACATCTCCACTTCTTTGGTACAATGAACATGATAAATATTTATTTTCTAAAACATTAAATTGCATTAGTATATGACAAGGTGGTAAAGCCATTTCATCAATTTGACATGGATTCCAAGCACTAATTATTAATCTTCTACTATTTCTTAAATTTTCATTTTTTAGACTAATAATTATTTCTTTTAATTGATCTATTCCTTTATTTGTATAATCTGTTCTACAATTTTCATATTTAGCGTTAAAATGTCTCCATTGGTGTCCATAAATAGGTCCTAAATCATTTTCATCTAAATAATTTAAACCTCGGGAATCTAAAAATTCACGTGATGCATTTTCGTTCCATATATTAACTTTTTTTGATTGTAATAAATTATTATCAGTTTTTCCACTTATAAACCATAATAATTCACGTAAACAAGTTTTCCATGCTAATTTTTTTGTAGTTAATAAAGGAATGGTATTATTTTCTAAAGAAAAATGCATAGCACTTCCAAAAATTGTTTTTGCATTACCATTTCTTGAATTTTCCATACTTCCATAATTTATTATATCTTCAATTAATATTAAATATTGATTTTCATCATGAATAATATTATTTCGTTCTTTTATATGTTTACATAATCTTTTTAACATTAATTATATTATTTATATATTTTTAATTTCTTTCTATAAATCATATAATGGAAAAAGTTAATGAAGCAATAAAAGATAATAATAAAGATTCTAGTAATTTTATTTCCTATGTATTTAACTTTGATGAAGAAAATAAAGCTGGTATTTTTAACATGATTCAATATACGATGTTAGCTATTGTTCCTGTAATTGTATTATTAAAATTAGTAAAACATTATATTCCTGAAGATGATGATTCTAAACCTAGTTTAGAAATATTAGTTGAAGTTATTGTTCAACTTATTGTTATATTTTTAAGTATTTGGTTTATTGATAAAATGGTTAGATTTATTCCAACATATAGTGGATTTTGTTATTATAAATTCAATGAAACTAATTTTATTATTCCTATTTTAATTGTTTTAATAACTATGCAAACTAAATTAGGAGCAAAAATTAATATATTATTAGATAGAGTAAGTGAGTTGTGGGGAGGTTCTCAACCTCCTCAAAAGTCGGTTCAAAATTCCAATGTAAAGGTAAGACAACCTTTAGCTGGAAATATTCCTCAACATCAACCAAGTCAAGCTGATAATTATTCAACAAATAATATTTCACCAAATAACACTACATTAATTAATGATTTACCAAATAGTCAACAACAAGTATCTATTCAAAATGAAATATTTGATCCTTCTCCATTATTAGCAGCAAATGAAGCTTTAGGTGGAATTTTTGGTTCATCATTTTAATTTATTATTAATATATAATTAAATAAATATTAATTAATTTTCACATCTTCATATACTGTAAAACTAGATACTAAAATAGTTAAAATAACACCTACAATTATTTTCCAATCTATATTTTTTTTATATAAAAAATAACTTCCAAATAGAGTTATTATTACATTAAAATTAATAATAACTTGGGCAATTCCTCCTCCTTGGAAAGCTAGTTTTACAAAAAGCATTGATCCTATTAAAAGAAAAACTAATAAAATTATATTTAAAAAATTAAGATTATTTTTTATTACCTTTAATAATGTTTTTTTTAAGTAAATATAATAAATTAATAATCCTATTATTGAAATAATACTGCTAAATAAAAAAATTATTAATAAATATATTACATGTTCATGAATATTATTGCTACCTTTTCCTAAACCTTCTAAAGTCAAACCCCAAACAGCTGTAAATATAGCTGCTAATATTCCATATATTATCCAATTCATATTATATTATATATTTATTTTAAATTATTAACATTTAAGGTTACTAATATCTAATCCGCATATTTGTAATGAAATAAATTTACATGCTTTTGTATAAAATGGAATTTTATCAATTTTTGAATCATTATTATTTTTAAAAGACATATATAATGAATACCAAGGTAATAATGTATATAAAATTATAAACAACATAATAATACTAATAAATATAATTTTTGGTGTACCGTATGAATCTTGGATCATTTTAGTAACTGAATTATTGTTATAATTAGGTAAAAAAACTAATCCTAATATTATTATAATTATTTTAGCTATTCCAAAACCAAATGAACCTTGAATTGATGAAGTAAAATTATTAATTAAACATCCTAGAGACTCTTTATCACCACCACCACCATACTGATTTTTTTTAAATACTTTTTGAAATTCTTTTAGATCGGCATTTCCTATAGCTTTTATTATTTTTCCTATACTATTAGTTATTTCATCTGCATTTAAAGAATTATTTACTTTTTTTTTCGATTCAACTTTTTCAGTATTTATAGGTTCTATTTCTTCAAAATCAGAAGGATCTGTAGTTGAATAAATTCCCAAACTAATTGATAAAATTAAACATACACTACTTATTATTTCAGTTATTGTAGATGTATCAAAGTATTTAATAATAAAAAAAACAATTCCTAAAATTATAGCACCAACAATATAAATAAAATTCATTTTTGGATCGGGAGTTAATGATCCTAATATCATAAATATTACTATTAAAGCTATAAAAAAAGAAAATAACATTGTTGTTATTTTTAAACTATTTCCAGTATTTAGTTCTGAAAATATTAATAAAAATACAATTTGTATAATTCCAATAAAAAATCTAATTATATTACCACAATCTCCTTTATCTCCTCCAATCCCTTCTGCATAGCTTTCTAAGAAATCTTCAATAAAACTTCCTCCTTTTAATAAATTATTACTTTTATTATCTAAATTTTTATTGTTAGTATTGTAACTAGGAATAATTAAATTTACGAAATTTGTAAAAGAATTCCACATTTTATCTCTCATTTCTGTAACTATTTTATCTTGTTCTTGATAAGCTTTCTCTGGTGACAATTTAGCTGGATTTGGATTTTTAATAAATTGATAACTAATTCTTGAGATTATCCATAATATTCCTCTAATTATTACTTTTGGTATAAATAATAAATAAGGTGATAATATTAAAATTATACTAATTGATATTCCTATTCCAACCCAAATTTTAGTCGCTGTTTGTACATTTCCTGATAGATCTAAAGATGGCATATCATTTAATAAATTTTTTACAAAATCTGGTGAAGAAGAATTATTAGATATATCACAAGTACTTATTGAACCACTTGCAGATCTTGTCCATCCTACATCTCCTGTTGGTCCAGCTGGTATACAAGGAGATTGAAATTCTGATATTCCATCATTAATCTGTTTGGTAGCTAAATTTGATAAATATACAAGAGCTATAAAAACTATTATCATTATTATTTGATTTGATACTAAAACACTTTTAATAAAAGTTTCCATTATAGTGACATCTTCTTTAATTTGATTTGGTTGTTTTGAATCTATAGTAGACATATAATTATTATCTATATTAATTTTTCATTTTATTTATCGATTATAGTTTCTTTAATTATTGTTTTAATAATTTTATTCTGTGAATTACTATTTTTATCTATATCTTCCATTACAGTTTTTACTAAATCTATATATTCATCCTTTCCATTATCACTTTGCTGCCATAATGGATTTTCAGATTCCCATTTTTTTATTGCATCTCTCTGTTTATAAGCTACATCGTTTATAGCATTTCTAATTTTTTGTTTACTCTCTTCTTTTTCCCAAGTATTATTATCTTTAATATAAAGAATTTCTCTCTTTACATCAGTACAATGAATTGGTCTTTGAAAAGTATCTAATTGTTTTAAACCATTTAAAAATAATGTACTTATTCCTTCGATTAATCCTTTTTTTTGTGTGTAGATTAAATCATGAGATTGTACATTTAAAGAATCTATAAAATCTGATAAATTAATTGCATCCTTACATTGTTCATTTAAAAAAACGTTAATATTAAATTTATTATTATTATTATTTCCTAACTTTGGTATCATTTCTTGAATTATTTGATTTTGTTCTTTTAATTGTCCCATCATTTCTTTTTTTATTTCTAGATCTTTTGTATATCCATGCATCATTTCTTTTATTAAATCTTTTAAATTATTATTTTCCTCTTCTAAATTTGTTATTTCTATATTTTTTTTTTTAATTGTTATACATATTTTTTTATGTTTCCATAATCCAGAACGATCTTGATAAATTTTTCCACAATTTTCACATTGATTATTTTTATTTGCATATTTTTGGTTGCCATTTGTTTCCAAATGTTGCCGATTATGTTTTTGCGTTGATAAATGTTGCTTCCATAGAGTTTTTTTACTGCATTTATAATCACATTTAACACAAAAAAATTCTTGTGCATATTTTTGCATATTTTTTGTTTCCAAAATATTCATAAAATGGAAACAGAAAATATTCTTAAATTATTTCAATAATTTTATAAAAAAATTTTATCATAACAATTTTTTTTTATAAAAAATGCAAATCAAAGCATTATCGTCTAAATCGCTTTTTTTATAAAATTTTCAAAATTCTAAATTTCATTTTTCAAAATTGGACATTTTTTTTTGTCCATTTTTAAAAAATCGATTTGAAAATTTTTAAAAATTTTTTTTTTTTTTTTTTAATATTTTTTAGATTTTTTTATAAAAAAAAATTAATAATATGCAACCAGATCTCTATTTTATAAAAATCTATATTTTTTATATACAAAAGACTATAAAATTTAATTTTTTTGTATTATTATTTAAAATATCAAAATTTATTTAATGTATTATTAATAAAATATATTAGGTATTTTTATAATAACTATTAATAAAAATTTTAAATCTTAAGATTTAAAAATATTACTAAGAGAGAAATAAATATAAATTAAAAAAAAATATATATATATATTTATATATGTATTTTCCAGATTTATTTAATATTAATAAAAGAAAAATAATTTTATCTTCATTAGTTTTTCCTATTTTAACTTATCAAGAAAATGAAAATAATATAATATCTCAACAAGATAATAAAATTTATTTTAATGGACCATTAACTGATGATTCATGTTTTAAATTAAATATATTATTAGAAAATATGATAGATAATAATGATGAAATTAATTTATATTTACAAACATCTGGAGGATCAATTTTACCGACTTTACCTATAGTTGATTTAATAAAAAATTCTCGTACTCCAATTTATACTTATATACGAGGATATTGTGCAAGTGCTGGAACACTATTAAGTGTAGTAGGAAAAAAAAGATATATGACTAATAATTCTCTCTTATTAATTCATTCATTAAGACAAGAAGGTGTTGGTGGAAATTTTAATAATATAAAAGATCAATATTATAATGCTAATACTATAATGGAAATAATAAAAAACATTTATTTAGATAATACAAATATTCCTGAAGAAAATTTAATATATTATCTAGAACATGATTTATGGATACCTTCTAAATTATGTTTAAAATATAATATAATTGATGAAATCAAATAATTTTATATATAAATATAAAATTATTATTTATATATGCCTTTTGATAAAGAATATTTAAAAAAAGCTTTAGAAAATGATAATAATGAATCTATAGTTACTCTTACGATACAAGATATAAAATCTCAAAAAAATGATATATTACAAAAATTAAATTTATCAAGAGAGAATTTAAGAGAAAATACAAAAAAATTAAAAGAATATAGATATATAAATAATATAAATGATTTAAATTATGGATCATATATAAGATGGATTAATTTAACAAAAATAGATAATTTAAAATTAACAAATGGTGGGTTAATATGTGAAATTAAAATTAATAATGGAATAGAAATATTATGTAAAAATAATTATAATAAATTTTTTGTAGTAAATTTTGATGAAAATTTAATATTTCAAAAATTAACTAATCAAGAAAAAATTATTTTGCATGTAATTAAAGAGTTAAATAAGTAATTAATAAAAATTATTTAAATAATTTATGTCGTGTATTTTTAGAATAATATAATTTAGGTTTTTTTTTACAAGTAAATCTATTAATTTTTATACCTTTTTTGTTAACTATTTTATTTCTACAAATTGCTATACTTTTATTTTTATTTTGAGGATCTATTTTTTTAATACATGAACATAATTTTTGAGCTATTATATCCTCGGCTAATTTTTTTATATAGGATAATGATTTATCTTTAAAGTTAATATTATAAAAATTTAAAATAGAGATATAATCATTTTTATTAAGTTTCATATAAATTATTTATATATATTTAAAAATATAATTAGGAAAAAATTATAATTATAATATATGGTAAATAAAAATATTCCATATGTTGTAGTTTTTGATATGGATGAAACATTAGGACACTTTGAACAAATTAATATATTTTGGCAAGTTTTTTGCAAATATTTGCAAAAAGAAAATAAGCATAAACCTGAAAAAAAAATATTATTTGATATAATAGATATTTTCAATAAAATACTTAGGCCAAAAATACTAAATATTTTGGAATATTTAAAAAAGAAAAAATTAGAGAAAATTTGTGATAAAATAATAATATTTACTAATAATACTAGTAAAAAATGGTCACTTTTAATTTCTGAATATTTTGATTATAAACTAGAAGATAAATTATTTGATCAAGTTATTTGTGCTTATAAAGTAAAAGGAAAAATTATAGAATCAAATAGAACTCAATATGATAAAAGTTTTAAAGATTTTATAAATTGTAGTAAACTTACCAAAGATTCTCAAATATGTTTTTTAGACGATGTTAGACATCCTGATATGGAACATGAAAATGTAGTATATTTAAAAATAAAACCTTATATATATAGTTACCCTACTGAAACATTAATATTAGATTTTTATAATAATAACAAAAATTTAATTGATAATAAAATAGATTATGAAAATTTTATGATAAATAATATTGAATTATATGAATATAATATATATAATAAAAGTTTATTAGAGCAAAAAGTAGATACATTATTGACAAAACGATTATTACAACATATTGATGAATTTTTTGCAGGTAAACTTAAAAAAAGATTTACAATATAATTAGGTTATTATATTATTAAAAACCGTTTTAACTAATTGATTTAATAAAGTAGTTGATAAAATAAAAACTCCTGCTTGAAATACTATATTTTTATCAAAATCATTAAATTTTTTTTGATTAGTAAATGGATTAAACTTAATTATTAGAAATAATGATATATATATTCTTATAAATTGTTGAATATCATAAAAAAAATTTATTCCAAAGAATGATATTCCTAATAAAGAAAGAATATAAAGTACCCAGCTAAAATAATAAATAATTAAAAATATATTTTCATGCCATTTATTATTTTTAAATATTTCTATATTTATCATTATATATTATAAATTATTATTAAATATTTAATCAATGTTTGTCATATTAGTAAAGTCATCAAATTCTTGTAAAACTTTATTTTGAACATCAATTACATCGTCAGTTAAATAATTACAAAAATTGTGAACAATAGCTAATCCTAATATTAATTGATTTAATTCTTTAGAAAATACCAAATTATATTTTTTTAAGATTAAACTTAAATCTTTAGCAGCACTAAATGAATTTTGTATTTTTTTATTAAATTCTAGAGAGACAGAAATTATCTCTACTAATTTTAATTTATCTTTATTTTTTAATTTACTAAATTCCATAGGATTTTCAATAACATTAGGAATTATTTCTAATAATTTATTATAATTATTTTTAAAAAGAATATCATTAAAAAAACACCAATATATATTTTGATTTTCTTTTGAAGGAAAAGAACAAATTCCAAAATCAATAATTCCAATTTTATATTTAATATCATCATTATTATCTATATAAAAAAAAAGATTACCGACATGTAAATCACTATGAATTTTTGAAAATAAAAATAGTCCCAAATATCCAAATTTTATATATATTTTTGCAAAATTAAATTTATCATCTATGGATAACTTATCTAAATCATTAAATTTTAATCCTGATATATCATCCATAATTAAAATATTAGAATATTGTTCAGTAAAATGTTTATATACATGAGGAATTATATATTCTTTTAAATTTTTATAACAATTTTTAAAATCTATAATATTATTACATTCTTTTTTAAAATCTATTTGATTTAAAATTATATTTTTATTATCAATTAAGATTTTTTTGATGTTAAAGTTACATATAATTGGAATATATTGAGTTAAATTGGCAAAAAATTCTAAAACATCAAAAATATCATAGATATTTTGTTTTATATTTTTTTTCATTAATTTTACTACTATATTAGTATTATTATATTTACCTTTAAATACGACAGCTACAATACCAGAATTAATTACCTTATTATTTATTGTTAAGTTATTATCATAATTTTTAATACTTTCAATTAAATTATAATCTATATCTCTATCTTGATAAGGAACATTATCAGTAAATTTAATTAATAATTTAAATTCATTATCAGTTAATATATCTTTATTAATACATAATGTTTGAAATATTTTTAAATAAAGAACATTTTTATTCTGTAAAAATTTTGTAAAAGATAATAATAAATTATACCTATTTTGAAAATAATTTTTATTAATAGAAAAATAATAGATTATTATATAAATAAAAAAATATATATTACATTTTATAAATAATTCTATAATTTCACAAAAAATTTTAAATTTCATTTAATATAAAATATAAATTAATATTTATTATTTTTTATAAATAATATATATGAATTATAATAAATTACTATTAAACATTTTAATTATTACTCAATTTATTCTTTGGATCTCGTACTGGTATATGTTTACTACAACTAAAAATTTAAGTATATTTTGGGGAAATGTAAATAAAAATTTTCACAATTATTTTTTAACATCTGCAAGTTTAGCATATATTTTAAATTTAATATTAATTATATACTATATTTTTTCAAAAAATATAGAAAAAAGTAATATAAATATAATAAACTGGAGTGTATTTACCTATTATTCATTACAATTATTATTTTTACCATTTGTTAAATTTTTAAAACCAATTTTTACTCAAATTTTATTATTTATATGTGTAATTCCATTATTTTTAATAATGATGGTGTCTATTAATCAATCTTTTTATACTAATAAAATAATAGATAAAATCATATTACTAGTTTGTAGTATTATTCCTTTTTTACATGTTTTAATAAATGATGCAATTTTATATGGATTAAATATATAATTATTTATTATAAATAGGTAACGATCTAGCACTTGCATCATTTGCATTTAAAAACTTTGGCATCCAATAATAAGGAATTATATTTTCATATCCTTTATAAAATTGATTAAATAAAAATTTATAATATGCTTTTTCTAGAGTAGTATCTTGATCTATTATATAAGGATCTATTTGTTGACTGATAACTTTATTAATATACAAATTTAAAATTCTATTTTCTATAATTTTATACCATGAATTATTAATCGAACTTACACCATCGCTAAAAGCCTCTTTTCTTCTCCATAAAATTTCTTTAGGTAATAAATCGGGTTCTAATGTATAAAATGCATTTCTAATCAAATATTTTTCACAATTATTGTTTATACAATGATTTCTAATAAAAGAAGGAATTGTTAAATAGGAATTAACCCAATTAATATCTAAAAATGGTGTTCTAGGTTCTAATCCATGACTCGAAATACATCTATCTGATCTTAAAACATCAAAATAAGAAATATCTGTTAATAATCTTTTACATTCTTTATCAAATTCTTCAGAATTTGGACATGCATTAAAATAAAGATATCCGCCCATCAATTCATCAGATCCATCACCATTAAATATTACTTTAGCATTACTATTCTCACTAATATATTTACCAATCAAATAATTTCCAACGCTTGCTCTTACAGTTGTCGTATCAAAGGATTCAATTGTTTGTATTACAATAGGTATTGCATTAAAAAATTCATCTTCTGTTACAATAATATTAGTATGTTTAGTATTAAGGTAATTAGCTACTATAGATGCATATTTTAGATCTTCGGATCCTTCTAAACCAATACTAAAGGTTTCAATATTATTCCCATAATATTTTTTAACTAAAGCACAAACTAAACTACTATCAAGTCCACCAGATAAAAGACAAGCTATAGGTCTTTCTGTAGTTCCAATTACTCTTTTATAAACTGCATTATTAAAATTTTCAACAATTAATTTATTGATTTTTGATAAATCAATTAAATTATTATTAATAGATGGAAAATTATAAAAAAATGTATTTTCATTGGAATTAATATAAATATTATTAATATCTTTCGTAAATTCACTATAAGTTGCAGGCTTAAAAGAAACTATTGTATCACTTTCATTATTTTCAATAAAGTTTAAATTAGATAAAACTTTTAATTCACTAGAAAAACAATATATATGATTATTAATACATCTTTGAAATAAAGGTCTTACACCAAATCTATCTCTAGCAATAAATAATTTATTATTATTATTATCTATTAATATAAAAGCAAATACACCATCTAACATTATTAGAGTTTTATTTATACCAAATTTTAAATATAAATGTAAAATAACTTCACAATCAGAATTTGTATTTAATTTAAAATTATAATTTTTAGATAATTCTTTATAATTATAAATTTCACCATTACAAATTAATGTTATATTATTTAAACTTATTGGTTGATTTGAAATAGAATCTAAACCATTAATTGCTAAACGGTGAAATCCTAATATAATATTATTGAATTCATCACCAGCAATTATAATAGAATTTTCTGGTCCTCTTTTTTTACCTAATAAAAAAGATTTATATATATTATTATTAATTTCTTGGTTTAAAATAGCAAATATACCACACATAAATATATTAAATATGATACCTTTAATTTATTTTAAAAAATGAATTAATAATAAAATGATATTGGTCAGGGTTTTCATCACAATGACTATTAATTTTGTTAATATACCAATTTAGTTTAAATCCTTTTTTTTTTAATTTATTATAACATAATTTTTGAAATTTAAAAGGATAAATTTCATCTTTTGTTAAAGAATAAATATAAATAGGAATTTTGTTAAATTTTTTATTTAATTGTGTATATTTATCCATATAGATAGAATTTATAACTAAAATTCCACCTATAGTAAAATTTATATAATTAAGGGTATTAAAAGTTAAAGTTCCTCCTTGTGATACGCCACATAAATAAATATTTTTACCATTTTTAATTATATTTCTCTCTTGTTGTATTATGTTAGCTATTCTTTCACCTTGCAAATTAAACTCAGTAACACCAATATCATCTAATTTACATAATCCATCATTAAATGTAAAATAATCATACCAAGAATTTATATTAGTTTCATAAGGAAAACTAGAATGAATGGTAATAACTGGACTATTAGGAATTATAAATTTAATATAATTATAAATATTATTACAATTATTTTTAAAAAAAGATAAAAAATCATTAAATGTATTATAATCACTATACATGCCATGTAATAAAATAATAGTAAATTTATGACTATTTTCAGGATTAATAATTTTACAATTATTATACATTATTATATAATATAATTGATTTTATATAATTAAATTTAAATCATTTAACTTTATTTAAACCATTTAACTTTTTGTATATCAATTTAGATAATTTGTATAATATTAAAAAAAAATAATATAGTATATATAATAAATATGTATGGAGTAATAGATGGATTATATTTTTGTAATTACGAAAGATTAGATGAAATAAATTCAAGAATTAGTGAAAGGAATATTCCAAGTCAAGAATTAAGACCTGAATATTCATTAAGACCTGTTTCTACAAAATATGCAATATTACCAATAGTAGATAGAGTACCAGTTTCTAATATACCATTAAAACAATATAGTCCCTATAATACATCTACTGTATTTAATCCAGGGACTAGTCAAGGTCCATGGAGAGGTTTTGCTGAAAATATAAATATAGATTCAAGTTTAAGAAATCAATTTTTTGCATTACAAAAAGCTGGGGCATCTAAATTTATACCATCTTCTGAAGGTTCATTATATAAATCAGATTTAGCGATAAATGGTTACCCAAAAAATGAATATTTAAGTAGTGAATTTATAAATCACCATCAATCATTGGTTGAGAACTTAGGAAATGAAACATTTAATAATTGTACTAGATGTGAAAGAATAAATATAAAAGTTGATAGACTATGTTAAATTAATAAATTAATATTATTTTTTAATATTATGAGTAATATGAAAGACTTAGAAAAATTAACTATTGAATATTTAATAAATCCTATACTTTATAATAAATTTTTCAAAAATAATACTGAATCTGATGATGAATTTTTAAATGATAAAAAATTTTATAAAAAAAGAATAATTAATTGTATAAAAGATATGTTTAATGGAGAATTTCCAAATAGATCATCAGAAGAAAATTTTAATATTTTTATTAAAACAATAATTATATATTTAAAAGAGTTAGATTATAAAGAAATTTTACAAGAAGAATATAAAGATTTATCAGATAATTTTATTAATAAAAATTCAATAGATTTATATATAAAAAATAATTTTAACAAAGAAAGTAATGATAATTTATTATATAGAGAAAAAAAAAAAATAAATACAATAGATAATTTTGTAAAAATAAAAAATAAAGAAAATATAAATTATCGATTACCAGAAAAAAAAGATATAAATTTAAAAGATCCTAAGTTTAAAAAAAAAGGGTTGCCTAAAAAAGAAAAATATTCTGATAATATAAATGAAGAGTAAAAAAAATAAAATAAAAAAAAAATTTATAAAATTAAGATGTAGTCCCAAAACTAAAAAAAAAGGGTATACGTGCTATAGTGATGACTCTTTAATAAAGCTAAAAAAATTTTGGAATGCAAGGCATCCAGATGCCACTATAAATACTAATAACTCATTTGAAATATGGCAAAAGTTAAGAAATTCTCTATCAAATGTTTGTGAAAGTGAGAGTTGTTGGTTAAAACAAAAATTTATAAGTAATAATTTAGATAAAAATTTATTAAATTATACATTTGCACCAAAAGCACCTGAATCTTGGAAAAAAGATAAAAATACCTGGTTATCCAGTATAGATATAGAAAAAGTAATGAAACAATATGAAGATGCATTTCCCAATTTTGCATTTATTGGTCCTTCTCCTATAGATTTTGATACACCAAAAGTTTATAATACTTGTGTATGGGATGATTTATGTAAGTTTAATTTAAGTTCTTTTATTAAAAAAAATAAGACAAATATAGGAATAATTTTTAATACAGATCCACATTATAAAGGAGGGTCTCATTGGGTTGGTATGTATATGGATTTAAAAAAACAAATCATATTTTATTTTGATAGTGTAGGAGATGCTATTCCAAATGAAATTTTAAAATTAGTTAAAAAGATTCAAATACAAGGAAAAGAATTAGGTTTAGATTTAAAATTTGATTCAAATTATAAATTTGATCATCAAAAAGGAAATACTGAATGTGGAATGTATGTATTATATTTTATTATAGAGGTATTAGAAAATAAAAAAGATTTAAATTTCTTTAAAACAAATAGAATTACTGATGAACAAATGGAATATTATAGAAAAATTTTTTTTAACTAAAATTTTATAAAAATAATAAATAAATTAATATAATTATTAATTATAAATTTAATATAAAAATTATTTATTAAAAAATATTAATGAATAATTTTAATTCAATAGAAAATAAAGAATTGTTATGGGATTTATTAAATGAAAAAAATATATTTTTAAATATACCAGATTCAGAAAAAGAAAATGTTCAAAATATATTTGAAAACGAAATAGAAAAAATTTCAATAAAAGCAAATAAAGATTCAGATTTATTAATATTAAATAAATTATTAATTCAAAATTTTACAAATGAATTGTCATTTTATAAACAAAATAAAAATTTTCAAAAAGAAATTTTAAATAATGAATTTAGAATAAAAAAAAAAGAATTTAATGAATTTATAAACAAAAAAAAACCAGAAGAAATAAAATTTGAAAAAGAAATTGATAAACCACTTGATCAAAATGAATTAGATATAAAATTAGATTTTATAATTAAAAACAGGAATCAATTAATAATTGAATATGATAGATCAAAAAATCCAACTAAATTAGAAAATATAGAAAAAGTAGAAAAAGAAGAAAAAGAAGAAAAAGTAGAAAAAATCGAAAATATAGAAAAAGTAGAAAAAGTAGAAAATATAGAAAATATAGAAAATAGTAAAAAACTTAAGTATGAAAATATTAATATTGTAGAAAAAAATAAAAAAATAGATATTGAAATTATAAATAATAAACTAGATAAATTAATAGATAAAATAGATTTATTATTAAGTAAAATTAATAATTAAACTTTTCTAAAATTAAATTGCTTTCCTGAAATTTCTAAAATTCCTATTTGTATTGGATTTTTAGCAATATAACTTTTATAATCATAAACCTTACCACTGCTAGGATCATAAGCATATTCAATTCCTTCAATTTTTATTTTTTTAGCTTTTATATTTTCTTCTCTCTTATTTCCTTGAGTTATAGAATCATCTTCTTCATTTTGAATTGAAGGTTGATACGATATTTTTGTTGGTGAAGGAGATCCAAATGAAAAACATTTTAAATTTTCTTTATTACCTTTCTTTAAATAAAGAAGACAATCTATAGCCGATTCTTTCACAGATTTAAGTATACTTTTATTTATATCTTCTTTTATATTTGAAATTTCGTAAAGAGCTTGATCACTAGTTAATGGAGTTAAATTATCAATTTTACTTCTATCTTTTAATCTTAGTTCAATAGAATCATCACTTTCCATTTGTTTTTTTGAAAAAGTCATTAAATATAAAAATACATCAACAGTTTGTTCTTCTTTAGGTAAATTTTTATGACTACATATTCTTCTAGCTCTACCAATAACTTGCTCTAATCTAACAGGATGCCAATATGGTTCAATTAAATGTACAAATCTAACATTATACAATGAGATACCTTCAGCTCCAGAAGCTGTAATCATGAATACTTTTATTATTTCACCTGAATAATTATTTTGAGACATAGATCTTAATTCATCGACTATATTTGTAGGTACATATTCCCAAGTACTATTAAAAATATTTCTAATTATTTCTTTTACTTCAACAGATTCTGTACCTGTATATAATGCAAATGTTGGTTTACCTCTATCTTCAGGAGGAATATCAATAGTCCAATTTCCTACTATATCTTTTTTAAGTTTAAATTCAGCAAAACCATTAGCTTCTAAAACTAGTTTTAAGATACCTATACCTTCTAAAGTTCTAAATTGAGAATAAATTAAATGTAAACCTTTATGAGAAGGATCTTCAATATTTTCCAAAACATTTAAAAATTTAGGACTATATTCTTTTAGAGCATCAGGAGTAAGAAATTTATCTTTATTATCACTTAATGCTTTTAATGCTATTTTAATTCTTCCTTCATATGATTTATCAAAAACTGATCCTTTTTCACTTGTTTCTTGTTCAGCTTCATCTAATTCAATTTTAGCTTCTGTTTTTAATGCTTGTTCTTCTTTAGATATAGCATCAAATTCATCTTCATTAGTAATTTTTTCTGAAATAGCTGTTTCAATAGTTTGACCTTCATTAGGAAAAGGACGGAGAATAGTAGGTCTAGGGAAAACAAAATTACAAAAAGCCCTTGAAAATATTCTATAAGTAGATACTGTATCATCATAAATAGAATCGCCACCTTTTTTTCTTTTTTTTGCATTTGATAATTCAAGTTTTCTTTCTTGAACTCTTGCTTCTTCATAAATACTAAATTGAAACTCACTCATCTCTATTTTTATAGGATGAAAATTAAGACCTTTTTCGTATTGTGGTAGTAAAGCATCAATGTCAGGGAAATAAGAAGTTAATCCTAAAATTCTTCTTTTAAATAAGTTTTCATTTTTAACTTGATTTTTTTCATCAATAAAATAAGTTTTAAATCCTTCAAGTGTATCAGGTAGTGCTTTAAAATTTTCAATTTCGACCCCACCAGGAGCAATTGAAATATCAGCTTTTTTAAGAACTTTGGCTATTAATTGTATAAATTCTTTTTGTGAAAATTGTTCGTCTTTTTCAGGATTTAAACTAACACCTTGATAAACATCTTTTGAATATTGAGAAATAAATCCAAAGGGATTTTCAGTTACTAATAGAGTATTTGAACTAGGTTGATATTCTATATAATCCATTAATTTATTTAATGAAGAATAACTTGAAAAAATTTTAGAAATAATTTCTTGGTTTATTTTTCTAGCTTGGTTTATAATTAATTTAAACTTAAATGTTTTAATTTTACCTCTTAATATATTAAATAATATTCCAATTTCATTTGGATAATTAATGATGGGAGTGCCAGTTAATAAAATTATTTTAGCATTCTGTGCAGTCATTAAATATTCATATAATTTTATAGAAAGAGCAGATTTATCTTTTAATTTATTAACAATTCTACTTACTAAATTATGAGCTTCATCAATTATAATAACAGAATTATCAAAAGGATTTATAGTGTAATTTTGGGTCATATTTTGTAAATGAGAATTTCTTAAACCATTATAATTTATAAATTTATATTTATTTTTAATCATTTCATTAATTTGATTATCTAATAAAATTTTTTCATGAGAAGATAATGATTCATAATTTGGTTTTTTTTTAACATTAACAAGCCATGCACCTTCATTTTTTTTTATATAATCAACAGATATAGATAATACAAAAGATAAATTTTTTTGTAATTCTGGATTACCTTTTGTATTTATAAATTCCCAAAATTGATTTTTTTTATATAATAAGTCTCCACATTTTTTTAATTCTTCCATATAATTTATTCTTAATGAAGCAGGTGTCATAATTATTATTTTTTTATCAGTCTTTAATCCTTCAGCTATGCCTATAGAAGAGCAGGTTTTTCCAGAACCAAGTCCATGATATAGTAATAAACCTCGATAGGGAGTGAATAAATTAATATAATCTCTTACAATTTTTTGATGAGTTAAAAGTGAAAATTTATTATCATTAGTAGAATCACAAGACAAAGTTTCATTATCTTTTTCAATATCATCTTTATATTGACCAAAAAGAGATGTTATAAAATTAATAAATATTTCTCTATTATTCATATAATAATTAGAAGCTCTTACTAAAACTTTATTTTCCTTAGGTGGTAATCTATTTAATAAAGGTGTATCACCAATAATAAGTTGGCTAGTAGGACCCTCAATTGATATACCAATTGGAGGTTTAGTAATTCTAGTACTCTTTTTAACACTAATTGTAGTTTTTTGTAAAGTGGGTTTACCTTTGGTAATTTCTAAACTTTGACTTTTTTCTAATTTTAACATTTCATCAGGAGAAGCAGATTCTAATTTTAATCTAAAATCTAATTTTTTTGGATTTTCCATAATTTTACTAATATCTCTTGTTTCTTTTTCTATTTCTCTTATTTCTTTAGTAATTACTTTTTCAGTACCTTTTTTTTTTGAGTAATCTTCTTTAATAGCAATTAAAAATTCATTTCTATCTATAAGATCATCTTTAGTTTTATCAATTATTTTTGTTTTAATAACAACTTCTTCTTTAATACCAGGAGGTTTTTTAACTTTAATTTCGAGAGATTCTTTAACTTTAGGGACAGGTTTAATTTTAAGTTTAGCTAAAAGTTGTTCAGCCATCTATAATATATAAATAAAAAATATAATTATATATTATTTATATATAAATGAATTTAAAAAAATTTTTTAGCGAATTTGATTGGAAGTTGGTATTTCTTATAATTATATTAGTAGGGTCAGAAACATTTGCACAAACATTTTTAGAAAAATCATCATTATCTAAAACTAAAAAGAAAAATGAAAATTTAATGTATTTAATTTTAGGAATAATTCTTTATGCAGTTGTAGGTTATATATATTATTTAGCACTATTGTCTGATGTTCCATTAGCTATCGTAAATGTAATATGGCAGGCTGCAACTATTATATTAGTATCGCTAGTTAGTGCATTTTATTTTAATCAACATTTAACTACTAGAAATATAATTGGTATAATTATTGTTACAATAGGATCTCTATTTTTTATGCCTGAAGATCAAAAATAATATAAAATAAAATAGTTATAAGAAAAAATCATAAATAATATAAAAAAAATGAATAGTTTACATGTTTAAAGATTTAAATAAATATAAAATTTATTTGTTATTTAATAAATTAATTACATTTTCACAAGCAATTTGTTCTGCTTTTTTCTTAATTTTATGGACTCCTTTTCCTAATAAAATTAATACATTATCATTTTCTTGTAAATATTTATGTATTGCTAAAAAATTATTAAATTGTTTAAAATCTAAGGCTAACTTTTTATCACTTTCATAAATAGCTTGTCCTAAACATAAATATACTCCCATTTCATAACCATTTTCGCAATCATGACTGATTTCTAAATAATCAGGAGTTACTTTAAATTCTTTTTGAATCTTAACTTGTAATTGATTTTTAAAATTATCATCGGTTTTTAAAAGTTTAGTCCAATCTACATGATTTTCGAAAATTTTTTCAACAAAAATTTGCGCCATTTGAAATCCTGGACCAGTAACAAATATATTGTTAAACCATTTTTCTTCATCATTAATTTCTATTTTATTAAAATCTAAAAATAATGCTCCTAAAAAAGCTTCAAATAAACATCCTAATTTTTTTAAATTAGTTCTTGTTTTTTTTTCTTCTGCATGTTTTGAAATAATAAAATAATTATGTAACTGCATTTCATATGCTAATTTTCCAATATGTTCATTTTTAACTAAAGCAATTTTTTTTTCTGTCATAAATCCTTCATCTGCTTTTGGAAATCTTCTATATAAATAATATTTTGTAATACATTCTAGAACTCCATCGCCTAAAAATTCTAATCTTTCATTGGATTTGGAACTTAAAGCTAAACAATTTATAGGTTTTTCTGCAATATTAATATTTAATTCATTATTTTCCAAAAATGGTCTTTTAGTATAAGACTTATGAATAAAAGCTCTTTGGTATAAAGATAAATTTGATATTTTAGCAGATATTCCATATTTTGAGAGAATAGATTGAACAATATTCAATGTAATCTCTTTGTTAATAGGATTATAAGGATTAAAAAATAAACCTTGTTCTGTAGAATTTATATCTTCATCATTTTGAATATTTTTTTCAATATTATTTAATAAATCATCATTTTCCATTTATAATATATATCATATTTATTTTTTAAATTATTATATTATAATATAATATAATGGGTGGTATAACACAACCAAGAGGATCTGGAGTTAAAAGATCAGGTGGCCCAGGAGGTTATGCTGGAGCCTACAATGCATCTATTACAAATAGACCAACCTGTGGAGGTAATAAAAAAGCAGGTTTAGCACCTCATATTGGTGTTCCTATAAATATTTTAGTATCAAAGAATTATTTAGCAAGTCCTCCAAATTGCTGTAAAGTTGGACCAGGAATGTGTTTAACAGGTAAATATGGTACTGTATTAAATAGACCAGTTCAAAGTAAAAGAAGTCCATATGCAATGAATCCTTAAATATAAATAAATAAACAATTCAATATATATATATATAATAATTTTATATATATAATTTTATATATTTAATTATATATATACAATGAGAAATGGATATAAAAGTCATAATGGTAGATCTGCTGTAGCGCGTAAAGCTATGTTTAGTGCTACAGGACAAACAAATGGAATGTTTCCACAATTATATGTAATTACATCAACAGGAGAAAGAGTACGTGCTGGATATTTTGGAGGAATGAAAAAAGGTGGAAGTCAACCAAGTGCAACAGGATTTATGACACCAAGCCAATCTTATGCTGCAACAAAAGTTTCATTTAGTGCACAAAGACCTAACTATTTATTTAAATTTTATACAAATCCTGGTCCATCTCCTTATGGATTTGGACCATATGCAGGTTTATAAATTTTTATTTTTTAATTTAAAAAGATAAAATAATAAATAATAAATGAAGATAGTAGTTGATAATAGAGAGCCAGACTTATTAATATCAATTATAAATGAATTAATAAAAGAAAAGGAAATTTATCTTGAAATCAAATCATTAGAATTAGGAGATATACATATATTTGAAAACGAAAATTTAGAACCTAGTATAATTATTGAAAGAAAATCTCTTTTAGATTTATTAGCAAGTATAAAGGATGGTAGATATAATGAACAATCATTTAGATTAGATAATTATAAATTACATAATCATAATATTTATTATTTAATAGAAGGAAATATTGAATTACTTAAAAATAATATAGATAAACAAATAATTTATTCTTCATTATTCACATTAAGTTATTTTAAAGGATTCTCAATTATTAATTCTAATAATATAAAACAAACAGCAAATATAATTTTTAGATTTAGTGATAAATTAAAAAGAGAGAATAATAAAAATTGTTATTATAATGATATTAAAATAGATAAAGATAAAAATTATGCATCTGTTATAAAACCTAATAAAAAATCAAATATAACAAAAGATAATATATTAGAAATATTATTAATGCAAATACCTGGAATAAGTTATAATATAGCTAATGCTATAGCATTAGAATATAAAACTTTAAATAATTTATTAAAAAATTTAGGAAATAACCCTAATTGTTTAGATAATTTACATATAGGTTTACAATTAAAAAGAAAAATATCAAAATCAGTAATAATTAATATTAAAGAATATTTATTACAATAAATTTATATATAAATTATATATAAATGTCAAAAGATAATAATAAATTACTTGAATTATTGTTATATGTAATAATTTGTATATCAATAGTATTTTTATTATGTAATGTTTATAAAAAAAATAGAGTATTTGAAGGATTAACAAATAAACAAGAAGAAACACAAGATTCTCCTCAAGGAAAAGAATACGATGATTTTTCACAAGCTATTGAAAAAGCATCAGCTGGTGGACTAGGATCACCAGACACAAGATTTGGATGGAAACCAAATGCAGCTAGTCAATTTAAAGGTTCTCCACTTCCAAGCACATTGCCTTGGATACGTGAAAATATGGATATATCTGGTAATTTAAATAATACATTAAACTTTATTCATGATTCACGAGAACTAACAAGATTATTAGGTATAAATGAGCTAGCAACAAATTGGTCTAATTTAAATCCATTTTTTATGCAATATTATAAAGACAAGATGTATTTTTTAAATGATATTGAAAATTATGTTAAAGGTTTATGTATTAAATCAGGAAGTCAATGTAATTCGTTTAATAAAAGTAATAATTGGTGGAATCCTTTTAATAGTACAGGAAACAGTGGAAATGGAGACGATTGGTGGGGTAATTTATCCAATCAAGCAAAACAAGATATTCAATTAGCGCAAAATACATTTAATAATTTAGATAAAAATGTTAATTAATATAAATAAACTACTATTATAAAACCAATATTATAATAATTAATTTATAATTATAATATATTCTCTCTATTAAATATTTATTATTTATATTTTTAAAGAAATTAACTACCACCAGGTAATTTTATAATGTTATATTTACCAACTCCTACTCCTTCTACTACATCATCATCAAATAATCCTCTGTCTATCTGACTTTGAGTAAAATCATGACCTCCCCAATTAGGATCCATAGGATTAGGACTAAGATTTTTTTTGGAGTTAAATATTTTATCTAAAGGAGTAACTAATCCAATATATTGATTATTAGGGTCAAAATCTGCAGGAATCCTAGGGCCTTGATTATAAGGATATAATTCTTGATCTCTATTTGCATTTATTAATGGAGAAATAAAACCATCGCCAGGTCTAGCTTGATCAGTTTGCAAGACAATTTCTGGTTGTGAAAAAGGATTAGTGGTAACTTTATAAACTTCATTATTTTGAGTATCATAAGTAGTATCTAAAAATAAAATGGGACAATTAATATTTTGAGATTTTTGCCATTCTACAAATTCAGCATATTCGTCTAAAGTATTAAATTCAATAGGATTAACTCCAGGAACTCTAGCTAAATTACTATTATATAAATAGATTTTATTGTCTTTTTTCATTAATACATTAGGACAATTTTCTATAGGAATTTTTGATCCACAAGGCAAATTTAATTTTTTATCAATAGATTGATTGCCAATATTATCAATTTTAGGAGAATTATTTTCAAAATTTTCAAATAATTTAGAACGAGAATTAGTGCAATAAAATATTAAACCAATAAAAAATATTAAAAATATAATAAATAAAATTATTAAGTTATTCATATAATATTACTTTAGATAAATTTTAGTTTTAAATATGCATTAAATTAAAATATTTAATATATATATATATGAGAGTAATTGATATAACTCCAGAAAATGTAGATGAATATGATGAAAATACTTTAAAAAATGGAGTTCAGGAATGTTTTTTACAAGTACATTCTCCAAATTGTGGATTTTGTCAACAATTAAAACCAGAATGGGAAAAATTAAAAGAATATGCTAAAAAAAATGGAGATGATAGTGTATTAATTGTTTCTCTAGATGGAAGTGTAAAAGATAAATTTAATCTTCCAACAGAAATACATGGTTACCCCACTATATTGTATTTAAATAAAGATGGAACTATTAAAGATGAATATAAAAGTGGTGATAGAAGTTTTGAAAATTTAAAAAAATTTTTATTATCACAAAATTCAATTATGAATGGAGGAGGAAAAAAATATAGATCAAAAAAACATAAGTTAAGAAAATATAGATCAAAAAAACATAGGTCAAGAAAACATATGTCAAGAAAAGATCGATCAAGAAAACATAGATCAAAGAAACTTAAATTTAAAAAATATTAATTATATTATTCAATTTTTATAATAAAATTGAAGAATATAAATATAAATCAAATATTATAATATGCAGAAATCATTTAAACTACTAGAATTTAATGTTTATGATAAAGATAAAGAGGTAATTAATGATAATAATGAAATTAACATATACCAAGATAATAAAGAATTTTTAGTACAAATGTTTGGTTTAAATGAAAAAGGTGATACATTTTCATTAATAGCAAGAGGATTTGAACCATTCTTTTATATTAAAGTAGGAGATAATTGGACAGAAGAAAACAGAATAACTTTTATAACACATATAAAAAATTATATGGGAAATTATTATAAAGATTCTTTAATTTCAGGAGAATTTGTAAAAAGAAAAAAATTAGATGGATTTGATGCGGAAAAATATCATAACTTTATTTGCTTAAAATTTAAAAGTACTGGAGCATTTAATAAAGTTAAAAAATTATGGTATACTGATTATTATAATAAAGGAATATTTGAAAGTAGAAAATTAAATAAAGAAGGATATATATATCAAATAGATGATAATAATTATGAATCATTATTAATATATGAAAGTAATATACCAAGTTTATTGAGATTATTTCATATAAAAGAAATAAGTCCATCAGGATGGATAGCAATACCATTAAAAAAATGTAGTATATTTAAAAATAAAAAAACAACTTGTAAATATGAATATGAAATAGATTATAAATTTATTATTCCACTTCCAGATAAAGAATCTATAGTTCCATATAAAATATTAAGTTTTGATATTGAAGCAAGTAGTAGTCATGGTGATTTTCCATTAGCAAAAAAAGATTATAAAAAATTAGCTACAGATATAATAGATGTATGGAATAAAAATAAAAATTTACAAAATAAAGAAGGATTAGAACAGATGATACTGACAGCATTTAATTATAGTGATATAAATGATATAAATATAGTATATCCAAAATATAAAATTTCAAAAGAAGAAGTTACTAAAAATTTTAATGAGTGGATAAAATTAAAACCAGCTACAGAAAGTTTCAGTGAAATAAATCAAATAGAAATAGATGAAATAAGCAGTGATGAAGAATGTGAAGAAGGAGAAGAAGTAGAAAATCATGAAAATCTAGGTGAAATAAAATTTAATAAAAAAAAACAATATATTAAAAATTATACAAATAAAGAAGGAACTATTATAAATTTATTACATGATACATGTAGTAGAGATACAAAAATAAAAGAATTAAATAAAACATTAAGTAAAAAAAATTTATTTCCAGAATTAGAAGGAGATCAAGTAACATTTATAGGTTCTACATTTAAAAAATTTGGAGAAAAAGAAGAATATTTAAACCATTGTATTGTTTTAAAAGGATGTAATATACCAGATAATGTTAAAAGTTGTAAAATAGAAAGTTATGATACAGAAAAAGAGGTAATTTTAGCATGGACAAAACTTATTCAAAGAGAAAATCCAGATATAGTAATTGGATATAATATTACAGGATTTGATGATGATTTTATGGATAAAAGAGCACAAGAATTAGATTGTAGAAAAGAATTTTTAAGTTTAGGAAGAAATATTAATGAACCTTGTTTAAAAAAAGATTGGAAAACAAATAAAGAAGATATTGAAACTAATAAAATCTTATTAGCAAGTGGAGAATATCAATTAAGATATATTAATATGACAGGAAGATTAAAAATAGATTTATTAAATTATTTAAGAAGAGAGTTTCAATTAAGTTGCTATAAACTAGATTATATATCAGGATATTTTATAGGAGATTCTATAATTAAAATAGAAAATAAAGAAAAAAATACAATAATTTATACAAAAAATTTAAAAGGATTAGAAGTAGGTAGTTTTGTAGCCTTTCAAGAAGTTGGATTTAGTATAAATCCTTATAAAAATGGTAAAAAATTTGAAATTATTAATATTAATGAAGAAATTGGCTATTTTATAATTAAAGGAAATGAAAGTATAAATACAGATAAAAAAAAATTTACATGGGGATTAGCAAAGGACGATGTAGGACCTCAAGAAATTTTTAAAATAGCAAATGGAACAGATAATGATAGGGCAAAAATTGCAAAATATTGTTTAAAGGATTGTAAAAATACACTAGATGTATTAGAAAAAATTGATGTAATAACATTTTATGTAGAAATGGCTGCTCTTTGTAATGTTCCAAAGAGCTATTTAGTTAATAGAGGTCAAGGAATAAAATTACAGAGTTATGTAGCTAAAAAATGTAGAGAAAAAAAAGTATTAATGCCGGTTCTTGAAAAAAGTGAGGATGATGAAGGATATGAAGGTGCGATTGTCTTAGAACCTAAATGTAATATATATTTAAATGATCCAGTCGCTTGTGTAGATTATAGTTCTTTATATCCATCATCTATGATTAGTGAAAATTTATCACATGATAGTAAAGTGTGGACAAAAGAATTTGATTTAAATGGAAATTTAATTAAAGAAACAGGAGAAAAAGATAAAGATGGAAATTTTATATATGATAATTTATCAAATTATGAATATGTAAATGTTTCATTTGATTTATTTAATTGGCAACGTAAATCAGCAAAATCTGCTGCAAGTAAAGTTAAAGTAGGTTATAAAATTTGCAGGTTTGCTCAATATCCAAATAATAATAAAGGAGTACTTCCAGCGATTTTAGAGGAACTATTAAAAGCAAGAAAAGATACCAGAAAATTAATTCCATTACAGAAAGATGAGTTTATGAAAAATATTTTAGATAAGCGACAATTATCTATCAAAATTACAGCTAATTCATTATATGGACAAACAGGAGCAAAAACAAGTTCATTTTTTGAAAAAGATGTAGCTGCTTGTACAACTGCAATAGGTAGATCATTATTAATATATGGAAAAAATGTTATAGAGGAATTTTATAAAGATAGAATGGTTACAATTAAAGATGGAAGAAAAGTATATACAAATGCAGAAATAGTATATGGAGATACTGATAGTGTATTCTTTAAATTTAATTTAAAAGAAAGTGATAAAAAAACAGAAATTGTTGGTAAAGAAGCTTTAAAGATAACTATAGAATTAGCACAGGAAGCTGGAGCTTTAGCTACGAAATTTTTAAAAAAACCACATGATTTAGAATATGAAAAAACATTTTTACCATTTTGTTTATTATCAAAAAAGAGATATGTAGGAATGTTACATGAATTTGATCCTGATAAAGGAAAATTAAAATCAATGGGTTTGGTTTTAAAAAGAAGAGATAATGCAGATATAGTAAAAGATATATATGGTGAAACAATTAATATCTTAATGAAAGGAGGATCAGTTAGTGTAGCTATCAAATATGTTAAAGAATGTATGAATAATATTATAGAAGGAAATTATCCTTTAGAAAAATTAATTATTACAAAATCATTAAGGTCTAATTATAAAAATCCTCAACAAATCGCTCATAAAGTATTGGCAGATAGAATGGGTGATAGAGATTCAGGAAATAAACCAAAACCTGGAGATAGAATTAGTTATGCATTCTTTAAAAATAATAATAAAAAATGTTTACAGGGAGAAAAAATAGAAACTCCTGATTTTATTAAACAAGAAAATTTAGAAATTGATTATGCTCATTATATTACTAATCAAATTATGAAACCTTTACAACAATTATTTGCATTAGTTTTAGAACAAATTAAAGAATTTAGAGATGTTCAAGGTCATACTTGTAGACCATGGAAAGAACAACTAAAAAAATTAGAGGATAAATGGGGAGAAGATGAAGAAAAACTATCAAAAAAAATAGAAGAAGCAAGATGTAAAGAGATAAAAAAACTAATTTTTGATCAATATATTAATAAATTGAAATAATAAAACTATAATTATATATTTATAAATTATTTTTACAATATTTATTATTTAAAAATATAAGATAATTTAAATAAATGAATACTGCAATAATTAACCTACATAATTTATCTTTAGTAGAACAAGAATGTTTGATTTGCAAAGAGGATATAACAATATCACAAAATTATAAATTACCTGAGTGTAATCATGTATTTCATACACATTGTATAGTTTCTTGGTTTAGAAATGGTGATAGTAAGTGTCCATATTGTGGAAATAAAGGAATAAATTATATTGATAATAATTACTTAAGTAGTAGAAATAGTCCATTACTAAGTTGGAGAAGATCTAGAATAAATAATTATAAAATTTCACAGTTAAAATCCTATGTTAAAAAAACAAATAGTCCTCTTTTTTTAATTAAAGAATTAAAAAAACTAAATAGTGCTAATAAAGTATTAAAACTTAGAAATAATGAATTAAAGGCTTTTAATGAAAAAATAAAAACTGATGAAATGTTATATTCAAAAGCCATAAAAGAAAAAAATAGATTAAGAAATAATAAAAGGATGGCAGAAAATACTATATTAAAAATAAAACAATCAATTTGTGATTTGCATATTGTTCCTATAATTATTCCAACAGTAATTGATATTAATTAATAAATTAATATATTATAATTTTTTTTAGGTTTATATAACGTCGTTTTTAGGAGAAAGAAAGACGTCCGGTAAATCATTTCCCCAATATACTTTATTTTGACAACCAAATGCTTCTAATTGAAGTTTACGTAAGTATTCGGGAGAATCTTTCAATGCATGAGATTCAGCTTCAATTAAAATTTTTTTATCTTGCGCACGTTTAAATGCTGCATAAGATTCGGCATCAGCACGGGTTCTAATAGCAGTAGCTTCAGATTCACCTTTAATTTTATTTTGTGTAGCCATTGACTCTTCAGCCTCTATTTTTTGAAGATTCCGTGTTGCTTCAATCTTTTTTTGTTTTTCAGCTTCCATTTCTTCTAATTTATTTTCTGTTTCTTTTTTCTTTAATTCAGTTAATTGTCTATATTCTTCTGCTTGTTTTGCAGTTTTTTGTATTGCAATTTCCCGTCTATTAGCTTCTACTTTTTCATCTAGAACTGGAGTTTCAATAAATATTCTTAATATTTTTATTCCTGTATCTTCACCATTTAATTCTGGTCTATTCATTTGAAATTTAGTTAAGTGTTCATATAATATTTCATTTAATGTATTATATTTTTCTTTACGTAACTCTTCACCTGTTATTTGTGTACATAATTCTTTAATAAAACTAATTGTTTCATCAATTATTAAAATTTTATCATATGGTATATATGGATTATCATAAAATTTTTCAAATTTACTTAATATTTTAATTACATGTTCTTGGGGTAATTGATTAGTAATATCAATTTTAGGAAAAGTAACAATTTGATCATCCTTAGCAACACATTGAAAAGCAAGAATTGTATCTTTTTGACTTTGAATATCAACTAATTGTGGTTCACTAAATATAGGATCATAATATACAACTGGACCTTCATAAATTTCTGATTGTAATTTTTTACTTCTATATAGAACAACCACTTTTCCAGTTGGAACAGAAATTCTACCTGGAAATGCTGATGTATATTTAAAAATGTTTAAAATAACAAAAGTTTTCATTAAAAAACTCATAATGATAATAATTATAATTAATTAGATATATTAAGTTTCAATTTTTTAAAAAAAGTTTTTAAATAGAAATATATTTTATTTAAGAAAATTATATATTTTATTATAAAGTTTATATAATAAAATATTTTAAATTATTATAAATATAAATAATGGATCTTAATTTTAAATTAAAAAATAAGGAAATAAAATATGTATCTAATAATTTAACTAATAATTTACAAATTAATCATTATAATAATAATGATTTAAATAATCGTAATAATACAAACTTTGAATATAATAAAAAAATAAAAACACATGAAATTATTAAGAATTTTCAAAATCAACATATTAATAACCTTAATAATCAATTAAATGAAATTTTTATAAAAGATAAATTAGAAGAAGATAGATTAAAAATAATCAAAAAAAATTTAGAAATTGAAAAGAATATAATACATAATATTAATTTATTTATTAAATATAATAAACAATATATAAAATTATTGATATTTACTAATCAATATACAATAAGAAATGCAAAATTATTAGATAAATTTTTAAATAGAATTAATATAAAATGTCTAATTATAAATAAGTTTATAAATAACAAATATATAGAATTAACTAAAAATGAAAATAATTTATATTATTTTATATTTTCCCCCCAATGGCAATTAGCAAGACCAGGTAAAGAACAAATTAATTTACCAAAAAATAAATATTTCTTATATCAATTAGAACAATTAAATCAAAATGAATCAATTCCCTATCAAAATTTACAAATAATTAGCAATTATATATTAAACTCTTATTATACATTTGATTATTCTGTAACCAATTTAAATTTATATCCACTATTTCTTAAAAATAAAATAAAATTACTAACTCCATTTATTGATAATATAAACATAAATAATAAATATAATTTTAAAAATAAATTGATAGATATTTTATTTATTGGTACATTAAATAAAAGACGAAATAATATTTTAAATATATTAAAAAATAAAGGTTATAAAATTAAAATAGTAGAAAATATTTTTAATGATAAATTAGAAGAGTTTATTAATAATAGTAAAATAATATTAAATATTCATTATTATAACAATGCAATATTAGAATTATTTAGAATACATGATATTTTATCTTTTAATTGTTTTATAATATCAGAACTTCCTGGTGATGGGGATCTAGATTTAATAAGAGAGAAATATAACAATTTTATAAATTTTATACCTATAATTTCTGATGATTTAGATAATATTTGTTATCTTTTAAATACAATTGATAAAATTTTATCTTTAGATAATATTGAATTAAATGAAATAGAAAAAGAAAATTTTATCAACAATAATAATATTCTAAATAAAAAATCTATATTAATTTGTTTATATAAAAATTTATTTCATAAATATTATTTAAATATTGAAAACTTTGACAATAATATAGATTTTAAAATTTATGATTTGACAAAAATAGTACCAAATCATTTTAAGATGATTTACACAGCAGAAGAATACTCAAAAAAAAGTTTATTTTTTAATAAAAATTTATTTGCTCATTTACATTGTTTTGATATTTCTAAGTTTTATGAAAATTATAAAAATTATATTACTATTATTGAAAAATACTTTTCAATTATAATTACATATTCTATTGGAAATAAAGATTTAATAAATGGAAAATTTATTTTATTACAAATAAAAAATAAAGGTTTAGATATTGGTGCAAAATTTTGTGTAAATAAATATTTAAATGATAATAATATTAAATATGAATATATATTATTTTTAAATCCAAAATCAAATCAAGAAATATCTAAAAAATATTTTGAACCATTGGTATATAATTTAAATAAAGAATTTATAGAAAATATTTATAAATATGATGGATATTTTCCAGATATAGTATGGGAAATTGTTGGAGAATCTTTAAAATGGGTTAGTAACAATATAGAATTTAAAAATTATGAAAATACAAATTGTCCTGAAATCAATTTATTATATAGAGAAGAAATATTAAATTACTTAGATCAAAATAATAATACAAATCGATTTATAGAAGGAAATTGTTATATTCTTTCAAAAAAAGTTATAGATAAATTATTTACTGATCCTTTATTATATAATATTTTAAATACTGAATCAAGTTTTGATTATAATTGGGTTTGTAAATATTATAATATAGAAGGAAATATAGATTATGTATATAAACAATTTATAGAAAAGAAATTAGATCCAAAGAATGAGGATTCCTTAGGTGGATATTTGGAAGATGTTTTTGAAAGAATAATTTTAAATTTTTGTGATAATTATAAAATTTTATTAAATATATCAAATAAAAATATTACAAATATTACAAGTATTTCTAGTAAAGATGATTTTAGAATATTATGTAATATTAATCTACCTTTAATTAAAAACATAATAATTCCTAATATAGAAAAAGATAAATTATATGAAACTTTTTATATAGAATTTAGAGAGTTTGATCATTGTGAATTTTTAATTAGAAATATAATTATCAAACTACCAAATTGGAGTCACAGTGTAGTATGTGGTAATTTAAATTATAATTTTATGAGAAATATATGTAATAGAATTTCTGAAAATATAAAAATAATAAAACTTAATATTGATAATTTAAATACAGCTGAATATAGTAGTCTTCTAATGAATAAAGAATTTTGGAATAATTTCAACGGTGAAAAATTGTTATTATATCAAGAAGATAGTTACATGTTCCATAATAGAATAGATGATTTTTTAAAATATGATTATGTTGGAGCACCTTGGCCAATTCATCAAGATGAACATATTAATCAAAAAGAATATGGTGTAGGAAATGGTGGGTTTTCTCTTAGAAGTAAAAGTAAGATGATAGAAGTAATAGAAAAAGTAGACTGGGAAAAAAATTTAAAACTAGGTCCAATGTTAATAGAATATATGAAAAATACCAATAATTATATTATTCCAGAAGATGTATATTTTTCAAAATCTCTTCTAGAAAAAAATATTGGAAGTGTAGCACCCAGACATATAGCTATAAATTTTTCTCAAGAAACTCAAAAATCACCTGATCCATTAGGTGGACATAATTTTTTCTTGTCAGACAATAATAAATTACCATATTATAAAAAATTATTTTTAAATAATGAAGATTATTTCAATTCTGTTTCACATAGAGGTGGATGGAAATCAATTATACAATATGGTATACATAATAACATTATTTTAAGTAATTTAAATTATACAGAAAAGATTATTTTAGAAGATTGTTGCGAAAATAACTTTTTATGGAATGATAATTGTACAATAATTAATCATAAATGGATTGGTATAACTCATTTTACTCATAACGTTCCAACAATATGGGGGATGACACATATTGACAATCTATTAAAAAAAAATAAATTTATTGAATCTCTTAAAAATTGTAAAGGGTTAATTGTTTTAAGTAATTATATGAAAAACTACTTGGAACAAGTTATATCTCTAAAAAATATTAGAATTTATAATTTAAAACATCCTATAGATAAATTTTATAATAAATTTAATTTAAAAAACTTTCTAAGTTTAAAAAAATTTGATTTAATTTTATTAGGACAACAATTAAGAAATATTAGTGATATTATTAAAGTTAATTCTAAGTTGATTAATAACAAATTTTGGTTAAGTGGAATAAAGTTGGAAAACATTAGAAATGACAGATTATATAAAGATTTACTACATAATAAAATTATATCAAATTATCAAGAATTTATTAAAATTAAAAATACATTACAAATTCCTTATATATCCAATTTCAAAGACTATGATGTATTATTAACTACAAGTATTATATTAATACCATTATATAATGCATCTGCAAATAATTCAGTATTAGAAATTATTCAGACCAATACACCAGCATTTGTTACTAGATTACCTGCCACGGAAGAATACTTAGGTAAAGATTATCCAATGTTTTATGATAAAATTATTGAAGTAAATTTTATTCTAAATAATAGAGAATTATTTAATAAAATATATACAGAAACATACAATTATCTAAAAAATATGGATAAATCAGATCTAACATATAAAAGATTTTATTCAGATTTATTAAAAATTATTAATGATGTATATTAAATATAATGGGTTTGTTAAGAAATGATAAATTATAATTTTGCTATATAGCTAAAAATTTTTTTGAAAATGTACTGTAGATAAAATAATGGATAAATTAGATAATTTAGAATTTTGTGATAAACATTATTAATTAATTATGTTAAAAAAACTAATCAATAATGATGAATTGATTATAATAAATTAGAATGGTTCTATTATTCAAATGAATATTTTACAAATTTTTATTAAATAATAAAATTAGATATTTTATACATAACTATAAAAATTTATTTGAAAATACAGAACAAGAAATAAATAATTAAAAAAAGAGTTATTAAAAATAGACGATGAAATAACTATTAATAGTGATAACGATAAGGATATGATTAACAAAATTAAATCTCATGATTTTACTAAGGGTTCTTATAAGGGAGAAATTTCTAAAGAAATTGAATATATGTTATTATTATATATTTTAAATATTATTAATATAAATATGTCAGATAAAAATATTACTGTTTTGGGAATTGGTAAATTAGGATTAGGCATAGCATTACTAATTGAAAAAGCTGGATTTAATGTATGTGGTGTAGACATATATCCTAGTTATGTAGAATCATTAAATAACAAGACTTTTAGTAGCAAAGAACCAGAATATGAAGAATTACTTAAAAATAGTAAAAATTTTTATGCTACTACAGATTTAGTAAAAGGGTTAAATCACTCAGATATTATTTTTATTATTGTTCCAACACCCAATGGAGGAGGAGAAAGATTTTATGACCACTCTATTTTATCAAATTTGTTATTAAAAATTAATAAATATAAAGTAAAAAATAAAAGTTTGATAATAGGTTGTACTGTAATGCCTGGATATATACGAGATATTGCGAAATTACTTCTTAAAGATTGTGAAAACACAAATGTAAATTACAATCCTGAATTTATTGCTCAGGGTGAAATAATAAAAGGGTTTAGAAATCCAGATATTATTTTGATTGGGACAGAAGATGATACTTTAGGTAGAAAACTAGAAAAAATTTATAAAAATATTACTGTAACAACTCCAAGATATTGTATTTTAACACCAATAGAAGCTGAAATGGTTAAAATTTCAATTAATGGATTTATCACTACAAAATTATCATTTGCTAATATGATATCGGATGTTTGTGATAAATTAGGAGCAGATAAAAACAAAGTTCTTAAATCTATAGGTAGTGATTCTCGTATAGGAAATAAATATTTTAATCCAGGTTATTCATTTGGAGGACCATGTTTTCCTAGAGATACAAAGGCATTAAAACAAATAGTAGATTCTGTTAATCTTAATAGTGATTTATTAGTAGCTACTACAAAATATAATGAGGAACATTCTATGTTCCTGACTAATCAATTATTAGAAAATGGAAAAGAAGAATATCTGATTGAAGATATTTGTTATAAAGAAGGTAGTAAAATTCCTATTATAGAAGAAAGTGCTAAGTTGAAAATAGCTAGAAATTTAGTTAAAGCTGGAAAAAAAGTCACTATAAGAGATGAGTCTCATATGATCGACGAAGTTATTAAAGAATTTGGTAATATGTTTGATTTTGAAATAAGATAACCTAATATAATATATATAATATGTGTGAAAATAAAAATGCCATTAAAGAAATTGATAAGATTAAAGATTATTGGAATAATAGACCATGTAATTTAAATCACTCAAAATTAGAAAAAGGAACAAAGGAATATTTCGATGAAGTAGAAAAGAAAAAACACTTTGTAGAGCCCCATATATTAGATTTTGCTGATTTTAAAAATTGTAATGATTTAAAAATTTTAGAAATAGGTTGTGGTTTGGGCACAGCTGCTATAAATTTTATAAAAAATGGTGCAAAATATACTGGAATAGAATTATCTGATGAATCATTAAAACTAACAAAACAAAGATTAAATGTATATAATCTTTCTGGCGAATTATATAATATAAACGCAGAAGAAGATTTAAATTTTTTAGGATTAGAAACATTTGATCTAATATATTCATTTGGTGTTATACATCATAGTCCAAATCCAGAAAAAATTATAGAAAATTGTTATAAGTTATTAAAGCCAAAAGGTACTTTAAAATTAATGTTATATGCTGAAAATTCGTGGAAAAAAATGTTTATTGATAAAAAACAAGAACAATATGAAGCTCAAAATGAATGCCCATTAGCATACACGTATACAAATACACAAGTATATGATTTGTTAAAAGATTTTAATAAAATTAAAATACATCAAACCCATATTTTTCCATATAAAATAGAAGAATATAAAAATAATAAATATGTAAAAGAAGATTGGTTTCAAGCTATGCCAGATAATATGTTTAAGATTTTAGAAGAAAAATTAGGTTGGCACTTATGTATAACATGTAATAAATAATGTTAATTAAGAATTTTCATTAAGAAATATGACTAATCTATCATTTTTATTAGAATCACTATCACCAAAGTAAAATTTTTCTATTCTTGGATTAACCAATTTTAATATATCTTGAGTGTTTATATCTTCCCAATTTTCATTACAATCTCCTTTATTTGGTCCTTTGCCGAAAAGAAAACAATCATCAATAATAATAATACATTTATGCTTCAGATATGCCATTATACATTTTAATTCTTCATATAATGGGACATCTTTATTTCCTTTTCCAGTATTATTAGAAGACCAATGTCCGTCTAAAAAGAAAATAGTATTTAATTTAATATCTGGACAAATTTTAGCTAAAATTTCACCTGAATCACCTAAATGAAAAATTATTTTTGATTTATTATTTGTTTTCTTAACGTGATCAAATAATTCTTTTTTTATTTCGATTGTATGAAGTTCAGTAAAATATTTTTCAAGTGGAATAATAGTATTACCATATAAAGTTCCTGTTTCAATGAAAACTGGGTAATCTTTTTCTATATTAACATTTTTTAGATTATCTTTTAACCAATTAATATTTAAAGAAGGCATTATATTAAATAAGTTTATATATTTTTAATCAAAAAAACGTAATATGAAATATGATGAGTTAAATGGGATAATAAAAACACCGCAAAAGTTATATACATTATGCGTATATAAAATAAAAAATATATATATATATATATGGAAAAATATATATCAGAATATCAAAATTATAATAAAAAAATAGCATTCGATTTTAAAACTTCAGATAACCTTTGTGGTGGAATTGGTGATTATATAAAATATTTATCTTTTCTAATTAAAATTGGAATAAAATATAATATAGCAGTATATTGTATAAATTATAACAATATACATGACGAATATTTGAAATTTATATATGATATAATGTATATTAAATTATCAGACATATCTGATAATATGATTCTTATTGATTCAAATTATAAGTTTAAAACCGAAGAAGACTTTAATCAATTAAATTCTGAAATATTTCATGTTATTAATCCCGCATCACTTTTTAGTTTTGACAAAACTCAATATGATATTAATAATTATTTTTTTCCTAATAATATTAAATTATATGATATATTTTACTTTGATAATAAGATTATTGAAAATATACCCAATTATTTAAAATATACTAAATATATTTCTATTCATATAAGAATTGGGTGCTTTGCAGAGTTAGATAATCCTAATGTTTCAAGTTTTAATCAAGATAAGTTAGATAGATTTATTAGTAAAAAAAAAGATTCTACAGCAATATTTTTGGCTACTGACTCCATTGCACTTAAAAAAAAACTACAAGAGAAATATAATCATATTCTAACAACTGATTTTGAAATAGCACATACAGGTGATATACATGCTACTAAAAAAGGAATTTTAAATACAATAACCGAATTATTAATACTAGCAAATTCAGAAGCAATATTTACAGCAGATGAGAATAGAGTTAGTGGATTTTCTTTAGTAGCATCCAAATTTAAAAATATAAATTTTAGCAAATTATAAATCTAAAAAACTTAATTATTTAGATTTATAATATTCTATAATATAAATAATGTCTTTAGAATATCATAACAGTCCTTATAAAATAATTCCAGAAGAACTTAAAAATGAATATACAATGAATGGAAAAATACCAATTTTCGAAAAAGACTGTCCACATACGTTCGACGGGAGTTGGTTTTTTGACGATAGTAAAAAAAATGGTGTAGAATGGAGTAATAGTTTAATTAATGATCATATGAATAGATTTACACCTGATAATATCAAAAATAACCTTGAGGGAATATCAAGTTATGGTCATGAAGTATGTGTAAACTTATTAACTTCATTTGAAGATTATAATATCAAAAATAAAAATGTAGCAGTTATTGGTTCAGAAACACCTTGGATAGAGGCCATATTACTTAATATGTCGAACAAAGTAACAACAATTGATTATAATGTCCCATTCTTCAATTCTGAAAATATACAATTAAAATGTAAAGATTATTTTAATCATTTTGAAAAAAATATAGAAACATATGATGCTATAATAACATTTTCTTCAATAGAACACAGTGGATTAGGTAGATATGGTGATCCTCTAGATCCAAATGGAGATATAAAAGTAATGAATAACATTTATAATAATTTAACAGATAACGGTTTATTAATATGGGGAGCACCTGTAGGTAAAGACGCATTGGTTTGGAATGCACATAGAATTTATGGACCCATTAGATTACCATTAATCTTTAATAATTTTAAACAAGAAAAATGGTATGGTCATACTAAAGAAAATTTGTTTTTAGACACAGCACCACTATGTTATTATCAACCAGTAACAGTTTTGCGTAAAATTGTATAAATAATTAGTGGATTTCCTTTAGTTTTCTACAGATTAAAAAATATAATTTTTTGCTAATTATAAAATGTAATTAAACACATTTTATAATTAGCTGCCTAACAGAATCCTACCATATTATATGTATCATAATATAATTTAGTGATATCTTCTATTGTATCTTTTATTTCTCCATTATTTCTATCTTGAAGTTTTAATTTACATTCATCAATATTGAATTTAACAACCTTTTGAATACATTTATAAATAATACATTTACTATTATCTATTTCAAAAAATTTATAATTTATATTTTGTAAATTTAGCAATAAAACTATTTGTTCACTTATGAATTTTAAAAGATGAAATGTTGGATGATTCATACTATAAAATAGAAGTTTTTCTCTATAATTATCATTTATATAATCTCCTGAGTATATAAAATATATATTTTCTCCAGTATAGTTTATTTTATTATTTTCATATCTTCTTTTTAATTCATTAATACTGGTGATTGCTTTATTTTCTAAATCTTCTTTTGATATTAAATCAATATTGTTTATATAATTTTTAATATAATCATTTACCGAAACCTTATTTTTATAGCAGTCTATCATATATTGGTAATGATAATGCTCGGGATACTCAAGCATTTTATCTTTAAAAAATGTGTATTTTAAGTCACAATAATAAAAATCGAAATGTAAAGAGTCTAATATTATTATTTTACATGTTTTTTTACAATTTTTTATTATATAACTTGTAGATAAATAAGTTTTATCCCTATAATTATCTCGTATTGGTTGTGTAATAATTATATCAGCATTTTTATATTTTTGTAACATATAATTTTCATCATTTTCTTGTATATAACAATCTAAATATTCAGTATTATAGTCATTTAGTGAAAATAAACATTCTTTAATACCCCAAAGCTGACAATTGCCATATAATAATATATTCATTATTATCGATTATATATTATTTTTTAGCAGAACAAACTAATGAACACTTATTTGCCCAAAAAATACCATATTTTTTCATATCTCTTATTTCATTAGGATCGTAAAAAGTTATTTCTTTAAAACCACTCTCTTTTAAGTATTTTATTAATACATCTTGAGAAAAAATTCTCATTTCTAATGTAGAACCTGGTCCTCCATGAAAACATAAATCAGTTATTTCACCAGAATGAGTTTTACATTTATCTAATATTTCATACTTACCATCAATTGTCTTATTTTTAATATAATATTTATTATTTTCCTTATCAAATTCTATAGAATAATCAAAAAGAGAAGGAAAATGTTCATAATAGTTATCATAAATAAATGGAACTGAAAAAATTATATGTCCCCCAGCTTTAAGCATTTTAAAAAGATTATTAAAAGCATATTGAATATTTGGATATGGAGATATATGTTCAAAGACATCAGATGAAATGATAAAATCTAAATTATTATAACTAGATACATGTTGCTCATTATAAATATCTAGGAAGGGATTTGTATGATAAAATGTATTTAAATAATCAAATTTTTTAGATAATTCTATTGCTAATTTAGGAGCATCAGACATTCCAATTCCACTTATATTTTTATCTGGTTCAACATTATATAATATTTCTTTACATTTTAAAACTTTTGATAACACATATATGACAGCTCTTAATCTACTATTTAATCCAAATACATTTGCTCCTTCTCTATGTTTTTCATTATCTTCTATAGTAAACTCGTTTCCTGTTAAATTACATATATACATATATACATATATATATATATATTACTATCTATATTTAAATATATTTAAATATATTTTTTCATGCGTAAATCTTTGACATTATCTTTAAAACCATAATCATTTGATTTATACCATTCTAAAGAATATTTTATATCCTCTTTTAACAAAAGTATCCCATCATGATTTCTTTTAAACTTTTCTAACATACTTTCAAAATCTAGAGTCATATAATGAACTAATACTAATGGTGAATTATCATTTAAATTTTTATCTAGATAATCGCATATATTTAAATCATTAGTAAGTGAGATATAATTATTATAGATATTACAAACTTTATAATTACTATTATAAGTTATATGAACATTACCAATTATTTCAATTAAATTTGGTCTAACAAATGATTTAACAAATATATTCCAAAAATGGTTATAATTTTCTCTAAGAGTAAATTGTTCAAATACAGATTTATTTATATCATATGTTTGTAAATTGCTTGTTCCATAAACTAACCAATTAATTAATATTGTACAAGTATCTTCTGAAAATTTGGACAAAAAATCTTTAATAGTTCCTTCTTTTAACCACAAAAATTCATCAGTATCACATAATAGAAGCCAATCTAGATCTTTATTTTGATCAATACATTCTTGATATATTACTGGTTGATTCGATTCCAGAATAGTATCTATTTTAATAAAAACCATATCATTTAATAAATTTTTTTCTTTTAAACAAGATTCTATAGTTGGTTCAGACATATTATCATAAATAAAAATTTTATCAAACCCTAGTTTTAAATAATGATTTACCCAATCACATATTATTTTTTGTTCATTTTTTGCTCTAATACATACACCAATCTTCATACATTATACTAAAATTTTAATTCCTTCATTGAAACTTATTTGTATACTCCATCCTAAATCCCGCAATTTTTGATTACTTATAAAGTATCTTTTATCATTAAATGGTCTATCTTCTATATATGTAATCCACTTTTCATAATCTTCTGTATCATGGATTTTCTTAATAAGTATTTTAGCTAAATCCAAAATCGAATATTCCATACCTTCATTGCAACCTATATTGTATATCTCTCCTATTTTACCTTTTTCTAAAATAGTTATAAATGCATTGGCAGTATCATATGCATGTAAAAATGCTCTAACACATGTTCCATCTCCTTGAATTGTTACCTTTTCTCCGTTTTTTAATTGTTTAATAAATCTAGGTATAACTTTTTCCGGATATTGATTTGGCCCATAAACATTATTACCTCGTGTAACAATAATTGGAATATTAAAAGAATGATTATATGAAGTTACTAACATTTCAGCTGCAGCTTTAGATGCAGCATATGGATTAGTAGGACAAAGAACTGATTGCTCTGTTTTATGTTTTTCATTTACATCTAACATAGATTCTCCATATACTTCATCGGTAGAACAATGTATAAATCTCTCCAATTTAGGACAATATAGTCTAGCTACTTCTAGAAGATTATGGGTTCCTAATATATTATCTTTTGTATATTGTATTGAATCAGTAAAACTATTTTGAACGTGTGATTGAGCTGCAAAATGAATAATATGAGTAATAGAACTTGATTGAAAAATATATTTTAAAAGATCATAAGATTGAAGATTACCATGAATAAATCTATACTTGTCTGAATTTCTTATAAATTCATTTATATTATTTTCATCTGCACAATAATAAAGAGCGTCAAAATTTATAATTTTAGCATTAGGATATTTTTTACTAAATATATTAATAAAATTTGATCCTATAAATCCTGCTCCTCCTGTGATAAATAAAATTTTATTATCCATTAATATAATAAATATAATTCAATATTTTTAAATTAAATATTTCATAAATATATTTTATTCTCTTGTTTCAGGATTCTGAAATCTTTGACTAACAATTGTATAGTAAAATTCTTCATTTTCATTATTTAGAGTATCTCTTATATTATCAGTAATTAATCTTGATATTGTTTGTACCATTGTTTCATTAGAATTTTCGTTATTAATATTTATTTCATTATTTCCTATAATTTCAGTATTATTTGTAGTTTCATTTTCTATATTTATTTCACTAGTATTTTCAATATGATTATTATTTGATAAATCAATATTATTAAAATTTCTTATATCATATCTACAATATGGACATGTAGAGTTTCTAGAAAACCATCTTAGTAAAGGATCAGGTTTAAAAATATGTAAACAATTTTTTATTTGAATTACTTCTTGATTTTCACTAAATTCTTCTTGAGAGATAGGACAATTTGAATTTACAGGATCACTAATACTAGAATATAATTTAGTTTCAGTTGCTCTTAAAATTTGAATTAAAGATGGAGGATTTTGAGTATTACTAATATTTGCTTGTCTAGGTATTGTTCTTTCTTGAAAATTTCTAAATAATAAATTATTCCAATTATAATTTGAACTTGGTACTGAATAAGGTCCAGAACTATGTGAATTATAAAGTGAATTTCTTCTATTATTAATATTTAAATGATTTGATCTAGAAGGATTATAAATAGATTGATTTCGTAATGTAGAAGGTAAATTGTGATGTCGTATTAAAATATTTTGAAAAGTGTTATCTTGTTGTCTAATTAATGATAATAACTCATTAATAGAATTTTGAGAAGAGGAAACAAAATCTAAATAATTTGATAAGACTTGATTTTGTGAATTAGTATTCATAATAAAATATTATAATATAAATCTGTTTAAATATATTATAATAAATCTATTTATGAATTTTGATAATTATAAAAATAAGGGATTAACAGGGTTAGCTAATTTAGGTAATACATGTTATTTAAATAGTTGTATTCAAATACTTTCACATACTTATGAATTAAATGATATTTTTAAAAAAGTATCAAGTGAAAGAAAGTTAAATAATATAATTGATTCATTACTTTTAGTAGAGTGGAATAAATTATATAATTTAATGTGGAAAGAGAATTGTACAATTGCTCCATATGGATTTTTAAAAGGAATTCAAGAAGTTTCAAATAAAAAAGGCAATAGTTTATTTTGTGGATTTGATCAAAATGATATGCCAGAGTTTTTATTTTTTATAATAGATTGTTTTCATAATGGATTAGAGAGAGAGGTAAATATTGAAATTTCTGGAGTTCCACAAAATAATAGTGACAAATTAGCTAAAATTTGTTATAAAATGATACAAAATATGTATAGTAAAAGTTATTCAGAAATTTTAGATTTATTTTATGGAATTCAAGTTTCACAAATTAAGTGTTTAGAAAATAAAGTAAAAAGTCTAACTCCCGAACCATTTAGTGTAATAAATTTATCAATTCCTTCTAATATTAAAAATCCAACATTATTTGATTGTTTTGATTTATATAGTAAAGGAGAGTTATTAGATGGAGATAATGCATGGTACAATGATGAAACTAATCAAAAACAAAATGTTATCAAAAATCTTTGTTTTTGGAGTTTACCAGATATATTAATAGTAGATTTAAAAAGGTTTACTCATGATAATCGTAAAATACATACTATAGTTAATGTTCCGTTAACTAATATAAATTTAAATAAATACATTATAGGTTATAATAAAAATGATAGTATATATGATTTATATGCTATTTGTAATCATTCAGGAAGTACTTGGGGAGGTCATTATTTTGCGTATATTAAAACAGCAAATAATAAATGGATGATGTTTAATGATACAATTGTTAAAGAAATATCCGAAAATAAATTAATAACTGAAAAATCATATTGTTTTTTCTTTAGAAAAATAAAATAGATATTAATATATAATAGTAATGGAATTTAATTCAGTTACAGGACTTCCAAATGACCCATTAAATTCTTTAAAAAATTTTGATATTAATCCCTTATTTTTACTAATTTTAGTAGGAATATTAATAGTTTTTTATATAATCTTTTCTGTTATTAGTCAAAATGGTTCAAATTCTAATAATTCAAGTAATGGTTCATTAATATTTTTAGAAGTATTATTATGGGCTGTCTTTATTATTTTAGTACTTTTAAATGGAATTTCATATTTTTATAATATTGATATAATAGCAAGTTTATCAGACATATTTAGTAATGAACCAAAACTTGAAATTAAAACAAAAAATTATTTAGCAAAAAATTCAGACGGTGATAATAAAAATAATGATATATCTGGAAATTTATTAAATAAACAAGTTTTTAACATACCAGAAAATATTTATACATATAATCAAGCTAAAGCTTTGTGTAAAGCTTATGATGCTGAATTAGCTACTTATCCTCAAATTGAAGAAGCATATGAAAAAGGAGCTGATTGGTGTAATTATGGTTGGTCTGCTGATCAATTAGCTTTGTTCCCAACTAATATCAATACTTGGGATAAATTAAGAAAGATAAAAGGTCATGAAAATGCATGTGGAAGAGCTGGTATAAATGGAGGATATATAGCAAATCCCAATATTAAATTTGGTGTTAATTGTTATGGTTATAAACCTAAAATTACAGGATCTGAACAAATATTAATGAATAATAATAGTAAATTCCCCCAAACTGTTGATGAATTAAAAATGGAAAAAAAAATTAATAAATATAGAAATAAATTAAATGATATTATAATTTCTCCATTTAATGAAAATAATTGGAGTCAATTTTAATTTATTTACATTTTTAAAGAATTTTTTTTAATTATATTATTTTAATAAAATAATATAATTTTAATATTTTATAATTTTTATATTTTTATTTTTTTTTATATTTTTTTTTTGTTTTATTATTATATTTTTTAGATGATTTTGTATATTTTTTAACAATTAACCTATCCGGATCTAATAATTTATTATATAATTTTTCATCAATAACTAAATTATCTATTATATTAAGAAGATAGTGATCTTTCTGTGGTAAATTTGGATTAATAAATAGACAAGATGGTATAGAAAGATCTTTTAATTTTTTATCATGTGATATAGTATTAATATTTATATAAACAGACATATATTAATTATATCTATTTTTATTTACAAATTTTTATATCTAAATAATTATTTATATTTCGTTTTTCTTTAATATATTCAAATAATAATTCTGATTGTTCTTTATCTTTTATACAATCATTTAAACATTGTTTTAAATATCTTAGAGTTATAGGATGTATATATTTACAATTAATAAATTTTAAGTAATTATTATCTATTTTTATAGATACATTATTTAAATCATTTTCATTAACATAAAGAATAATATTTTTTTTAATTTCATTTTTTTTTAACTTAAGCTTATTTAAATTTTCTTGAATAATTTGTATTTGATGATCAATATAATTAAATTCTTTAATATTGTTATAAAAATTTTCTCTAGAGTTCATTTATATTTAAATATATTTATATCTAAATATAATTTATATCAAAATAATTAGTAAAAATTATATAAATAAAAAATTTATTTCATGTAGGCTCTACGAGCAGTTTTACGGACCATTCCTTTTTTTGTACTCTTTCTAGATTTAGGAGCGCCTAAATAATTACTAAGAGCAAATAATCCAAATGGAACAGAACCTTTGGCTAGTTCCATTCCTAAAGGATTTCCACCACGACGGCGAGATCTACTATTTCTACGATGTCTTCGATGTCTAGAACCTCTTCTTAAATTATTCATTATATATAGTATTAAGAAAATAATGAAAAATTCATATATTTAGATTATATTTTTACAAAATAAAATTAAATTGCGTGTTATTTATTTAGTATTTTTCTTTTAAAATTTTAATGGATAAAGTTTATGAAATTAATCAGGATTTTAATTTTGATGAAATAATTTTAGATAATCCTAATTCTGTATCTGGTGGTTCATATTTTACTAAATTATATGTATCTAAAGGTTCTAAAAATTTGTATATGCAATTACCTAAAGTTTTAACTAAACAAGGTATAATTAAAAATTCTAATAAAGTTTATACAGATCTAATGTTTTCTAGTGGAAATAAAGAAGTAATAAGTTGGTTTGAAGAGCTTGAAAAAAAATGTCAAGATTTAATAATTCAAAAAAAAACTTTATGGTTTCATAATGAAGTTTCAGATATAGATATAGATGAAATGATGAATCCAATTATTAGACCATATAAATCTGGTAAATACTTTTTAGTAAGAACATATTTAAAAGGAGGAACTTGTAATGCATATGATGAAAATGAAAAAGTTTATAATTTAGAAAATTTAACAAATGAATCTGAAATAATTCCATTAATTAATATTGAAGGAATAAGATTTAATGCTAAAAATATTCAAATTGAAATTACATTAACCCAATTAATGGTTTTAATACCTCCAAAAGAATTTGAAAATCAATGTTTAATAAAATTAAATAAATTAAATAAATCTGATAATTTAGAAAAAAAAAGTAATCAATTTAAAAATAGTGATTTAAATTTAGAAAATATAGAAAAAAAAGAAGATATTGTTGAAAAAAGAGAATTTATAAAAAAAGATTATTTAGAAGAAAAAAGTTTAGAAAATATTGATAATTTAAATCAAGAAGAAAAAACAATTTTTAATAATCAAAGAAATCAATTAGAAGAGGTAAATTTGGAAATTTTTGAAAATAATAATGAAAAAATTTCTTTAAGAGATCCTAATGAAGTTTATAAAGAAATTTATTTAGCAGCTAAAAAAAAAGCTTACGATTTAAGAAAAAATGCATTAAATGCTTATTTAGAAGCTCAAAATATAAAAGAAAAATATTCATTTGAAGATATGGATTTATCAAGTGAAGAAGAAGAAGAAATAGAAGAATTAAATAAATTATTTAAAAATAATCTTTAGGATATTAATAATTAAATTGATTATTAATATATTTTAATTAAAAATATTATATTAATAGTTATTATATAAATGACCTTCGTAAAAGAGTTAGAGAAACTTTTAAAACCGCATAATATTGTAATAATTATTGGAGTAATAATTATCGGTGTAGCTTTATACTATTATACTGATAAAAAAAATATGACTCAAAGTGGGTTTTCTGATCAAGTTGGTATGATTGCCCAATCTCCTAATGTAACAGCAAATCAATTAGATAATCAAATTAGAAATGCTCAAAGTGCTGGCCAAGATGGAGTACCTATGCCAAATAGTTCTATGGCTCCTGATTCTGCGGCTCCAATAATTTCTTCAACATCTTCTTTACCTACTCCTCCTCCAAATTGTACTAATCAACCAACTTTAAATCCAGCTGATTTATTACCAAAGACTTCTGGAAGTGGAGGCAGTAATTCTTGGGCAGCTTTACAAGTACCTGTTGGCTCAGGAGGAGCAGCTGAATCTACTCAAAATTTTTTAGATAGTACTTATTTAGCTGGTATTAATACAGTTTCTGGTTCTCTAAGAAATGCTAATTTACAATTAAGATCTGAGCCTCCAAATCCTACAAATCAAGTAAGCCCTTGGTTACAAACTACTATAGAACCAGATTTAATGAGAGCTCCTTTTGAAATTGGATGCGCTTGTCCTGGGAAGAGTGGTCTTTAAATAATTCTTATTAATTTTATTATTATTATTTAATAAGAATATATATATGAAAATAGATATATTAAGTATCATTTTAGTTTTATTAATTATTATAATAGTAGTAAAAATCTATTATGACTCAGATAATTTTCAACTTAAATGTATAATTTCAGGTGTAGATGGAAACAGTTATTGTGTAAGAGATAGAGAGAAATTAAAAGAAAAAAAATATGCAGATCATTTAGCTAAAGTAACAAATAATTTAAAATTAGTAGTAGAAGATTGTAAAATAAATTTTCCTAACAATATAAATGTTAAAAACATAATAGAAGGATTTAATCCAAAAAAAATAGTTGAAGTATTACCTACTAGTAAATACACAGCATATAGTGAGAATAAAGGAGAAAAATTAGCTTTTTGTTTAGAAACAGAAAAAAATTCTGAAAATTTAATTGATTTAAATACTTTAACATTTGTAGCAATTCATGAATTAGCTCATATATCAAGTACTAGTGTAGGTCATAATGATGAATTTTGGAATAATTTTAAATTTTTATTAGAACGTGCAAAAGAGATTGGTGTATATGAACCAGTTGATTATAAAAATAAACCAAAAAGATATTGTGGTATGACAATTCATGATAATCCATTATATGACTTGTAGACTATTTTTAGATTTAAATCTAAAATATACAATTAAAAGAATTATAGTAGCTATACCCCATAAAAGTCCAAATATTATAAATTGAAATAGAGCAATTGGTTTATCAAAAAAATACGGAATTTTTACAACCATTAATATAAACATTGATATGGCAAACCATAAATCATGTGTTTTAAATAATTTAGGGTTATATAAAGAACTAATAGCTGTTTTTATATAAAAAAATATACCAGTTAAACTTATAGGGACAGCTATTATATAGAGTAACCCAGGTATATTAATATTACCTTTTAGATTAATAATATCTTGTTTTAATAATCTAAAAGTATTAATAGCTGATATATGAATATCCTGACTTGGGATTGTCATTATATCTTATATATTAATTAAATATAAGATATTAATTATATAATTTATTTTTTTTAATTTTTTTAAATTTTTTAAAACTTAAATATGCATAAATCCAAATTGTAACCACAAATATCCATATAATAACATTTAAAATTAAGAAAAATAAAGCGCTGGGTTTATTTAACATATAAGGAATTCTTAATATATAACCAATTGTTGTAAAAATAACAGCAAAGTATGTACTATATATAAAAGTTGATGGATCATTTATACATTGCAATCCACGTTGAAGTAAAAAATAAGCAGCTATAATAGATATTGGTTCAGATAAAAAAAAAAGAACTGCAAACCAATTTATTTTATTATTAGAAAATAACTCATTTTTAATATTATTAATGATAGTGAACATATATTATAGAAAAATATTATATTTTAATATAAATTTTATTATATAAAAATGGAATATTATCTTTATCATTAATAATATTATAACTTATTAATTTATATTTATTATAATTTATTTCTGGAAAAAATGTATCACATTTATAATTTTTATTAATTTCAGTAATATATAATTCATCTATTAAATTTCTATTTAAAAATTCATTATATATTTTCTCTCCACCAATTACCCATACTTCTTCAAATTTATCTTTACAAAAAATTATAGCATCTTCTAGATTATTAAAAATTGATACATTATTATTAGAAATTCTATCTAAAGTTGTAGATATTATTATATTAAATCTATCTGCTAATGGCTTATTTTTTAAGCTTAACCAAGTGTTTTTCCCCATAATTATAGCATTTTTTCCATTACCCTTTGTTAATTTGACAAATTTTTTCATATCTTCATTAATTTTCCATGGTAATTTATTTAATAAACCTATTCCTTTATTATTATCAAATGCTACAATACTTTTAATTATCATGTTATTTATATATGTTACTATATTTAAGTTAATTATTAGAAAATAATCTCGATTATTGTATATAGATGTCTGTATATAAGATATATCATAATAATAGTAATGAAATTATAGAAATAATTTGTTTTATTAAAGAAATAATAATTAATAGTAATAAAGATTTAAGTGAAATAGAAAATTTATATAAAACAAATTCTAATGATGATTTATTTTTAAATATATTTAGTAAATCAGAAAATAAATTAATATTAGATAAAAATCCAAAAATTATATTTGTTAATGAACAAATTAATTTTGATGACTCAATTGAAGTTATAAAAAAAAAAATTATTAAATATATAAAAAATGTTTCATTTAAAGAAATTTATTTATATAGTGAAACTCTTTCCCAAATAAATAATGTAGAAATATATCAAAATTTAACACAAAATGGTAAATTAGAATTATCAAAAGATAGACTAATTCAATTTTTAATAAATATTAATTATCCATTAGATAAATTACCAGTAAAAGATATATATAATTATGATGATATTATTGATTTAAATATTAATGAAAAAAAAATATTAGAAGATATAGTAATTGGGCAAAGATTTATAGCGTCAACAGATTATATATTTACAATTAATCCATATAAAGTAATTTTATATGATAAGTTTTTAGAAAACTATGCTGATGTAATAACTACTACTAGTAATAAAGGATTATTATTAGAAAATCCTATTTTAGAAAATAATATAATTTATATGTGTTTTGCAGAAGAAGTATTAGATTTTAATATTAAAAATTCTTTATCAGAAAGAAGTTGTATTAAAATTTATTATCCTTTTTTATTTCAAGATGATATTATTAGTTTAGATTTATTGGTTAAAAATAAACAAAATTTATTATTAGAAAGTGAAAAGTTAATAAGTAATGATTTTATAGAAGGTAGTGAAGTAACAGATTTATTTTATAATTTAATATCAGAACAAGGAATAAATTATTCGAATGTAGGAATTGAAATGTTAGATATTGTAATTCATCCAAAAGTTATTAATAATATTCCATTAGATATAATTTTTAAACTTATACATGCTACAAAACTATATCCAATGATTAAATATAATCCTTCTAAAAAACAAGAAAATATTTATAGATTTTATACAAAAAAGATAACTAGGGATGGAAGAAAAATTCCTAATTTACCAAAAGGAACAATTTTTAAAATGATAAAAATATTAGCAAAAACAAAAAAAGTAGGAGTATATATAGATTTTACTTATAATGAAGAAAATCTTCCTATAATCTGTGAATTTGATAGTATAGGTAATATATATGTTAAAATAGAATTTAAAAAAATATTTAATGTAGAAGAAATAAATAAAATTATTTTTGATTCTATTAATCCATTAATTAATATAGTTAAAGGATTTTTAGATCAAAGTGGATATAAAATAGAAAATTTTATAAATTTAGAAGAACCAAATATTGAAATAAATAATTTAACATATAATTCTGATATTGAATTAACAAATTTATTTAATTTATCAAATAATCAAGGTTGTATTAATGAAATTTTTAATATTATTGAATCTAATATTAATAAAGGAATAATCTTAAGATTTAAAAAAGTTAGTAATTATAGTGATTTTGATGCTTTAGAAACTTTTGTTATTGATCTTATAAATAAAGAAACTAGTGAAATAGATATAATTGAGAAAATTATAGAAAATTTTAAATTAACTCAAGAAGAGGCAAGATTAAAATTAGCAGAATTATTAAGTTCTTTACAAGTTATTCAAAATTTATATCAAAGCACTAAATATAAAATTAAGAATAATCCTGGATTTTTAACATTAATTAATAAGGATAAATATACTGGTTTTATAAATTTAAAAATGGAAGGAATTAATAATTTTAACTATTTAAGAACTATTCCATTTTATATAAACTCATTATTTATACTTGGGCAAAATTTAACTAATAACAATATACCAGATTCTATTATAACTCAATTGTGTAGTAAAATCTCAACTAAAAAATCTGATTATTTGATAGATGAAATTATAGCCAAACATGAAGAATCTTTACCAGAACATCAATCGTTAAAATTAGATGAAGATATGGAATTACAATTCAGTGATGATAATGAAGATGATAAAAAATTATTAAATATTTTATTTTTAGATTCAGATGAAGAAGACAGCAGTGATGAAGAATCAGAGGGAATTGAAGATGAAGAAGAAACAGAGTTAGGTAAAGAAAAAACAGAACAACAAAAAAGAGAAGAACAAGAGGAAGAGATAGAAAAACAAGCGGAAGAGAAAGAAGAACAAGAACAAGGAGAGGAAGAACAAGAGGAAGAACAAGAGGAAGAACAAGAGGAAGAGAGAGAAGAACAAGCGGAAGAGAAAGAAGAACAAGAACAAGGAGAGGAAGAACAAGAGGAAGAGAGAGAAGAAGCAGAAAGTGAAAAAGATTTAGGGGAAAGAGAAGGAGAGCTAGGAGAAAGAGAAATAGAAACAGAATTGCCCAGAAAAGAAGCAGAAAGTGAAAAAGAATTAGTGGAAAGAGAAGGAGAACTAGAAGAAAGAGAAGGAGAGATAGAAGAAAGAGAAGGAGAACTAGAAGAAAGAGAAGGAGAGCTAGAAGAAAGAGAAGGAGAGCTAGGAGAAGAAGAAAAAGAGCTAGGTGAAAGAGAAGAAGCTGAAAGTGAAAAAGAGTTAGTGGAAAGAGAATCTGAAATACCAGAGGAACTAAAATCATTAACTGATTCACCAAAAAGTTTAGAAAGTTTAGAAAGTTTAGAAAGTTTAGAAAGTTTAGAAAGTTTAAATTTAGATGATTTAATAAAAGAAAAATCGTCACCAAGTTTACCTTCTAGTTTAGAAAGTTTAAATTTAGAGGAGACAATGAAAGAAAAATCGCAAGAAAAATCGTCACCAAGTTTACCTTCTAGTTTAGAAAGTTTAAATTTAGAGGAGACAATGAAAGAAAAATCACAAGAAAAATCACAAGAAAAATCACAAGAAAAATCACCAGAAAAATCATCACCAAGTTTATCGTCTAGTTTAGAAAGTTTAAATTTAGAGGATATAAATGTTAATGATAGTCCTAAATTAGAAAGGCCTAAAAGTCAAGGTGGTACTGGTATATCAGAACGTCCTTCATCTATAGAATCATTAAAAATGTCGGAAAGTCCCAAAAAAAAAACAAGTATAAGTATAAAAAAACAAGGAACTATTAAAAAAACCTTAATTGATAAAAAAGATGAAGTTATAAAAGATTTAACAGGAATGTCTTTATCTAATCCAAATCCTTTTTATAAAAGGTTAGAAAGTAGAGATCCTAAGTTATTTCAAACAGAAATTGACAAGAAATTTAGTGCATATTCACGAATTTGTCCGTCAAATATAAGGAGACAGCCCGTTATTTTAACTGATAAAGAAAAAGAATTTATAGATAAAAATCATCCTGGTTCTTATAATCATGCAATTAAATATGGAACCAATAAAGATAAAGAATTTTGGTATATCTGTCCTAGATATTGGAGTTTTAAATATAATACAAGTTTAACTAAAGAAGAAGTGGATTCAGGAAAATATGGAAATGTAATACCATTTAATGCTAAAAAAATACCTGAAGGTGCAAATATTTATGAATTTACTGACCCCAAATATCACATAGGGTCAGATGGTAAATATATAAATTTAAGTCCTGGATTTGAAAAAGAAGATAAACATCCAGAAGGTTATTGTTTACCTTGTTGTTTTAAGACTTGGAATAGTAAAGAGCAAATAAGAAGAAGACAAGTTTGTAGTGAAGACATAGAAAAAGGAAATAAAAAAGAAAAAAAAGAAGAAAAAGAAGAAAAAGAAGAAAAAGAAGAAAAAGAAGAAAAAGAAGAAAAAGATGAAAGTATTGAAAAAAAAGCTAAATTAGATGAATATATAATGGGCCCAGATAAATTTCCAATACCATATAAGAGATGGGGATATCTTCCTTTATCAATTCAAAATTTTTTAGGAGTTGATAATAAAAAGTGTCAAATTAGTAAAACCAATACAGGATTAAAACTATTTACTCCTTGTTTAATGAGATATGGAGTTGAACAAAGTAAATTTCTTTCATTTATAGCATGTTTAGCAAATGTATATAGTGAATTTAATGGAGGAAAAGAAGTTAATATTAAGCAAATGATAGATATAATTATAGATTCAATTAATATAGATAATTTTATAAATTATAATAATGGAAATCTAATTCAACTATTTAATAATAATGATGAACCGGATATAGATAAATTTACAAATACTAAATTATACAAAAATTTAGATATTAAAAATAGTAACCATATTAATTTTTTTAAAAAAATTGTATCTGCATTTGAAAATTTTAAGAAATTTTTGCGAAGTGATAATATAGTTATTGATTATACATATTTATGGGATATTGTTTCTACTCCAAATCCTAAATTATTTCCCAACGGTTTAAATTTAGTTATTTTAGATATAGAAAATACAGATATAACTGATAATGTGAGTATTTTATGTCCTAGTATTAATTATTCAAATGAACCATTTTCTCTCAAAAAAGTTTCTTTATTTTTAATAAAACAAACTAATTATTATGAACCAATATATTTATTTGAAGATACAAAAAAACATGTCAAATTAATAAAATTATTATCGTCTTCAATTCTCTCAAACAATATTAAAAATATTATAGATATTTTACAAACTTTAATAAATAATAATTGTAAACCTTTACCTAGCTTACCTCAAATTTATACATTTGTTCGTAATTTAGATGCATATAGAATTTATAATATATTAACTAGTAAAAAATATGAAGTAGAAGAACAAATTATAAACTATAATGGAAAATGTATAGGTTTATTAGTTAATAAAGATGGAGAAAAGGGATATATACCTACATTTCCATCAAGTATATTAGAAGATATTAATTCAAAATTTATGGATGAATATATGTGGACGACTTATAATAATACATTAAATTTTTTAAATAAAGTTTATATTGAATCTAATGAGAGAATAAAGTGTAAACCAAAAATAAAAATTATAGAAGATAGATTAATTGTTGGTATTTTAACAATTGCCAATCAATTTATAGCAATTAATCCACCTATTGAAGATATATTTGGTGATGATCTAGAAAGTATTAATGATAATAATTATATAATAGCAGATATAAAAATTCAAACTAGTAATAAAAAAGATAATGATAGAGAGAAATTAGTTAAAAATATAAAATTAGAACATGACTTTTATAATATTTTTAGAAATCAAGTTAGAATTAATTTAGGTGAATTTAAAAATCAAAGTATTAGAAAAAATCTAGAAAAGATATTACATGCTCCTGATATGTTATATTTAAATAAATTAAATAACATAGCTAATCTCTTAAAAAAAGTAGTAAATAACATTATTTTTAGTGAATATAATGATAAAATATTAGAAAATATAGACGAAGTAACTAATTGTTTAGATAAATCATTATGTAATGATAAAAGTTTTTGTTTTTTAAGTGAAGATGATGAATGTAAATTAATAATTCCCAAAAATAATTTAATTACTAACTTAGATAATGAAAATAATTATTTTATAAGAGTTGCAGACGAATTAATTAGATATAAGCGTATTAGTTCTTTTATTTTAGAACCCATGGTTTATTTATCATTTGCAAAAATAAAATATAATTTAAATAGTGATGAAATAATAATGTTACAATCATTAATTACTCAACAATATTTTGAAAATTTAGATATTAAAGAAACTAGTGATTATATAAAAAATACGACTTTTGATACAGCTTATCCTAATAAGAGTAAATTTTATAGTGATGAAATATCAATAGATAAATTTATACAGGATTTTGAAACAAAACAATCTGAAAATAAGGTAGAAAAACAAAAATTAAAAATAAATCCAAAGTTATTGATAAAAGAAAAAATTGATGAACCTAAAATAGTAGAAGATAAAGGTGAAGCTAAAGATGAAGATGAAGAATTAGAAGAAAATGTTGCTTTACAAGAAAAAGAAGTAGAAATAGATAAAGATATTAGTTCAATAGAAAAAGATTTAATAGAAGAACAAGAAAAAGAACAAGAAGAAGAAGAACTAGAAAGTGAAAAAATAGAAGAAGAAATAAATTGTCCAATTAATAGAAAAAATTTAGTTGGTAAATGGAAATCATCATTTCCAGCAAATACAATAGAATTATATTTCACATGTGAAATAGCAATTTGTACATATAAATTAATTTTATATATAATAAAAGATTATATTCCTGACCTTAGAAATTTAACTCTAACAGATCTTAAAAATGAATTAGTAATAATTTATAAAAATTATATTAAATATTTACCTTTATTATTTAAGATTTTAGAATCACAAGGTAAAGGAGCTTTAATTAGAATGGTAAAAAATGGTGAAATTAATTTTGATGATTTATTATTGTCAGAGAATTATTATTTAACAAATTTAGATATAGCTTTAATAGCAATTTATTATAATATTCCATTAATTTTTTTATCATCAACTATTTTACAAGAAAATAAAAAAACATTTATGATTGTTAATTCAATCAATAATTTAGATTTCTACTTTATAAGAACACCTGGAATAAGAACAGAGGGATTTCCAGTACAAAGATTATTTGTATATGAAAAACCTTTAATAAGTATTAGAGATATTAAAGATAAATTTAAACAAGATATAGAAAAGGTTAAAGATTTTAATTTTTTAGAAGATTATGTTAAAATATTTGAAAAAAAGAAAAATTAAAAAATTAAGTGTATTTGAAAAATAAATATTTTTTATTTATTACTCTGGATTAATACAATAGAATTAATTTTCTCTATAATATCTCTCCATTCTTTACTTTTATGAAGCATAAATAAATTATCAATTCTATTTTTTACTTCTTCTTTACATTTATATTCTGTTGTTTCATAAAAGTTCATACTTGTTTGTATATGCTGATTACATCTAGCTGATTGGAATGATAAATTTTCTGGATTATTAGAACCTCCTTGATTTAATGAAATAAGATGTCCTATTTCCCATTTAATGTAATTTAATTTCCAACCTCCGTTCATTGGAGAGTTCCAAGCACGAGGTAAAGTATCTTGATATTCATAAATAGGTATATTTCCTTGATTTCTAAAAACTAAATTAGCTAATTTTTCAAGCAAATTTATTAACAATTTCTTATTTTTTCCGCAAGCTCCATAATGTCTATATGCAACTTCAGCAAATTGTCTAATTGCTCTTTCTTTATCTTGTATATATCTGTTTTGATTATTTAATAAATTATTTCGATGAACTAATAAAGTTATTTGTTGGTTAGATTCGTCCATTTATTTATTAAATAAAATATATTATCGTAATAAATAAAATCAATTTTATTATTAATAACTAAATATGAATTTAAAATATTAAAAAAAATAAAAATTTAATTTTTAAAAATTAAATATATTTCATTGTAAATATAAATTATAAATTTATAAGAAATATATAATCTAAATAAAAATAATTTTATAGAAAAGATATTTATAATGATAGGGTATTTATTTAAAATTGTATAATTAATTTTTTTTTTTAATTTATTAATTAATATATGTATATATCTATTATTTAATCTATTTCTTAATATATTATTTGTATTAATTTGAGTATTTATTTGAGTATTTATATTATTTATACTATCTAAGTTATCTACATTTTCTCCATTATTTTCGTTATTTTCGTTATTTGATAAAATAATATTATTCAAAGAAATATCATTATTAATTGGTGTTATTGTTTGTCTAATATAATTTTCTATAAATAGGGATAAATTATTTATATTAATATTAATATTTAATTGAGACAAAATATTTTTTGAAGAAATCAAAACAAATTTATTTTTTAAATTTTCTTTAGCTTCAAAAACTAATAATAAATTACTAGAATAATTTAAAAAAATATAATCCTTAATACAATCTTCAAAAGTATTAATTAATAAGTTATCATTATTGATTATTTCTTTATTATAAATTATATATATTCCATTTTTAAATTCATTAAGCATTTCTTTAATAATTAAAATTTTTTCAAACTTATTTAAATTTTTAACATACTTATTTAAAGTATAAGTTTTTATTAAACTTTCATTTATTTTATAAAAATTTTCTTTATTAAAGTCATCTAAAAAATATAAGTGAAAAAATTGAGGCATTAAAAAAGTAGAATTTTTAATGGTAAAATATATATTATACAAATTAGAAATAGAAAAAGGTAAATTTGTATATGGATTTTTTATATCAATTACAGAAAAATTAAAATTTTCCATATAACAGAGAGAATTATTTATAATATTTATTAAATCACTAATTCTAAATATATAATTTAAATTATTTTCTTTATCATAAATAGTAGTTAAAATTTTTTTATTTAAAGAAGTTAAGAGATTATAATTTATATCATAATTATTATTATAATAAAGAGCTTTTTTGCATCTATATTTAAAAACTAAATTATTTAAATTAAAATAAAATTTTTGACTTTTATAAAATAAATAAAATAATTGTTCTTTTAATGACTCTGATAATAATTTATTATTAATAATATATTTTTTTAAAAAATTATATTTATTTTTAACAGATAGATTTTTAATTAACTTAAGTGAAAAATAAAAATTAAAAATTAAAAAATTACTGTTATCTAATTTTGATATATCAATTAATTTAAAAAATATAATTTGAAATGTATTCATTTAATAATTAATTATAATATTTATTTAATTAATAATTAATTATAATATTTATTTAATTAATTATTTATTAATTTATTTAAAAATCCATTTCATAATCATTATTTCCTAAAAGATTTCCTGTTATATTATAAATATCACTAGTAATTGTTAAGTTTTGAATATTACAAGGATCATTTTGATCTAAAACTAAACTTTCTTCGATTATTTTATTTATATCAACATCTTGTGATTGGGTAACTTCAGGTAAATCTTGTAATTTATTAATATTTAATAATACTTTAAAGCTATTAGTTCCAAAATAACCTTCTTGACCACACATAACATTTGCAGAAATTCCTCTCATATTATCTAATTCAGCATGTCGAGCCGCTTTTAAAAACATTTCTGGTGTTTCTTCAAACGAAGCTTTAGCTAAAGGTCCAATATCATCATTATTAATTCCATGTCTAAATATAGATACAGGGTTATCATTAGCAGTCATTCTATCAGCTAATAAACTTAAATGATGATAATTAATATAAGTACTATCAAACTCAATTACTTCAGACAATTCATTAAATATAGCTTGTCGCATTGCTTCTATACCTAATACCCTATATATTTCTTGAATATCATTAGTGAATGTTCTTTTAGAATCAATTTGATCATTTGATAATAATTCTAATAAGTTAGTGCCTACAGTATCTAGTACCCAAATTTCTTTTTTAACATAAGAACCATCTACATTTTTAATATTATCAGTAATTTTTCTAGGAATAACTTTAGAAATATTTTTTACTCCACGTAATACTAAATTTTCTAATAATTGTTCTTGAAAATTTTTAAGTAAATATATTTCATCTGATTGGTCTAATGGATTTGCTAGATTTGTTTTTTTCTTACTTAAAATATTATTTAATCTTAATCTAAAAATTAATTTATCAGAATTGTAATCAGAATATATGCATGAAAGTTCATCTCGATAGGTATTTTCTATTGCAAAATTAATATCATCCATAGTAATATTTTTATCTAACATCTCTTCTTGATTTAAAACTATTCTAATTATCCATTTTGATTTTTCTTTGCCAGTTTCCAAAGTTTCTTCATTACATTCATCAATTAATTTTTCAAATTCTCTATATTGTTCTAATAATAATGTATCTTCTTCAATTAAAGTATTAAGATCATCAGGATCAAAACATATTTCTATAGATTCTACAATTTCAACAAATTTAGTATGTTCAATATAATACATGACTTGTCTAGCTCTTTCTTGATCTGACTCTTCATGTTGTTTTAAATAAATAGTACATGAAGGATTTTTTGGATTTTCAGATAAAGATAAAATTTCTTCAATTCTTGGAACACCTCTAGTAACATTCGATTTAGAAGCAACACCTGCATAATGAAAGGTATTTAAAGTCATTTGTGTAGTAGGTTCACCTATACTTTGTGCAGCTACAATCCCTACCATTTCTCCTGGTGCAACTAAAGCTTTTTTATATTGATTAGTAATATAAATACATAATAGTTCAAGAGCTTTTTTATTATATCTTTTATTCATTAATAGATCTTTTGGTGAAAGATAATAGAAGTATAATACTTTAAATAATTCATTAGGTTTACAATAATTTAATTTTTCAAGATTACTGTAAGTTTTTTCAATTAACTCAAATACCTCTAATGGTGTTATATCGACCATTGATTTATCATTAATATTTTGTTGTCCTTGAATATTATTAATAATATGATTAAATGCTACAGGTAAATTAATATTTTTAATATCTTTATTTTTAAAAATTTTTTCTATAATTTCATCTCTTTTATTAATCATCATTTCAATATAAGTTTTACATTTACTATTTACAGCAATAATTTGTGTTTTTAATCTTTTTAATGCAGTTTTTGTATATAATGTAGTATAAATAGCTTTTTGTGTAGCATCTTTTGGCATTTGAAAATGTGAATAAATTTCTTCTAAAGACATAGAAATAATTGGTAAATACTGGTTTTCTACAAAAACTGGATCAAAACCATCTTCTCCATATTTAAATTGTATAATTTTTTGTTTATTATTTCTTACTGTCATATCATAAGCTACTAATAAATCTTCAAGACCTTTCACTAATCTTCTTTGAATATATCCAGTTTGACTTGTTTTTACTGCTGTATCAATTAAACCAACACGACCACCCATTGCATGAAAGAATAATTCTTCTGGTTTTAATCCACCAATAAATGAATTTTCTACAAATCCTCTTGCACTTGGTGAATCATCATATTTAACAAAATGTGGCAAAGTTCTATTTTCAAAACCATATGGAATACGTTTTCCATCTACATTTTGTTGTCCTAAGCAAGAAATCATTTGTGAAATATTAAGGTCACTTCCTTTAGATCCTGAATTAACTAAGATAACAAATCGATTATCTGAACTTAAACTTTTTCTACCGATTTTACCTGCTTCCATAGATGCTTTATTTAATATATTATTAACTTGAGTTTCAAATGCTTCTTCATTACTTTTTCCTGTTTTATTCTCAAAAATTCCTAAATGAATTTCATCCAATAATGATTTAACTTCTGCTTTTTTTTGTGAAATACTTTGACCAATAAGATCTCTCGTCACTTTATTTGCTACTAAATCACTAATTCCTACACTAAATGCACTATGTTTCATATACTCAGTAATTATATTCTGTAAATTATCAATAAAATTTGCTCCTTTAATAAATCCAAAATCTTTTGTAATTCTATGAAGCAATCCTCTAGATCCGTCTCCTAATACACCTTTTTCAATTTGACCTCTAATATAATTTCCATTTTCAATTTGAACTACATTATTAGAGATAGCAAAATCCTCACTATCACCAAAATTTTTTGTTTTATATTTTAAAGAAATAGGTAACATAATTTGAGATAAAATATTAAAACTAGAAATTTTTTTTGTAAAATCTATTTTATTTAAGTCTATTTTATCAATATTCATTAATAAATTCATTGCCTCTCGAGCATCAAACAATATATCTTTTCTTGTAAATCTGTAACAACCTAATAAAGAATCTTGAAAAATACCAATAATAGTTTTGTTATTAGCTGGACTTATAATCTGATAAGGAACGGCCGCTAGATTTCTTAATTCAATTTCAGCCTCTTCATCTTGAGGCATATGTAAATTCATTTCATCACCATCAAAATCTGCATTATATGGCTTAGTATCAGCTACATTCATTCTAAAAGTGTCCCCTTGGTATAATACTTTAACTATATGACACATCATAGACATTCTGTGTAATGTAGGCTGTCTATTAAATAATATAGCATCACCATCTATCATATGTCGATGAACAATATCTCCTATTTCTAAACGTATTGACTTACGATCAATATATCTAAGAGAAATATTTTCTCCATTTCGTCTTTCAAGAATTTTAGCTCCAGGATAAATTTCTGGTCCATTTTGAACTAATTTTAAAAGACTAAGTTTATTTTTATTATTTACTATAACAGGTTTTGTTAAATTTTTTGCTATTTTTAAAGGAACTCCTAATTCTCTAATAGATAATTGTGGATCTGGTGTAATAACCGAACGAGCACTATAATCTACTCTTTTTCCCATTAGATTACCTCTTACTCTCCCTCCTTTACCATTTAGTCTTTCTTTTATTGATTTTAACGGTCTTCCAGATCTTTGAGCAACTGATGCTACTCCTGGTATTTTATTATCTACTAATGTTGCACAATAATATTGTAAAACTGTTGTCCAATCATCAATTACATTAGAATTTGCATTTTGACTAATTTTATCTTGTAATGTTTTATTTGATTTTATAATATTTACAATTATATGACTAATATCATCTTCACTTCTTTGCTGGGAATCATGTTTTACCGATGGTCTCACTGCAGGAGGTGGAACAGCTAAAACTTGACAAATCATCCACTCAGGTCTAGACCATATTGGACTAAATCCCATAAAACTTATATCTTCATCTGAAATACGTTTCATATTTTTTAAAACAATCTCAGGTAAAAGTTTTACTGATAATTTTTCACTTTCTTCATTGGATAAACCATCCACATTATCCCATTCCGCAATTAGAGTAGCTAATCCTTCTTTTTTAATTTTAGATGGTTGTTTACATCCACAACCATCATTAGTATCTTCTCCACATCTTTTAATTTTGCTTGCTAAAGAAAATACAAAATTCCAACGTTCTTCATCTTTCATTTCAAGAGCATATTTATATTTATTTTTATCTATTAACAATTTACCACATTTAATACATGTACATCTTATTATTTTTATTAATGTATTTAAATATTGTATATAATATACCGGTCGTGCTAAATTAATATGTCCAAAATATCCAGGCGTTTTCATATAGTCTAAACCATCAGTAGGACAAATTAAACCAGGATCTAATACTCCCATTCTTGGATCAAATAATCCACCTATTACAGGTTTATTATTTATATATGTATCACGATTAGTAATTTCAGCTACTGAACCATTTCTAATTTCTTCTGGTGATAAAATACTAAATTGAACTCCAATAATTTTAGAAGCATGATTTTTATTATTTTGAAAAGTAGCCATCTTTAATATATTACTATAATAATATTTAGATTCTTTTATGATTCAATTTTTTATATAATTATCTAGATTATTTATAATAATTTATAAAATTGATATATAAATAATTTCATTTGTTATATAAAGAAAAAATGATTAATGAATCTACTAAAGATACTCATAAGTATAATACTAGATCAAAAATTAATAATAATAAAAAATTATACAAAGAATCTTCAGATAATTCTTCATCTAGCAGTGAAGATGAAAGTGATGAAGATTTTACTCCAGGACAAGAAGTAAAAGACAATATATCAAAGGGTGATTATCATGAATTTTTATCTAACATATTTCCATCTAAATTTTCTAATAAAAAAGCTAGAATTTCTCGAAATTTTGAAAATAAATATGGTAAAATTTATTTAGACCAAGATAATGTAGATTCTAAATCAAAAAATTTAGATAATTTAATTTTATTTTCTATAAATCCCAAAAAAATTAATAAAAATTGTTTAGATGAAAGTGAAAGTGAAGGTGAAAGTGAAAGTGAAAGTGAAAGTGAAAGCGAAAGTGAATATGAAAGTGAAAATGAAAGTGAAAGTGAAAGTGAAAGCGAAAATAGGTATAAAAATAAAAATATTATATTAAAAGAAAGTAAAGAAGATATAGAAATATTAAAAAAATTTGAAGATTTAGCTAAAAAACTTCAAAAAAATAATAAAAGTAATAAATTACTAAAAACTATAATTAAAGAAAATAATATAAAAAAAAAAATTATAAATAAAAAATCATCAGAAAATGAACAAAATGAAAAAAAGAAAAATTATAAACAATTTGTAAAATTATTAAATAATAAAGAAAGTATTGCTGATGAAAAATTCTTTCTTAAAAGTTTAAATTGTGAAGAACAAAAAAATATATTAAATAGCTTAACTCTAATTAAAAGTGATTATACTTTTGAAAAACCATATTTATTATCTCTATTAGAAAAAAATATTCCTAATAAATTTAAAGGAATTGCTTTAGCAAAAATAAATACTATTAAACAAATGTCAATTGATAAAAGTTCTAGTGAATATAATAAATTAAAATATTGGGTTGATAGTTTTATGAAAATTCCATTTGAAAATTATAAAACTTTACCAATAAGTATTGAAGATGGAATAGAAAAAAGTAATGAATTTATTTTATCAGCAAAAAATCAATTAGATAATTGTGTATTTGGATTAGAAGATGCAAAATTACAAATTTTACAATTATTAGGACAATGGCTTGTTAATCCATCATCTATTGGAACAGCTATAGCTATTCATGGACCAATGGGAACTGGAAAAACTAGTTTAGTAAGAGATGGCATTTCTAAAATTTTAAATAGACCCTTTGCTTTTATTCCTTTGGGCGGAGCTACTGATGCAAGCACTTTAGAAGGACATGGTTATACATATGAAGGAAGTACTTATGGTAAAATAGTTGACATTTTAATTCAATCAAAAACAATGAATCCTATTATTATGTTTGATGAATTAGATAAGGTTAGTGATACCCCAAAAGGTGAAGAAATTATTGGTATATTAACACATCTTACAGATCCTGCACAAAATAGTGAATTTCACGATAAATATTTTTCAGAAATTGATTTTGATCTTAGCAAATGTTTATTTATATTTAGTTATAATGATGATAGTAAAATTAATCCAATATTAAAAGATAGATTATATAAAATACAAACTAAAGGATATGATAAAAAAGATAAAATAATTATAGCAAATAAATATTTATTACCTAAAATACAAGAAACTGTTAAATTAACAGGTGAACAAGTTATTATTTCTGATGATACTTTAGAATCTATAATTAATAAATATACTGCTGAAGAAAAAGGAGTTAGAAATCTAAAACGATGTTTAGAAATAATTTATACTAAAATTAATTTACTTAGATTAATTAAACCAGAAAGTGGATCTATTTCTTCACAATTGGATATAAAATTAGAATTTCCAATGAATATATCAGTAAAATTATTAGATAAATTTCTTACTAAATTAGAAGTTCCAAATCCTCCATTTGGTATGTATAATTAATTTAAACATTCTACACCTAATAAATCTAAAATTCTAAAATTTAAATCTTTTTTATCACCACACATTAATTTTATCCCTTCAATTAATTTATTATTAAATATAATATTATAAATAGAATATCCCAAAATGACTAATAGTAAAATTATAAATAAAAAATTTTTTTTTTTAATAATATTAGTACTCATGTATATATTATTAAAATAAATTAAAATTCTTTTGGAAAGGTTCGATTTCCTCCTCTAGAATTTATAAAATTCCAATGCTCAAGTCCTAAACAAGCACATCCTGTAGAACTAGAATAACTATACCCTATTTGATTATTACAACACTCAGGATTAAAATTTATATTATTAAAAAAATCATTTAAACTTAATTCTCTCTGACCAACTGATGATATTGGTGATGGATTTAAATTTGTAAATCCTTCTTTTTTATTACTAATATTACCAGTTTTAGTTGACACTACTGCTTTTATTTTAGAATTATCTATTGGAGGAATCTCAGGATTTTTATCAAAAGTATCTAGATCATTATTTGATGATTTAATCTCTCTACTTTGTATTTCTATATTTTTTTCATTTCTTTTATTATTTAATTTTTTAATATCTTTTTTTTCTTCTTTATTTAAATTATTAGATAAAGATTTTTTTTCACTTTCTTTATTATCAACTAATCTGGAACCTTCTTGTTTTTCATTATTTATTTCTCCAGTAAAATTAGTTTTTTCATTATTGACTAAATTTCTACTTATATCAATATTTCCACTTATATCTAAATTTTTTAATCCTTCTATATTTTGATTTTGATTTTGATTTTCACTTAAATAATAAATTAATGAACTTATTATAATAATAAATAAAAATACAACTAAAAAATGATGCCAAGTAATTTTTAATTTCATTATATAAATAATAATATATTAATATATTAAAATTTATAAATTAATATTCTGAAGGAAAAGTACGATTTCCTCCCCTAGAATTTAAATATTTCCATTTTTCTGGACAAATACAAGCACATCCTATAGAATTAGAATAAAATGAACCAGCTGGATTTCCACAACATTCAGGTTTAAATTTTACATCACCAAAAAAATTATTTAAATTTAAAGGTCCACAACTATATTGTTCATAAGGAGCTAAAACATCACTAAATTCATTAGAGCCAAGTGAAGAAACTGGTGCTCCACTTAAATTAGTAAATGCTTCTTTGCTCATGATTTCTTCATTACCACTAGTATCTGTAACTTTATTATTATTATCTTTTTGATCTAGACCTTCTATTAATTTATTTTTTTCTAAATAATTAATTAAACATGCCAATAAAAGAATAACTAACATTACAATAAAAAAATGATGCCAAGAAAGTTTTAATTTCATATATAATAAATAAATATTAAAAAAAAATTTTAATATATTAAAAAGATAATCCAGGTATACCTTGTCCAGGAATATTCATTTGACCTAAAACTACTTTATTAAATCCCCATAATAATATTATTAATAAAATAGATATAACCAACGCTGTAACTTGAGCCATCAATGTCATTAATGTATAAGCTCTATATATTGCTTGTGTTACATTAACTCCGCATTGTGCTAATCCAAAAGCATATAATACTGCACTACCAATTGACATAACTATTCCAGCTATAGCATCTACTACACTCATTAATCCTTCTGCCACAGATTCAATAAATGAAACTACTGCGGCAGCAAAAGTAGCTACAGACATAACTGGACCTACTATTGGAATAACTTCTTCAACAACACCAGCAGCATCTTCACCTACTCCTATGCCAGTAGCAGTTGCTGAAGCAGTTCCTGCTGCTACGGATGATATAGCCTCTTCATTAGCACTATCTGCTGTTAAACTTTGTAATTGCTCTTTTGCTACACAAAAAATATATTTCATCCACATTGCCATTGTAAGTGCCTGATTTTTTAAACACCATGTTAAAATTTTTACTAATAATCCAGTTACTACTGTAAATAGCATAAAAATTGGTGTTGTTATCATCCACATAATTGTCATGCGGAAAGATAACATTTTCACATAAAGTACAACAATTAACATTCCCACAGCTTTACTAAAGGAATCTCTAGTTTGATTTAATAAAGATTGAGTACTAGAAACATTTTGCAAAGCTAATCCCCATATATTTTCTAAAAATCCTAATATCCATTTAATTATAGATAAAAACCAAGCTATAATTCCTTGTAAAATAATAAATATATCTTCAAAAAGAGTCATAATTCCACTTAAAATAAATCTAAATGAATCAATTACGAATTGAAAACTAGATTGAATAATATTTCCTAAACAAAATTCAAAATTATCTATAGTATATTGAGAGTCTGATTTTTTATTTTTTTCAGTATTATTAATAAATCCAGCTAAAGGAATAACAAAAGGATTACACCTTTCTTTTCCCCAATTTTTTTTTACAGGTTCTAAATTATTTAATATTTGTAAATAAACAAATAAAACACTTACTACAAAAATTATAATAATACTTAAAAATAATTGTCCTCCATATTTTTCCATAAATCCATTTTTATTATATAATTTATCTATTTTTTGATTTATTTTAAAAGAATCCATATATTATATAAAAATATATATTTGTTTTTTTTAACTTTACACTATAACTTTAAATATAAAAAAAATTAATTATTTGGTAAGAAAGTAGCTTTTGCTGTCTTCCCCAAAGTATTAAGAATCCACAATATAGCTTCACCTGGAGGAGTTAATAACATACTTGGAATAACTACTTCTATACCTTTTAATATATAAAGAATTGTTATTAAAGTTCCTATAATTTTTGAAAAAGTATCTCTCATGCCTACTAAAATAAGTTGAAATGATACTAAAATATTAGTAGCTGTTCCCCATAAATTAGTAACTATACTTAAAACTCCTGAATTACTTGAACCAGCTAAATTACCTAATCCTCCCATAACACTACCTATATCTTGTCCAAAATTACTTAAATTACCAATTATATATCTAAATGGATCTAATAGATATTGAGAGAAATTCATATTATAATTTTGAGAACAATAAGTAAATGTTTTTTGTGGATCATGACCAAATATTCCGGCCATTGGTATAACTAAAGGATTACATCTATATAAAGACCAATTATCTTGAATATTTTTTATACCTATAGCCAATACATTAGATAATTGTAAAAGAGCAAATATTATTACAATTATAATACTTTGGATAATATAAGTTCCGTTCATATTAAAATATAATAATAATATATTTTAATAATTAATATTTATTTACTGATCTTCTGGTTTTCCTTCTTGGCAATGACCTGCATTTTCATTTTCTAATAAATAATTTGATAGTAAACCTTTAGTCTGATTTATAGCAATACCCTGAGTACCCATAGTTTGCAAATGATGATCTACAAAACTAGTAGGTTGTCCATTTGCTCCTGTTGGCTTATATCCCCAATCCGGTCCAGAACCATACGTTGATAAAGCATATCCTGTTGGAGGAATTTTAGCTCCTTTGTTTGCATCCTCAACAAAATGCTTACCTGTCACATTACATTTAGGAGCAGAGCTAGTAGTTCCTCCTTTTAAATTTATTTTTTTAAATTTTTTTATATATTTTTTTGTCTTTCTATTTTTTGTCTTTCTATTTTTTGTCTTTCTATTTTTTGTCTTTCTATTTTTTGTCTTTCTATTTTTTGTCTTTCTATTTTTTCTACCTCCACTAAAAGATTTTAATAATAATTGCTGAGCACATGCACTTCCCATTACATCTAAACTAACTCCTTTTGCTGGATTATTTAAATAAGGATTAGTAGTTATATAAGGTTTTGTAGGATTAGGTTGGAAAGAAGATTGATTACTCATTTATATATAATCTAGAAAAAATTAGTTAAGAAAATAATTATATTAACTTATATATTTAATATGAATAAATTTGATAAAATTAATTTAGAAAAAATGATAAAAACTAATAATGTAGAAGATTGTACGCAAGAAATAAGAGAAAAATCACATAGTGGATTGATAAAGAAAGATGTTCTAACTCTTATAGGTCTTAAAAAAAATTATTTCAGATTAGAAAAAAGTAATCCAAATGAATTTGATAAAATTTGTGTTAGTAGATGTCAATTTATATTTAATAATTATACTGATATTTATAATAAAGTTAAAAAAGATGAAATAGATTTAAATATTTTATTTAAATTTTTAGAAGTTTTAAAAGAAATAGAAGATGGAAAATTAGATCAACATGAAGGAGCTTTTAAAGTAGGAAATTTATTAAAAGAGATGTACATAGATAGTGCAATTAGAAAAGGAGATAAATTAGATAAAAATAAAAAAGATATAATTACAAAAAAACCAAAAAAAATATCATATAAAGAGTATAAAATATTACAAGATAAACAATAATATAAAAATTGAAATATTTTATTATAATTAAATTATAATAAATTATGACTTATTCTTTAGTAATTGTAGAATCTCCAGCAAAATGTAATAAAATAGAAAAATTTTTAGGACCAGGATATAAATGTTTAGCTAGTTTTGGGCATTTAACAAAACTTTCATCATTAAAAAATATTGATATTGATAATAATTTTTCATTAACATTTAATATAATACAAGAAAAAGCTAATAATATTCAAAAACTACAAAAAGCTATACATAATGCTAATGAGGTAATATTAGCTACTGATGATGATAGAGAAGGTGAAGCAATAGCTTGGCATATATGTAAATTATTTAAATTATCTATAGAAAATACTAAACGTATTCTTTTTAATGAAATTACTGAGAGTGCGATTAAAAAAAGTATTAATAATCCTTTAACATTAAATTTAAATATAATATATGCGCAACAAACTAGGCAAATTTTAGATTTATTATTAGGATATAGAATCTCTCCTCTTTTATGGAAAAATATTTCATCAAATATTAATAATTCTCTTAGTGCTGGACGTTGTCAAACACCTGCTTTACGACTAGTTTATGATAATTATTTAGAATTAAAAGATAATATTGGTAATAAAGTTTATAATACTATAGGATATTTTACTGATAAAATAATTCCATTTAATTTAGAACATAATTTTGATAGCAAACAAAAGGTTGAAGACTTTTTGGAAAAAAGTATAAAATTTGAACATATTTTAGTACAAGACTCTTCCAAAGAAGCTAAAAGAAATCCTCCTTATCCTTTTACAACAAGTTCTTTACAACAAACAGCAAGTAATATTTTAAATCTTTCACCTAAAAATACAATGCAAATTTGCCAAAAATTATATGAAGAAGGTTTAATTACATATATGAGAACAGATTCTAAAAATTATAGTAAAGAATTTTTAGATTTAGCTAAAAATTATATAGAAAAATTTTATGGAAATGATTTTATAAATGAAAAATTATATTCTTTAACAACAAAACTGAATTCTGAAAAAGATAAAAAAAACAATAAAAATGCTCAAGAGGCACATGAGGCTATTAGACCAACTAATATAAATATTACTGAATTAGATAATCTATATGAAAGTAAAGAAATAAAAATGTATGCATTAATTTGGAAGAATACTTTACAAAGCTGTATGGAGGCATGTATTTATAAGACTATTACATTTAAAATATCAGCACCTTTAGAACTTATTTATAAATTTATAGCAGAAGAAATTATATTTCTAGGATGGCAAGTATTAAATCAAAATCAAAAAGATACTCAAAAAGAAATTGCTTATAATTATTTACCTAAAATAAATAATAAAATAGTAAATTTTTCAAAAATATCATCAAAAGTTACAATTAAAGATTTAAAAACGCATTATACAGAAGCTAGATTAGTTCAACTACTTGAAGAAAAAGGAATAGGAAGACCATCAACATTTTCATCGTTAATAGATAAAATTCAAGAGAGAAATTATGTTAAAAAAGAAAACGTTGAAGGAAAAAAAATTATATGTGAAAATTTAGAATTAGAAAAAAAAGAAAATAAATTAAAAATAATAACAGAAGAAAAAATATTTGGAAGTGAAAAAAATAAGTTAATAATTCAACCTATTGGAATAACTGTTATTGAATTTTTATTAAAACATTGTGAAAATTTATTTAAATATCAGTATACAGAGGAGATGGAAAATAATTTAGATTTAATAGCTAAAGGAGAACTAGATTGGTTAAATATTTGCAAAAAATATAATAAAGAAATATTAGAATATAATAAATCAATTAGTAAAGAAGTAAAAAAAGAAGAATATAAATTAGATGAAAATCATTTTTATATTATAGGTAAATATGGACCAGTTATTAAATATGTTAATGGAGATAAAGTTCTTTTTAAAAATATAAAAGAAAATTTAGATCATGAAGCTATAAAACGAGGTGAATACAAATTAATAGATATTATAGAAAGTGAAAATAAATCAAATGGAAAATTTTTAGGAAAATATCAAAATAAAGACGTGTATTTAAAAAAAGGTAAATTTGGATTATATATAGAATTTGGTCATGAAAATAAATCCATTAAAAATTTAAAAAAAAAAGAAAATACTATTACTTTTGAAGATGTATTACCATTTTTAGAAAGTAAAATAATAAGAGAGATAAATGAATCATTAAGTATTAGAAAAGGTAATTATGGAGACTATATATATTATAAAACAAAAACTATGAAAAAACCACAATTTTATAAGTTGAATAATTTTGAAGATGATTATAAAAATTGTTCTGAAAAAATTATTAGAGAATGGATTAAAGAAAAATATAATATATAAATAATTATAATAATAATTATAGATCTATAATAAATAATTTTTTTAAAATTTAAATTTAAAAAATTGAACATTTTTTTTTACATAAAAATTTATGTAAAAAAAATAATAATATGGCAATTGTAAATAAAGTTGTTTGGGCATCACTTGATCCAGTTAGGAATAAGATTGATTTTTACCCAAAATCAATTGCTGAAAGAATAGAACATGCTTATAAAAATTATATAATGTCCTCAAGAAGATCAAATAATTTTTGTAAATTAGGAAGTGATTTCTTTAATGCAACAGTTTATTTTCCTAAGTCAAATAATTTTGAAAAATTTTATCAAACTACTCCAGGTATCATGTTTGGTAGAGTAGGATTTAAACAACCTGGTTATAGAAGTGTTATTAGATTAGATGTTTCTCAAGATAATAAATATTTAATTTACACAATGAAAATCGAGAATGAACCTAGAATTATATTAGATTCATCTATTAGTGAAAGAGATTATAGTGGAAATGTACCAAATGAAAATGTTATAAATATTGATTATTTAGCTGATATTACTGAAATAATATCTTATTGGCTTCCTAAGGATTTATTAGAAGAAAACTTAGAAAAAAATATTATTGTTTGGCAATGGTGTTTAGGAACAATAGAAAAACAAGGTAATTTATTAAAATTAAGTGAAGAATGGTGGACACCATATTTTCATGAACAGAATAAAGAGATTGAAGATGCATTTAAAAATGAGATGGTTAATAAAGTAAAAATTGATGTACAACATATGAATAATGAAAAAGAAATTATTTTTACTAATGATTCAGCTTTTGCCTATCAAATTGATATAAATACAGGTAAAATTCGTGAGGTTAAAAGAACAATTATGACAGTTAAAGATCTTAAAAATAAATTAGAAAATGTTAATAAAATTCCATTTGATATATCATCTCTAAATGAAATTCTTGACAATGAAATGATACCATTTGATTTTATTTGTAGTATTAGTCATAATATTATGATAGATCCAGTTAAAACTGATGATGGAATGATATATGATAGAGAATCAATTGAAAAATGGTTCGAATATAGACAAACTTCTCCTTTAACAGGATTAGAACTACCAACAAAAAAATTGGTATCTTGTAATGAATTAAAAAAAAATATTGAAAAATATTTAATTAATAAAGAAAAATCTAAAATTAAAAAGAAAATTTATATTTAATCTATATTAATAAATACTAAAAAGTTTTAATTTTATCAGGAATTATAATAGGATTATTTTTTTTTAAATTTTCTTTAGCCATATTTTTATAGTCAAAAATACAATTGTGCTTTTCAGGAATTTGATGATTTAAACAAAATTTTTTATTGCATTTACATGAAAAATTTAATAAATTAATTTTTTTATTACAAATTGCACACCTTTCTTTAGTATTTAAATTAAAAGAAGCATCCATTTTAATATTAAAATATATTATTTTAATTTTTAATATTTTTTAAAAATTTATATTTTTTTATCTGTCAAATTAAATATAATTTTTTTTTATATAATAAAATTTTTATAATTATTATTAAATAAAGACTTATTGATTTCAATATACTTTTGCTTTGTCAATAGTAGAGAATTATATAATATAATAAAAAAAGTTATTAAACCAAACCATAGCTATATACAAAATGTTAATTCAATAAATTTTTTATTGTAATTTCTAAACTAAATAATTATTTATAATAATCTATTAATTATTATAAAAATTTTATGTATTTAAAACTAAAAATTTTCTAATTTTACCCAAATATTATATTTTTTATTATCTGTTAGAAAACCTTTAATTTTTTTATTTATTTCAATAAACTTTATATTAATTTCATAAACTCCTCCTTCCTGAATAAATTTTTGTATAATTTTCATTAATTCTTTAACTGGATCAAATGCAGATGATAATTGTAATTCTGTTAATTTTTCTAAAATAGGTCTTATAACTTTTTTTCTTTCTGTTATATCTCTTAAATTTATTTCTTTATTTTCTTTATTTTTTTTATTTTTTTTTCCCATAATTTTAAATTATAATATTAATTATATAATTTAATTTTAACCAAATTGAACAAATTGTGGTGTTCTAATATTAAAATTTCTTTTAATTTCATTTCTTAATTGATTTATTTCTAATGTAAAATTAAATTCATTATTTTGAAAATCTACTAATTTTCCATCATGATACCTAAATTTAAATTTAAATTTACTTATTCTCTCTATAGGAGGATTATACTGAGATAGGTTATAAAGATAACCATTTGTTGAACTAAATATATTAGTTTTTGGAATAGCTATTATAGGTATTTTTGCAAATGAACTTTTAACACCTGAACCTCTTTCTGCTACATATTTAGTTATTGCAGGTCCAGCTACAGGTATTGTTGGATTATTATTTTTATAAATTTGACCTTTCATACCAGACCATTTTGGATTAGTATTCCTAGGACAATTAAGTACCTCATTTGCACTTTTAGCATTTTGTGGATAGCAATGAGTATTTCCAGAAGTATCTGGCCAAGGTATTAATTCATCATAAGAATTAAAATAATCTATTTCCATATAAATTACAAGATTTCCTAATATATCTATAACTAATGGTGGTTCTATAAAATATATAAAACTTAAAATAAATTTTAACCATATATATTCTGGGTTCGTATATTTTAAATATTCTAAAGTTAAATTATTTGATGATTTATTACTATAATAAACTTTTTTTTCATTATATCCAATGTAAGATAAAAGACTAAATTTACTATAACGATCAAAATAATCAATTGTAGGTTGTGTATAATATGGATTTCCTGATAAATCATAGCCACAAATTATATTATATGAAAAATCATAAGTATTATCTAAAGCAAATTCTATATCAGCATTGTTTCCTATTAAAATTTTTTGTTTAGTCTTATAATATACAGCTTTCCATTCTAATTTTGGAGCAGGAAGTATATTTATATTAATTTTTAAAATTTTATTTAATCTATTAGTTAAAGTATTTGCCAATTCAACATCAGTATAATAACCATTTGATATATCTATAGTATAATCACCTATAGATGGAGTAGTAAGCAATGAATTAATATTAAGAATTTTTAGTTTAAATTTAGTATTTTGTAAATTTTCACTAAAATTATAAAAATTACTTGGAAATGATATTTCAGTTAATCTCATTGATTGTATATTAGTATAAGATTGTGGACAATCAATTTCAAATTCATTAGAATATTTCCACTTAGAATAATTTCTATCTTCTGAATGAACAGTTAATAATTTTCTATCTAAAAAATAATCATCTTTATTTTCTATTATTGGATTATTATTTTGTAAATTTAAATTTGAGTTTGGTGGCGGATTAATATAACTCATATATGTTATAGATATATTTTTTATTATAAAAATATAACTATATTTATATATGTCTTTAAAACCAAGTGGAACAGCTGCTATGTTTAGTACAAATAGAAATTTAGAAATTACAAATTTATTTGCTTTAGTAGCAGGAGGTATTATTATAAAAATAATTTTTAATGCCCAAGGTCCAGCCAATGCTACAATTTGGGGTTACTCTTTATCTGCTATAGCAGTATTTTTACTATTAATTATATCAATAGCGTTTAGTAATAATAATTATCCAACACAAGAAAATATACTAAATATTTTTATAAAATTTGCATTACCTCCAGCTTTATTACTTATATTATTAATTTGGACAATAGGACAAACAATAAGTTTTTTTAAAAAAATTAATTCAGGAATTTTACCTGAGGAATTTAGTATTTATTCATTTATTTCATCTTTTTTGATTATTGTACAAGCTATTAACTTATATATGTTTTATAATGAAGAATTTGGCATTCAAATAGTAGGACAAAAAATAAAAAGTAAACAACAAATAGAATCATTAAATATACAAGATGAAATTGAAAATATTGATAATTCATCACTAATGTATATATTAACAATTATTAATTCAGTTATATTAGGTATGATGCAAATAGTTTTAACTTTTTTTACCACAGATGGATAAAATTATTTATCTATATCTAAAATTTTATATGTTAATCCATATTCAATATCTGATTCCCATATTCCAGATATTTTTAATATAAACTTATTAGTATATTTTGTATCAGAAAAAGAATTACTAATATTTTTTATACAACCGTTTGATAAAAGATCGGTTAATTTATTACATTGTATTTTATTATTAATAATTGAATTATCTAAAATATTTTTTTCTAAATTTTTAATAAAATCTATAATATGTTTATTAGAAATAGTATCAATATTATATTTAATTCTATTATTATTATTAATTATTGATAAATCTTTAAAATCAAGTAAAATATAAATTCCGTTTAAAGTTAATAAATCATTTGAATATAAAATTCTTATAAAATTACTATTATCTATTACAGTATTTTTTATAGGATCTAAATAAAATATATTATTTATATCAAATTTTTCTATAGTCTCATATATATTCATTATTTAAAAATATATAATAATTTTTAAGTAATATTAAGAGTTAGATAAAAATTTAATTAAAGTTTTTTGATAATACATATAATATTAATAACTCTTTATTAGTTAAGTCTTCTATATTTTCTAAATTATTTACTGAACTAATAAGATTATTTATATGATAAAAGTAATTTTTTTCATAATTTTCTATATATTTTTTAAAGATAATATATAAATTAGGATGGGTAGATTTATATTTTTCTAACTTATCTTTAATATTACAGAGAGAATTTTCCATAATAATTAATTTAAATTAATAAAATAAAGATTTCTAGCTAACTTAAATTAATGAAATTTTATGAAACCCATTTTGAAGAATATTTAAATAATGAAAGTATACATCCTAAATTACATAAATATTATCAATATTTTCCTAATAATATCAAAAATTTTAAAAATTTAATATTTTATGGTCCAAGTGGGGTAGGAAAATATACCCAAGTTTTAATGTCTATTAAAAAATATAGTCCATCTGAACTTAAATATGAAAAAAAAATTTCAGTAAATTTTAATAAAAATATATATTTTATAAAAATAAGTGATATTCATTATGAAGTAGATATGTCATTATTAGGATGTCAATCTAAACTATTATGGAATGAAATATTTTTACATATTATTGATATAATATATGTTTCAAAATTAAACAATACTGGAATAATTGTTTGTAAATATTTTGAAAAAATTAATACTGAATTATTAGAAATTTTCTACAGTTATATGCAAAATATGCAGTATGATAATATAAACATTAAATTTATCTTAATTACAGAAGATATAAGTTTTTTACCAGATAATATTATAAAATCATGTTGTATTATTCCTGTAGAAAGACCTAGTAAAACTATATATAATAATCATTTTAAATGTAAAAATTTAAAAGACATTAATTCTATTACTAATATAAAAAATCTTAAAAATAATATTGATACGATTAATTCTCATAAAGTGATATGTAATATAATTATAAAAAATATAATTAATTATAAAGATCTTAATTATAGTTATTTCAGAGAACTTTTATATGATATATTTATTTATAATATAAATATATTTGAAGCTATTTGGTATATATTATTTGAATTAGTTAAAATAAATAAAATTAATAAAAATAATATAGATAAAATTTTAAATAAAACATATAGGTTTTTTCAATATTTTAATAATAATTATAGACCAATTTATCACTTAGAAAGTTATTTACTATACTTAATATTAGTAACTAATGAATTATCAAATAGCTTGTAACATTTTAAATATAAAATTACCAATTTCAAAAGGATCTCTCAAAAAAGCCTATTTAATGGCTGCATTAGAGAATCACCCCGACAAAAATAATAGTCCTGATTCAACTAGTAAATTTCAAAATATAATAGAAGCATATAATTTTTTAAATAATATTATAGAAGACGAATATAATTTTAAAGAAGAAGAAGAAAATAATAGTGAATACAATCATTCTCAAAATAATTATAATGAATTAATAACTCAGTTTCTCTCAATAGGTCTTGATAAAATAAAAAATATAGATCCAGAACAATTACAACAATTAATAAAATGTTTTAAAAATAATTGTAAAAACTTTTCTGTAAATATAATTAAAGATTTTAAACCAGAAACTATATTAAAAATTTGGGAATACATTAACTATTTTAAACATATTTTAAATTTTAGCGAAGAAACTTTATTAACTATTGAAAATGTTATAAAAAAAAGATTAGAAAATAATAGTATAATTATTTTAAATCCAACCTTAAATAATATTCTACAAAATGATACATTTAAATTACAATTTGAAGATGAAATATTTTATGTACCTTTATGGAGAGATTTATCTATTTTTTATTTAAAAAATAAAGAAATTCTTTATGTTAAATGTATACCTGATTTACCTGACAATATATCAATTAATAAAGAAGGTAATATTTATAATATTAATATTAATATTAATACATCAATAAAAAGTATTTTAAATTCACCTATTAATTTCTATATTTTAAATAAAAATTTTATTATACCTACTGATGAATTAAAAATAAAAAATTATCAAAAATTTATTTTTAAAAAAAAAGGAATTAATAATTTAAATGATCAATTAGAAACTATATCAATTGGCTCTATAATAGTTCATATTTACATTAATTTTAAGGATTTTTCTTCTTAACTACACGTTTCGGTTTTGCTGTAGGTTTTTCAGGTTCAGGTTCAGGTTCTGGTTCAGGTTCAGGTTCTGGTTCTGGCTCTTGCTCTTGCTCTTGCTCTTGGTCTTCATCTAGTTCTTCTGAATCTTCTACTACTTTTGCTTCAACTTCTTCATCATCTTCCTCTTCACTATCAATTACTTGTACTGCACTTTCTTTACTAGCATTTTCGTTAGTTTCTACTACTTCACTATCAGCCATAAGCTTTGCTTTTTCCTCTGCTCCAAGAACAATATGACATTTTCCCTTTAGACTTTCTCTAGGTTTTACTACTGCCTGAAATAGTCGCCATGTAACCCCAAATTTACCATTTGATACCCAAATTCCGCCACATTGAATTACCGTAGCCATATTAATTCCTTTTGTAATTAGATCATTAAGACCCGGTCCATCTTCAGTTGGAAATAGAAGATTCTTATCAACATCATAAATTTCTACATTAAATACTCCATCCCAATATGGAACTTTAACTCTTAGCTGTGGAGGACGATTATAATCAAATTCTCCAGACTGTTGATCTTTTGGATACTTTACCATTGGACTCCAAAGAGCATCAACTACTTCTGGTGTTACTTTTGGTTTACCAAGCCAATCACGAGAATTTTCTATAGCCTGTGTCTTAATATATTCTTCAAGTGCTTTAAAATTAGTTAGAAATTTTTGTGTTGCTTCATTAGCATAATCACTATTAGGAAATTGAAGTGTAAAATCATATGTTTTAGGTCCACTCTTACCATCATAAGGATCATTTTCATTAAGACCCCATGTTAGCATTAGTGGTGAAGAAATATAAAGCCCCTTTTTAGTAGCTGCATTTAGAACTCCAATACTCTTTCCACCTTTATCATTAACTTTTGCTTTTGCAAAAGTTACGTCTTTAGTAGGATTAAAATCAATTCCAGATACAATGGCTGCATTCTGCTTAGAGGCTGTTGTCATGGTTGTTAATATTATATTGTATTATTTTTTTAAATCAATTTTTTAAATAATTAAAAATAAAATAAAAATAAAATTATACATTTAAAATGGTAACAAAATAAATATACAAAGTAAATTTTTATCAAAACATTAAAATATATTATGAATATATTATGAATATAATTAAAATTATAAATATAATATTTTTTATAATTAATATAAATGACTGATATGGATAAAATAATATTAGACTTACAAATTATAAAACAAATTAAAGAATATGATAAATTAGCTTTAATTAAAGATTTAGGTTCACAAACTTTATCAGTAGATAGTTATGGATATACATCTTTTATATCAAGATGGTATAATGGTTATAATAGAACAAATACAATTGAATATTTAGAAAATTTAACAATTAAAATAGAAAGTATATCAAAATTTTTAAATACAGGAAATCATATAGATGAAAATAAAATATTATCTAAAAATTTAGAAGATAGTAAAATAGGATTTGATAATTTAAAAAAAACTTATGAAAATGATTCTATAAATTTTGCAAAAATAAATATAATAATAGAAAAATTAGAAAATATTAAACAAAATTTAAAATTAAATTAATTTTTTTACCAACTTGTATCTCCTCCTACAACTACATTTCTTTCATTTATTAAATCCATTTGTAAATTTGGATTAATCGTATGTGGAACTATACAAGCTATTATTGGAAATTCAACAGGAGATGTATTAAGAATTCTAATAACATTTCCTGATCCAGGTGTTTCTAAAATAGCAAAGAATGGTCTATCACAACCATCTTCTGTAAATACTTCAATTACTTGTTTATTATTATTTGGTCCTTGTAAAAGTTCTATACGAGCATTAAGTGGACGACCATCTGTTCTTATAAATATTTGAATACTTTCAACTGAAGGTTCAAATGGATAGGTTCGTAACGCTCCACCTTGAATACTTTTACATAACTTTAAACAATTAGAATTAGTATAATCTAAATTATTTATAAATGTATTACATTTAATAGGAAATTCAATTTGACCAATATTCCTAATAGCTATAGTATTTGGTCCTCTAGGAGTTTCTAAAACAGATGTAAATGGTGTAAGTAATCCATTTTCTATATATACTCTCATTTTAATTGGAGTATTTTCTGGTCCATTCCATAATTCTATATCAGCATTCATGGGTCTTCCATCTGTACTTATTACTACTTGAACTTGTTCCACCAAAGGAGATTTATAAGACCAAGTTTTTAATGAACCTCCTTGAATTAAAATAGGACTATATTGAAAATTTTGTTCTTTATAATTCATAAATACATTATTATACTTAACAAAGTTTCTAGATTTAATAAAATATTTAATATTATTACCTGTTATAAATGTTGTAATAAGGCAATACATAAAATTCATTTTTTATAATTTATATATTTCTAAAAATAATTAAATCAATTTTAATTTAAAACTTTGAAAATTAAAAACCATACCTTTTTATATATTTCTAAAAATAATCTTTAATTAAATTTACTTTATCCTTACAAATTTGCAGAATTTATATCATATTCATTATAATAAAACGTTTTAATTAATAAATCTTTCCTAACTTTTTAATAACTAAAAAAAAAAGTAATATACTCTTTTGGCCTTGACTTATTTATTTTTTCTACTAATGTCATAACTATAATTATATATAAAATACAAGAATATTATTATTTTGTGTAAAATAATAATAAGATAAATAAAAGTATTTAAAAATGATTTTAAAAAAAAATTTACAAAATTAAAAAAATTTTTTAATATTATACTAATTTATTATATTTAATAATTTAATATATTAATATATTTTACTTAGTTTAAGCTGTTGTTGGAGTAACAACATTTGCTCCAGCTTTAGCAAAATGAGGACTCATATATCTTTGAAGATTGAAATATGTAAGTTCATCTCCACTTTTGATCTTAAGAAGACTGGCAAGTGCTTTGTCAGGATTAATTTTTCGACCATTTTCTTTATCTTGAAGAGAATGTTGTCGGATATATCCATTAATTTCACGAGTAACTTCTGTACGAGCCATTTCAGTACCAGAAGGTTTGCCTAAAAATTTAGCCAATTCACTGCTAATAAGTGTAGGCTTTACAAAACCACTGGGAGACCGATTTCCAGTTTTACGACGGCGTTTTGCCTTTTCTTTTTGGGCAGCTTTAATTTCTCGCACTGCTTTTTTTTCTAGAGTTTTGAAATCAACTTTAAGGGCCGCCATTGACTGAACTAGAGATTGAAATTTAGTCATAAATTCAGTAAATGAATCTGTAATTACAGATACATCACTAACAGAATTAACATTTTCTACAACCTGATTTTCAGCTAAATTCTGGTCAACTAATGTTTCAACAGGAGCAGATTCTCTACTTTTTTTATTAACTTTTTTAGCAACTTTTTTATTTGGATCTTCTACTGGAGTAGACATAAGCACAGGATCTTCTGTTTTCTTCGCTTTCGTTTTTGCAACCATTATAATTTACTATAATAGTTCTTTTTTAAGTGTTTTAATGTATAAAATATATTTTTGGAGTTAAAATATTTTTCTTCCGCATTATTCTACAGCTAAAACTGATTGATAAAGCCATGGCATAGCTTCTGCAGCTGAATTATTTACTAAAGTTAGTGCTGACAATACGTAATATGTACCTAAAATTTGAGAATCTCTATTTATTCCATTTTTTACTATAGGTTCTAAAATATTTAAAATTGTTTTAAATAAATTATTATAAGATAAATTAGTTAATTGATTTATATTTACATTTCTAAATGGATTGCCTAAAGGAGGACAAATTTCTCTTTTTACATTTTGTGTTAAATTAGCTCTATAATTCCATATATCAAAAAGTTCTCTTATAAATCTTAATAGTAAAGGTTTATCTAAATCTAATAACCAATTAATTTGAGTATAATTATCTAAAGAATCCATGATTTGAAATAATGAAAGAACTCTTAATTCTAATAAATGTTTACTAACTAAACATTCATCATTATTAATACTTAATTCAATCTTAATATTAAAAATTTTATTAATTTTAATTATTTGTTTTAAATCATTAAAAATGCTATTGGATAATGGTTTATTAGTATAAGGATTTACAGCTCTTGTATTTTTTTTTACAAATAAATTATATATAGATATTATATCAAATCCATAAATAAAATTATCTTCTTTAATACTAAAAAAATTTTCATAGGGTATATTTTTACATTCTTCTAATGTAAAAAAATCAGAATCATTTATACATAAATTACGTTTTATTACTGCTGGACCATGCAATTTATTAAAAATATATCTTATATGATTTCTCCAATTTTTTTGTATTTTACTAACTAAATTAGAATAATATCGATAATTATACACTCTAGTTAACAATTGATTTTTATTTCCTGATATTTTTAAATTATTAAATTTATTTAACTTTTTTAATTGAGGAATATTAAATTCGTATTCTAATAATTGTTCTGGATTCATAAAATTTTTCTCATCAAAATCATTATCTGATAATTTTGTTCTTTTTTTTAATCTCTTTGGTAATGTATTATTTAATAAATCTTCTGAAAAATTAAAATTACAAATACGTGGTACCATATATTATATATATATTTAAATCTTTTTAATGTTTTTATAAAATATTATATTTCTATAGCTGTCATTCTTAAATTTTTAATCAAAAATATATTAAAGTTTTTATTTAATAAATAATTAAAATCTATGTCAAATTCTATTCTTTCTTTTTTTAAAAATTTTTTTATTAAATTTAAAAATAAATTTAATATTTTATTATTTTTTTTAAAATTAAAATAATTTAAATTATATTTATAACACCATTCTAGAAATTCATCTATATTTTCTATTAATAAAGTTTTAACAATATAGTATGCAAATACATTTGAATTCTCTCTATAATTATTTTCTTTTTTAAATAAATCTCTATATGATAGATTATTATATGATAATATTTTTTGACATTGAAATTTAGAATATAATATTTCATATTTTAATAAATTATAAACATGTTGAATATATAAATTTTTATCGTTTTTACTATATAAATATGAAATTAAAGATATATTTATTATTTCTGCCCAAACTTCTGAATATGATTCAAATATATTAAAATTACTATTTATTGGTATAATTTTTTTTAAATTTTTATTAAAATCTTTTAAATCTAAATTTGAAAATTCTAAACCAAAACTATGAAAACATTCATGAATAACTACCTTTAACCATTCTTCCTTTCTATAAACAACAATTGATCCATTAACATTACAGAAATGAGTATATCCTCCATTTACATTATCAACTCCTATAATTAAATTAATATTATCCGATAAATTTCTTTTAAAAGGAGTTAAATAAATTTTAATATCAAGAGTTTTATTACATTCTTTATTTGAATGTATAGATAATAAATATATTATTATTGAAACATATTTTGTATATCTATCTAAATAATTTATATCTAATTTATTCATAAAATTAAAATAATTTATAGTAATCTCTCTATGATATATAAAAAAATTATAAGTAACACAGATTGATTTATTATTATTTATATAATTACAAATTTTATTTGATATGTATGGGGCTGAAGAAATTGTATTATATTCTTTTTTATGAATTGTTTTTTTCATTTCAATAAATTTATAGTTTTGAAATATATAAAATATATATAAAAAACAATCATTTATATATTTACTTTTTTTAATTGAAAATTTTTTTATTTTTGAAAAAAAATTTAATATATATTTTGAATCTTCAGTTAATTCCATAATATATATAAAGTTATATAATTTATATAGTATGAAACTTAATGAAATGTTTTTAAAACACTTTTAGGACGAAGTCTATTTCTCCATTTACGCTGAGCCAAAATATTTTTCTTATATGTTATTTTACTTTTTTCAAGTCTTTTTTTTTTAATCATAGCTTTTCGATCTTTTTCTAATATATATTGAAGTGCATTACAATTATAATAATTGTAATTCTCAATTATTTTTAATATATTTGATATATTTTCTATATCGTTTTTAAGATTTTCTACATAAAAATTTTGATTATTAAAATTTTGCTGAAATTCATTTTTACAATCTTCAAAAATCCAATAATCTCCTTCTTCATTATAAATAAGTTTAGCTTCTATATTTTCATTAAAAATATCTTCCTGAAAACTGTCAGATTCTGGTGTATTATACCAATTAAGATACACATAGGCAGCACAATATATATCCTTATCTACTTTATATTCACATTCTATTTGATCAGCTAGTTCAACATAAATTACCTTTCCTAATTTATTTTCTTTAAATTTTTGTTTAATTAATGGAATATCACTAGGTAAAACATAATCTGGTATATACAAAACCTTTTGATTAGACATATTTTTATAAATATATTTATAAAATTATTTTTATTTCAATTTTTAAAATAAAATAAAATTGAAATTAAAAAAAATTGAAAACTATAATCAATTGGATATAATAACAAAAATGAAAATAATATCTTGGAATGTCGCAGGTCTTCGCGCTAGAATTCAGAAAAATGATATAATACGTGGATTAATTGAAAATAATGGTGATCTTAATTACTTTGATATTGTTTGTTTGCAAGAAACTAAATGTACTGAAAATCAAGTTAAACTTCCTGATGAAATTATTTCTAGATATCCATATAGGTATTGGAACTCTACTGATGGTACTACACAACGTATAGGTTTTAGTGGTACTTCTATTTGGTGTAAAGACAAACCTCTTAATGTATTAAAAACACCCGATTTTGATCACGAAGGAAGAATTATTGCATTAGAATTTGATGAATTTATAATAATAAATGTATATGTTCCTAATTCACAACAGTTTGAAAATAATAGATACATATTTCGTCAAAACTGGGATAATGAATTTTCAAATTATTTAAATTCTATAGAAACAACATATAATAAAAAATTAATTATTTGTGGAGATTTTAATGTAGCATATCTTGATATAGATATTACTAATCCAACTTCAAAAAAAAATAAAGTACCAGGTTTCTTTGATATAGAAAGATATAATTTTAAAGAATTAATTATTAAAAATAATCTAATTGATGTTATTAGACAAAAAGATCCACATAATCGACTATCTACTTATTGGTCTAATTTTCAAAAATCTCCAAGAAAAATGGAAAATGGTTGGCGGTTAGACTATTTCTTAATATCCAAAAAATTATATGATAATATAATTATTAAAGATATTAAAATTTTAATAGACATAACAGGTTCTGATCACTGTCCAATTTATCTTGAAATATAATTAAAAAATTATATTATAATTTTAATAATTTTATTAAAATTATTTTATTTTATTAATTTTCATTTTATTAATTTTCTAATTTTCATTAATTCATAACAAACAATTGGTTCAGTTCCTTTTTTATAATTTAATAACTTAGCATTTCCTGTAGCTTTTAATAAATTTTTTAATTCTTTATTTTGAATAAATTTAACATATAATGCTTTATTAATTGCTTCTGGTAATTTATTTTTATAATTTACATCAATTAAAATATGCGTAGGTCTTATTTGTTGTCCTTTAAATTTACCATTTTTTGATCCTGCTGCTCTAGCCATTAAAGGATCCTTTGATAAATTAGTATTTGCATCTAATGAAAATTGATTATAAAACGATGGAAAACCATCTTTAAATTTTACAGCATTTAAATAATGTTCAATTGTTTTCCATTTTTTTCCATCTATAACTAATTCTTCTCCTTCATAAAAATTTGATAATTTTTTTCTCCAATCTTTTATATTTCCTAATTTATAAAAGTTATTAATTTCTTTATCTGATATTTTTTCACCACTTCCTTTACCTGGTAAGGAATCTAATGATTTAATATAAAATTGAAATTGAATATTATTATCGTATAATTTATTTGTTGGATCATTACCAAAACTTACACCACCGCCCTCTAATTCTTTAATATCGCTATCTATTTTATTTAATTTAAATTCATTAAAATCTGGTATCATTATAAAAGTTCCCATTTCTCCCTTCAAACAACTTTCAGAAACTAATTTTTTTACTGCAAAAGGTAATTGTTTAAAAGTAAATGCTCCTCTTTTTTTATATGTAATTAATTGATAATGAACTCCATCATAGTCAGTCATAATGTAATAAGAAGGTTCAAATAATCCTTTTTCTTCTAGAATTTTATCATTTAACTGACCACATAATACTATATTTAAATCATTAAATGTTGGAGATTTTTTTTTATTTATCAAAAGTTGAGAATTATACTGCTCAAATGAAAATATTATTAATTTAATATTTAAAATTCTCTCTAAAGTGGAAATTGCCCATGTATCTGCCCAAAATTCAGATGATTGAATTAATTCTTTAAATTGTGATAAATTTTTTAAATTTTTCATAAATTTCCACTCTTCTAATAAAGATTTTTGAAACTTTAATTGTTGTTTTAATTCTTCGAATTGCTCTTTAATATTAGTTGCTTCTTCAATAATTTTCTTATGTTCTGTTCTATCAGTAGTTGCTGTTAATTGTAATTTTAATTCTTTATTTCTTTTTATTAAAGATTGTAATTCACTATTACTTATTTCAACACCACTTTTAAACATATCATATTTTTCTTTATAATTTATAAAAATATCCTCTGTAGCTTCATTTGCTAATTTTAATCTTATTTCTTTTACAGATATATTTTTTCCTATTGTTTCTAATCCATCTCTAATTACTGCAAATAAACAATCTCCACCTCCTTCATTATTTACTCTATCAAAATTATTATTTTTAAAGTATTTTTCTATCCACTTTGTATCTTTAGTTGTGATAAATTCTTGTTGTTCTTTTTTAAATTCTTCTTTTCCTTCAATTGGTTTTGCTTCTTTTAATTTATCTTTTTCATATTCATCATCTTCTTCTTCTAATTGTTCTTCTCTACTTTCGTCTTCTACTTCACTTTCTACTTTTTCTTCTTCACTATCAGAAACTCTACTTTCACTTTCACTTTCACTTTCACTTTTTCTCTCTCCCTCATCTTCTTTCTCTTCTTCACTATCTTCTTCACTATCTTCTTCACTATCTTCTTCACTATCTTCTTCACTATCTTCACTCCCTTCTTTAGTATCTTCTCTCTTTTTTTTCTCTTCTCTACCTTTTTCTTCACTCTCTTTACTCTGTTTCTCTTCTCTACCTTCTTCTTGAAATATATCTCTTTCTATTTTTGATAATTTAGGATCAAACAAATCTTCATTATAATTAGTAAGTAAATTTAAATTACTTTTTATAAATTGATAAATCAATGGTGCTCCTACTAAATTTAAATCTAAATCACCATATTTATCTAAAAAATCAGGTAAATTATTATTTAATAATTCAAAAACACCTATTTGAATTAAAACTTTTCTGTTTCCTATTAAATATATAGGAAAATATACAATATTTGCTTTTTCCTGAAAATTTGTTTTTAATTGACCCAACGCTATAATTATAGATTTTTTATATAGAATCATACTATATAAAGGTGCCCTAAAATCAATATCTGCTTTATCTAAAAATCTAGTTTCTGGATAATTAATTGAAGGATCTAAACGTGATTGAACCATTATATAATCAAAATATATTATTTTTTATAAATTAATCTCATCTTTAATATCCATAAATTTAAATATAATTTTATTAGAAATACTAGGTCTACTTTTTGATTTCATATTAGCAATATAATTTATATTATTCTCTATATCTTCCCATTCATTATTATTTTTAATTAATTTATGTGAATTTTTTATTAAAATAAAAAGAATTTCTGAAATTTCATCTACTTGTATATTTTTTTCTGGCAAATCTGTTAATCTAAAAAATAAATTTATTAATTCAATTATAAAATTTATAATTATTTTACAATCAAGATATTCATTTATAAATAAATTTACAAATAAATTTGCAAATCCTTTATTTTTATCTATTTTTTTATTAATTTCTAAAATTTCACTAAACGATAAATTATTATTATATATTATTTCACTTTCTTTTTTGAAATTTAATATAAAATTATTAATAATTTCTTGTAATGAATCTACTATAAAATTATAGTCTTTTAGTTCTTTTAAAAGATTAGCATATAATCTAGAATAAACTAAATTATTTATTAATAAATTTATAAAATTATCACCAAAATATTTACATTCATTGTAATTATAATTTATACTTAAATTTTTTATATTATTTTTGATATTATTAGATATACTATTGTATTGATTTTCAGTTAATTTATTTAAAAGAGCTCTTATTAAATCAATTTCTTTTTGAATTCCTTCTTTTTTAATAATAATTGTTTTATTAAATGGGATAATTTCTGGAATATTCTCTATTTTTTTATTTTTTTTTTTATATTTATCAAGAAAGTCAGGTGTTTTATTATATTCTGGAGAACTTACTAATTCACTTAATTCATTTATTGTTTCTAAAACATTATTAGGTAAATTATTATTTGAAGATTTTTTTATTGATTTAAAAAATTCTATTGTATATACCTTCATTTATATTTTTTTAATAAAAAATATTTAAGTCTATATAAAAAATATAATTAAATGTTTTTTTTAATATAGACTTAAATGATAAAAAGTATTATATATTATGAATTCTGATGAATTTGTATTAAAAAATAATATAATAAATACTTGGGAGGATTTAGAAAATTGTCCTATTAATTTAATTCGAGGAATTTATTCATATGGTTTTGAAAAACCTAGTCCAATTCAACAACAAGCTATTAAACCATTATTAACAAAAAAAGATATAATTGCTCAAGCTCAATCAGGTACTGGTAAAACAGGATGTTTTACAATAGGTAGTCTTTCATTAATTAATTATGAAGAAGATACAACACAAATAATAATAATGGCCCCAACAAGAGAATTAGCTGAACAAATAAAAAAAGTAACAGATAGTTTAAGTCAATATTTAGATAATTTTTCAAGTGAACTTTTGATAGGTGGTATTTCAATAGAAGAAAATATTAAAAATTTAAAAAATAATCCAAAAATAATAATAGGATGTCCTGGAAGAATATTTGATATGATTCAAAGAAAATATTTAAAAACTGGAAATATTAAAACTATAGTTATAGATGAAGCTGATGAAATGTTATCATCTGGATTTAAAGAACAAATATATAATATTTTTCAAAAATTACCTACTAATGTGCAAGTAGCTTTATTTAGTGCAACACTTCCAGTAGAAATTTATAATTTAACTAATAAATTTATGAGAAAACCTATTGAAATTTTAGTAAAAACAGAACAACTTACTTTAGAAGGAATCCAACAATATTTTATTAATTTAAATGATGATAAAGATAAGTTTGATACATTAAAAGATTTATTTTCAAATATTTCTCTTTCTCAGTGTATAATCTATTGTAATAGTATTCAAAAAGTAGATGACTTATATAATTCAATGATTAATGATAGTTTTCCAGTTTGTAAAATACATAGTAATATGTCAAAAGATGAGAGACAAAAAAATTATAAAGATTTTTTAAATGGAACTTATAGAGTGTTAATTTCTTCAAATATAACTGCAAGAGGCATAGATATTCAACAGGTTAGTACTGTTATTAATTTTGATTTACCAAATTGTGTACATATTTATTTACATAGAATTGGAAGAAGTGGAAGATTTGGTAGAAAAGGATTAGGTATTAATTTTATAACTAAGAGAGATATAAAAAAATTAAAAGAAATAGAAGATTTTTATTCAACAAATATAATGGAGTTGCCAGAAAATTTTTAAACACGTTATATTTATCTTAAATAATTATACCTTAAATATAAAAATGAATTTAGAAGAGTTTAAATTACCAATATATTATCAAAAAAAATCTAATAAATTAAATAGTATTGTTATTAATGATCTAGAATTAATAAAATCGGAAAATAATAAAGGTATTTACGAACATATTTTTTCTCCAAAAACAATTTTTAGTGAAAATATAATGAAACATTGGGCAGATAGATATTCATTTAGCGAAAAATTTTTAAAAGATCAAAAATATTTAATTTTAAATATAAAAAATTATAGTATACCTTTAGATATTTGTTTTAATGAAATAAATTCTATTTATAATGAAATTAATGATAATAAAAATTTTAATAACCAATATTCTTTTATAAATATTGATTTTTTAAAACAAGTTAATCAAAATGAAACTATTTTACAAGCATCTAGCTTATATAATATCTGTTCTCCGGTTTTTTCACTTTTAACACCATTTATACTTTTATTAGTTCCTTTTTTTTTAATAAAAATTCAAAACTATCCTATAACTCTTGAAAATTACATAGAATTTTTAAAAAAATCATTTGGTAAACACCCACTTGGAGGTTTATTTTCAGACTTTAATAGTATAAAGGTAGAAAAAAAAATATATATTGGATGTACAATAATATTTTATATATATCAAATCTATCAAAATGTTATATCATGTATAAATTATTTTAAAAATTTAAATAAAATACATGATTATTTATTTAAAATTAAAAAATATTTAGAATTTACTACTCAAAAAATGGACGAATTTTATAAAATTTCAAAAGACCTTAAATGTTTTAAAAAATTTAATAATATTTTATTAGAACATACTGATTTTTTAAAAATATTTAAAAATAAATTACAAAATATTTCGCCCTATACTTTTTCTTTTAATAAAATTAAAGAATTAGGATATTTATTAAAAATTTTTTATAATTTAAAAAATGATCGACTCTATTTAAAATCCTTAAATTATAGTTTTAATTTTAATGGATATCTTGAGAATATTTCACAATTAAAAATTAATATTGATAATGATATTATGAATTTTGCATCATATAGTAATACTTGTGAATTTAAAGATGTGTATTATCCTCCTTTAAAAAATGAAAACCCTATTAAAAATTCTTTTAAATTAGATAAAAATATGATAATTACCGGTCCTAATGCTGCCGGTAAAACTACTATTCTTAAAACAGCAGCTATTAATATTATTTTAAATCAACAATTATCTTGTGGATGCTTTAAAGAAGCTAAACTAAAGTTATATGAATTTATTCATTCTTATATTAATATTCCAGATACTTCCGGGAGAGATAGTTTATTTCAGGCGGAAGCAAGAAGATGTAAAGAAATAATAGATGTAATTAATAAAAATTCTAAATCAAAATGTCATTTATGTATATTTGATGAGTTATATTCTGGTACTAATCCATATGAAGCTATTACTAGTGCAATAAGTCTTTTGGAATACTTAGATTCTTTTAAAAATATTAATTTTATATTAACAACTCATTATATAGATATTTGTGAAAAATTAGATAATAAATCTAATATTAAAAATTTTAAAATGAATGTTAAATTTAATGAAAATAATAATTTTAGTTATACCTATAAATTAGAAAAAGGAATATCATATATTAAAGGTGGAACCAAAGTATTAAAAGAATTAAATTATCCAAAAATTATTGTATCTTCAGTAAAAAATAAACTAGATAAAAAAATTAAAATATAAATATTTATTAAATGATAAAATTTACAAAAAAAAAACAAAAAATTAAAAGTAGAAATAAAAAAGTTAATAATTTAAAATCAAAAAGTAAAAAAATTAAGAATTTAGAATCAAAAAGTAAAAATTTTTATGCATCTGATAAATATATATATTATAATATTCACAAATCTACTCTTTTAAGTTTTTATCCAACAGAATCTTGTCAAGCAATTATTAACATTTTAGGTCCAGAAAATGTTTCAAAAATACAAGAACCTCCTGATAAATTTTTAGCAGCTAGAGGAATTAGATGGGTTAGATGTATAAAATTTGGAAAAGCAGAATTTCATTTTTGCCCTCCTTGGCACCTCAAAGGAGAAAAATATTTAAAAGATTTATCTATAAAACAACAATTTGAAAATCCTTATAAAACTCAATTTTTTGAAAGTCATGTAGGTATGTATGTCCCTGATTTAACTGAATGTGCTATTAGAGCTAAAAATTTTAATTATAATCATATGTTAGTACAAAGACAAGATGGTTTATTTCAATTATATGTACATTTACCTGGTTGTTTATCTTGGGTGGAATTAGATAGTATAACAGCAGATTTTAAAAAATTAAAAGATAATGGAATTAAAATTATAAATTTTAAACAAGCTAATGAACTAGGTTTAAAATTACAAAAAGATTTCTTTAAAAAATATGGACCTTATAATAATTATAATGGTAAAATATTTATTTAATTAAATAAAAATTTAATATCTATTTAATCATAAAACATTTATAAAAATTTATAAAATATCAATACGTTAAATATTTTACTTTTATATCTAATATAAAATTAAAATATGGATTTTCAAATTATTATTGTTTTAGGAATAATATTAATTGTTTGTGCTGGAATTTTTTATTATAGTTATTCAAGATTAAACGTTTTAGAAGAAAGTGTAATTAATCAAGGAAAAATACTTCAAACTTTTTTAATTAGTCAACAAAATATAGGAGGTTCAAATTTATCAGAAACCAATAATAAAGAGTTTAATAATGATAATAACAATCTTCAATATGAAAATTTAATTGATAACGATAAAATAGATATTTCTGAGGATGGAGAAAGTGAAGAAGAAAGTGATGAAGAAAGTAGTAATGATTCAATAGAAGAAAGTGATAACGAAAGTGTAGAAAATGAATCAGAAACAGAAAATGATAAAATAAAATTATCTACTGAAGACATTAAACCTACGGGAGATATAGTTAATTTAAATGAAGAAATTAGTGATACAAAATCTTTTGTATTTAGTCAAATTTTAGACGTTAAAAATGTTATTAATAATTTAAATTTTGAAAATATTCAAGAAGGCAGTAAAGATGTTGAAAATATAACCGAAATAGAAAATATAACCGAAATAGAAAATATTACAGAAGTTGAAAATTTAGAAGAAAAAGAAAAAACTTCAATTAAGGTGGTAGATATAGAAAATAAACAAGAAGATAATGATGATGAAGCTGATGATAATATAAAACCTAATAAATCTATTAATAAAATGAATAATCAAGAATTAAAAGACCTAATTCTTAAAAAGGGTTTAGCAAGTAATGATGATATATCCAAACTTAAAAAAAGTGAATTAATTGAATTGTTACAAAAATAATAAAATAAGTTATATATATATAATTATTATGAGCTGGGGAACCTGCTATCAAGGATCTAATAATATATATTTATCTGCACCTCCATTAATGAGTGATGGCAGAAATTTTGCTAATTGGCAACCTGGAACTGAAATTGATAATATCTTAAAAAAAAAAGCAAATATTACAAATAATTCTCAGTATAGACAGTATTTAATCAATAATGCTGATAAAATTGTTGAATTAAATCAATTAGAAGCGTGTAATAATTGTGGATGCTGTCCATATTATAATACTGACAAACAAATACCTAATTCTCCATATTTATATAATAATTGCCTTAAAGATAATAAACCTTTTGGATATGAAACTAGTGATCTTAAAAATTTATATCTATCAAGAGAGAAATTAGCTGCTATTAAAAGCATACCAATAACTTTTAAATTAAAATAATATAATTTATTTATTTAAATAAATATTAAATAAATTATGTATATATGAAGTTATTAAGTATTGATGTAGGTATCAAAAATTTAGGAATATGTATATTAGAAAATATAGATAATAAATATAATATTATCTATTGGGAAATAATTAACCTTTGTAATGAAAATAATTCCCAAACATGCAATTTATGTAAAAAAAATGCAAAATTCAGTAAAGATAATATTTTTTTATGTTCTAACCATGCTAAAAAAAATGAATATAAAATTCCTACATCAGATGATAATATTAATAAAATTAAAAAATTAAATATTAATGAACTTAAAGAAAAAGCTATAAGTTATGATATTTCTTTTAATAAACCCATTTTAAAAAATAGTCTTTGTGAATTAATAATTGAAAATTTAGATAAATATTACTTTAAACCTATTGAAGAAGAAAAAGCCGATGATTTTAATATAATTGAATTAGGTATTAATATAAAAAAAAATTTAGATAAAATATATGATAAATTTTTAAAATTAGATTATATAATTATAGAAAACCAAATTAGTCCCATTGCTAATAGAATGAAAACAATTCAAGGAATGTTAGCCCAATATTTTATAATGTATAATTTTAAAAATATAGAATTTATATCAGCTCAAAATAAATTAAAACTTTTTTCTGATTTAAAAAACACTTCTTATAATGAAAGAAAAAAAATGGCAATTGAATATTGTAAAAATTTATTAATCAAAAATAATAATTTAGAAATAGATTTTTTTTTAAAACATAAAAAAAAAGATGATTTAGCCGATTGTTTTTTACAAGGAATTTTTTATTTATCAAAAATGGAATTATTAAATATATAATTACGTATTACTTAAAATTAAAAGTTCTTATATAATCATAATGACAGAATTAATTCCAGAAGTTATCGAAATAAATAAAGTCAATTCAATGGATGTTGTAGATTTAAATAATGAAGATAATATTGGTAAACCTTCTATAAATTTTGGTGGCGGAATTGAATTATTAATGAATAGCAAAAGAAAAGATAACAAAACTCCTACATCTGACATTGATTTAGATGACATTTCTAAATTAGAAAGTGAGTTAAACGAACTCTCAACTAATCAAGATATTCAAATAGAACCAAAAGCTACTAATGAAGTTAAAAAATCAGATTTATTTAAACCAATTTCAACAGATATAAATACTACTTTAAATAAAGGAAATAAATTAAATGAAAATACTGAAGAAGATAAAGAAATTAAAAATTTACATGTAAATTTTGGAAATGTAGAAAAATTAAATAAAGAAAATAAAGATAAAACTTGGGATGGTTTTAGTAATTTTAATAATATACCAAATAATCCTGATTTACCTGCTACTCCAAAACTATCTAAAGAAGAGTTACTTAAAGAAAAATTTAAATATCTAAGAAAGTTTGAAGCTTTAGAAAAGAAAGGAGTTTCATTAACGAAAAAATATGATATGGAATCAAATTTAGATGAAATGATAGGAGAATATGAAATGATTATAGCTGAAAAAGAAAAAAGCAATAGTATTAAGTTCCAGGGAAGAATGTTAATGGCTTGTTTAACTGGAATTGAATTTTTAAATAATAAATTTGACCCATTTGATATTAAATTAGATGGATGGAGTGAACAAATTCATGAAAATATTGACGATTATGAAGAAATTTTTGCTGAATTACATGATAAATATAAATCTAAAGCTCAAATGGCTCCTGAAATTAAATTATTATTTCAACTTGGCGGTTCTGCATTAATGATTCATATGACTAACACTATGTTTAAATCTGCTATGCCAGGAATGGATGATATTATTAAACAAAATCCAGAACTAATGAAACAATTTACTCAAGCTGCTGCTAATACTATGAGTGATAATAATCCTGGTTTTGGAGGATTTATGAATAGTTTTATGGGAGGAAGAGATGATGAAAATACTCCAAATATAGGTCCACCTCCACCAGCAGTTGAAACTAAATCTTATAAAACTCAAAGACCTATGTATCCTAATAATCGACCTGATATTAAAAATAATAATGAAGAAGGTATTTCTTTGGAAAATATCTTCCAAGAAGTAGGTAAAGAAAAATCATCACAGCAATTAAGACCTGAAATGAAAGGTCCTAGTGATTTAGGATCTATTTTATCTGGACTTAAAACAAAACAAGTTAATATTCAAGACAAAGATGATAGTACAATTAGTATTAAAGATTTAAAAGAAATGAATCAAAATCAATCTTCTAGAGGAAAGAAAAAACAAAAAAGTGAAAAAAATACTATTAGTTTAGATATGTAACGATTTTTAAAAATCGTTTATATTTAAATGATTTTGATAATAAATTATATCATCAATAGTTAAATTTTTATCACCTTCTTTAATTGAATATTTATTATTATTATTTAATAAATATTTTTTACAAAAATCAACTGTTAAACTTTGTGTCATTAATATACTTTTTAATGAAACTTGGGAGTGATTTAACATAAATTCTAAATCACTTATATTATATTTTTTACCTTCAAACATCTTAAAGTTATCTTCATTCCAATTTTTTATTTCTTCAGCATTCCACATTTTCTTTTTATTATAATTAAAGTTTTTAAATTCAATTTTATATTAAAATATTATAAAGACAATGAATTGTAATTTATCTAATAAATTTATATTTTTTGGTTGTTGGAATGAATCTTATTGTAACCCTTATAATAAATTTCTCTCAGGATCTAGTCAAGTTATTAATAATTTGTTATCAGGTAATGAAACTCCTAAATTTTACATTGTAGCTGGTGATAATTATTATCCTAGAAAAAAAAAAGAAAAAAATATAAAAGAGTTTTCTAATGCTGATTTTACTTCAGGATTTAAATGTTTAGAATTATTAAAAAATAAATGTTCTCAAGAAACTCCTATTTATATGCTAATGGGAAATCATGATTTACAATACGAAAATGGTTTATTTGATAGTTATACTAAACAAAAATTAGATAAGTGTTATATTCTTGACCAAGAATTAAAATACAAAGATATATTTCATTTTAACAAACATCATATAGTTTTTAATAATAGTTTAATTATTTTTATTATTTCAACTCTATATACTAATGCTTTAGGAAAAGGAATAATAAGTGAAAATGAATGTGTTAATAAATTGAAACAAACATTTAGCGATAAACATTGGGACTCCAAAAGTTTAGAAAATATTATTAAAGATGAAGAAGATCATATAATTAAAATTATTAATAATTATATAAAAGAAGGAAAAAACTTTAAAAATATAATTGTATGTGGTCATGATCCTATTGTTTCTAGAAGAAATAAAAAAAAAGATGGTAATATAAAAAAAATTATAGAAACAATTAATGAAAATGGTTTAAAATTTTTAAATAATATTTATAATTACTTTGATAATAATATAAATAAATTTTATCTTTGTGCAGATGTCCACCAATACCAAAAATGTACAATTAAATTAGGAAATAATCTCATAAATCAATTTGTTGTAGGAACTGGGGGAACTACTTGTGATGAAGAATGTGTTCCTATTATGGATCCTATAGAAACTACTATATCTGAAGAAGAATGGAAAAAGGAAAAATTAAAAGGACCAGATACATTATTAAAATATTTTAAATTAGAAGAATGTGAAAGAGCACATGGATATTTAGTAGGAAAAGAAAATAGTGATGGTATTTTTGAACCTTATTTCCAAAAAACTGGAGAATGTATTGATAATTGGAAAATTGTTAAAAATCAAATTAAATTTGAAGATCAAATAATGAAATCATCAAAAGCTCGTAGTTCTATGTATTCAATGAGAGGAGGTAAAAAAAAATATATTAAAAAAAGTAAAAAAAAAACTATTAAAAAAAAAACTATTAAAAAAAATAAATAAAAAATTAAAAAATTTTATTATTTAATATTTTATTTAATATTCAGCAATTAATTGTGCTATACTTACTAATTGTTGTTCTAATTCTTTTCTTTTATACTCATCTTTTTCTTTCTCTATTTTATGAATTAATTTTTCTAATGTTAACATTAATTCTTTTTTACTTCTATTTTGTCTTTTAAATGTTCTTACACCAGGCTCTTCCCATGGCGGATTTGTCATTTTTTTTTCAACTCTTAATGATACCATATTGGAAGGCCTATTTAATACTCCTGCTATTCTAAAATATTTTTTTCTACTCTTTCCTCTTTTTTTTCTTGCAAATTTCCGTGTTTTCATATATATATAATTATATAAAAAATTTAAAATACTCACAAAATAATATTAATATAATACTTATTACTATCCAAAATATAAAAAAATAAAATCCACTAGTTATAGCACTCCAAAATGGTTTATTTCCTAATACTACTAATATAAATACCCATACTAAAGCCCAAAATATTCCCGCGCTTACATTAAAATTATTGTTTTTAAATAATAAATTTTTTTCATGTGAATTTAATTGATTTAATAAGTCATCCAAATTCATTATAATATAAACTTATATTATTTAATATTTAAATTAAATAATTTATCTAATGGTATAGGTTCATACCCATTAACTACTTGATATTTTTGAAAATTAATTACTCCTCGTTCTCTCAAAAAGTCTTCATCAATTAGTTGATTACCTGTAAATATTTTTGGATCTTCTTTAATTATTTCTTCTATAGCATCTGAGATAATATCAGGTTTTCTCCAATCTTTTTTATTTCCTAAATTATTTTTACGAACTGCATCTGTTTCAATCGCTGTTTTTGGCCAAATTGTATTTGCTGCTATATTAAATTCTTTATTTTCTGCTGCTATACCCATCGCAACCATTGTCATACTAAATTTACTCATCATATATGCAGTTTTATTACTATAAGTTTCTAATTTATTTAAATTTTTTAAAGGTGGAGAATGATTAATAATATGACCAAAGTTATTTTTCTTCATTAAAGGTAAACAATATTTTGACATATAAAATGAACCTTTTGCATTAATATCATTAATTAAATTATATCTTTTTTCTGGAGTTTTATCAATTTTTGTCCACCATAAAGCACTAGCATTATTAACTAATATATCTAATCTTCCAAATTTTTTATCTATTTCTTCTATACAATTTTTAATTGAATCTAAATTTCTTAAATCTAAAGGAACTGCTAATGAATCTACATTAAATTTTTTAATATTTTCTTGAACACTATAAATACTTCCTGAATTATTATTATTTTCAGTACTTTTGGCAGCAATTACTACATTATATCCTAATTTAGCAAATTTTGTAATTATATTTGCTCCAATTCCTCGGCTTGATCCTGTTACTAATGCTACTTTTTTCATTTTCTTTTTCTTATAATTAATTTTTTTTTATTTCATTTTTTAATTATAATATTATATTAATATAATTTATTATATTAATATGTTATTAATATTTTTAATATTAAATGTTGTTTTAGCAGTTTGTTTACTTTTTGTAGAAATAAATATTAATAAATTAAGATTGGAATATGCTTTTTTTAAAATGTTTGGATTTTTAATTATAAGTATTGTTTTATCTTTTTTAATTAACCATTTTATTAATCCTCATCAATCTTTCCAACCTCCAAAAAATACACTTGATAAAAAAAATGAATATAATGAAAATAAAATTGACGAACAAAATACAAATCCAGACTTGTTAAAAGCTCTAAAAAAAAGTATTATAGATAGCGGTTCTTCTTTAAATAATTCATTATTAAATGGAGAAAATTTTTTTACTGCTAATAAAAATATGTTTAATTTTTAAATTAAACAATAATAAATAATCAATAATCAATAATCAATAATTATTAAATTTTAATTATTAATCAGTTTATTTATTAAAGTTTAAACCTTTATTATTTTATAATGAAAACCTTTGTAATTAATTTAGATAAATGTATTAAAAATTTTGAATATCAAAAACCAATATTAGAAAATATAGGGTTAAATGTTGAAAGGTTTAAGGGAATAAATGCTATAGATGATGATTATTTAAATTATAAAAAATATATCAATAATTTAGCTTTAACTTTAACTCCTAAGAGTGTATTAGGCTGTGCGCTTTCTCATATTATACTTAGTGAAAAAATTAAAAACTTAAATTTAGATATATGTTTAGTAATGGAAGATGATGCTTTTCCATTATTTGAAAGAAAAGAATTTAATAAAATTCTTAAAAAAACTATAAATGAAATTTCAATTTTAGACAAAGATTGGGATATAATACAACTTCATAGCGATGCTCCTTTTCCAACTCCTAATACATATTTTACACATACATTAAGTGGAAGTACTGCCGCTTATTTATTAAGTAAAAAAGGAGCTATTAAAATGAGTGGTGAAAAAGTAGGATGGCATATAGATATACATACATCATGTAATAGTAAATTTAAAAAATATAGAAGTAAACATAATTTATTTTGGACTCAAGAAAATTTTAGCTTAAATAGAAATTTTTCTCAAAATTTTTTAATAAATATTAAAAGTCAATTATTATCTTTATTAATTCCATTAAGAGGAGAAAAAAGTTGGCAAGATTTTTTAAATTTCAAAATAGTTAATATTCCTTTCTATAAAGAATTATCTGCTGATGAAATTATAAATCTTTTATTAGGATATTTTTTATATAAATTTATTAGATTTCAAATAAATCGAAGAATTAATTATCAATTAACGTTCAAAATTGCTTAATTAAGTATAATAATTAATTATAATATGGATAACAAAGATTGCATCGACTCTCAAAATATTTTACAAATAATTGATTCAAAATTACAAACATTTAGGCGAAAAAGGCAACTATTACAAGAAAAAATATCAACACAAAAAGACGAAGTTGAACAAATAAAAAATAATATATCTGAATTACAATTAAAATTAAAAAGTACTTCTGAAAATATTGAAAAATCTACTTCTTTAATTTTAGAATATGAAAAAATTATAGATGAAATGGATTTAGGTTATAAAAATATAATTGATAGTGGCCAAACATTATTGTCTTTAGTTAAACTTCCTATCGAATAAATTTATATTTTATCTATAAATATTTATAAAGATGAATAATATTTTATCTTATAAATCTATTTTACTTTTACTTATTGTTTTAATTTTATTAATAATATTTTTTTTTACAATTAATTATTTTATTCCATATATTCAAAATAAAAATAATTTAATAAAAGTTAGAGATTTTACTAATAATAAAATAATAAACAAATCTGATTACATTTATAAATTTGATCCTTATAATAATGAATGGCTGAGAGATGATTGGGAGAATAGATATAAATTAAATTCTCCTCCATTAATTTATAACTATTCCTGGTTTAATCCATTATACTGGAATAGTCCAGTATGTAAAAGAGGTTGTATACAAACTGACATTGGACAATGGGGCTGTCAATATCCTGGATATTCATCTAATGATTGTTTTTTTGCATCTGATTGCAGAGGATGCTAATTTATTTATTTTTAACATTTAATTTTTTTCCGTTTATTATCAAAGTTTTGATAATTATTATGTTTATTATAAATATGTCTTTTAACTTGTGTTTCATTAATTGATAAATTATTAAATTGTTGACATATATTAGTTATGATATTAATATCTGAAAAAATATCTAGATTATAATAAATTCCATCAATTGAATATGGATGTTCTAAACAATTAATATCCTTGATAACCATTTATATATTATAAAATAATAAAAAAATTATACAACTTAATATTAAATAAATAATATAAATATTTATCTAGATATAATATTTATAATGCATATAGATTTAAATAATTTAGATAAAAAAAAAGTTATATATTTTTTAAATATTCATATATTTTCATTAATTGGTTTTTATAGATTAATAATACAATATAATAAAGTTAATATATTAACTAACTTATTAATTTGGCATCACTTAGGAGCTATAGGAATAACTGCAGGATGCCATAGATTATGGAGTCATAGATCTTATAAAGCAAAAATGCCATTACAATTTTTTCTAATGATTTTAACAAGTATAGCTAATCAAGGTACTATTATACACTGGGTTAGAGATCATAGATGTCATCATAAATTTTCTGATACTGAAAATGATCCACATAATAGTAATAAAGGATTTTTTTATTCACATATAGGATGGTTGTTAATTAAAAAATCAAAAAAAGTAATCGATGCAGGAAAAGATATAGATTTATCTGATATTATTAATAATCCTATTATTAAATTACAATATAATTTGCATCCTTATTGGAATATTGTTTGGTGTTTTATAATACCTTCTTTATATGGTAAAATTTTATTAAATAATTTTATAGATTCCTTTTTAATTTTTGGAATATTAAGATGGGTTTTTTTATTACATTCTACATGGTGTATTAATTCTATTGCACATTTTTTTGGCAATAGACCATATAAAAAAATTCCTCCTTCTCAATCTTTTATTTGTTCATTATTAACAAGTGGAGAAGGTTGGCATAATTTTCATCATGTTTATCCGTATGATTATAGTGCTTCTGAACATGGTTTTTTAATTGAATGGAATCCTACAAAATTATTTATAGATTTTTTTTACCAAATTGGTCAAGTTACTGATAGAAAAAAAATTAGTTTTGTTAAAAAATATATATAATTAATTTAAATATCTTGATAAAAATTAAATTAATTATAAGGATATAATTGATTTTTATATTTATTTTCTAAATTTTTATTTATATTTTTTTTTGTAATTTTTTGATCTTTCAACCAATCATTAATATCTATTGATTCAGGATAAATACATTTATTTATATTACAAAATTTAACACCTTCATTTTGTTTTATATTTAATTTGGTTATATAATGTTCTTTAAAAATTACTTTTTCAATTGATTTTTTTCCTAATTTATATAGTAAACCTTTTTCATCTAATAAAAATTCACCAATATATCTATGATTTTTAACTTCTTTCCAATTTAAGTTTATTAAATTAGAATGTATTTTTATAAAACACATTAATAATTAATACTATTTGATTATAATTATTATATCAATTTTTTTAAATATTTATAGGTAGATAGATATATTTTTAAAATTTTAAAAAAAAAATTTAATATTTAATATTTAAATAGTTAAATATTAAATATTAATAATATGTCTTGATTTACCACCTTTTTTTGAATTGTTTTCTTTATACCATTTAATAATATCTTCTGATCTTTTTAAATTTTTAGTTGTAATATAAAAATATTCACGTACTTTTGAACGTTGATGAACCTTTCGTTGCCTGGATGTAATGTCATATTTACCCAGCATTTTTATATATAAACTTATATTATATTTTTAGTTTCAATTTTTAAAAAAATTAAATTATTAAATAAAAAAAATAATTATAATATTATAAATTAAGAAAAGTATCTTCATTGACATATATATGATTACATACTTTTTTAATAATTTTATCTTCTTTAATTAAAGAATCATCTGTTGAAGTGTTAATTAATTTTAAATAATCACTCTGTTCTTCTGGATTATTCATCCAATTAGGGTGTTGAGTTACCCATTTATCCAAACTTTTTTGTTGTACTCTACCAATTTTTTTTAATGCTTCTTTAAATAAAGAATTATTTGTATCTTTTTCCCATTTATCATTTTTTATATATACAGTTTCTCTCTTTGGATCTGTACAATGCAATGGTCTCTCATATAAAGATAATTTATTTATATTTTCTATAAAGATATTAGATACTCCTTCATTTATACCTTTATTTTTTGTTAATAATAGATTATCTATATTTACTTTTATTTTATCTATAAATTCATCTATAGATATAGCATCTCTACATTGTTCATGTAAAAAAATATTTATATTGATCTTTTGTTTATTATTTACTATATTGTTGTTTCCAATTTTTGGAAGTAATTCACCTATATGTCCTATTAGTTTTGCATTTTCTTCAATTGCTTTTTCTAACATTCCTTTATAATCTATTTTATCTTTATCCAATCCATTAAAATTTTCTTTTTTATATTTACATTTTTTTTTATGTCTATAATATCCAGTATCATAAACATAAGATTTCCCACAATCACAAAACCATTTTTCATTTGGCATTTTTTGGCATTTTTTACTATCCAAAAAATGCCGATTATGTTTCAGTGTCAATAAATGTTTATTATAATTACTTTTTTTACTGCATTTAAAATTGCATAATTTACATTCAAAAAATTCGGCATTTTTTTTACTATCCATTTTACTATCCAAACTATCCATAAAATGATAGTAGAAAAATGCCTAAATTATTTTTATTAATTTTAAAAATTTTTTTACAATAACAAATATTTTTTCTTTAAAATAGAAATTAAACCATAATCGTCTAAAGTGGTTTTTTTAAAAATTTTTAAAAATTTTAAATTCCATTTTTAAAAATTGGACATACTTTTTTTGTCCATTTTTGAAAAATCAAATTGAGAATTTTTTCAGAATTTTTTATTTTTTTTTTTAATAAATATTTTTTTTAATAAATATTTTTTTTTTATAAAACATATTAATTTTTAATAAATATTTTTTTATTAAATTTAATAATAGTAGGCAGAGAGATTATAATAAATAATTATATATTAATATAATTTTTTAAATGATCCAATACTAAAATGATATATAATAAATAGAAATAATCCTAATAAAACATCTATTAATAATGGTATAAACGAATAATTATTTTTATTTATAGCTAAGTATCCAAATAATAGATATAATAATGCATGAAAAGGTCTTAAATAATGCCACCAAGCTTTTTGTCCAAAGGTGCTTCCTTTTTTTTTATTAAATAAAAAAGTTAATGTAAATCCTAATCCAATTAAAATACCTAAATAACCAAAATAAGGTAATAAATTTTTTGGAATAAAATATACAATTACTACAAAAATACTTCTTACTAAAATACAACCAAATATAAATAATAAAAATATTTTTTGAAATTTATTCATATATATTACCAAAGATATATATGGCTTAATATTTTAGGATTATAATAACCATTACTTTTTTTTTTTTCTTTTAAAATAGCTTCTCTCCGATTTTTAGTTCCAGAATGTCTTGAAAAATAATTTTCCATACGTTTTCTAGTTAAATGATTTAATTTACTATATAGTCTTAATGGTGTTCTATCTTTGTATTGTTGATATCTACTATCACCAAAATTTATTTTTCGAGTTTTATGTGTATTTTTGTTTCTTACAGTAGCAGTATATTTTTTTGGAAAATTACCTTTTTCAAATTTAATTATAGTCTCTTTCATAATATATAATTAATATATAAAATATAATTATATAATATATATTTTTTTTTATTTTAAATATTTTTTTTTTACTTTAATTTTTAATTTTAAATTATTAACATTACAACAATCACATTCATCCTTAAAGTCATCAATACAAATACATTGAAATTTAGATAAATCTTCATTTTGATCTATTTTACAATTTAATTCAGGATATTTTTCATATAATTTAAAAATAGCTTGTTCTTTCATTTTTGCTTCTATCATAATGTCAATATAAATGCCAAATTTTTTGGGTATATTTAATAGATATTCAGGAATAGCTTCTATAAAATCACTATGATGTCCACACCTTCCAGATCCTTGTTCACTAACATGAAATTTAGGTTTAATATCTCTTTTTTCAAATGTTTTTAAAATAAATGGAATATAATATTCAGGATCTTTAAATTCTTCATTTGGATGTAAAATTTTATAACATTCAAAATGATGAGTATCAAATACAATAGGTACATTTACTTTTTCTGAAATTTCTAGACAATCAACAATTGAAAAATTTTTTTCACAATTTTCTAATACTAATCTTTTTTTAATTTTTTCTGGTAATAAATTATATCTTTCGCACCAACGTTGTTTTGTTTTTTCTTTATCATTAAATACTCCACCTCCATGTATTACCATAACTGAATTTTTATCCATATCCATTAAATCTAATACACTTGCATGATAATCTAAATCTAATATAGTATTTGTAAATACCTCTTCACTAGGAGAAGCGATTACATTATATTGACCAGGATGAAATGTTAATCGTTGATTATATTTTTTAGCTTTAACTCCAATTTCTTTTAATAAATCTAATGCAAAATCAAATGTATATTTAATTGCTTTAGGATTAGATTTATGAGGAAATAATTCACTACTTAATCTAAAAACTTTTATTCCATTTTCTTCATTCCATTCTATTAATTTAATTGTATCTTTTAAATTTTCTATTATTTTTTCTTTAAGATAATCTACACCTTTTTCATTTAATGTTTTTAAAATTATTGACCTAGAAGAAAATATTGGTGGTTTCATAGATCTCAAATTTGTATTTAAACAACATAAACCTAATTGAACAGGTTTATTACTGCTCATTTTTTTTATAGGATTTTTATGATTAAAATAAAATTCAATTTTAAGAAAAAATTTTATTTACAAAATGTTATACTTAAAAAAAATACAGCTATAATACCTAATAATAAACCAAAATGGTAATTAAACTGCATAGTTTTGTAAATTTTTAGCCATGACTCTTTTTGTTCTTTACCCTCAATATGTAATATCATATAGTCAGGTTTAGGAGATAAAATATAATAATAATAAGATGTTATAAAAGATATACTTGCAATTAGACATCCAATACTAATATAATTTAATTTAATTTTGTTAAATATTTTCATAACAATTACAATTAAAGATAATATTAATCCTATACCATATCCTTGGAAATATAAATTTCTTCTATAATTTATAATATTTTGATAAATTAATAATTGATTATTAGATAGAGTTTTTTTAAAATCATTACTTATCTCTTGAGTATCTATAAAAAAAGCCATATAAATCATTCCAATTATAAATATTAATGAAATACTACATGATAATATACAAAATTTCATTATATATATATTATATTATTAATTTATATTAATTTATATTAATTAGATAATTGTTCTACTACAAAGTCTACACCTAAAATAATATTAAAACTAAATACTGAACCTATAATAACTAAAATTAATCCTATATAAAACAAATATCCATGAGTTAAAGATTTATTTTCTATTTTTTTTTTATCATCTAGTTGTACTAAATAAATTCCTAAAATTAATACTAATATACCAATTAGTAATTGTGGAATTGTTCCTATTAATATACCTGACGTCATAGCGGCAGATTCTTGAAATATAGTTTTTAATGTACCTACTTTTTTCATTATATAATATTGTTATATTTTATATGGAGCCCCAAGATAAATATTTATATAATGAAACCAAAAAAAACATTTTTAAAAAATATCCTAAACATAGTGCTTATAGAAGTGGAATCTTAGTTAAAACTTATAAAAAAAAATTTTTTAAAAAATATGGAAATAATAAATCATATATTGGAAAAAAAAATTTAGCTAAAGGATTATCAAGATGGTTTCGTGAAAAATGGAAAAATCAAAGAGGAAGTATTGGATATAAATATAAAAGTGATGTCTATAGACCAACAAAAATAATTAGTAAAAATACACCTAAAACTTTTAAACAATTAGGAAAAAAAGCTATAAATAGAGCTAGAACAGAAAAATATAGAACTGGCCATGTAAAAAGATTCTAGTATTATATTATATATGAATAAATGTTGTAATATTAAAAATTACAAGAGTAAAAAATGTATAAGAAAAGATGGTAAAGAATTTAATTTACCAAGAAAATTTTCAATTAAAACCTGTAAAAGAAAAAAAATTAAAGGTTTTACTATGATATCATCTTGTGCTCCATTTAAATTTTGCGGTAAAAATGGTGGATCAAAAAAAAAATTTATGTTTAATCCTAATGATTCAAAAAAATCATTTGATCTTTATATTGATAAGAATCCTAAAGATACTATTAAAATCAAGTATTCAACAGTCAATGATGTAAAAAATACCATTTATAATTTAGAAAAATTGTATAAATCCAACAAATATTCGCATAAAAGAATTTGGCAAGTAGGTATGATATTAAAGACAAGATTAAAAATCTTAAATAATTATAAATATACTAAATATAGAAAAGCTAAAAATATAACATCAAGATTTTTTATTGCTAATAAATATTTCAAATTTTTAGGAAAGAGATCAAAAATTAAAAATCAAAATACTAGGAAAAAATTAAAATTTAATTTATAAATTTCCATTTATATTGTTCTGCACAATTATCAATTATATTTAAATCTAATTCATATTCTTCTAACTGATTAATTCTTTGTATATTTAAATCAGATTGGGTTTCTTTTGATATAAATTTTTTTTTTATAGATTTATAATCATAATATTTTTTTGTTATTATTACTAAAAATAAAGTAATAGAGATAAAATATTTATTATTCATAATATTTATATCTATATATATATATATATATATATTTATAATGAGCAATAGAATTGTATCAATGAATAGTGTTATTAATAATACAAAAACTAACTTATTTAATACATATATTCCTGGTTCGGGAGTAGGAGCCAATAGTATATCTAATAGAAGAGCAAAAATTTTAAGAGCAACTTTAAATAAAGGTACTATGGAAAATCCAAAAACAGGTAAATGTAATGGTTTTTGTGTAAATGGATCATTACCACTACCATCCGGAGTTTTAACATACAAACTAATAAATAACTATGTAAATTTAACTAAATCCAATTTTAGTTATATAGTAACTACTAGGACTGAATTATTTTATTTAATTGATTTATATGCTCAACAAAATACTTATTACACAAAAAAATATGGGGATATTAATGATTGGGATGTAAGTTCAATTTCTGATTTTTCTAATTTATTTAATGAAAGGAAAGACGTTAATGATAATCCGGCCAATCGAGGTTTATCAGATTGGACTAAAGATCTAGATATTAGTAGTTGGAATACTAGTAATGTTACAAGTATGCAGGAGATGTTCCAGAATTGTAAAAATTTTAATGGAGATTTAAGTCTTTGGAATACTAGTAATGTTAAAATTATGCTAGGGATGTTTGGGTTTTGTCAAAAATTTAATGGAGACTTAAGTCTTTGGAATACTGGTAATGTTACAAATATGCAGGGAATGTTTTATGGTGATATAAGTTTTAATCAGGACTTAGGTAGTTGGAATACTGGTAATGTTATAATTATGAGCGGAATATTTTCGGGTTGTCAAAATTTTAATGGAGATATTAGTAATTGGAATACTAGTAAAGTTACAAATATGGAGTCGATATTTTATGATTGCAAAAGTTTTAATGGAGATATTAGTAATTGGAATACTAGTAAAGTTACAAATATGGCATACATGTTTTATATTTGCGAAAGTTTTAAACAAGACTTAAGTAATTGGAATGTTAAAAATGTTACTAATTTTTACTCTATGTTTTCTGGTTGTCAAAATTTTAATGGAGATATTAGTAGTTGGAAGACTGGAAAAGTTACAGATATGGGGTCGATGTTTCAACAATGTCAAAATTTTAATCAAGATATTAGTAATTGGAATACTGGTAATGTTATAGATATGAGCGGGATGTTTTGGGGTTGCGAAAATTTTAATCAGGACTTAAGTAAATGGAATGTTAAAAAAGTTATTAATTTTTCATCGATGTTTTCTGGTTGTAAAGATTTATTAAATACTTATAAAAATTTACCTGAAACACCAACTAATTCAGATCTGTGGAATGATTTATCCGGTGGATATTGGTATAAAGTATAAATAATTATATGCCATTATTTCTACAAGGTCCTTCCCCCATTTTCCATCCATATCCATGAGGGCATTTTTTTATTTTCCTTATCTTTCTAATGTTCTATTTTTTAAAAGAGGATAATTATTCAGATCATTAGTAATAGTTTTAATAGAACATTTATTAATTTTAGTCAAAGAATCAATACCAGAAAGACTAGTATTAGATATAACATCCAGGCACTATGGAAAATCCAAAAACAGGAAAATGTAATGGTTTTTGTGTAAATAGATCATTACCACTTCCATCAGGAGTTTTAATATATAAACTTATAAATAACTATATATAGAAATAATAATATTATTTCTATATATATATAATGAGCAATAGAATTGTATCAATGAATAGTGTTATTAATAATACAAAAACTAACTTATTTAATACATATATTCCTGGTTCGGGAGTAGGAGCCAATAGTATATCTAATAGAAGAGCAAAAATTTTAAGAGCAACTTTAAATAAAGGTACTATGGAAAATCCAAAAACTGGAAAATGTAATGGTTTTTGTGTAAATGGATCATTACCACTACCATCAGGAGTTTTAACATACAAACTAATAAATAACTATGTAAATTTAACTAAATCCAATTTTAGTTATATAGTAACTACTAGGACTGAATTATTTGAATTAATTGATTTATATGCTAAACAAAATACTTATTACACAAAAAAATATGGAGATATTAATGATTGGGATGTAAGTTTAATTTCTGATTTTTCTAATTTATTTAATGAAAATAGAGACGTTAATGGTAATCATGTCAATCGATATTTATCAGATTGGACTAAAGATCTAGATATTAGTAGTTGGAATACTAGTAATGTTACAAATATGCAGTTTATGTTTGCTAATTGTCATAGTTTTAATGGAAACTTAAGTAGTTGGAATACTGGTAATGTTACAAATATGAGCGGGATGTTTGTAACATGTGAAAAATTTAATGGAAATATTAGTAATTGGAATACTAGTAATGTTACAAAGATGGAGGCGATGTTTTTGGGTTGTCAAAAGTTTAATCAGGACTTAGGTAGTTGGAATACTGGTAATGTTACAAATATGCAGGGTATGTTTGCGGATGATATAAGTTTTAATGGAGATATTAGTAATTGGAATACTGGTAAGGTTACAAATATGGAGTTGATGTTTTATATTTGCGAAAGTTTTAAACAAGACTTAAGTAATTGGAATGTTAAAAATGTTATTTATTTTAACTCTATGTTTTTGGGCTGTACAGATTTATTAGATACTTATAAAAATTTACCTGAAACACCAACTAATTCAGATCTGTGGAATGATTTATCAGGTGGATATTGGTATACATAATTATATGCCATTATTTCTACAAGGTCCTTCTCCCATTTTCCATCCATATCCATGAGGGCATTTTTTAACATCTTCTACTTTAAGACAAGTAGCTATTGAATCTTGTTTGCCTAAATAACAAAAACCTTCTCCTTCATTTATTAAAGATGTTAAGGGATACTTAGATTTATCAAAATTGGAAGGTTCAGGAATATTTGTACTTATTGGAAATTTTGGAGATGTCATAGAATCATTGTTATTATAATTATAATTGTTATTATTAGGTATACCAGGTTGAGTAGAAATTTTATAGTCAGTTTTTTTTGTATTTTCTTTATTTTCTTTATTTTCCTTATCTTTCTTATCTTCCATATCTTGTTTATTATTAAGATCATTAGTAATAGTTTTACTAGGAGATTTATTAATTTTAGTCAAAGAATCAAGACCAGAAACACTAGTATTAGATACAACATCGATTAAACCTTTTGCACCTGTAGAACCAGTTTGAATAGTTTGTTTAGCAGTAGTAGCAAGAGTTATTCCAAAAACTTTAAATAAAGGTTCAAAAAAATTTTTAATATCATCAATTATTTTTCCAAAAAATTCACTAGTTTCACCCAAATAATTTAATATATTAAATCCTAAAAATGCAAATAAAACTAAAATTCCTATCCAAAAAAAGAAGATACTCCAAAAGTTATAATTTTTTTTTTCTTGTATTTCTGCTTCTAGTCCTTTTTTTTCTAATTCTAATTGTTCAGTACTTTGCCACATAACTTATATAATTATTATATATATTTAAATAATACTTTATTTATATATAATGAGATCTCAAAAAAAAAATTCTATATTAATTAAAAATATTACGCCAAAAAAATATAAATTTTTAAAAAATTTTTTAAAAGATAAAGATAATGATTCCTTAAATAATTTTGAAAATATAAATAAAACTCTTAAAAAATCATTTTCTCCAAAAATTAATAAATATTTAGTTTCTTTCAACAAAAAGAAAGCTTCTAAATTTTTAATTTGTAATAATAATCTTTTAAAGATAAATATTAGTAAAAAAAAAAAATCTAAATGTCTAAATTACAATAATGATAAAGTTAAAAAATTTTTACTAAAAAATCTAAAATCTAGTAAAAATATAAATTGTACTAAAATAATACCACCTAAACAATATTTAGCTAATTGTTGGTTTAATACATTTTTTGTTACATTTTTTATAAGTGATAAAGGAAGAAAGTTTTTTAAATATTTTAGACAATTAATGATTGAAGGAAAATTAATTAATGGAAAAAAATTATCAAGAAATTTAGCAAGAGCATTTTTTATGTTAAACATAGCAATTGAATCAGCAAGCAATAATTTACTAAATAATATTGCTTATAAATTTAATACTAATTTATTGATAGAAAAAATTTATAAAGCTATAAATAACAAAAATTATTTTAGTTCAAATATAAGAAGAGTTGGAGAAGCAGGAAATCCTTTAGATTATTATTTGTCTATATTTAATTATTTAAATGGTGGAGAGATATTTTGTATTCCAATAACAATTATTAATTCAGCGAATAATAAGAATATAGAAAATTATTTAATATCTCAAAAAATAAAAATTAAACCTGATATTATAATTTTAGAATTATATGATTATAATTCAGGTTTATCTGGAAAAATTATAGATAAACAAGAATATTTAAATATTTTTAATGTAAAATATTCTCTTGATTCAGCAATAGTTCGAGATATATCAGGAAATCACTTTTGTTCATTATTAACATGTAATAAAAAAGAATTTAGTTTTGATGGTGCAAGTTTTACTAGACTTAGCCCAATGAATTGGAAAAAATTAATAAATTCAAATAAAATTTGGCAATTCGAAGGTCACAATTTAAAATGGGATTTTACAAATTCGTATCAATTACTTTTTTATTATAGAGAATAAATTTCTAACTATTTTATTTCAAAATTAATTATATTATTCATAGTTTCTATTTTTGAAATTGTTTTATCTAAATTAGTTTCTTTAATATTATTAAATAAGTAATCTGTATCAGGAGATTGTTCATTTTTTTTTATATCTTTATATAAATTTCCTATTTTATTTACTAATTTTTCTATTAAAATTTTATTATTATTAATTTTAATTTCTAAATTTATAAATTCTGTAATTATAATAATAGCAAAATATAATATATTTTTTCTTTTTTTAATACAAGAAAATGTATATTTAATACAAAATAATTCCAATAAACTTTCTAATATTTTTTTTATAATTTTACTGGAATTTCTCTCTTGAGATTCTGTAAAAATTGCTTCCCAAATCATCCAAATATAATCTTTTTGATATTCAAAAGATACAGGAATATGAGTTCTAGTCTCACAATTGAGTGATATTTTATTACTTCGACAAATAGTTTCAAATTGAATAATCCATTCTAACCAATAGGAAGCAGTTATTGTATTATTTTTATTTAAATTAAAGGCAAATTCATTAAAAGGAATAAATAATTGTTTAGGATCTTCTGCTCTATAAAAATGATTAGCATAAGTAATATTATTAGCTTTTAATTTATCAGATAAAAATTTAATATCAAATTCATTTTGATCTATTTTTAAAAATTCAATACTATGTTTTTTTGTAGATAAACATAAAATACATATTATTTCAGCAAATAGTTTTCTAATTTTTGGATTATTCCTTAATTTTAACTCATTATCTATATATCCATTATTTAAAATTTCTTTAAAGTTATTGTATCTTAAAGCCAAATATATTGATAATTTAGGATTTCCAATATGAATATATTTACTAGTTACTAATAAAATAACTTCCCACAAATCAATAAAATGTCCACTACAAATTAATTCTATACTCCAATAACAAGAAGGTTCTATTTTATTATTTATAATATTTTTAATTAATTCTATTTTTACTTTACTTTTCTGAAATCCAGAAAATGATATATTTTTAAAATCAGTAAGATTTCTTATATCATTAATATCTAAATCATTCATTATAAATAATATATTTTTAATTAATAAAATAAAATAACTTTATTAATTATAAAGTATGGATAAAATAATAAAAAAAATTAATGATTTTAATATAATAGAAAAATTGTTATTTTTATTTTTTATATTATTAGTTATATCTTTAATTTACTCATATTTTCAAAAATCAAAAGAAAGTTTTGAAAATTTAGATAATAATTTTTTATTAAAAAAAGATGAAGAAATTTATGATGATTTTTACATAAATATATATGATGTATTATCCTATAATAAAATAATTAATAATTTTGAAATAGGAACTATAATTAATTCTACAAAACCAGATGAAAAAAGTATAATTTTAGATGTAGGATCTAAAAATGGATATCTTGTTAATATTTTTAAAGAAATAACAGATAAAGTAGTAGGAGTAGAATTATCAAAAAAAATGATAAATAAAGCAATTGAAAGATATCCCGATTTAAAAAATAATTTTATAAATGATAATATTCTAGATAATCAACTTTTTGAAAATAATAGTTTTACACATATTTTTTGTTTAAATTTAAATTTTTATAGTATCCAAAACAAAAAATTATTTTTAGAAAATTGTTATAATTGGCTTTTACCAGGAGGGTATTTAGTTATTCTTATGACTGATTCTTCTACATTAGATATTAAACAACATATAATAAATATAAGATTAAATTCTTTTCCTGAGTTTGTAGATCCTAATATTTTATTAACTGATAATGTAAAATTTAAAGATTTTGTATATATTCCTAAATATTATATGATATCAGAAAATAAAGGTATTTTTGAAGAAAAATTTAATTTTAATAATGGCAATGTAAGAAAACAAGAAACCTACTTTTATTATTTATCTATAAATGATATACTTAAAATAGCTAAATATTTGGGTTTTATTGTTCTTGCAAAATATTCATTAAAAGATTTAAAATATAATAATAATTATATTTATATACTTCAAAAACCAAGTTAATTATCTTACATATTTACTTGCTCTTGCAAAAGAATCAATAATAAATATAATAAATATTCCTAAAAATGTATATAAAATAACTTCTTCTATAACATTATTAGTTTTTTCATCTCTTTGTTCTTCTAATAAAGTAATTATATAGTTTAATTTATGTAATAATTCTTTATTGGAACTATTTTTATTAATTATAATGTCATTATAATTGACATCAGCATTTGCATAATAGGTTTCATTATAATCTTTCACTTTTTCATCTAAATTTATTTTTTCTTGTCTTGCTATATTGTTTGTATATTGATTAGGACGTACAACTTGTACAGGATCAAATTCAGGAAGAGGTTTAAAGTCACTCATAGTTGAACTGGCTTCTTCTTGTAAATTACTAGATATTTCATTAAATTTATCTTTTTTATGAATTTTTTCAAATAATTCAGACATATCAAAATTTACATTTCTTTTAGCAGTTTTATTATGAGTTTTATTTATTTTGGGAGGTTCTATGGGAGTAAATTCATTGTTTTTATTTGAATTTTTATCAAAATTAATTTCAGAATATTGTAATGACATATATAAAAATTTACAATATTATTATTTTATAATTATTATTTTAAATATTTCTAAAGATTATATAAAATGTTATCTTATATTCAAAATTATATAGATACTATAAGTAATGATAAAATATTAATAGGTGTATCAATTTTATTTTTAAACATAGCTTCAAAACATATTGATATTAAATTAACTAAAAATCAAGAAGCTCTTATAAAAAAAATAAGTAAAGAAGTTCTAGTTTTTTTTATGTTATTTATAGGTACCCGAGATATTTTAATATCTTTATTATTAACTATTATATACTGGATAATTGTTAGTTTATTACTAAATGAAGATAGTTCATTTTGTGTACTTCCTGACAACTTAAAAAATCTATATAAATTGATAGATATAAATAGTGATAATATTATATCACAAGAAGAATTAAATCATGCTATAGATATACTTGAAAAATCTAAAAAACAACAAAATTTAGAAAGCCAAAAAAATATTTAATAAAAATTTTAATATACTTAATATTTTAAAAATTTAATAATTATATTAATTTTTTTTTAAATAACTCCTATATATAATATATGAATCAAATAAATGAAATTACAATAACAGGTTTTTTTGATAATGATAATCATCAGTTAGTATTTTCTTCTCAATCAAATTTATTAATTGATATAGATGAATTTATAAATTATTTAGATAATTTATATTTATTATCATATCAAATAAATAAAACATTTTTAAGTAAAAAAAGTGCTTTAAGTGATATTGAAAAATTAATTAAAGATCTAAAATTAATTTATATTTGTAAAATTGTAAATAATGTACTTAATACTTTTATAGAAATTTATAAAAATACATTAAAAGAGGGAAATTTAAAAGAAATTGATAAACAAAGTATTTTATCACAAATTTGGCTTAAAATACAACCGGAATCAATAGATAGAATAAATAACTTATCAAAATGGGCTAATAATTTTACAAAATCAATACCTAATATTGATAGTATTGAAAAAAATGCTGATAAAAAAGATGATGATGAAGATATAGATATAGGTAAAGTTAATTCTGATTTGTTATTTGAAAAAATAGTAAAATATAAAGATATATTTGGTGAATGTTCTGATCAAAAAGAAAAAATACAAGATATTATAAAAAAAAATCCACAATATAATGATAGACTAGTTTCAAAAGTTTCAGGATCTTATATTTCATTTGAAGATTATAACTTATCATTTATTAATTTTAGAAGTGATCTTCTTTCAAAAGAATATAATTGGCCTCCTATTTTTAAAAAAGAATTTAAAATTTCAATGAAATCTCAAGATTCACCAGCTAGTTTATTTTTTCTTCCAAACAAAATAGAAATTACTGATACATCTTTAGATAATTTTATAAAAGATATAAACTTGATCTATAAACTTAATAAACAACTTATTTATGATGAAGAAAGAAAAAAATTAGAAATTTTAAAATTAAAATCAAAAGCTACTGATGAATATACTAAAGATGCTTTACTAGCTCCAGAAAAAGAAGCAATTCGTAAACAAGCTGAATATAAATATGATACTACAAAAATTTCTAAAGAAATTAATAAAATTTATGAAGATACACCAAGTTTAAGAAATTTAACAGATAATGAAATATTAATTATATTAGAAAATACAATAAATATATTTATTTATCCAGGTCAGCAATTAATCAAAATATTGAGAGATTATAGCAAAAATAAAAAAAGTAGTGAAAATATAAGTGAAACTCCTTCTAATGATTCTATAATTTTAATTAATAATGTTAAAGTTTTAATTAATGTTTTAAATAAGTTAAAATTAAAAAATATAGTTTGGGGAAATAGAGATGATAAAGAAACTTTTAAATTTGTTCCACCATATTTTTCATATAAAATTTTAAATGAAATTGATAATAAAAAATATATATTAGATGTAAATTTAAATTTAGAATATTCTATAATTAATACTTATCTTAAATTTAATATAGATTTTATTAGTAATGATCCATTAATTAAAAATATAAAAAATTATAATTTTAAAATAACAGATAGTATTCCTGATAGTAAAATAAGCGATGGAAATATTTATTTACCTCCATTAATTTATAGTAATACTAATATTGATCCAAAAGATATTAATTGTTGTTATGTCCTAGTTACAGAAGATGATATAATAAGTTTTAATAAAAAATATCCTACAATAAAAGATAAAGAAATTTTTACAAGCAAAGGAGCAATAGACAATTTAGTTAATCTAATAGCAAAAAAGAGAGAAGATAATAATTATAGATATAAAAATAAAGATGCATTTAAAAAAGATGTTGAATTAATTACACATATTTTTTTTGATCCTCATCCGTTAACTAATAAATATATTGGATTTATAAGCAAGCATTTTTCTAAAAATAATTTAATATATTATCAAGGAAAACCATATCATATTATTAATTTAAAATTTGATGAAAATGGAATACCTGGATTAGAAAAATTTGAATTAAAAGAAAAAAAAAAAGATGGAAAACTAGAAATTTCTAAAACTTATTCTATTAAGATTATATTAACTGTTGTAAATGGAGAAAAACCATTAACTCTTTCATCATCAATTGCAGCCTCATGCCCTGAAAAAGCTAATAATATAAATCAAAAATATAAAAACATAACTGATAATATAAGTGTATTAAAAAATTATGGAAAAACTACTAAACTAAAAAATAGATGGTACTTAAAAAACGGAATATTACAAAAAGATAATATTTCGGATATACAAAAAGCTGGAAAAAAAGCTAGAAAAAAAACAAAAAAAAATAAAAGAAATTATAAAAATAAAAAGAAATTAACAAATAAATTAAAAAAAATTAATAAAAAAACAAAAAAAAAACAAGAGAAAAAAAATATTAATTAAGAAAATAAATTCTTTAAAAGGTATACTTTAAAAATAAAAAGAAAATTATTAAGTTTGGAACATTTTATTTATAATGAAAATTAATCCCAAAATTTAGCTAAAGATTCCATTATTTTAATTTTATATTGTATCCAATATGTTCCTCCTGTATATTGTTCTAATTCTTCTTTATCCATTAATAAAAATTTTACTAGTTGTTCAGTCATTGGATTTTTATATACTATTACACCATCTTTATCATCTTTTTTAATTTCTTTACTATAAAAGAAAGGATGAGTTCTAAGACAAATGTTATAATCTATTCCACTAATTCTAGGAATATGATATTTATAGGAAATATCAAATATCATTTTTCCACCACTATTTTTTTCCTCAACTATAATTTTAAAATCACAATATATATGTTCTTGATTGTCAAATATATCATAAAATTTAAAATTTTTTTCAATAACATTACTCATAATTTATTTTTAATTATATTAAAAAATAAATTATATTTCAATTTTTTTTTTTATAATTTAAATTTATTAAATAATATATTTACTTAAAAAGTTATTTTGTAATTCCTCAGGTATTTCATTAAAATTTATTATTTTATTATTGAATTTAAATTTCTCTAGAGCATTTTCTTTATTTAATTGGTTTAAAAATAAATTTTTATTTTCATAAAAATGAATTGCTGTTTTTATACCACATTTTTTAAAAATTCCAGGTATATTATCACTTTTATCTCCTAATATTATTTTACAAAATAAATCACAATCTTTATTACCAGTTGAAATTTTACTTAATTGCAAATCTTTATATTTTAAATTATATATTTTTATATTTTCTTCAGCAATTTGTAAATAATCCATATCATTGGCTATTATAAAAATTTTTTTATCTTCATATTTACTTTTAATATTTTTAGCTAATAATGCTATACAATCATCAGCTTCTAATCCTTCATAGCTAATAATTGAACATAGATTTGGTATTAAATCTTCATAGGCTAATTTAAAGAAATACCCTCCCATAAAATCCTTATCATAAATTCTTTGTTCTTTATAATCATTAAATAAATTTTTTCTCCAAATTTCTTCTCTAGGGCAATCTTTTCCTCCTATTATCATAAAATTTTTCACTTTTAATTTTTTTGGAATTTCTAATATTTTTTCTCGAAATGTTTTTTTAAATTTTTCAATAAATTCTTTATTTTGTGAAGGATCGTTTAATAACTCATCTGGTTTTGCTAATTTCCACCATTGAACTAATGCAAAATATCTATAAAATATAAAATAACTTAAATCTATAAAAATTATATTTTCTTTTTCTGATATATTCATTTTATTATTATTCTTAAAAATATTATTTTTATTCAATTTTTTTTTAATATTTAATCTAATGTAAATTCAGTTTCCTTCAATAAATCTTCTATTATTGGTAAAATAAAATTATTATATTCTTTATTTGGATTATATGATGTAGCATTAATTAAAGATAAAGATAAATTAATTCCAGATGATATGCCAAATACTACTTGATTTAATGAAGTACCTAATCTTAAATCATATTTACTTAATAGTTTATTTGAATAATATACAAATTTTACAACATCTGGATCTTTACAATAGTATTGTTCGATAATTTTAGATTGACTTACTAATAAACTTTCTTTTTCACTATCTTTTAAATTATCAAATTTTTCATTAGAATTTGTTAATGTTTTAAGACAAGTAGCAGCCTTATATGTATTATTTTCTATAAATAAATATTTATAAAATTTATAAATTGCATCTTGTTCTAATTTTCCTATCTTATAACCAATACCAAAGTCTATTAATCCTATTTTATTTTCAGAAAACATAATATTTCCAATATGCAAATCGCTATGTCCTATTCCATAAAAAAAACTAGCAATAAAATTAATTTTTGCTAATATTTTAGCATAATTATATTTTTCTATATTTGTTATTTTATTTACATCAATTCCTTTTATAAAATTCATAACTAATACATTATTATATTTATTAGTAATATCGCTATATACATTAGGTATTTCTAAATAATCTACTTTATTTGAAAATTCTAACCAATAATTAATATTTTTTAATTCATTTTTAAAATCAATTTGATCCCATATTACTTTTGAATTATCTTTTATAAAATCTATTAAATTTAAATTTTTAACAAAAGGAATAAAGGATATAATTTGTCCTAATAAATATAAATCTTTTATAGCTGATTTAAGCTTTTTATCAATTCCTTGTTTCAACACTTTTATAACCACCTCATTTTTTTTATATTTTCCCTTATAAACTAATGCTATTATTCCTGCATTTATTGGTTCCCTAGAAAAAAATTCAACTCCTTCATTTTCTAAATTATTTAATATACTTTCATTTTTTTCAGTTATAGTATAAGGAACTTGATTTGTATATTTTTGTAAGTAATCTTTTTGAGTATTATTAAAAATTATACTATTAACACATATACCTTGAATTATTTTAATATAAGTTACATTAAATGATTCTATTTCATTGCAAATATCTTTTACTAATTTTAATGAATCTCTATAATATATATATTTAATACTGTGCTTTGTTAATAGATATAAAATAAAAAATAAATTTTTAAAATTTTCAAAATTTATATTCATTATATATTAGAATATATAATGCATTTTAAGTATTTTTAAATTTAAATTAATTTGTAAGATTTTTTTTTTAAAATTATAAAAATTTATAGAATATAAGATTAATTATTATTTTGTTCTATAAATTTTTTTAATCTAAAAAAAATCTTTTTCATCATTAAACCTAATATATTTTCCATATAAATTGGTAAATCTTCTTTTATATCTATACTAAACTTATAGTTCAATCTTAATTTTTTTTCAAAAGGAATAATAATGAGTTGAGCAAATTTACAAGTCATTCTTTCAGCTTTAAAATTATTCATAGTATTAATTATTAATTTGCTATCTTCACTATTAAATATTATTAAATCATCCAATTTTTGTCTTTGAGTTTTTAATATTAGGTATTTTTGAGGAATACCAGCGCTTTGTCCAAATCTTTTAAAAATAAATAATAATTCTATTTCATTAGAAGAATATTGTTTTAATATTTCTATTTTTTCTATCACATCCTCATTTAATTTTTGAATTAATTCATATATTTTAAAATCCATTAACTTTTCTAAATCAATGTTATTATTTTTGGTTTCAAAGTCTAACATATAAATATTTTCTTCTTTATTCAACTTTAAAATCATTTCTTCTTTATTACAAATTATTTTATAATTTTTATTCTCGAATTCTGTATTTATGTCCATTAATATAAAATTATTATTAATTTTATATCTATTTTATCAATATTTATTTATTTTTATATTTATTTATTTTTATATTTATTTATTTTTATATTTATTTATTTTTATCAACTTATATACCAATATCCATCGACTGCATTATTCCACTTAGTTTTGTCACTTGGTGTTTCAATTAAATTTGTGTAAGTATCTAATAAATCTTTACAACCAAAAAACATTGATGAAAAATAACCACTTTCAACATTATTAATATTCCAACTACTTAAGTCTTGATTAAAAATTTGACAACCATAGAACATCGATAACATATTTGTAACATTACCAGTTTTCCAACTACTTAAGTCTTGATTAAAACTTTGACAACCATAAAACATCTGTCCCATAGCTATAACATTACTAGTATTCCAATTACTTAAGTCTCCATTAAATATTTGACAATTATAAAACATCCCAAAAATATCTGTAACATTACCAATATTCCAATTACTTAAGTCTCCATTAAACTTTTTACAACCAGAAAACATATATTGCATATTTTTAACATTTGCAGTATTCCAACTTAAGTCTTGATTAAAAAATTCACATAAAGCAACCATTCCACCCATATTTGTAACATTACCAGTATTCCAATTACTAATATTTCCATTAAATAATTTACAATCCTGAAACATCGACTCCATATCTTTAACTTTACCAGTATTCCAACTTAAGTCTTTATTAAAATTTATACAACCAACAAACATATAAGACATATTTATAACATTACTAGTATTCCAACTTAAATCTCCATTAAATTTTTGGCAAGCAAAAAACATGTAATTCATATTTATAACATTACTAGTATTCCAACTACTAATATCTCCATTAAATAAATTACAATCTTGAAACATCGACCCCATATTTTTAACATTACTAGTATTCCAACTTAAGTCTCCATTAAATTTTTGACAACCCTGAAACATCGCCCCCATAGTTGTAACATTTATTGTATTCCAACTACTTAAGTCTTGATTAAAACTTTCGCAATTCTGGAACATCCACTCCATCTCTATAACATTACCAGTATTCCAACTACTAATATCTCCATTAAAACTTATATCACTCTGAAACATCCCCTGCATATTTATAACATTACTAGTATTCCAACTTAAGTCTCCATTAAATTTTTGACAACCCTGAAACATCGAGCTCATATTTATAACTTTACTAGTATTCCAACTTAAGTTTTGATTAAAATTTTCGCAACCCTGGAACATCCCGCTCATATTTATAACATTACCTGTATTCCAACTTAAGTCTCGATTAAAATTTTCGCAACCCTGAAACATCCCGCTCATATTTATAACATTACCAGTACTCCAATTTAAGTTTTGATTAAAATTTTCGCAACCCTGAAACATCCCGCTCATATTTATAACATTACCTGTATTCCAACTTAAGTCTTGATTAAAATTTTTGCAACCCTGAAACATCCCGCTCATATCTATAACATTCCCAGTATTCCAACTTAAGTCCTGATTAAAATTTTGACAACCCTGAAACATCGACTGCATATTAGTAACATTTCCAGTATTCCAACTACTAATATCACCATTAAAACTTATATCACCATAAAACATAAAGCTCATATTTGTAACATTACTAGTATTCCAACTACTTATATCTAGTTCTTTAGTCCAATCTGACAAACCTAGACGGCTCGCTGGGTTATCACTACAATCTCTATTTTCATTAAATAAATTAGAAAAATCATTAATTAAACTTACATCCCAATCATTAATATCCCCATATTTTTTTGTAGAGTAAGTATTTTGATTAACATATAAATCAATTAAATTAAATAATTCACACCTTAAAGTTACTATATAAATAAATTTTTCTTTACTTCTATTGAAGGGACAAACTAATTTTTTAGAATTATTTGATTCATAAATAATAAAATTTAAATTATTAGGATTACTATAACCTCTTGTATTTTGAGTAGCAAATGTATAATGTTTTGTTAATGAATTTTTAAATCCTTTAGCATAATAATTATATATATATTTTTTTGTTGTTAAACCAGATACATTTTGTATACTATTTGTTTTTTTATTTTGTAAAATTAATTTTTTATTATTAATTTTAGAATTATTTAAAAGTTTAATACAATCAATATTATTAGAATTACAATTACATATTCCAGGATTTCTAGTCCATAATCTATTTTGCTGGGCATAACTTATATTAGTTTGAGGATTAGTTAACCAAATATTTCTATTTTGACCTGGTAATAAACATAAAGATGAATCTACATTAGACATTTAATATATTATTATATAATTTATTAAAAAGATTATAGCGAATAAACAGGGTCCATTTCATCATAAAACCACCTATTTGCTAAATAATAAGGTTTAGATGCTCCTAAATCTTGACCATCAGATTGTAAATTAGGTCCATTAGAAACTATCATATCTATTTCAGCAGTTCCAATAGCATAATTAAAGTATCTTAACTGTGAAATAAATCCACCAAATCCTCCATTAAAAGCAACATTAGTATCACCATAATTTTGACGAGCTAGTCCTGATAATTTATGTCTTCTTACAAGTCTTCCATTAATATAAACATCAATTATATTATTATTTGAACATCTGATAATAACTGATACCCATTTATTAATTGGAATTTCAGGGATTTCTATATCATCAAAAATAGAAGGTACTAAAGCTTGTGGTGTTACTTGTTGTTGAAGTGAATCTTCATTTAAATAAGGAAATTCGTTTTGACAAGCTTTTAATGTAGCTATTTTTTCACCTGGTGTTAAATCAGGATTTTGTTCATTAGATTGGATAGCTTGTAAACAAGCATTATTGGTTTGACTTAAATTATGACCATATGTTTCGTTAGTAAATACATTCATTCTAATTAAAAGAGATAATTCAGATACATTAGGGATATTATTAGGACTAATATATAGACCAGGACCGTTATTTGGTTCCATTATACCATCTACTCCTACATTATTATTTCCTTTATTAAAAACATGTCTAAATTTATCTTTATTATAAGATAGCTGTGCACCATCAATAAATAACCAAGTTGACCAAGTAAATGCTATACCACTATATTCATCTCTACTTCTCAAAATTGGAACAGATCCTTTAATACTAGGATCACTTGAAAATTGCATTTGTTTGTTTCCAGGAATCATCTTAGGAACTACTATAACATCAGGTTTGGGAGAAAATAAATAACTTAAAACGGCTGTTCCCAATCGAATTAATAATATAAAACCAATTATTACTAAAATTAAAAAAACAATATGTGAAATTAAACTATTAGAATTAAAGAATTCTTTTGCTGTATTACTAATTTTTTCAGCCTGATATTGAATATCTTGAGCCATAATATATATAATATATATAATATAGAATAAATAATAGTATATTTTATAATAATTTTCTAATTAATTAATAAAGAATTAGAAAATTAAATAATAATAGGTTTTCCAAGGGCATTGCTATATTCATAAAATTGAATTTTCATTCTATATTTATTAAAGAAATTGTCATTAACACATTGACTTAAACCATCACGATAAATGTTATAAGCTTGTTGGGGATTTAATGATTGATCCCAAAACTGAAAACAAGCCATGTGTCCATTATAGGTTGTACTTCCAGAATTTCCTAGATAAACATTATCCTTTCCTAAACTTACTGAAACTCCAGGGAGTATAAAACTTCTAACTAATTTACCATGTAAATAAACATCTAAATTTCTTCCTTCTACACTACATATTAAACAAACCCATTTTTGTACATTTATATTACTAATTCTAAATGTTTCATATCTATAATTAGGTTGAAAGGGGACTGTTTGCTGGGAATAATAATCACTTGCAGGTAAAATACTAGGTGGATTTTTGGACGAATTATCAGTTGTTTGAGCAAATGTTTTTATACCAATTAATAAATCATTTTCATAAGCATCTAATGCACAAGCAAAATTATTTACTGTTGGATTTAAAGCTCCAGTATTTACTTGATTAGGACTAGTGTTATCAAAAGGGCCTCCTTGACCACCTATATCTTGTCCTTTTAATTGTAAATTTGTTTTAGCAGGAGCAAAATAAATTATATTTTTTATTTCACCATAATTAGTATTCCAATCTTCAATAAAGAACCATATTGAAAATGCGTAATTACTACTATTGTTTGTGGGTAATTGTTTATGATTAATAACTATTCCTGGAGTTGAAGGTTGCATTCCACTCATCAACATTGTTTGTTTAGAAAAGAAAACATTATAAATAACCACAATTAAAATTACTAAAATTACAATAATTAAGATAGTTTCCAATAATGACATAATATAATATAATATTAGAAATTATATTATTTTATAATATATATTATTTTACTAAAATAGTTTAATTTATCCATTTAATTTCATATTTTTCTAGAGGTCTATTAAAATATATTACATCTTTTATTCCTCCATTTATTCCATCGTTTTCACCTGCTGTTATATTGGTATTATTCATATATGGTACTATATTAGGAACACTAGCTACTAATTCTTTATTTAAAAAAACATCCATTATACCAGTTCTTAAAACTATAACAAAATTAATCCACGATTGATATGGAAAATTACTACTCTTAAAAATATTAACAATATGATTTTTTTTAGTTTCACAGGTTATTTTAATAGTATTAGTCTTAGCATTATATAGAATATTAGGTTTATTAGCATAGTTAAATAAAGATGTAAATTTATTATAATTAATATTGGTATTAATAGGTTGAGGATTAATCCATAATGATAAACTTATTGAATAATTATAGTTATATTTTAGTTTATTTATTCCAACTACTTTTAGGTTTTGATATGATCCTAAATTAGTTAGTTTATTGGTATAGATAGGGCCTTTTAATAATTCAATTCCTCCATTTACAGCTAAACTTTTTATAAAATAAGGAATTAAGAAATATAATAAAATAAATAAAAGTTCTATTCCTAATAATATCCAAGTTGAATTTAATGTAATCTTTAATTGTTTTTCTACAAATTTAATAAAATCTAAAAGTAGGCATGGTATAAAAAATATTAAATCTAAAATAAAATTTCCTAAACTATTTTTACTATCATTTCCTTGTTTTTTATTAAATTCATTTTCAAAAAATTTATAAACTAAAGTTAAAATAACAATTGTAGTTATTGAAATTAAAATTAAGTTTAGAAAATAAATAGTATTATTATTATATATTATTAAAAACCATAACATAAATATTATCAAAAAAAATAATAAAATAAATCCTATTGTTTTTAAAGTGATAAATAAATAATCAAAAAAATCTTCACTAGTTTTTTTAGCAAAAAAATTTACAAATTGATTTTTTTTACCTAGTGATGAATTAATCTTAGCAGAATCTTTATAAATATTATAGAATAGTAATATACTACTAGCTAAAGAAATTAATATAAAAAAACTCATAAATGTAAGTAAAGGATATTTATTAATTATATTAAATGGATTAATAGAAATTATTATAAAAATAATTACTGCTACAATTCCAAATATTAAAATAAACCTAAATATATTATTATTTAATAATAAATTAAATAATGTTTCAGTAAAATTTTTTTTTGTTTTTTCTTCCAACATAGATATATAATAGTTATATTAATTCTTTATAAATTTTCAAATGCAGTTTTTTTTCCATGGCAATTCCTACAAAGGGCTACTAAATTATCTACATTATTCGATCCTCCATATTCTAATCTGGTTATATGATCTACTTCAAACCAAGCTGGTAATTTACATCTGCAATCTTTACATTTCCAATCTTGTTGCGAAGCCACATATTTTTTTTTAGTTTCACTAACTGATCTTTTTGTAGCTTGTCTTCCAGAATTTAACATTCTTTTTTCATTTGATGGTATAAAAGATTGGTTTCCTCCTATACAATATTTACTAGAAATATCAAGTAATGGAGTTAGTAAATCTTTAGAATTTTTATCTATAGGAACTGCTCTTATTACATTTTGTGCACTTGTAAATAATTCTTTTCCGTTTTGTGGATTATTTTTTAATAATAAATAAATTCCTATACCTCCAATTATAAAAAAACCCATTTGGTAATATTTTTGCCAACTTTTAACTGTATCTAATAATTTACCATCATAATAGGTATTTGCTACTAAAAATATAACTACTGCTAAAATTATAATTTCAATTTGCATATATATATATATATTTTGAATATATAATATATATAGATTTAAAACAATTTTTTTAAATACTATATAGACAATTTTCTCAATAAAAAATATATTTTTGTAAATTACTTAAAATTTTTAATTAAAAAGAAAGTTTTAATCTACGAAATAAATTTATCCTTAGAGAAGATATATATCTGGAACGATTCACCGGCTCAAATAGATTCTTGTGTAATTGTTGGTTCAGAAGAAAAAATACGAGATGATTTTCAAAAAAGGTCTTTTCAAACCACTCAACTCAATCAAAATATAACTAAGTATTATGGATCAAATTTACGATTTAAATAATTTTTACATTGTAATGAAGGTATAAATATTTGTTTACACTTATTTAATGTTTGAAATTATTAATCAACCTCATCAATATTAGGTCCTGAATTAGTATTATCACTTGGAATTTCATCTGGTATAGTATTATTATTTTGATATAATTTAGTCATAATTGGAGAAAATAATTTTTCTAATTCTTTATATTTTTCTTCATATTCTTCTTTATCTGCTAATGAATTATTTTCTAACCATTTTTGAGTATCTTGAATTAAATTACTCAGATTATTTTTTTCATCATCTGTAATTTTATCATTTAATTTATCATCAGTTAATACATTTTTAATCTGAAATCCATAATTTTCTAATTTATTTTTACTTTCTAAAGTTTCTCTAAATTTATTATCCTCTTCTGCAAAATTTTCCGCATCTTTTGTCATTCTTTCAATTTCTTCTTTTGAAAGATGTCCACTATCATTTGTTATAACTACATTATTACTTTTCCCAGAAGATTTTTCACATGCTGTAACATTTAAAATTCCGTTTGCGTCAATATCAAAGGAAACTTCAATTTGTGGAACTCCTCTAGGCATTGGAGGTATACTAGAAAGTGTAAATTCACCTAATTTATTATTATCCTTGGTTCTTGCTCTTTCTCCTTCAAAAACTTTAATAGTTACAGCATCTTGATTATCTGAATATGTGGAAAATACTTGTTTTTTATTAGAAGGAATTGTACTATTTCTTGGTATAATAACTGTCATTACTTCTCCTGCAGTTTCAATACCTAAAGATAGAGGAGCAACATCTAGTAAAAGTAGATCAGATGTTTTATCTGATTTTATATCACTTAATACTGCAGCCTGAACAGCCGCACCATAAGCGACGGCTTCATCAGGATTAATGGATTTTGATAATTCTTTACCATTAAAAAAATCAGAGAGTAGTTGCTGAATTTTAGGAATTCTTGTTGATCCACCAACTAATACAACTTCATGAATATCATTTTTAGACATTTTAGCATCTTTTAATACTTTTTCTACAGGTTCCATAGTATTTCTGAAAAGATCCATACATAATTCTTCAAAACGAGCTCTAGTTAGTGATGAAAAAAAATCTATACCTTCATATAAAGAATCTATTTCTATACTAGTTTGTGTAGTAGAAGATAATGTTCGTTTTGCTCTTTCACATGCAGTACGTAGCCTACGAAGTGATCTAGGATTGTTAGAAATGTCTTGTTTGTGTTTTCTTTTAAATTCTTGGGTAAAATGACTAATTAATCTATTATCAAAATCTTCCCCACCTAGATGAGTATCGCCTGCCGTAGCTTTTACTTCAAAAATACCTTCTTCAATTGTTAAAATAGATACATCAAAAGTTCCACCTCCTAAATCAAAAATTAATATATTACTTTCTTTATCAGATTTTTTATCTAAACCATAAGCAATAGCTGCTGCTGTAGGTTCATTAATAATTCTAATTATATTTAGTCCTGCAATAGTTCCAGCATCTTTAGTAGCTGCTCTTTGACTATCGTTAAAATATGCAGGAACTGTTACTACAGCATTTTTAACTTCATAACCTAAATATTCTTCAGCTATTTCTTTCATTTTTGATAAAATCATAGCTGAAATTTCTTCTGGTTGAAATTGTTTATTTTCTTTTTTAAAACTAACTTCAATGGTAGGTTTATTATTTTTATCTATTACATTAAATGAAAAACTTTTAATATCATTTTGTACTAATTGATCGTTATATTTTCTTCCAATTAACCTTTTTGCATCAAAAACAGTATTTTGTGGATTCATTGCTGCTTGATTTTTTGCAGCATCACCTACCATTCTTTCAGAATCTGTAAAAGCTACATATGATGGTGTAGTTCTATTACCCTGATCATTAGCTATAATTTCTACTCTATCATTTTGCCATACTCCTACACATGAATAAGTTGTACCCAGATCTATTCCAATTGCAATACTCTTTTCTGTCATATTATTTTTAATTTAATTTTAACTTTAAATAATTTTAAAATATAATATGTATTTTTAAAATTATTATTATTTTTTTTTTAATTTTCTAGTAGTGTTGAGAGAAATATTTATTTTTAAAGATTTAATATCATTTAATAATTCATCTTGTTTAATAGGTTTAATAGCAAAATTAGTAGTATATAAATATTTAACTATAAAATTAACTAAATTATTTTTTTTATATTTAGATTTAGATTTAGATTGTGCGGTTATTAATATATCAGAGTAAATAGTTAAAAATCCCCAAATATCACTATTTTTCCTAAAAACATTAAAATAATATTCTTTTTCATTGAAATATTTTCTATTAAAATCAGTAAAATTCAGCAAAATTAATACAATATAATCAGTTATTAAATTAAATCCAAATGAATTATTAAAATTTTCAACATTATTTTTACTTTCTTTATTATTAAAAATTATAGGAAAAATGAATTCTAAAATAAATTTAGTATGTCCACTTTCTAAAAAAAATTTATTAATATAGTATATTACAAATTCTTTTAAAATTAAATCATTAGGCAAGGATGTTAAATTTTTTAAAAATTCTTTATATATATTTTTAAAAATTGGATCAAATAAAATAGTGGAAAATGGTAAATTAAATTGAATTCCTCTAGTTCTAATTTTAAATGGAACTTCACTATACATAGTTAATTTAGGTAGAACAATAGTTGCCATAGCAAAATCTATTATTTTTATTCCACTATTTTTATCTTTTAAATTAATTAATAAATTATTACTTTTTATATCATTATGAATAATACCAAGGTTATTCATTGGAATTATGGCAAATTTTAAAAGATTAAAAAAATGATTATTAAAATAAATAAAATTTTTAATAAAAAAGTTAGAATTCTCTATTATGTAATATAATTCTTTTCCTCCAAATGGTATATTTATAATTTCAAAGTTAAATAAATTTTTATTTATATTATCTTTATTAATATCATATTTTTCTAAAAATATACATTTTTCTAAATCTTTCATGTCTTTTTTTGTTAAAGGCTTAGGATTGCAAGTAAATATATCATTAACAAGAAAATAATTAGAAAAATTAGGAATTTTTTTTATAATTGGTCTAATTATTTTATTTATTTTATCTTCTTCATAAATTTTATTTTTTAAAGATAATTTACTTATTCCATTAAATTTATTATTATTTTCTTTACATTTTAATGCTGGATAAAATACACATCCAAATCCACCTGCACCTATTACTTTACCTCCATTTTGATAATTCATAATATATAATATTTAAAGATTTATTTATAAACTACCAATATTATAATAATAATTAATAAAATTATTAATAATGATAAAAATACTATTTTCTCTCTGGATTTAAAGTCCTCTTTTTTAACTTTTTTTTTTGATTTAAATTTATTATAATAATTTATCATTGAATCTTCATAACTCATTTGTTGTTTATTTAGATTTATATTTATTTTGTTATGAATAAAATGTACCCATTTGGTAAAAGATTCTCTGGAATCTAGATAAGGAGTTACAGGTAATTCGTCTAATATTTTACTAAAGTTTTTTCCCATTTCTTCATCTGGGATTAATAAAGGTATAGATTGAATTAAATTATAATATTTTTTTTTTGTAGTACTATTAGGATTAAGGGAATAACAAATAGCTATTGTATGTAAAAAAAACCAAAAATGAGGTCCCCATACTAAAGGATCCAGTTCCATTATTATTTAAACTATATAAAAAGATTAATATAATTACAAAAAGATGAAGAATTATAATTTTTGTAATAATTGTGGAAAATTAGGACACTTATTTCACCAATGTAAAATGCCTATTACTAGTATAGGAATAATAGCATATCGTATTAATAATAATACGATAGAATATTTATTAATAAGAAGAAAAGATAGTTTAGGATTTGTTGATTTTTTACGTGGAAAATATAATATTAATAATAAAGAATATATTTTAAATTTAATAAATAAAATGACTATAAATGAAAAAAATTTTTTATTAAATGCTACATTTAAAGAATTATGGAATCATCTATGGGGAGATAATGTAGGTATTCAATATAGAAGTGAAGAAAAAATATCATATGAAAAATTCCAAGATCTTATAAATGGAATCAAAAATGAAATTGAAAATGAATCATACTCTTTAAAATCTCTAATAGATGAAAGTAATAAACAATATATAAATTATAGAGAACCTGAATGGGGGTTTCCAAAAGGTAGAAGAAATTATCAAGAAAAGGATATACAATGTGCTTTAAGAGAATTTGAAGAGGAAACTGGATATGATAAATCCCAAGTTAAAATAATTCAAAATTTATTACCTCTAGAAGAAATTTATACTGGATCTAATTTTAAATCATATAAACATAAATATTTTATAGCTGAAATAGAAAATAATCTAAATCCAATAACTAATTATCAAGAAACAGAGGTGAGTTGTATAGTTTGGAAATCTTTAGAAGATACAATTAATTATATAAGAGAATATAATTTAGAAAAAATTTATTTAATAGAACAAGTTAATAAAATATTATCGAGATATAACTTATATTCTTAATATATATGATATCAAAAAAAAATCAGAAATATTTAAAAAGTAGAAATAAAAATAGAAAAAAAACAAAAAAAGTTTTAAAAGGAGGAGTTACATCTTCAACATCATCATTAAGTTCTGAATCATTACCTTCACTATCACTATCAGATATTTCTGAGTCATCAGATAATTATTCTGAAAAAAATACAAGTCAAGCAGAATCAATTGAATTAAGTAAATCTTTATCTCCAGAAAAAATTTCTCCAGATGAATCACTGGAAGTTCCAAAATTAGATTTAATAAAAAAAGAAGAAAGTTTATCAAAACAACAATCATTACCATCGTCTGAAAAATTAACTTTAACAATTAGTAAAAAAAAAAAACTAGATACAACTCCTAAATTTAAAAAAGAAGAAGAAGTTAATGAAGAAGTTAATGAAGAATTATCTGAATTATATAAAAAAGTCGAAAGTCAAGATGATAAAAAAAAATTATTAAATGAATTTTTAAATAAAAAAGAAATTTTAAATAGAATTGATATTTTACAAAACCGAGATTATAGTTTTCTATATCCAAATTTGGATGATCCTAATTTTAATATAAAAATTGCTGAAAAAAAAGAATTTTATGATACAGCTAGCGATATAAAAATTAAAAATGTTAAAGAAGAAGCAGATGTAATATGTAATATAAAACCAGAATTAGCACCTCATCAACAATTTGTTAGAAATTTTTTATCATTTCAAACTCCTTATAATAGTTTATTATTATTTCATGGTTTAGGAACGGGTAAAACATGTGCTGCAATTTCAGTGGCTGAAGAACAGAGAGAGTATCTAATGCAATTAAATTTAAATCAAAGAATTATTATAGTAGCTTCTCCTAATGTTCAAGAAAATTTTAAATTACAATTATTTGATGAACGAAGATTAGAATTAATAGATGGAATATGGAATATTAAAGGATGTGTGGGCAATAAATTTATTAAAGAAATAAATCCAACAAGTTTAAATGGATTATCAAGAGAGCAAGTAATTAAACAAATAAAAAATTTAATAAATAATTATTATTTATTTTTAGGATATATTGAATTTGCAAATTTTATAAATAAAAAAGGAGAGATACTAAATGATGAAAATCCAAAAAAAGTAGCCAAAAAATTAAAAAAATACTTTAATAATAGACTAATTGTTATAGATGAGGTTCATAATATCAGAATAAGTGATGATAATCAAAATAAAAGGGTAGCTCAATCATTATTTAAATTAGTTAGTAATGTAGATACTTTAAGGTTACTATTATTATCAGCAACTCCCATGTATAATTCATATAAAGAAATAATATGGTTAGTAAATTTAATGAATTTAAATGATAGGAGGTCTCAGATAAAAGTAAAAGATGTATTTGATAATAATGGTAATTTTATAGAAAATGATGGTTATGAAACAGGAAAAGAATTATTAAAAAGAAAAGCTACAGGATATATATCATATGTAATTGGAGAGAATCCTTATAGCTTTCCTTATAAAATTTGGCCAATGCAATTTTCAAAAAGTCATAGTATTATAAATGATTTAGATGATATTAAAAAAAGTAGATATCCTAAAATCCAATTAAATGAGAAAACTATAGTACAACCATTAGAACATTTAGATATTTATCTAGAAAATATAGGATCTTATCAAGAAAAAGTTTATAATTATGTAATAAATCAACTTAAAAATTCGGTAGAAAATAAAAGCCAATTGCCTAATTTTGAAAATATGGATACGTTTGGATATATAGCTCTTCAAAAACCTTTAGAAGCTTTAAATATGACCTATCCTTTAGAGAATTTAGATGAATATATAGAAACAAATAATTATTCATTAGATAGTAAAGAATTAGTAGGAAAAAATGGATTAAGTAGAATTATGAAATATTCTATAACAACAGCTCCACCATCAAGATCAAAATTTAAATATAAAGATGAGACATTTGGAAGAATTTTCTCTCCATCAGAAATTGGTAAATATAGTTCAAAAATTAAAAATATATGTGATAATATTTTAAATTCAACAGGAATTGTATTAGTTTATTCTCAATATATAGATGGAGGAGTTCTTCCAGTTGCTTTAGCTCTTGAAGAAATAGGATTTTTAAGATATGGTTCTGTTAAGTCATTATTTGAAACTCCACCCCAAGAAAATATTGATGTAAAAACTTATAAACCAAAAAGTCAAGTAGAAAGTAGTAAATTTTCAGGTGCAAAATATATTATGATAACTGGAGATAAATTTTTATCTCCAGATACAATTAATGATATAAAAGCAGCTACTAGTGTTGAAAATAAATATGGAGAGAAAGTAAAAGTTATTTTAATATCCCAAGCTGGAAGTGAAGGTATTGATTTTAAATTTATTAGACAAGTTCATATCTTAGAACCATGGTATAATATGAATAGAATAGAACAAATTATTGGAAGAGGTGTTAGAACTTGTAGTCATAAAGATTTACCATTTATAGAAAGAAATGTACAAATTTTTTTACATAGTACTTTATTAACTAGTAAAATTGAAGCAGTAGATTTATATGTATATAGATTAGCAGAATTAAAAGCTGTACAAATTGGTAAAGTAACTAGATTATTAAAAGAAATAAGTACAGATTGTTTATTAAATATAAGTCAAAATAATTTTAATGAAGATATTTTAAATCAAAAAATTAAACAATTATTATCTAATAATTTAGAGATTGAATATCAAGTAGGAAATAAACCATATACAGCTATTTGTGATTACATGGAAAGTTGTCAATATACATGTAAACCAAATAAAAATATAAAATTAGAAGATATAAATAATTTATCATATTCAGAATCTTTTATAGTAATGAATAATGAAAAGATAATTGAGAGAATAAAACAGTTATATAAAAATAAATATTTTTATTATAAAAGTGATTTAATAAATTTAATAAATCTATATAAAAAATATCCAGAAGAACAAATTGATTATGCATTGACCCAACTTATTAGTGATAGAAATGAATTTATTGTAGATAAATATAATAGATTAGGACAATTAATAAATATAGATGATTTATACATATTTCAACCTATTGAATTAACAATTACTAGTGACTCATTATATGATAAATCAACTCCTATCTATTTTAAACGAGATAAATTAAAGGTACAAAGTTTAAGTAATTTAAAAAGACAAGAAGAAGATATAGAAGGTAAAAAAAATATAAATAAAACTGATGAAGTTAAAAAAATAATTAAAGATATTGAAGATAATTTTATTTTAGGAACTACAGAACAATTAGTTTTAAGAGGAGAAAAAAATTATTATAAATATATGTCTTTAGTTATTAATGAATTATCAAAAAGTATTTCTATAGATTTACTTTACTATTTTTTAATTTCTCATTTATTAGAAATATTATCATTTGATAATATAATAACATTAGTTAATTATTTATATTATAATAAACTAGAACTTTTTGAAGATAAATTAAAAATATATTTTGATAATCAAATAATTAAAAATAAAAAAATAGAAGGATTATTATTATCAGATAAAGGTAAACAAAAATTAATAATTAAAGGAAAAGAAAGTTGGAATTTAGCAGAAAGTGAAGATTACGTAGATTTAACTGATAATCTAAAAAAATTATTAATACCAATTGATAGATTTAATAATATTATAGGTTTTATAGGAGATTTTAAAAATGATTTTAATATATTTAAGGTAAAATTATTAGATAAAAAAAGAAATAAAGGAGCAAGATGTGATCAAGCTTCAAAAAAAGAATCAATAGATATTTTAAATAAAATATTGGGAGAAAATAAGTTTAATAGTCAAAATACTAGCAATATAAATCATATTCAAATTTGTATTTATCAAGAGTTTTATTTAAGGTATTTTAATGAAATAAAAAAAAATGATTATATATGGTTTTTATCTCCTGGAAATGCAATTTTAAATAATATAGAGAAAATTTCAAGCTAAAAATTTATATTAGACTTATTTATTTAAAAAAAAAAATTTTTTTAAATAATTAAATAATATTTTTATTTATAATTAAATTTTAAAATTGAAATATAATAAAGATTTATATTATAAGTAAATAATGAGTCATAAACAAGAAATTAAAAAGAAAAAAATTTTAAATGATATTTTTATACAAAATATTTTGACTAAAAATGTAACTATACCATTTATTTTAATTGACCAAAATATTAAACAAACACTAAAAAAATATTTACAAGAAAATTTTGAAGGTAAATGTAATATAGAAGGTTATGTAAAAAAAGATTCTGTAAATATAATTAGTTATTCATGTGGAGTATTAAAAGGAAATAATATTGAATTTAGTGTATTATTCGAATGTAGTATATGTCATCCAGTTGAAGGTATGATAATTGAGTGTATTGTAAAAGATATAACTAAAGCTGGTATTCGTGCAGAGCTTCCAAATGATGATAAAACATTAGTAATATTTATTGCTAGAGATCATCATTATAATTCACAACTCTTTTCAACAATTAAAGTTGATGAATTAATTAAAGTTAAAGTACTTGGACAAAGGTATGAATTATATGATAAATTTATTTCAGTAATAGCTGAATTAAATGATAAAAAAGAATTAGTAGTTTCTCAAAAAAAAGAAACAACAAAGAAAAAACCTAAATTAATTGTTAACTAATTTTAACTTAAAAAAATTATTTAAATTAAATATAATGGAAACTGAAGAGTTAAATAGAATTAAAACTAAAATTGAAAATATGGAAAAAAAAAATCATTTACAAATTTTACAATTACTTAAAAATTATAATAATATAACATTAAATGAAAATAATAATGGAACTTTTATTAATATGAATGAATTAGATAAAAATATAATTTTGGAATTAGAAAAATATATTAAATATATTGATATTCAAAAACAGTTTTTGGATAAAGATGAAAAAGTAAAAGATAATTTGGAAAATAAATATTTTAAATAGAATTAAATAGATTATTTTATATTAATAAGAAAATGGCTATAAATTTAATAAAGGAAATAGATAAATTTACATTTAAACAAAGTAATTTAAATAAGTATTATTTTTTATTTGAAAATAAAAATAATACTAAAGTAAATTGTTATATTGAAAAAAAAAAAATTAACGAAAATTCAAAAAATACAAAAAATTTGGAAAATAAATTTATAATTAATCAAAAAGATAAATTATTTTGGTGTTTTTATATTTTTTTAAATGGATATCAAGAATATTATTTAATAAATAATTTTTTTATAACTGAAAAAAATTTTAAAATTAATTGTGTAAAAAAAATTAGAGATGAAAAAGATAAGTTAAAATTACATAAAATTTCAAAAAATTTGGTTGAAAATGATTTAGTTAATGAAGATAAAATTACATTAAAAACTCTTAACTGTTTGGCATTAATTTATAACCTTAATATTATTTATATTAAAAAACGAGTTATATTTATAATGAATTATAGTAGTGAAAAATTAATTAATTGTAAAAATATAATTGAAGTTAATAATGATGATATAAATTTATTAAATTTATCAAGTGAAACTATCCAAGAAATACTTGATACTTACTACAATATTGATAATATAAATAAACCTATTAATGCTATTAGTTATTATAAATTAGAAGATTTAATTAAAATTTCAAAAAAATTAAATTTAGAACTAGTAAATAAACAAAAAAAGAATTTATATACGGAAATTAGTAATTATATTTATTATTAATAAAAATTGAAAAAGTTTAATAAGATAATATAAATATAATAGTTAATTTATATATATGTCACTTAGAAGCAAATCACCAACAAAATCAATAAGTAAAATTAAAGAAAAATCGTCTAATAAATTTAATGATTTAGTTAGTAGCTATTTAGAAAATATATTTAAATTTGATGAAAATAATAATTTAGAATTAGAAGTTAGATTTGGAACAAGAAATATAGAAAAAATTACAAAAATTGATTATATTAATATTATTAAAGTATTAATTGGTCAAGGTTTTGAAATTGAAAGAGATGATATTTATCTTTTACGTATTCAATCTGAATATTTAGATGAAGAGTCAGGAAAATTAAAAATTTCAAATATAAGAACTGAAATTGAAGGTTTAAATAATATAGAAATATATTGTAAAAAAAATAATTTAGTATCACTTATGTCAAATGGGTTTGTTAATTTTACACAAAAAAAATATTTTAGTGATGAAAAACAAACCTATTATCCTGTAAACCAAGATGAATATAATTTTCGATTGTCATTATCAAATGAAATTAAATTATCTGAATCGTCAGAGCCAGTACAAAATATAGTACAAAAATGGAATGATAATAAAAAAATTTTTAGATACTTAAAAAGAGCCAGATTAGTGCATAAAGATTTACCATTTATTGTAGATTTAAGTATAGTTAAATCATCAAAAAAAAATAGACAATTTTATATTCCTGAATATGATATTAAAAGTTCAGAAGTTTTTACATCTCCTGAAATTTATGAGGTAGAAATTGAGGTTGATAATAAAAAAATTAGTGGTAACCCATTATTTCAATCACCGGTTGATCTAACTAAAGTATTAAGAAATGGAATTAAATCAATTCTTTGTGGATTACAACAAACTAATTATCCAATTTCTTATATTGAACAAGATATAGTATTACAAGAATATATTAAATTAGTGAAAGAATCAAGTTATAAAGAAGATCAAAAAGTTTATTCAAGAGATTTTATAGGACCTTCTTCACTAACACTTCAAATTCAAAATATTATATCATTAGAAGTTGCAAGTGATAATGACTCTAATATTCCTAATATAAGAAAAGGATATACAGTTACTGATAAAGCTGATGGATTAAGAAAATTATTATTTATTAATGAGTTAGGAAACATTTATTTAATAACAACTAATTTAAAAATAGAATATACAGGTTATTATACAGATGAACCAGAATTAATTAATACTTTAATAGATGGAGAACATATAACTTATAATAAAAAAGGAAATCCAATTAATTTATTTGCTGCATTTGATATTTATTATTTAAATAAAAAAAATATAACAATGTTTGGTTTTGTGAAATCTAATGAAGATGAAAAATCAGAAAATTTTAGATTATCAATATTAATCAGTGTAATAAAGAAATTAAAAATAAAATCTAAATTTACACAAGATATTCCTTTTAGAATAGAATGTAAAAGATTCTTTACTGAAAGTGCGAGTCAAGATATATTTAAAGCTTGTTCTATTATTTTAAATAATATAGATGAAGGATTATTAGAATATAATACAGATGGTTTAATTTTTACTCCAAAAAATATGGCTGTAGGACAAAATAAAATAGGTATTCCAGCACCTAATTATAAAACAACTTGGATTTATTCGTTTAAATGGAAACCTCCTGAATTTAATACAATTGATTTCTTAGTAACAATAAATAAAAATGCTGCTGGGTTACCAATAATTAATAATAAATTTACAAGTGGTATAAATTTACAAAAAGAAACACAATTATTAAGTTATCAAACGGTTACTTTAAGAGTAGGGTTTGATGAAAGAAAACATGGATATATTAATCCTTGTGAAAATGTAATTAATGACCAATTACCTAAACAAGAAGATATTGAAAATACTGAACCTTATAAACCTGTACAATTTTATCCCACTAATCCAACAAATTATAATGCTGGTATAGCCAATATTTTATTACAAAAAGATAAATTAGATCAAGATAAAATGTTTACAGAAGAAAATGAAGTGATTGAAGATTATACTATTGTCGAATTTAAATATGATCATTCAAGAGAAGACTATTGGAAATGGATACCTTTACGTGTAAGAACTGATAAAACAGCAGAATTAAGGTCTGGATCAAAAAATTTTGGAAATGCATATCATGTTGCAAATAGTAATTGGCATTCAATTCATAATCCAATATCTAAAGAAATGATAAAAAGTGGAGAAAATATACCTTATCAATTAGGAGATGATGATATTTATTATAATAAAATTGAAGGAAAAGCTTTAAATTATACAAGAGGATTGAGAGATTTTCATAATTTATTTGTTAAAAATAAATTAATTAAAAGTACAAGTAAACCTGGAGATATATTAATAGATTATGCTGTAGGAAAAGGAGGTGATTTATCTAAATGGATTGGTTCTAAATTATCATTTGTATTAGGTATAGACATTTCTAGAGATAATATAGAAAATAGATTGGATGGAGCATGTGCAAGATATTTAAATTATTATAAAAAATTTTCTCAAATTCCTTCTGCACTTTTTGTTCAAGGTAATTCTACTGTAAATATAAAAAGTGGGGATGCATTAATTAATGAAAAAGGAAAACAAATTATAAAAGTAATATTTGGAGAAGGTCCTAAAGATGAAAAATTATTAGGAAAAGGAGTTTATAAAAATTATGGAGTAGGAAAAAATGGTTTTAATATAAGTTCTATACAATTTGCTATTCATTATGTATTTGAAAATATTTTAACACTAAATAATTTCTTAAAAAATGTGGCTGAATGTACAAAATTAAATGGTTATTTAATAGGAACTAGTTATGATGGAGAGACAATTTTTAAAGAATTAAAACAAAAAAAAAAAGAGGAAAGTTTGGTTATATTTAAAGATGAAAAGAGAATATGGGAAATAAAAAAACAATATAATGAAGATAAATTTGAAAATAATAACTCTTGTTTAGGTTATGCAATTGATGTTTATCAAGAATCAATTAATAAAACTTTTAGAGAATATTTAGTTAATTATCAATATTTATCAAGAATTTTAGAAAATTATGGATTTGTACCATTAACAGAGGAAGAATGTAAAGAATTTGATTTATTAACAAGTATTGGAACATTTAATCAATTATATCATCAAATGGAAAATGATATTAAAAAAGATAAAAAATTAAAAACAGCATATGGACAAGCGCCTAATATGACTCAGGAAGAACGTAATATATCATTTTTGAATAAATATTTTATTTATAAAAAAGTTAGATCTGTTGATACAGATGAAGTTTTTAAAACAATGATAAATAAAAAATCCGAAGACGAAAGTATAGATATTAAAGAAACTATAGAAGCACAAGAAATACTTGAAAAAGAAGAAACAAAATTACAAACTAAAGAAAAAGTAGAATTAAAAGAAAAAGTAGAATTAAAAGAAAAAATTACTAAAGAAAGTAAAATTGAAATAGATAAACCAGTAAAAACAAAAATTTCAATTAGAAAAACTAAAAAAGCTAAAGAATAATTATATTAATTATAGTAAACAATCTAAATATGATTTTATATTTTTATATAATACATTAAAAAAATGACTTTTTTTTTATTACCAAAATTATTTAATGAACTAGATAAATCAATGTTAGAAATAGAAATAACAGAAATAGAAGATGATTTATATTATTTAAGTAAATCATTAAAATACTATTTAAATTTAATGAAACAAAAAATTGATAATATTTGCTTAGAATGGGATATTTATAAAAAATATACTAATCCTTATGAATATATACATTCAATTATTTCCACAAGTCAAAAAATAAGTGTATCTAAATTGAAACCCTTATCTAGATCATTTTATAAAATGATTGAATTATCTCAAATATTTTCAATATATGAAAATTATGAACAATTAAATACCTTTCATTTAGCTGAAGGTCCAGGAGGATTTATAGAAGCATTAATTTATTTGAGAAAAAATAAGTTAGATAAATATTATGGAATGACATTAATTTCAGAAAATAATAATATTCCATCTTGGAAAAAAAGTAAAATATTATTGCAGAAAAATTCTAATGTATTAATTGAAGAAGGTTTTGATAAAACAGGTGATCTAATGAAAAAGGAAAACTTATTATATTGTCAAAAAAAATATGGTAATACAATGGATATAATTACAGGAGATGGTGGATTTGATTTTTCAGATAATTTTAATACACAAGAAGTAAGTTCTATTAATTTAATTTTTAGTCAAATTTGTTTTGCATTAGCAATGCAAAAAAAAAATGGAACATTTATACTTAAGATGTTTGATCTTTTTACTTATGCAAGTTTAGATTTATTATATATTTTGTCATTATCTTATGAAAAAGTTTATATCGTTAAACCAAATACTAGTAGATTTGCAAATTCAGAAAAATATATAGTTTGTAAAAACTTTAAATTAGATAATACTAAAGAAATTATTGATAAATTAAGTAATTTTTATGATTATATAGATAATAATAAATTTATAAAAAGATTTCTTAATATTAAAATACCATATTTATATAAAAATAAATTAGAAGAATCCAACGCTATATTTGGACAACAACAAATAGAAAATATAACAAGTACATTTAATTTAATTGATAATAAAAAAATTGATAAGCTAGAATTATATAAAAAAAATAATATTAATAAATGTATAAATTGGTGTCAAAAATATAATATTCCTTGTAATAAACATCTTTATATATCTGAGAATTTAGAAAATTCAATAGATGATAATGAATATATATTAAAATTATAAACATAAAGCTTTACTAGCTCCATATGTTCCTGCACATCCACTAAATCCTCCAGGCATTTGTGGATATCCTAAATTCCTAGGGATAGGTTTACATACATTATGATTTCCATTTTTATAACCAATAAGATTTGTTCTACATTGTAAAGGTGTAAATATTTTATTTTTTATAAAATATGGACCATCACTATTAGATGAATATTTACCTGCATTGGCAGCTTGAGCACCAAATGCTGTTTTAAATCCAGCAGCATTTTTTGTAATTGTATTATATTTTAATCTTGCTATTCTTGTACTTGAATCTACTGCTCCTTGAACTTGAAATTGACGATTATTAGGTTTAAATATAGCAGTTGCTCTTGGAGTATTATTATTTATACCATTTATATTATCACCATCACACGTTTTAGCTGTATATTGACATTTATCAGGACAAGTTCCTATAAAAAAAGTTTGTGGTCCACATTCATTATCTTGAGGCCATGCTGGAATTGAAGTACCAGGAATAAAATTTTGTGAAGGATTTACTAAGGATGTAATATTTTGTTTTTGATCATACAATTTACATCTACTTTTAAGAAAAGCTTTACTATCAGTATAATAATTTTTATTTAATAAAGTTACGGCAGATTTAATAATATTATTTTCTGGATTACAAGCAACACAAGCAGGTCTACCTGGGTTAACAGTATTTTTTGAAGGTTCTATGTAATCATTTGGATAAGAAAAAGATATGTCTATTCCCCATAATAATTCACGTTGATAATATTGTTTGTTAAATTGACCATTACCACTTGGATCACAGGATTGGCATGGAGCACTACTAGGCCTATTATTAGGTTTATTACTAATAAATGCAGCTCCTGGTCTATCCATTAAAGTAGCTATAGTAACTTTATTATAAGAACCAAAAGATTTATATTTTTTTAAAACACCAGAACTTAAGTTATTATCTTCAAGTTCAATAAGATTTTCTAAAGAATTCAGTTGTAATCGCCAATGTTTTATAGGTTGAGGACCATAATTTCTAGAAATAGCACCAACACCACTAGGAGCTTTATTATTTATATAGTCTTTAGTTTTATTATGTTTTGCATTACCAACTCGACTATCTCTTGTATTAGTAGTAGCAGGTATGGAAGTAGCTTTTTGATGGGGTCCAAAGCTGCCTCTTTTGTTATTTCCATATCCACCAACAGTATGAACTGCAATTGGAACAGGTCTTTTATTAATAGAACTAATAACATTAAATAAATTTCTTGCAGAACCTTCATCATTTTCAGTCCCTTTCCATGATACATATTTTTGAGGTTGCCACATATATGTATAGTTTTGATTATTAGTCATTTTATATATATTTATAAGAAAATATATTAATATATATATATCATAATGATTAATTTAAAAAATTTAATTGTATTTTTATTAACATTATTATTTATTTATATAGTATATGAATTTTTTTACAATAATATTCCTAAAATGATAGAACCATTTGATTTAAATTCTATACCTCCAACGTTAGATATTAATTTAAATATGGCTACAGGAGGTTTAGAACAACTTAACAGTGAAATAACAAAATTAAAACAAAAACAAAAAATGTCTCAAGCTTCTATAGATGTGTTAAAAAGGCAATTATCAGGAACTCTATAATATATATAATTTTATTATAATATATATATTATAATATGAATAATATAATAAAATATTTTAAAATAGTGTTTATAATTATCTTAATTTTTATTATTATTAGTCCGATTTTTTATTTTATATTTATTAATAATAGATTTAAAGAAGGATTAACAAATAATGATCAACAATTATCTATAGATCAATCTATTGGTGAATCAGAACAAGTGCACCAAAATATGAGAAATAATATATTAAATGATAATTCACTGTCTCCAATAGAAAAAATTAAAAAATTACAAAAAATTAGTATAGCAAGAACTTTAAATAAAGAAAAACAATTAAATTTTAATTTTAATAAACTAGTAGATTTGTCAGCAAAAAAAGAAGAATTATCTGAAATATTAGCAGATCAAGTTAATTTAGATAATCAAATAACAAATTTACAAGAAAAAGCTAATAATATAACGATTGAAAATGGAACAAAATTAGCTAAACAAATTTTTGATACAGCAGGTAAAAGTGTTCAAGGAGCAAAATTAGTTACTAGTGGAATGAATAACCATTTAGATAGCATGACAAAACCAAATCCATTTGCAAAAAATGATGGGGTGCCTGGATCTCATGGAGATTCTCAAAAAAAAAAATGTTTAAATGATGAAAGTTGTCAGACTCCTGCTTTTTATAAAGGAAATTATATTCCTACTGGTAATGCTTTATTTGGTACTTGTCCATGTCCTTTAGATGAACCTGATGCTTTTGGAGCACATTGGTCTTGTTGTGCAGTTCCTTATGCAGATTAATATTTTAGATATATATATAATAATTATTATAAATATATATTATATATTTATAATGTCTGATACAGATTCTAGTAATAATTTTGGATTTATGGGACCATCATATAATTATGTTCATCACATAGCTAGTCCTACAGATATGAATTTAAAAGTTACAGGAGATATGTGGGATTTTGGAAATGATGTTGCTGTAGTTGGAGATTATATAGCAGTTTTAATAGCTGGAGAATCAAGAGCTAATAATTATCCTTCAAGACCATTAGGAGATTTATTTTTTATACCAACAATGGCTACTTGTACTGATGTGAATAATGATTCAAGCAATAATCAAGTTCAACGTAGTCTATATATTAATAATATTCCTACTGGTAATGTTCCAATGTTGTCAGGAATAGCTGGCGAAGATTTTGGAACATTTAGAGGATTAATTCCAGGTATTGCTCAAAATTTAGAAGTTTTAAATCCTATAGCATTTGCAAAACAATTATTTGCTGGTGGAAGTCCTGATTGTCAAAAAGTTACTTTGCCTACAGTAGATTCATCTGGAGTTGTATCTGAAGGTACAGGATATATAACTAATGTAGATTTATCAATTTTAGATCCTTGTGCAATTACACAAATTGGTGGAAAATGGAAAAATTGGAGTAAAAATCAATTAAAAACAAAAGTAGATTGTGGTGATGGTATAGATAAAGGAGAATGTAGTTGTTTTCAAGCATTTCAAAATATTAAACCTAATAATTTTTTAACAGAAGATAATTTAACAGAAATATATATAATTATACTAGGAATTTTAGGATTATATTTATTATTAAAAGTTTTACATAAAGCTAAATGATATTATAAATTATTTGCTAAATAATTTTGATCATTTATATTATGAATATCTCCTGCCATAATTGATTGTTCATAAATTTCTCTTAAAACATCATTGGGGGCATTTGATCCAACTTTAATTAAATTATGTTTTCTTAAATAATTTTTAATTTCAATTATTGAATTTTTTTTTAACTTACTTAGATCTTCTTTTATATTTTTTCTAGTAATATTATTTTTTATTAAAACTCCAACTCGTTTTCCCTTTTTGCCTAAAGTATATTTAGTTGTTTTTATATTTTTATCTATTACTGAAAGAGAAGTTTTTGTAGGTTTTTTAAAAGTTTCTTTTATTTCCTGTAATTTATTTTGTCTTTCTGAAAAATTATTATTATTTGTTTCAGTACTTTCATTGTGAATTTTTATTTTTTCTATCTTATTTAAATTATTTAAATTATTTAAATTATTTTTTTGTGTTATTTTTTGCCATTCTCTAAATGTTGGTTTAGTTCCACTTTTTAAACAACCATATGGTTTTTCTTCAATTTTTATATTATTTATATTTGATACTTGACTTTCAATATTATTATTATTATCAAAATTATCAAAATTATCTAAACTATTTAAGGATAAATTTGTTAGATTATGCTCTTCTTTTTTATTATTATCTTGTATCATTACTTGGGTAGTATCTTTATTATCACGATTATTACTTTCAAATTCAAGAGGTACATTTAAACTTATTGAATTTATATCTGTTTTTAATTTTGTTTTTTTAAGAGTATGTTTTTTATTTTTATTATTAATTCTCTCATAGGATAATTCCTGTAAAAAATTTAATGATTTATTAAATTCATCTTCAAAATTATCATTGTTATTTTTTTCCTCATTATTTTTTTTTGTTTCTTGATTTATATCTTCTGTTTTTTTTTGATAATCTTTTATCTTTTTTAATAATTCTTTTTTTATTTTATTAGATTTAAACTCTGTTTGTGGTTTTATTTTTTTTTCTTTTTTATTTTTTATTGTTTTACGTAGTGTAAAAAGATCAGGATTAATTTCTATAATTTTTCGACTTTTATTTTGGTACATTTAAAATTATTAAAGACAAAACATTATAAAAATTTACTAATTAATGATATAAAGTATATATATAATTATTATCTTCGGTTTTTTCTAAATTCATTAATTTAAAACCACCTTCTAAATCATCTAAATTAATTGATTTTTTATTATTATTATTTAGATCTTCAAATATTCTTTTTCCATGAATAATTTTTGTTTTTGTTATTAAAGTTTCAATACTTCTTCCATAATATTTAAAAAATTTTTTATTAGATTCAAACCAATCTCTTAATATTTTTTCTTCTATTTTAATTTTCCAATTAATTTCATTTATTTTTTTATTAAAAATTTGCATTAATTCGAATCCATTATATAAATCAGTTTTATATTTCCAAATAAATCTTGATTCTAAACCAGGATTATAACTAAAAAAACATTTTTCTAATTCATCTTCATATCCAGCTATTATAACCATTAATCTTGATTTATAATCAGTTAAGGCTTCACAAATTGTATCAATACATTCTTTAGAAAAACTATCTCTTTTTTCAGAATTACCTAAAGAGTAAGCTTCATCTATAAATAATACTCCATCTAAACTTTCTTCAATAACAGTTTTTGTTTTTAAAGCAGTTTGTCCTAAATATCCAGCTATTAAATCTGCTCTTGTAACTTTTTTAAATTTATTTGCTTTTAAAATATTTAATTTAGAAAAAATATTTCCTATTATTTTAGCTATTTCTGTTTTACCTGTTCCAGGAGGACCATATAACACAATATGTAAAAAATCACTATGATCTTTATCAAACGAATGAAGATCTTGAATATAATATAAAATTTGATTAATTATATTATTTTTTAAAGAATTTAGACCAATCATGTTATTTAATTTTATTAATTCAGTTTTTATTTTATTAAGAGGTATTAAATCAATATTATAATTTAAATCTGGATATAAAGGATTTTCATTAATTAAATCTATTAAATCTTGTAAATTATTGATATTTTTTTTAATATTTATATTTTTAAAACATTTATATTCTAAATTATCAGGATTTTTTCTATATATAAAAGGTTTATTAAAGGTATTTTTGTATTTTTTATCATATGATTTATTTAAATTTTTTAAATATAAATCTAATTCTTCTTTAGATATAACATTATTTGGAATTTTATTAATTTTATCTAAATTATTTTTAAATATCTCTTTACCAGTTTTTTGTTTTCTTGAAACGTTCATATTTTTATAATTATATTTAGTTATTTTTAATAAATTTAAAGATAAATTGAAATAATTAATTGTAAAAAAAATGGCAGAAATTATGGAAAATTTACAAAATAATTTTTCAAAATTAAATTTAGAGAATGAAGATTTAATTGATTCAGAACTGCCGTGGGATATTATAAAAACTTATTTTGAAGGTAAACATTTACAACAATTAGTAAGACATCAATTAGAATCTTATAATAATTTTATAACAAGTGAAATACCTAGAACTATAGAAATGTTTAACCCAGTTCAAATAATGTCTGAACAAGATTATGATAAAGATAAAAAGTTATATAAATTAGAAATTTTAATAACTTTTGAAAATTTAAATATTCATAGACCTCAAATTCATGAAAATAATGGAGCTACTAAACTTATGTTTCCTCAAGAAGCTAGATTAAGAAATTTTACATATTCTTCTACAATGACTATTGATATTAATATAAAAATATCAATTCGTGGGGGTGATAATTTAGAAAATATACAAACTTTATACAAAACATTACATGGAATTCATATAGGTAAAATTCCTATTATGCTTAGATCTAATATTTGTGTACTAAATCAATATAAACATAATAATTCTGTTATTACAGGTGAATGTAGATTAGATCCAGGTGGATATTTTATTATTAATGGATCAGAAAAAACATGTTTAGGTCAAGAAAGGGCTGCAGAAAATCAAGTTTATTGTTTTAATATTAGTAAAAATAATACAAAATGGAGTTGGCTTGCAGAAATAAAATCAGTTCCTGATTGGAAATGTATTTCTCCAAAACAAATTTCATTAATGATAGCTTCCAAAAACAATGGATTTGGACATGCTATTTTTATTCAAATTCCTAGAATAAAGCAACCAATTCCTCTATTTATAGTATTTAGAGCTTTAGGTGTAATTACAGATAAAGATATTTGTTCCAAAATAATTTTAGATGTTGAAAATAGTAATAATAAAACTTTATTAGGATTATTACAAGCTTCAATTATTGATTCTAATAAATTTTGTTCAAAACAAGATGCATTTAATTATATAATGAGTCAAGTAATATTTACACCATTAAATATGGATAAAGAAACTGGAATTAAAAAAAAATTTGACTTTACTAATGATGTTATTAATAATGATTTGTTTCCTCACTGTAAAACAAATTCTCAAAAAATTTATTTCTTAGGATATATGACACACAAGTTATTGCAAACATATATTGGATTAAGACCTTGTGATGATAGAGATTCTTATATAAATAAAAGAATTGATTTAACTGGTGTATTATTAAATAATCTTTTTAGAAATTACTTTAATAAATTAGTTAAAGATATGCAAAAACAGATAATAAGAGAAATTAATAATGGTTCATGGAGATCTACTGAAGACTATTTAAATATTATTAATTTTACAAATATATATAAAATTATAAAATCTACTACAATTGAAAATGGGTTAAAAAGAGCTTTAGCAACAGGAGATTTTGGTATAAAACAAACAAATAGTAATAAAGTTGGTGTTGCTCAAGTTTTAAATAGATTAACATACATTTCTAGTTTAAGTCATTTACGACGTATTAATACTCCTATCGATAAAAGTGGTAAATTAATACCTCCTAGAAAATTACATAATTCTTCGTGGGGCTTTTTATGTCCAGCAGAAACTCCAGAAGGTGCATCTGTAGGTATTGTAAAAAATTTGTCTTATATGACACATATTACTGTTCCTTCTGCAAGTTATTCACTATATGAATATATTGAACCTTATATAGAAACATTAGAAAATATAGAAACAAAAGATTTATATAATCTTGTTAAAGTATTTATAAATGGAAGCTGGGTAGGAATTAGTAAAAATCCACAAGAATTATATTTATCTTTAAAAGAAAAAAAATATAAGGGAATTATTAATATTTATACTTCAATTATATTTAATTATAGAGATTTAGAAATTAGAGTTTGTAGTGATGCTGGTAGATTATGTAGACCTTTATATAAAATTGATAAGAATAAATCTTTTATAACTCCTGAGCTGAGAGAAAAACTCGGCAAAAATTTATTAACTTGGGAAAATTTAGTTTTACAATTAAATTGTAATAGTATTATAGAATATATTGATCCAGCAGAACAAAATTCATCTTTAATTGCATTTGAATTAAATCAAATTAATAGTAACAATGATAATAATATTTATAAATATACTCATTGTGAAATTCATCCAAGTACTATTTTTGGAATTTTAGCTTCTTGTATTCCTTTTCCCAATAATAATCAATCACCTAGAAATACATATCAATGTGCTATGGGAAAACAAGCTATGGGGGTTTATGTTACAAATTATGATAATAGAATGGATAAAACAGCATATGTATTATCTTATCCTATGCGTCCTTTAGTAGATACAAGAATTATGAATCTTTTACAATTAAATGAAATTCCATCTGGTTCAATGGTAATTGTTGCTATAGCTACTCACACTGGGTATAATCAAGAAGATAGTATATTATTTAAAAAAAGTTCTATAGATAGAGGATTATTTCAAGCTACTATATATCATACTGAAAAAGATGAAGATAAAAAAATTCATGGAGACGAAGAAGTTAGATGTAAACCTGATAAAAGTAAAACAAAGGGTATAAAATTTGCTAATTATAATAAAGTAAATTCAAAAGGTGTTATTCCTGAAAATACATTATTAGAAGACAGAGATATTATTATATCAAAAATTTTGCCTATTAAAGAAAATAGAAACGATCCTACCAAAGTTATAAAATATACTGATGAAAGTAGAATATTTAGAACAAATGAAGAAACTTATATAGATAGAAATTTAATAGATAGAAATGGAGATGGATACAATTTTTGTAAAGTTAGAGTAAGAACTTTACGACAACCTACTATTGGAGATAAGTTTTCAAGTAGACATGGACAAAAAGGTACTATTGGTAATATTATTCCAGATGAAGATATGCCTTTTACTAGTTCTGGTATTAAACCTGATATTATTATTAATCCACATGCTATTCCAAGTCGTATGACTATTGCTCAACTTAAAGAAACTTTATTAGGTAAAGTTTTAATTGAATTAGGATTATTTGGTGATGGAACTTGTTTTGGAAATATGGATATAAATAATATTAAAAGAAATTTACAAAAAAATGGATTTGAATCAAATGGCAATGAAATTTTATATAGTGGTTTAACTGGAGAACAATTAGAAAGTAGTGTATTTATAGGACCTGCTTTTTATCAAAGATTAAAACATATGGTAAGTGATAAACAACATTCTAGAAGTATAGGGCCAATGGTTAATTTAACACGACAACCAGCAGAAGGTAGATCAAGAGATGGTGGTCTTAGATTTGGAGAAATGGAAAGAGATTGTATGGCTTCTCATGGAGCAGCTAGATTTGTTAAAGAAAGATTATATGATTCTTCTGATTCATTTAATGTTCATGTATGTAATAAATGTGGTTTAATAGCTTCATTTAATAATGATAAACATATTCACATTTGTAAAACATGTCAAAATAGAACAGATTTTAAATATGTAGAAATTCCTTATGCTTGTAAATTAATGTTTCAAGAATTAATTTCAATGAATATAGCACCAAGAATTTTAGCCAAATAAAATAATAATATTATTATAATTTGTTTTGGATTATTAATAATAAATATTTAACTAGGTTTAAAAAGGCAATATTTATTATTTTTTTTGATAAATAATGATGATGTTCTTAATATTAATTTGAATTGAAAATAACCCAATTTAACATTATAATTTTCTATTTTATAATAGAAACGTTTATAATTATTCTTTTGCATATATTTACTCCCATTAGAATAGATTCCTATTTTTCTACTTGCATTATATATATTACATATTTATGTGTAGATAGGTATTTATAGTTTTTAGGCTCTTCTTTAAATTTTATAAAAGATTTCTCATATATTTAACAACAGTCACCATCTAACATATCTCCAATGAGCATTCCGCCTAAAAATCCTGTCATAGCACTACTTACAGGATCGTTATACATAACTGGTTGTTGTACGATGACTACTGGTTGTCCATTTGCTCCATAATGTGTTTGTGGATATCTATATATTCCATATGGAGAGCTTTCAACCGGTGTTCCATATTGTACACTGGATTTTTTAGAATTACCAGAAGCATCTATTTCAAAAATAGGAGTAGCAATTGGAATAGTATTTGTAACATATTCTTGTCTGTTTTTACCTCTAAAAATTTCACAAATATTTCCCATTTATATAATAATTTTATATAAATTATTATTAAATATGTATAAAAATTTAAATCAGGATATAATTAGAAATTTAGCATATTATCTAGATTTATTAAGCATATTAAATTTATCACAAGTAAATAAAATAAATTACTATAGTCTAGATGAATTATTTTATAGATGCTATGCTGTTTTTATTTATGGAGAAGAATTTTGGAATAGAGCAATGATGAGACCTATACAAAAATCCCAACCATTTATCACTATAAAAAGAGAGTTAATAAGAATTGAATTATTTCAAAAAATGTTAGATTCTTTAAATATTAATAGATGGACAAATAAAGATTTCTACAACTATTAGAAATATGATTAAAATATAATTAAAATATATTAATGTTAATTCCCAAAAATACTAAATATATTAGAGACATGAATTTGTATTAAGTAAAAAAAATGTATTAATAATTCTACAATATTCTGCAAAGTTTCAATAAATATTAAAATTAATTCTAAACTAATAATAATAAGTTAATGTAAATATGGAAAAAAAATTTTATTTAAATTCAATACCTATCTCGTTATATATATAAAATATAACAAATAAATATTAAAAGTTTAAGAAAGACATAATAATTATAACACTTTTGTAAAGAATAAAAAATAAATTATTTACTTTAGTAACACCCCAAAGATAAAAAGACCTTAAAGATAAATCTTTTTGATGGTAAATTTTTCATTAATATAATATTTTTTATAATAAATATTATATTAACGTTATATATTAATGGATATCTCTCAAAATTATATAAATGGAAATTATGGTCCTCAATTTTTAGGTCCAGCTGGTTTTCCATTAAAACAAAGTTTAAATAATGGATTAACTAACGCTATAATGGGAATGCCTCAAAAATTTAGATTTGAAGATGGTACTAATAATTTTTCTCAAGGAAGAAAAATTTTTATAAATACTCCTACTTGTTCAGGAATAATAAGAGGAAATAATCAATCATCAATTAGAGTTGATACTAATAAACCAAATTGTAATCAACAATTAATTAATAATGGTTGGTCCAGGTCTTCTATTCATAGTGTCCATGGAAGACATTCAACAAGCACGATACAAAATGGAAAAAAAAGCCAAGTTACTTCTTCTGATCTTTATATTCAACGTTTAAAAAATAGAGCTATTGGTATAGGATCTACAAATAAAAATAATGTAGATTTCTCGTTTAAAAGTAATAATCAAAGTAATTTAAATACTATTAATAATACAGTTAAGAGAGTTAGGGGAGGAGGATGTGTAGCGCCTGCCAAAAAAGGAGCTATAGCTAATCCATATAAAAGTGGAGGACATGGAATTGGAAATTCTAATTGTCCAGTTTGTTTAGGTGGATCAATGTTTTCAAGATAAACTGCTTAAAACATAAATCATTATAAATTATTATAATGTTATTAAAAATATTTATTCCATTAATTATATTTAATTTAATAGATGGTGTTGTAATTTGTGAAAATATTTTAAATTTAAAATATTTTAATTATATATCTCTCTTATTATTTTTAGTAATTACTCTTTTTACTCGATTTTTAAGAGGTACTAGTAAAAATCATGATATTTATATATCATATTATTTATTTATAATTTCTAGAATTGTATTTTTTTGTTTATATTTAAATTTTTTTATTTACTTTTTTTTAAATAAATTTTATTCTAATTATATTTTTTATATAATCCCATTATATTTGCCTTTTTATTTAGATGGTGCAGAATTTACAGGAAATTATAAACTTTCTAATAATCATCCAATTAGAAAAAATTTGTATAAATTATTCCAATATTCTTCACAAGAAATTTATATTAAAGATCAAGGATTATATTTAAATGAACCATCTTTATTAGGAATTCATCCTCATGGTCTTATTCCTTTAGGATTAGTTAATAATTTTTCTCTAAATCCAAAGAGAAAAGAAATATTTTTACGACATTTGCCTCATGCTTTTAATTCTGGAATGGGAACAGGTGCTACATTTAATTTTTTTTTCCCAATTATTAGAGAATTTTATTTAATTATTGGAGCTATAGATTGTTCAAAACCTATAATAAAAAAATTTTTAAATAAAAACTTTACAGTAGGAGTATTTATAGGAGGTGGTAGAGAATGTAAATATTCTGGAATTGGAAAAACTAATTTAATAATAAATAAAAGATTAGGATTCTTTAAACTAGCACTTGAAACTGGTCGTCCAGTTGTTCCTATTTACACTTTTGGTGAAAATAATTTTTTTAATGCTTTTAATGTTCAAAATTTTTTTTTATTTGAGTTATTTCATAGACTTACAGGATTATGGTTTCCATTAGGATATTTCTCATTTAAAAAAACTAAGATTATTACTGTAATTGGAGATCCTATTTTTGTTAATAAAGTTGAAAATCCAACAACTAAAGATATTATTAATTTACAAAATAAATATAAAAAAAATCTTGTTGAATTATTTGATTATTATAAACATCTTGATCCAAATTGTATAAATAAGACATTAAATTTTATAGAGTAATTAGAGTAATTTAAATAATTGATTAATAAAACATATTTAGTTAATACTAATTAATAGTTGTTATTAATAGTTGTTATTTATAAATAAAATTAAATTTATACTATATTATAATTTAGAATAGTATATATGATATCTATTTAAAAATAATAAAAAATATTTTATTAGACTGATATGACAATAATTCAAGAATATTTAAAATTAACAAAAGAATTAAAAGAAAATTATGGAGATAAATCTTTAGTTTTAATGCAAGTGGGTTCTTTTTTTGAATGTTATGCTATATTACAAAAAGATGGAACTTATATAGGTAGTAGTATTAAAGAATTTGCAGAAATAAATGATATGATAATTGCAAAAAAAAATATGTGTGTTAGTGGAGAAAATGTGGTAATGGCAGGATTTGGATTAGCACAATTGGAAAAATATATAAAAAAAATGCAAGATAATGGTTTTACTATAGCCGTTTATAATCAAAATAGCTCTTCTAAAAATACAACAAGAAGTTTATCATGTATTTATTCTCCTGGTACCTTTTTCTCTCAAGAATCAAACGAAATTAGTAATAATATAACTTGTATTTGGCTTCATTACACTGGTAAAAATAAAATAGTTAATGAGCAAATTACAATTGGTGTATCAAATATTGATATATATACTGGAAAATCTAATATTTACGAATTTTCAAATGAATATAATAATTTTCCATCTACATATGATAATTTAGAAAAATTTATATCTGTAAATAAACCAAAAGAATGTATTTTAATTTCTAATTTAAATGAAGAATTTATTAATCAAATTATTAACTTTATAAATTTAAATAGTATTCAAATTCATAAAATTGTATTAAATAATCAAAGTAAAGAAAATACGCTATATAAACAAGCATTAAATTGTCAACAACAAATCTATCAAAATGAAATTTTAAAAAAATTTTTTAAGTCTGAGTCTTTATTGATTGATGAATACTATTATACATCTATAGCTAGTCAAAGTTTTTGTTTTTTACTAGAATATATTTATAGACATAATCCCAATTTAATTGAAAATATAGATAAACCTATTAAAGAACATTCAAATGATAAATTAATTTTAGCTAACCATTCTTTAAAACAATTAAATATATTATCCGATGATAGATATGTAGGTAAGTTAGGATCAGTTCAAAAATTTTTAAATAATTGTGTAACAACAATGGGAGAACGGGAATTTAATAATCGTCTTTTAAATCCAATTACAAATATAGATATTTTAAATAGATCATATAATATAACTCAACATGTAATTGATAATAATAATATATGGGAAATTTTTAGAAAAACGTTAACTAATATGAGAGATATAGAAAAAATTAAAAGAAAAATAAGTATGAATAAATTTTCTCCCAAAGATATTACTATTCTCAATAGTAATATTGATATTCTTAAAGATTGTTATAAAGAAATAAAAAAAGATAATTATTTATTTAAATTTATTAATAGTATAATCTCTCTAGATTTTGAATCTAATTGTAAAAAATATCAAGAATTTTTTAAAAAGCATTTCTTTCTTAATAAGATGGAAAATCTAGATGATTTAACAACTGAAAAATTAAATAGTTGGATAGATAATATAAATATTTGCTTTATTAAAAAAAACATTAATTTAGAATTAGATAATAAAGTTAGAAATTGTTTAGATAGTAAAGAAAAGTTAGAAACTATTAAAAATTATTTTTCAAATATAATTCAAGATTATGAAAAAAATACTAAAACAAATGACTTTGTAAAAATTCATGAATGCTCTAAAATGGATCCAATATTAATTGGTACTAAAAGAAGAATTTTAATCTTAAAAAATAATCTAGAAAAAATTAAAGAAAGAGAAATTAAATTAACATTTACATCAAAATACTCTCAAAAAAATGAGGATTTTTTTTTAAACTTAGATTTATTAGAATTTAAATCGTATGGAGGAAATCAAAGTAATTTAACTATATCAAGTTCTCAAATTATTAAATTAACTAATACTATACAGTCTTCAAAAGATTTCTTAATTCAAGAAATTATAAAAGTTTACAAAGATATTATTTTAGATTTTAGAAAGTTATCAATTAATAGTAATAATACAAATGAATTTGTTTTTATTGAAGATTTAATTAAATTAACTAAAGAATGTGATATTTTACAGTGTAAAGCTTATTTAGCTGTGAAATATAATTATTGTAAACCTCAAATTATAGAAAATGATTATTCATTTGTTGAATTTGAAAAGATTAGACATTGTTTAATAGAACAATTAAATACAAATGAAATATATGTAACTAATGATTTAGATTTAGGATTATCACAAAAAGGTATATTATTATATGGTACAAATGCGGTTGGAAAAACAAGTTTTATAAAAGCTATAGGAATAAGTATTATTATGGCACAAGCAGGATTATTTGTACCTTGTAGTATATTTAAATTTAAACCTTATAATTATATATTTACACGTATTTTAGGAAATGATAATATTTTTAAAGGATTATCTACTTTTGCTGTTGAAATGTCTGAATTAAGAACAATTTTAAAATATTCAGATAAAAATAGCTTAATTTTAGGAGATGAGTTATGTTCAGGTACAGAAAGTTCTTCTGCCTTAAGTATATTTACTGCTGGATTAGAAAAATTACATGAAATAGGTGCTTCATTTATTTTTGCTACTCATTTTCACGAAATTATTAATTATAAAGAAATTGAACTTTTAGAAAATTTAAAAGCATTTCATATGAGTGTAATTTATGATGAATCAAGTAAAAAATTAATATATGATAGAAAGTTAAAATTAGGACCAGGTAAAAATATGTATGGACTGGAAGTATGTAAATCATTAGATTTACCTTTAAATTTTTTAGAGAGAGCACATTCTTTAAGACAAAAATATAATAATGATATATTAATTTTAGATCAAGAAAAATCTAGATATAATAAAAATAAAATAAAAAATATTTGTGAAATATGTAATAAAAATCGAGGAACTGAAATCCACCATTTACAGTATCAAAAATATTCAGATAATGGATATATAAATAATGAATTTAATGTAAATCATAAAGCTAATTTAATTAATATCTGTGAAAATTGCCATCAAAAAATTCATAAAGACAATAAGCAATTTAAAATTAGCAAAACAACTAATGGATATGAGATTATAGAATTATAATATTATTATCTATTATATGGATTTTATTGAATTTTTAGTAAAATATTTTGTTTATATATTATTAACAGTTGTTATTTTAATTACAATTTTTGTAGGAGCCAATGTTCTTGGTTTGAATTTTAAAAGATATAAAAATCAAAAATTAACAAAAAAAGTAAGTTTTGATCCAAATATTTAATCTAATTATTTTAATAAAAAATTGATTTAATAATTAATTCTTCTATTATTATAAATAATGTTGATTCCTATTAAATGTTTTACATGCGGAGAAGTTTTAGCTGATAAATATAGATGGTATCAAACAGAAGTTAGAAAAATTAAAATGTCAAAAGATATGACTATTGAAAAGGTAGTATATTTAACTAAAGAAAATACTGAAAAAACACCTGAGGGTGAAGTTATGGATAAATTAAAATTAAATAAATATTGTTGTAGAAGACATATGCTTACACATGTAGATATAAATTAATTTAATTAAATTTAGTAAATTTAATTAATTTTTTTTACCTTTTTCCTTTTTTTTTTTACTTTTTCTTTTTATAGTTTTTTTCTTTTTATCTTTTTTATTTTTTCTTATTTTTTTACTTTTTAGCCCATTAATTCCTTTAGCTAAATTATGTAAACTTTTGTTAGATTCACTTGAATCAGTTCTTAATTTATAGGCAACCCATAATGATCCATTAGATGATTCAACATTAACTTTAAATTCAGGTTTAATTTTTTCTAGTAATCCTTTACCTGTTTTATGTGGATCATAAATAGTTTGAAATCCACTTGTTCCAAAATGTTCATCAGCCTTTGCTTTATCAATGTAGAATCCATCTAATTTTAATGATACATTAATTAATTGAGTTAATTCAGAAGGAGTTATAGCAAATCCACTAGGATTGTCTTGACGTGGACAATTTTCATTAATTATTATATCAAAGAATTTAGGAAAAACTTCTGGAAGCATTTTCATTTTTAAATCTCCAATTTCATCTGGTAATAATTGATGAGTTATAGGAATCATTCCTATATTAATATTTCTTGGTATTTTCATACCCCATGGCGTTATTTCTCTATTTCCATTAGCGTCGATAGTTTCTCTTGGCATATTAGTAGTTGTTAATAAATTTAGTCCAGTATAGTAAAAATCTATTTTTTCCCAATATTTACAACCTGCTACTGTTGTACTAGCACAAAACTCTTGTAATATTTTTAAAGCTTTATAATTATCAATTGTAGATTTATTGGCACATAATATTAAAATATTAGCAGTTCTTGTCATATATAATACTTATAGAAATTAATCTTTAGAATATATATATGGCTAAATCAAGAAAATACTTTAGAAAAAATAAAATCTATAAAAAAACAAACAAATTAAAAATACCACATACAAATAAAAAGTCTAGAATGCGTAAAAAAAAAATTATAAATAAAAGTAAAAGATATAGATTAAAAGGCGGAGGAAATTTTTCTTTTATTCCTCAAGATTTAGTTAATATCTGGTGGAATACAGAACATGGGATTAATAAAATGATAAATAATTGGAAAGGATTACCAACTGAAGCTGGTCCTCTACCAACTGATCAACCTGAATTATTAAAAACATATCCTATATATGAAAAATTACCAGATTTACAAAGATTTAATGAAAAAAGTGATTTACAAGTTAGTAAAATGCTTAAATAAATTAATTTTTTAATTATTTTCTTATATTATAACATAATGAATAAATATTTAAATTCAATGAAGAATTTATGCACACCTGCTTTTGTTTATTTAATGTTATCAGTATTTAGTATAGTAGTTTTGGCATTTCAAAATGTTGGAAATACTAATAAATATTACATAGGAATTTATGAATGTGATGCTGAAAATACAATGATGGTATTTATTTTAAAAATAATTTATATTCTATTTTGGACATTTATTCTTAATTTATTATGTAAGTCAGGTTTTACTCAATTATCATGGTTCCTTGTAATTCTTCCATTTTTATTATTATTTGTTTTAATAGGATTATTTGTATTTAATAATAATCCTCGTCAAAATAATAAAAATTTAGAAAATTTTAATAATTAATAAAATAAATTTTCATTCAATTAAAATAAATAAAGAAGATATAATATTATATACTTAAAAAAAATACTAAGAATATAATATAATGAGTATTGAATTACCTTGGGAAGTAATAGATAAATATTTTAATGATAATAAAAATGTATTAATTAGTCATCAACTTAATTCTTTTAATGATTTTTTTGAGAATGGTATAAATAGAATTTTTCAAGAAAAAAATCCTATTAAAATTCTTAAACAACAAAATCCAGATACAAAAGAATTTGAATTAAAAGCATATTTATATATTGGAGGAAAAGATGGAAAAAGTATTTATTATGGAAAACCTACAATTTATGATCAAGATAGAGAACATTATATGTATCCTAATATAGCTAGATTAAGAAATATGACTTATTCTATAACTATTCACTATGATGTTTTAATTGAATATTTTATTATTGAAGGAGAAGAAACTATTCAGACATCTACTACATTAGAAAAAATATTTTTAGGAAGATTTCCTATCATGCTTAACTCTAATCTTTGTATCTTAAATAATATGGAACCATCTGTTAAATTTAATATGGGAGAATGTAAAAATGATTTAGGAGGATATTTTATTATTGATGGTAAAGAAAAAACAATTATATCTCAAGAAAAATTTGCAGATAATATGCTTTATATAAAAAATAATTATAATGAAATTTATGCTTGTTCTGCTGAAATAAGATCAGTTAGTGAAGATTCTTCAAAACCTATAAGAACTGTTGCTGTTAGATTAGTTTCTCCTACAAGTAAATTTACCAATAAACAATTAGTTGTCAATATTCCTAATGTAAGAAAACCTATTCCTTTATTTATAGTTATGAGAGCCTTAGGAATTGAATCAGATAAAAAAATTATTAAATATTGTTTACTTGATTTAGAAAAATATAATACCTATTTAGAATTATTTGTACCTTCAGTTCATGATGCAGGAAGAATATTTACTCAAAATTTAGCTATTAAATATATTGCTACTTTTACTAAAGGTAAAACAGTTTCACATGTATTAGAAATTTTAATGAATTATTTTTTACCGCATATTGGAACTAATAATTTTAATGAAAAAGCTTTTTTTCTTGGATATATGGTAATTGAATTATTAAAAGTATATACTAAAGAGAAAAAACCAACAGATCGTGATTCATTTAAATATAAAAGAGTTGATCTTCCAGGTTATCTATTATATGATTTATTTAAAGAGTATTATACATTACAACAAAGAGCTATTTATCAAACAATTGATAAAGAATACTATTATAAACAAGGATTATATCAAAAAAATTTTACATCTCTAATAGAAAATAATTATAAAGATATTTTTAAAGAAAGAATTGTCGAAACTGGGTTTAAAAAAGCATTTAAAGGTAATTGGGGTTCACAAAGTCATACAAAAAAAAGTGGAGTTGTTCAAGATTTAAATAGATTATCATTTAACTCATATATCTCTCATCTTAGAAAAATTAATTTACCATTAGATGCCGCTACTAAAATAGTTGGTCCTAGATTATTACATAGTTCACAATGGGGAATTATAGATCCTGTTGATACACCAGATGGTGGAAATATTGGATTACATAAACATATGGCTATGGGAACATATATTACTAGCCATTGTTCTAAATATCCTTTAATTGAATTACTCAAAAATAATTTAAATTTAAAATTATTAAGTGAATGTAGTATTGAATTTATAGCAGTATATACTAAAGTAATAATAAATGGAGATTGGATAGGTATGTTTGAATTTCCAATTCCTACTATTGATGCCTTAAAACATCATCGAAGATTAGGATTAATTCCTATATATACTAGTATTTTATGGAATAAAGAAGTAAATACAATATTTATTTATACTGATTCTGGTCGTTTAACAAGACCAATTTTTTATATAGAAAATAAAATTCCAAGTTATAAAAGAACTGCATCTTTATACAATAAAATTTTAGAAAGAAAATTTACTTGGATTGAATTATTAACTGGATTTAATGAAAAAAAAAATATTACAAGTAATTTATGTACAGTTTATAATAATACAAAAGATTTATATGGTACAATTTCAATTGAATCATTAATTGAAAATGAAGGAATAATAGAATATATAGATACATCAGAAGAAGAAGGAACACTGATTGCAATGAGTGAAGATAATATTGAAAAATTGCCTTATACTAATATTGAAATTCATCCATCTTTAATATTTGGAGTAATGGGTAATTTAATAGCTTATCCAGAAAATAGTCAACTACCTCGTGATTTATTTTCATGTGGACAAAGTAAACAAGCAGTTAGTTTATATCATTCTAACTATTTAAACCGAATTGATAAATCCGGTATAGTATTAAATAATGGTCAAATTCCTTTAATAAAAAGTAGGTATTTAAAATATATTAATAATGAAGAACATCCTTATGGAATAAATGCTGTAGTGGCTATTGGAATATATGGTAGCTATAATGTAGAAGATTCTATATTATTTAATAAAGCTTCTTTAGAACGTGGTATGTTTAGAACTACATATTATAATATGTATGAAAGTAGAGAAGAAAGTTCCAAAATAGGAAATTCTACTATAGATTCTAAATTTACTAATATAGAAAATGAAAATGTTATTGGATTAAGACCTGGTTATGACTATTCTTATCTAGATGAATATGGTTTAATTAAAGAAAATACACCAGTTGATGAAAAAACAGTAGTTATTGGAAAAGTTTCAACTAATTTAAATGATCCTAATACATTTATTGACCAATCAATTGTTCCTAAAAAAGGACAATTAGGATTTATAGATAAAAGTTTTATAACAGAAGGGGAAGAAGGATTTAGAATAGCAAAAGTAAGAGTAAGAGAAGAGAGAATTCCTAATATTGGTGATAAATTTTGTAGTAGATGTGGTCAAAAAGGAACCATAGGTTTAGTAATACCCGAAGATGATATGCCATTTACAAGTAGAGGAATAAGGCCTGATATAATTATTAATCCACATGCATTACCTAGTAGAATGACTATTAGTCAACTTATAGAATGTTTAGCTGGTAAAGCATGCGCCGAATATGGAGCATTTGGAGATGCTACTGCATTTATTAATAAAGGTCCTAAAAATAAAGTTTTTGGTAAATTATTAACTGATATAGGTTATAGTTCAACTGGAAATGAAATATTGTATAGTGGAGAAACAGGTGAGCCTTTTGAGGCAGATATCTTTATTGGACCAACGTACTATATGCGATTAAAACATATGGTTAAAGATAAAATTAATTCAAGAGCAAAAGGACCTAGAACAGTATTAACTAGACAAACTGTTCAAGGTAGAGCTAACGATGGGGGTTTAAGAATTGGTGAGATGGAACGTGATGTAGTTATAGCTCATGGTATGGCTAGCTTTTTATATGATTCTCTCATGAAAAGAGGAGATAATTATTATATGGCTATTTGTAATAACACAGGTACAATTTCTATCTATAATGAAACAAAAAATTTATTTTTAAGCCCTATGGCTGATGGACCAATAAAATTTGAAGGATTATTAGATAATAATATTAGTATAGTAGATATAAGCAGATTTGGACGAAATTTTAGTATAATTAATGTACCTTATTCTTTTAAATTATTAATGCAAGAATTACAAACAATGAATATTTGTTTAAGAATTATAACCACAGATAATATTGATCAAATAGATAGTATGGCTTTTTCAAAAACTTTAAATATGGTAATTAAAAAAGAAGATACTTCTATTTCTAAAGAAAAACAAACTTCTTTAACTACACAAATTCCAAGTGAATTATCAATTCAAAAGGAATTACCAAACTCTAGTGATGTTGAAAATTCGCCACCTTTATCTAGTTCTAAGGAAGAAGATACAAATAAAAATATTTCATTACAAAATGTTAACTTAGATTTACCTATTCAAAAAAATGAACCTATTTTAGAACCAATAGAAGTTCCTGAAGAATCTATAGATTCTTCAAAATCCACAATTCCATCTTCTACACAAAATGAAAGTTTAATTAAACCAATAACTGATGCTATTAAAACTCTTGATGAAACTATTGGTAAAGGAATTGATGCTGTTGGGAATTTAACACAAAAAAAAGATGATGAACTAGATGAATTAAAAGTTACACCTGAAGAACAAGAACTAATATCAAAAACTATAAGTAGAATAACAAAAAATAAACAATCAAAACAAGAAATACCATCTAGTTTACAAGCAATTGATTTAGATGAACTAAAACCTGAAGAAGAAGAACCAGAAGAAAAACAAGGAAGTCATTCTAAAAAAACAATTTCAATTAATTAATAAAATTGAATTAAAATAATAAATAGTATTATATTAAATGTCTCAAACAGCTATTACAGATCAAATTTATAAATCTCGTCAAACTATTTTAAATATTTTAGAAACTCAAGGATATGATATTAATGATTACAAAGATTTTAACATTCATGAAGTACACAGTATGTTACAAACAAAGCAATTAGATTTATTAGTTAATAATCCACAAACTAATCAAAAAACATATATTAAATATCATTTAGCAAAAACATTAAGGTCTAATAATATTCAAGAATTTATAGATGATTTATTTAATTTAGAAAAAATTTTAACAAATAAAGATGATTTAATAATTATTATTAAAGATGAACCAAATGAAACTTTAAATAGATTTATAAAAGATATATGGGAACATGAAAAAATATATATAAGAATAATTAATATTAATAGATTACAATTTAATATATTAGATCATGAATTAGTTCCCAAACATAGTATTTTAAAAAATCAAGATGAAATTAATAAATTTATTAAAGATTATAATATTGATATTAATAATATTAAAAAACAAATACCTGATATATCTAGATTTAGTCCTGTTGCTTTAATGATTGGTATTAGACCAGGAGAAATTTGTAAAATTGAGAGAGACAGTAAAACAGCTATAAATTCTTTATTTTATAGAATATGTATTTAATATATTTATATATAAATATATTAATAATGAATACTATGTATAAACCATTTGGATGTTTTAAAAATTCATCTAAAGATATTTTTGAAAGTAATTTAACTAATTTAACTAATAAAAAATATACTATAAAACAGTGTAATGAGGCAGCTATCCAAAATAAATCAGATGTTTTTGGTTTGATAAAAAATGGAATAGATGACGTTGGCATTTGTTTTTTATCTGATCCAAGATTATCAACATTGGAACAAAGTTTTAGATCTGTTAAAGATGGAATAGTTATAGATGGTTGTAGTGATGGTTTTGGTAATCAAGAAAATAATTCAATTTTTGTTTATTTAAATAATAAAGCTTTAGATTTTTTTAAAGATTTGGGAGATGTTAATAAAAAAGCAGAAACAGAATTTACTGAAACACCTTATCTTGATCAATTAAAAAATTTAAATAATAGTTTTACCGAATATTTAAATAATTTTAAAAGTAATACACAGAAACAATTTAAACCATATATAAATAATAATTTTAATGAAATTTTTAAAGAATCAGATTCAAGTGATATTGAAATTTTAGATGATAAATTTCAAAAACTATTTGATAATTTATCACTAGAAAATATAAATATTTTCAATAAAATAGAAAAAATTAACAAAGAAATAGAAATGTTAGATAATCATATTTTAAAAGCTAAAAGAGATATCGATAATATAATAAAATCTGATAACGCTGCATTAGGTAATTTATCTGATATAAAATTTAGAAGTTCAAGTTTATTGGGAGAGAATATTACTCTAATTATATTACCATTATTATTATTAGGATTATATATTAATCAAATTCAAAAAGAATAATTTTTAATTTAAAAATTAAATATCTAGATAGCTTAATTGAAAAAAAGATTAAAAAAATATACTACTATTAAAATAACTATTAAAAATACAGAAAATATAGAAATTATAGTGCCAGTTACATTTTCAGTATTATTAATTATATAAAAAAAAATTAATCCTATAATAATAACTGTTAATAAAATGTAAAAAATATATTTTAAACTAATTTGATTAATTCTCAATTCTGATAAATTTAAAGAGTTTTGTAAAAATTTACTTTCAGCAATTTGTTCATTATAACTATTAGTATTAATATTTTTTTTTGGAATAATAAATGAAGGATTACAATTATCAATGCATTCACTAAAACTTGAATATCTTCCTAAAGGATCAATAGTACAAAGATTTGTTGAAAGATCACAAGAATAGTTTTCTTGGCAATTTTTTTCACAATCTGATAAAGTTTTAAAACTTCCATTTTTATCTTCTTTACAATTATAATTATTACAAGAATATAATAAACTTTGTGATTGATTAGGGGCCGGACTTGTTTTTTTACAAATAGGTTTTGATTTATTTTTTGTAGTTTCCCTACAACATGCTTCTCCTATAGAATCACAATATTCAGTACTATATCTATATGTTGGACCATAACAACTACAACTTGTATTTAAATTAATCATATATATTAATTATTTATATAAAAAATATATTAATTATTATTTACATTATTCTAAATATTTTAGCATTTATAATATGGTTATAAATATACCTAGATATAGTAAATAATACTAACACTCCTATTATAATTGCAATAATTGTTTGTAATTTAGAGTTAGAATTATTAACAAAATAATAATAAGTTAACGCTAAAACAGTAATAACTATTGCTCCATAAAGAAAATATTCTATTATAATTGAATTATATCTTAATTTTTCACTTTCTAAAGAACCAGTAATTGTATTTGTTAAATTTAATTGTCTGTTAAATTGTTTTTGTCTTATCTTTTCTTTTGAAATCAATAAAGAATTACATTGTTGGTTACATTCAGTGATTGAACTAAAATTTCCATAATCATTCTCAACGCATGTATAACTAATAGGATCACATGTAAATTTAGGTTTACAGCTATTTTGACATTCTTTTAAAGAATTAAATTTTCCATCTTGAGAGATTATACAATCTGTTGAGCCATCAAGGTTAATCTTACATCTATATTTTGGATTACAGTGATTAATACAATCTTTTAATGATGGAAATTTCCCATTTGTATCTAGATTACATTGACTATTACTAGAATAACACGAATAAGTTTCAGGTTTACATTCTGATATACATTTTTCTAAAGTATTAAAATTTCCTTTATTATTTTTTTTACATTCATTATTACTGCAACTGTACATTACATTTGGTGTTAAATTAATATTTGAACTCGAATTAGACATAATATATTATTATATTATAATTTATATAAAAATTAAAAAATAATTTATAAAAATAATTTATAAAAATAATTTATAATATATCAATAATTATTAAATCTTTAGCATAATAATATATGAATATAGTTAAAATTTTATTTTAAAAATTAATTATTATATTATAAAAATATCATAATATAATAAGCAAATGAAAACACAATTAATAGATGATAATGAAATAGATTGGGATAGATTAGCTAAAGAAAAAATAAAAAAAAATAAAGCAGGATATATTGATGAATTAGTAACAGTAACTTCTTTAGATAATACTATGAATGGTTTACTCGAAAAATTAAATAGTTATAAAAAAAATCTTATAAGACGAAATTCTGGTTTAAGTAATTTAAAACATATAAATTTAGGAATACATTTAAGTGCTTTTAGTATAGATAATATTAAATCTCAAGGAGATATTTATACAGTTGATGTCATGGGAAATGTTATAATTTATGATGATAAAACATTTCATCAAAGATTTTCACAATATAGTGAAAAAGGAAATTATAATTTTCATAAAATTAAAGTTTTTGATATGGGATTTGTCACTAAATTGTCAGGTATATCTAATTTTACATATTTAGAAGATGTTGGTAATTCAATGAATGATGTAAAGTGGAGAGAAATTGATTTAAATACAGAACAAGGAAATAAGGTAGTAGATTTTACAACATGGTCTAGTGCAACATTTTTTGCCTTGGCAGAAGGTGGCATTTTAAAACAAGATGGAAAACATGTAACTAATAATAAATTTCCTAATTTAAATTTACCTATATTTACTAATATTAAATTTCATGCATTATCTTTAGATCATGAAAATAAAATTTTATATGCATTGGATAGAGGCGGAACTCTAATACAGCCTAATAATTTATGGATTTTTTACCTTGATAATAATTTAGATTTTTCTGAAAATAATTATCAATTTATAAAATCAAATAGTAAAATTTATTTTAATAATATATTAGCTTTACCCTATAAAAATAACAATGTAATTAATTCTAATAGAATCCAATTTATATTAGTAGGAACTCAACTTGATAATGATAATAAACCAGTTCAATCCGGTTATATAAATTTATATTCAGGTCATCTTAAATATGGTATTCATAATGATGAGTTAAATAAAGAAGCTCAAGAAACTCCAGAATGTAAAAGAATAGATGGTAAAGTTTATGCTATGTGTAAAGAAAATAAAATAAAAATTTGGGATATAGGATCTGAAGAAGAAGAAAAAGCAATTAATAATTGTAATATTGCTTCAAAAAATGGTAAATTAGGAAATTGTAAAAACTTTGTTTACTCACCAACAAGATCCGCAAGTTTGATATTAAATAAATTATTAGATAAAGATTTTACTAGTAATGATGTAATTTTTAATAGAACTACATCTGATAATCAAATATTTAATTTAATAGCAAATAATTTAGAGGAATTATATAATAAAAAGGATTCATTTGATGCAGACAGATTTATAAATTTAGATATTAATAATAAAACCGGGGATATATATATATTATTAAATGGTGTTTTATTTACATTTCCTATAAATAATTTAGGATCAAGTTCAAGTGATAAATATTTTGATGAAATAATATATTCAGAAAATGAATTAGAAAGTTTAGAAAATGAAATAAATAATTTATATTCAAATTATAAAATTATTTTAAATACTGAAGAAAAATTGGATTCTAAATTACTTTCAAATAGAAATAGGATATTAGTTAAAAAGGTAGAAGATATGAAAAAAGAAATTAAAAGATTAAATTTATTAAAGAGTGAAAATAATAAGATTAATAGTGAAATATATGATAGTAAAATAAAAACTACTATTAATACTTTTCAATATTTAGTATGGATAATTATTTCTATTATTACTATTATATTAGTTGTAATAAATTTTATAAATCCTAAATTATTACCAATACCTATACTAATTACTTACATAGTATTTGTAGTAATAATTGTAATATTTAATAGAAATTTATTTACCAAGATTTAATATTTACTAATATTAAAGTGATGATATTTAATATAGAAAATTTTGATACAATAACATCTGATAATAAAATATTAAATGATATTCAAAATAATCATGAATTTAAAACACCTTTAACTGATATTAAAAATGAAAAATACAGAATTAAGATTAATTCTATAATTGAATCTATTAAATCTAAACAAAACCTTATCTCTAGTTTATCAAAAAAAATAAATAATACTGCTATTGAAGTTACTACAAATGTTAATAATGAAAAAAATCTCTCTGGAAAAAATATATTTTTTACAAATATTCCAAATTTAAATATTTTTGATAATTTAGTCCCAGTTGGTTTAATTTCTAGACAAGAAATAATTAGTACAAAAGTAATTTCACTTAAAAATACTGATCCTCCATTATTAGCACCTAAAAATGAATGGGGATTTAAAACAAGTTTGTATGAATTAGGAATTAATAGTGAAAAATCTAATTTAAATACATATATAGGAATTCCATTAAGAGCCGTAGCTGGAACACCACCCTTACTCCGTGCTGTAGAATCTGCAGCTATGACTTCTAATACTAATCAAGAACCAAATATAAATTATACTTTTTATTATGGAATTCATTCTAAAACAAGCGATTTAAAATTTACTAAAAGAATTGATAACTTTAATTTATCTTATACAAATCTTTTACCTGCTAATCTCATTAATTCTAATTTTTTATGTGTTGGGTACAATGGATATATTTATGTTGGAACAGATGTAAATAAGTTAAAAAGTAATAATAGTGATGTAGATGAAAATTTTTTAGATTATTTAATAAATAATCATTCTGGTGGCGAGCAATTTGGAGTAAAATTTGGATGCGTTCCAGGTACAAAAATATGTGGTAATCAAAATCAATTTAATGAAAATCAATTAGAATCACAAAATTTTATTAACCAAGCTAATGAGATTGATAATCAAGGTTCTATAAATTTATCTACACAAATGTTTCAGGCTAATGTAGATAGAATGAAGGCTTCATTAGCTTTACAAAATAATGCTAATGGACCATTAAAAGAATTTGTATGGTTAAGTTTATTAACTAATAGAACAGCTAGTAGAATTATTGGACCTAGTAACCAAGATTGGTCTAATGCTCTAGGACGCTTAAGTAAAAGCAGAAATGATTTTCAAACAATTCAAGAAATATTTTTAGTAGGAGGATTGAAACCTGAGCAATATTTAGGTTGTTATAAAGATTTTCCTGAACCAAATAGAGTTTTAGAACAATATGGAGGTATAATGACAAAAGATGAATGTATACAGAAAGCGAATGAAGAAGGTTACAATTTAATAGGATTACAAGATGGGGGACCTACTGGTGTTGGAAGAAGAAATTTTACAAATGGTCAATGTTGGATGAGCAAAAAGTCATTAAATGAAATTCCAAAATGTACAGATATAGAAGAACAAGTTGGTAACTCAAATACTATTCCTCAGGGTTTATGTAAAGCAAGTGATAATGATTGTCAAGGAAATCCAAAAATAGGAGGACCATGGAGAAATGCAATTTATCATAATAATAATGCTCCTAGTTTTATACCAGCTAGATTATTTATTCAAGGGTTTAGTTTAAATTCTGTATCTGCTCCTCCAGGTAGTTTAGTATATACTTATCCAAATTTACAAGGTGAAATACAAACTGAAATTTTATGGAAACCAAATTTTCCTGTTGAACAATCAATATTAATACCATTTGAACCAGATAAAAATGAAAAATTAATAACAGAAATAACAAATGCTAACTCAAAATTAGAATATTTAATAGGTAATTCAAGTGAAAATAAAGTTTTATATTCTGAAGATTTAATGTTTAAATTAGTATTAAATAGTTTTGTAGATACAACTGGTAATCCTAAAACTGGATTTATGAATAGTAGTAATGCTTTTAAATTTATGAAAGATTTTAAAGAATCACCAATGATGCAAATTATTAATTATAATAATACTGGAATTAAAGTAAATTTAAATACAGACTTTTCACAATATAATATTAATTCAAAACAAGAAAATATATCAAAATTATTAAAATTAGTTCGAACTGTTGATCCAGAAGGAAATTTTATAGAAGATTCTGGTAATTTTACAATAGTTTATAAATTAGATCCTTTAAATGATGATTTATTAGGAAAGGTAGGATATATTAATTATGAAAATAAAAAAAATAGTATTCAAACTCCATATAATTTATCTCTATATTCAGATAGTCAAAATAATAAAAATTTTAAAAATGGACCTTCTAAATTTATAAATACTAGAGGAACTATAGATAAAAGTCAATTTCCAAATAATATTATTGCCCCTTTTGATTTAGAATTAAATAATAATATTTCTGTCTCTAATGTATCAGGACAATCAGAATGTGAGAGAATTTGTTATAATAATTTAGATCAATGTCAAGCTTGGCAACATACAAAAGATAAATGTTTTACATATAATTCAAAAACTAATGATATATCAAGGTTATTAAAAGCTCAGGCCCCAATCACTGTTTATAAGCCAAATTTATTAAATGATAATTTTAATATTAGAGTTCCAAATATTAAAAATAATGCCACATGCCCCGATATTATAAAAGATACAGTAATTAATGCTCAAACTCCATTAAAAAACAATAATAATATTAATAATTCTTTAGTTAAATGGGATAGATTTACTGATAATTTATATTGGAAAATGGGTGATCAAGTAAATAATAAAAATTACTGTAATGTAAAAAAAATTATTAATGATGATGAAATTAAATTAAAAAAATTAGAAGACGAATTATTAGTACTTATAAATAATTTTGATAGTTTGATAAATGGTTTAGAAAAAGATCAACAAATTATATTTAAAAATTTATTAAATGAACAGATAATAACAAATAAAAATACAGAAAGAATAGAGGAAATTAATAAAAAATTAAATAATGAAAATAATAATTTAGATAGTCAAAAAACTTTAAATCAGTCAATTGACGACTCTTTATTTACATTAATAAATACTAATTATAATTTTATATTTTGGACTGTTTTAGCTATTATAATTATAGTTGGTGCAATTCATTTTTCAAGAAACTTAAAAAAAAAATAATCTAGAGTTTAAAAAATTTATATATTAAAATATTTTTAATATATATAATATGGTAGCAATGACTAATATATCTGATACAGGAAACATAAACTTTGCAGATAAATCCATAATTGATCAAAGTAAAACTAATTTAAAATCTGGGATTTCAGAACTTCAGCTTTCATCAGAAAATATAAGAAATATTTTAGCTACGCAAGGAGATAGTTTATCTCCAGAACAAATTAATCAATTTAAACAATCATTAATGCAACAAAACGAATTAGCAAATACAATGATAAATGTTGCTGGTTCTCAAGGTCAAGCTCTTGGTAATAATTTAAGAGCTGCAAGTAATAATTTAATCAATCAAATGGTAATAACTGATTTATTGCAAAATGAAGTTACTAATGCTGAAGATGCTTATTATGCACTAAAGCAAGATAATAATGATAAATTAAGAATGGTTGAAATAAATAGATATTACACAGAAAGATATAAAGCACAATCAGATTTAATGAAATTAATAATTTTTTTTGCTGTTCCATTATTATTAATAACTATTTTAGCAAATAAAGGTATATTACCAAAAAATATAGCATATATTTTAGGTGGAGTATTAGTGGTTATTGGATTAATAATGGTTATTGGAAAAATTATAGATATAAATAGTAGAGATAATTTTAACTTTTCAGAATATAAATTAGACTTTAATCCTAAAGAATCAGAAGTAGGAGAGAATGCATCTCCCATAGGTAGCGGAATAGAAGAAAATTATCAAGCATCATTAAATGCTTTAGAAAAACAATTAGGAGTATATTGTGATGGACAAGAGTGTTGTGATCCACCACATCCAAAAGACGGAGATAAAATATATACAACATGGAGTAATGAATATAAAAAATGTGTACCATATTGTCCTGAAACTCAAGATGGTAGACCTCAAATTTGGAAACAGAGTGGATCTGGAAAAAATTTAAAAGCAGGATGTCAACCTGTATATATTCAATAAAATGATTTTTATAATAATTAAAATAAAATGATTAATATATTTTTTTAATAAACTTATATATTAAATATAATATGTCTAATCCAGCAAGTAATATAAAAAATTACGATAAATTAAATGCTCAAACTCCATTGGGTGATGCTCAAAATCCAGATGCTACAATACTAACTAGAAATGCTAAATTGCCAGCTAATTTAACTCAAGGTTCATCTTCTGGAGCAATAATACATGATTCAAACTTAACTACTCCTTTAGGTATAGCTCCAATTAGAGGACCTGTAACTAATCAAGAATTATCTACAAGAATTAGTAATATGCATGGTGCATTTGAAAAAGGACTTAATTACAATAAATATTCACCCGACAATTTACCATTTTTAGATAATAGTCAAGCTATGGCGTTTAATCAAACATTTAATTCTCCTGTAATTTCTGAAATTATTAAAGATGCTCAGTCTAATACATTAAATGCTGCTGGCTTAACTGGCAGTATTCCTAATAATTTAAATTTATTTCAAAAGAATCAAGCTAGTAAACAAATAAATAAGGCTAGAAACTCTATAATTTCTGATAATAAAATTATACAAGCTCAAAAACAGTTAATGGCTGCAGAAGAATTTTTTTATAGAGTAATTTCTGAAAAGTGTCCAAATAATGTAGATAATCAAGTATGTAAATCTTTTAAAAATTTACAAAGTGATTTATTAGAAAAAAAAATTAATAATATGATATTAAAAAATACAGAAATTAATAAAAAAATTACCCAAGAAATTATTATTTATAATCAGCAAATAATAGCTTTCATAAGATTAAAAGAATTGTTAGCAACAAGAATTGAAGAATTATCGGAATTAGAAAATAATTTAAATTCCCTAACTACAAGTATTAGAAATAATACTAGAAGTAATTTTTATGAAGGAAAAGCCAATAATTCTGCTAGAGAATCACAAATAATTCTAATATTTATATATTATCAAATATTAATTTTGTATTTATTTATTAGTAACTTTTTTCCTAATGAAAATTATAAAAAAATTATTCCTTTAATTTTAGTTATTTTATATATAATTTTTCCAATTATTCTGCAATATTTAGTAGTCATAGTAAGTAATTTTATTTTTTTTTTACAAAAAAAATTTGGAACTCATTTTAAAAATTTACAATTAATTAATAATAATACTTAATTATTGTAATTCTAGTTCTTCATCTTCTTCTTCTTCATAATTAATTTTAACATTATACCATTTTCCTTTATTTGATTTACCAAATCTTTTATCCATGTATTCAGTTATCTCTCTAGTATTAGGAATATTATTTCTTCCATAATGATTTGTATACCAAGTTCTAAATTCTTCCATAATTTCTGTCTTTTTAATTTTTGCTCCATTTTCTTTGACTATACATTCTTTTGCAAATTCAGTCAAATAATCTTGACCTTCTCTGTAAGAATCGCTTCTCGCCATTACAATCTTACAATCTTTAACATTTCCCTTAGTTTCAAATGCTATATTAACTAACATATGCATTAATACTGGAGCCCAATCATTAAATTTTTCATCTATTCTTTTATCAATTAAATATTGATAAGGAAAATTTTCTTTTGGAAATTTATCTAAATCATTATACGGATTTTCCATAAATTTAGACATAAATTCTGCTACACGAATACGTCTCCATGTACCATCATCATTACTTTTTATCTCAAAAAGTGTATTAGTACATACAACTAATTTAAATTGTGGAATAAATGTTACTGCTTCTTTAAATAAGGCTCTACCTTGAATAGGATCTCCACCAGTAATTTCTTTCATAATTCCTTCATTAATTTTATCTCCCTTAGATGGTTCTTGCATAACTGCATATCTAACACCCATTAATTGAACTACTTCAGATGATGTACTACCAATACTATTTCTACTCTGTGTAATTAAGGTAATCGGTACTGTTGCTTTGTATTCTCCTAATCCTTTACTCATTAAATCAACTAATTTTGATTTACCATTACAACCAGAACCTGTATATATATTAAATGTTTGATTATCATTAGTTCCTATTAAACAAGAAGCTAGATGTTGCCACATATATTCTTTTAATTCATCATTTGGAAATATTTCATTCATAAATTTTTCTATTTCTTGTTTGAATACTAAGTCTTGATTACTTAATTTTTTAATGTAATCAATATTAGTACATTTTGAAATATAATCATCTGGTTGCCCTTTTCTATATAATTTATTTTTAAAATCAATTACATAATTGGAAAAGCAAAGTAAATATGGATTATTATCTAATTTATTAATAAAATCTTTATCATAAAATAATTCTCTGGCTTCACGCATAATATTATTTTTCCAAACTGTCTTTTTTAATAATACACATAACTCAGACAATTTATTAGCTCGTTTTTTACTAATTTCATATTCTGGATCTGCTTGATCTAATCTTTGCATAGAACCAACAGCCTCATAAGTTTTTTTAACATATATATCATGCATTTTTTTTGAAATTAGTAAACGTAAAGTATTTCCGCTATCTATTTCTTTCCATCTTTGCTTATCAAATTCATACCAAACATTATTTCTAATACTGACACAAACAAATTGATCTTTATATATTTGATAAAGAACATTTGCCAAATCCCATTCTGTGGATGTTTTAATTGTTTGATCAATAAAATAAGTAATTGTTTCTTGTCTAATTTTTTTATATAAATCAAGTGAATCATTTTTGGCCCAAAACATAATTGATCTAGCTGTTAACCCATCTGGATTATTAAAATCAAAATCTTCCCACATTTCATGTAGTTCTGATACTTGTCCCCAATTAAATTCACTAGATTGAGAACTAAATTTTAACCAAGTTAAAAATAGTCTTATATCTGTATTTTTTAAAGCCCATCCTACTCTTATCCATTTATTATATGAACCACTTTCATAATAACATTTTGGTAATACCATAACAAATTGATGTGTTTCTTTTAATTCATAATCAGAACTACTATTAATATTTTCAAATAATTCATCAATATAACTATCTAATATTTCTTGGTTTTTAATGCTTAAATAATCAAATCCAATAAATTTATTTGATCTATTAACTACTAATTTACATGGTTTAATATTTTTTTTATTATTAAACATATCATATGCTTTTTTAATTTCCTCTTTCATATTTTTTTTTGTTTCAAATTTCTCCCAAGTAGTATTTCTAGCAGATAATTTTGTAAAATTATTTTCTATTTTAAAATCACTTAATGAATTTTCTTCAATTATCCAATCATTATCTTCAATATTATATTTAATTGTATATAAATTTTTTAGTAAATAAGCTTTATTTCCAGGCTTTCTAGAACCATATAATTGCCAATTTACGAAACCTTTTGTTACACCTAAATCTATAACATCATCTATACTATTAATAAAAGGTAAATCTTCCCAAATTTCAGATAATTCTTTTAAAATTTTAGATCTTAGAAGTAATTGCAATGCTTTATGTATTTGTATACCAAAAATTATATGAATACCATCTTTTGTTTTATCTTCTAATATATTAACTTCATTTTTTTCCATAACAAAAATTTCTATACTTGTTGAATCTGGAATATCTAATATTTCTGTTATTTTATTAGCATACAACATAATTAAATCTATTATATGATCAGGACTATGTTGTCTTGTAATAATATCAGTATTATATCTTAAATCTATATCAATTAATAAAGGTCCATTCTCTACGAGTTGTTTTTCTGTTAGATATTCCATATTCCCTTTTATAAATACATTATTTAGATAATTTCTATTAAATATTTCTATTTCATTTTCTTCTATCATAAATGAACCACCTATTATACCTAATTCTTTATTTGCTATTCTAGTATGACTATATATATCACCTTTATTTGTATTAAATTTTGATAAATAATCATTATAAAAATTATTTTTAGAAGCCATCTAATATATTCTTTTGAGAAATTTTTATCTCAATTTTTTATATAATATGTAAATAAATAAAAATATTATTTATATAAACACTCTATAATGGTATCTATAAATAATTTTTATTAATATATAAAGATTATTTAATTATAAATTAAATGAACAAAGAAAAAATTATAATAACTCAAGATACAATTAAAAGAATAATAAAAGATGTAAAAGATATAAATACAAATAAAGAAGACTTTAAAAAAAATGGAATTTTTTATAAACATGATGATGAAAATGTTTTAAAAGGCTATATTTTAATAATAGGTCCAAATAATACTCCTTATCAATATGGTTTTTATTTTTTTGAAATTTTATTTTCTTATGACTATCCTTTTACTCCGCCAAAAGTAAAATATTTTACTAATGATGGTTATACTAGATTTAATCCCAATTTATATATTAATGGTAAAGTATGTTTATCAATTTTAAATACATGGAGAGGAGAACAATGGACTTCTTGTCAAACCTTAAGATCAATTTTATTAACTCTTGTTACAATATTTAATAATGAACCATTAACTAATGAACCAGGTATTAAAAATACACATAAAGATTTCGAAAATTATAATAAAATTATCACATATAAAAATTTACATTTTTCTATATATCAACAATTTTTAAAAAAATCTTTACCAGAAAATTTTAATATTTTTTTGGATGAAATGAATCAAGAATATAAAAAAAATTATACAAAAATTTTAGATTTAATTTCTGATTTGTACAACAAAAATAGTAAAGAAGAAGTTATTCAAACTGGAACTTATAGTTTAAATTGTAAAATAGATTATAAATTATTGTTAGATTTATTTAAAAAAAATGAAATTTAACTTAATTTTATTATTTAAAATTGAAATATAAATAATAATTGTTAATTATATATAACATGCATTTTTGTATCAAATGTGATAACATGTATTATATAAAACTTGCAGAAGAAAATGGAAATAAATTAATATATTATTGTAGAAATTGTGGAAATGAAGATTCTTTAATTACATCCGAAAATATTTGTGTTAATAAAACTCAAATTCAACATAAAGAACAAAGTTATGCTCATATTATTAATAATTATACAAAATTAGATCCTACTCTTCCTAGAACTAGTTCTATTAAATGTCCTAATAAGACTTGTACTGCTGTTGAAGAAGGAGGCCAAGAAGTTATTTATATACGTTATGATGATACAAATATGAAATATATTTATCTTTGTACTATTTGTAATACAGTTTGGAAAATTGATGAACAAATTTAAATTAAAAAAATATAAAATTGAAACATTTAAAGTATTAATATTATATATTAATAATGGATCCTACAGAACTAAATAGTGATGAGGAAGAAATAGTTTCAAAAAGTGAAGATGAAATAGAAGAAGAAAATAGTGATTTTAGTGAAAATGAAGAATATAGTGAAAATGAAAGTGATATAGAAGAACAAGAGCCATCTATATCAAATCCTTCAATATTTTCAACTAATGATAATGATGATGAGAGTGATGAAGATGAAAATTATTTGCAAAAATTTGATAAAGAACTTACAAATAATTATATTTTAAATAATCATCAAGAAGATTTAGCTCAAAATTATTCAGAAATTTTAACATTGAGTAAAATTGTAAAAGATGAAGATGGAAATATAGTAGATTTATTTCATAAAACAAATCCTATTTTAACTAAATATGAAAAAACTAGAATATTAGGATTAAGAACAAAACAATTAAATGATGGTGCTCCTCCATTAATTAAATTAAGTGAAAATATAATTGACTCTTATCTAATTGCAGAAATGGAGTTAAAAGAAAAAAAAATTCCATATATAATACAACGACCATTACCTAATGGAAATTCTGAATATTGGGCTCTTGAAGATTTAGAAATTTTATAACTTAACATTTCCATTTTAAACTACAATCTAAACATGTTACATATGTAGTCATAGGTTCATCAGCACTTCTTGTTTGTAATTGATAATGCCAACATCTATCTGATTTACATCTTCTACAAGTAAAATCATTTGTAGATGCTTCAATTTTTGGTGAATATCTATTTTCATCTTTAATTCTTTTTGCTTCTAATAAATTTTTCCATTTATCAGGTTGTAATTCTTGATGACTCATAAATGCAATAGCATGTGGTTTAATTAATTTATTAATTATTTTTTCAATTAATATATTTGTAATATTATAATAGATTGATTTAAATTTTTCTAAATATAAAGTTACAAACAAAGAATTATCCCATTTTTTAACTATTTTTTTTTCTGTAGCATTTTCTAGACTATTGTTATAAATTCCTTTCTCTAAATTAATAGCAATTTTCTCATTGATTGGAAATTGATATATTTCTTGCATTTTTTTATAAAGTTTTTTTGTTAAATTATTTCTAAAATTTTCTGGATTCTTAATAGTTCTCATATTTTATTTATATCTTTAAATATTTATATTATTTCAATTCTTTTTTAAATTCAATTTTAATCTTCATCACTTGAATATACATATACATCTTCAGTTAATTCTGAACCTGAAAAATACTTTTCTTCTTCAATATTATCTTTATCACATTCTTTTTCAATATCATCATCAATTTCTATATCACTATTTTCTTTATAATCTGCTTCCTCTTCTCCACTTAATTCATTATCATCTATTTCATCATAGTCTTCTATATCATCTTCTTTATCTTTATCACATTCTTTTTCTTTATCATCTTTATAATCTTTGTCTTTTTCATCTTTATAATCTTTATCATCATCTGATTCGATTTCTTCTTTATATAATTTATTTTCAATATTAATTTGATTAAATATATTTGTATTTTTATTGTCTAAGTTATTTAGAATTTTATCTTTTTGATTTTTAAAATCTTCCCAAAAAGAAATTTTGATATCAACTAATTCATTATTTTCATAACATACTAAAGCACAAGAACCATAAATTGAAGTATTTATATCTGGAAAATTATATAAATTTTTAGATGTTTTTTTTCCTGAAGTTTTACCAAATAATTTTATAATTTTTTTATTAAAATTCCATACTTTAATTTCATTAAAATCATCAGCTTTTTTAAATTTACATTTTTTATATAGATCATTTAAATGATCTATTTTATTTTCTTTAATATTTTCTTTTTCTATAATAATTACAATAGTCATTTTATTAAATTCTTTTAAATAATAAGTTTAAATAGTTTTATGCTATATTATATATGCGGTTATATATTAAGGATTTAGACATTAATAAAGTTAATATTAATAACCTAGAACAATATAAAAGTAATAGCTATAAAAAAATTTTTATCATTACTAGTGATTCTATATCAACAATTTATAATGATAAAATTTATAATATTGATCAAATTGATGAACCTGTCCTAACTTTTAATATAAAAAATTATAAAGTCTTATTAGATAAAAGTAAGTGGATAAAAACAAAAGAAATTTATCATATTGATAATAATCTATGTATTTTAAATCTAATTATTAATGAATATACATTAAATAAACTTGATAATATTAAATTAATTATAGAATATAAAATTGATAATTTAAATTATAATATTTATAATATATATTTCTTATTAGATAAATATAATATTCTAGACCCTAAAGAAATGGATTTTTATAATATAGAAATAATAGATACGTTTTTATCTATTTTAAGAAATGTAAATTAATAATATATGTTTGGAAATATATTATTATCAATATTAATTTCTATTTTAATTATATTAATTATTCATAATATATTTTTATTTTTTCAAAATAATTTAACGTCTCCTAAGGTTAAAGACTTTGTTAATAAACCAAATGAGAGATACAAAGAAATATATGATATAATAGATAACTCTTATTCAGATAATAAAAACATTACAAAATTTATTAGTAATGTTAAAAATACTGATAAAAAAGACACTAGTAATATAGATAGTATTCCTAATATTATTCCATCATCTAGTTATACAGATGATAATTTAATATTTGATAATAAAAAAAATAATAATTCAATGAAAAGTGAATTAAAAAATTTTTTAAATAGTTTAGCGGATGCATAAAGTAAATTAAATAAATATAGTTAAAGATATATTTAAATATTTAAATAATTATGATTAATGATTTTGAAAAAGATTTATTATTAAAAAAATTACCTGATTTAGAACTTTCTTATGAAAAAATTATACATAAAAAAGTTTTTGATAAAATAGATTATTTTTTATTAATTCCTCAAGGAATTAAATCTATTTTATGGTTCACATCTTATAAAGATAAATATTATTGTGTTACTATTAATATAAATAAATATAATAAATTAGATAACTTAAATATTTATTCTGCTTGTTTTAACAAAGAATTAGCCAAAGAAATTACAATTTTTATTGGCATTGAATTTAGTATTCCCAATAAAAATAATAAATTCTTTAGTATTACTGATATATTATTTTATAAAGGAATTAACTATAAAAATTACTTATATGAAAAAAAATTAAAAATATTGATTAATATTTTTAATAATGATATTAAACAAATTTATTTAAATAAAAATTCCTTAATAATTGGTTTACCAGTTATTATTGATAATTTAAAAAAATTAGAAGAAGAAAAAAATAATTGTATTTATAATTTGGGAGGAATTATTTATATTCAAAATAATTTAGCTTCATCATATGGAATAAGTTTTTATAACATAAATATTCCAATTCATGCAACTTTCCATATAAAAGCTAATATTCAAATGGATATATATGATATGTATATTTATGATAATAATAAGTTAATATTTTATGATAATTTATTAATAAATTCATACCCTAATAGTGTGTATATGAATAGTTTATTTAGAAATATAAAAGAAAATAAAAATTTAGATTTATTAGAGGAAAGTGATTCTGATAGTGATTTTGAAAATATTAATGAAGATAAATACGTTGATTTAAAAAAAAATATTAATATTAAATGTAAATTTAATAATAAATTTAAAAAATGGATACCTATGGAAATTTCAAAAGAACTAGTAATTAACAAAAAAGAACTTTATAATATTTTAAAAAAATAATTACCTATATATATATATGCCTAATTTAAGTCCTGCTTTTGTTAATAATAACTCTCCTTTATTACCAGTTAATCCATATGTTAATATTCCAGCAACTAATGGAAGATTACCAACTAATAATAGTAATGCGTTTATAAGAAGTGGATGCGGAGGATTAAATAATATTCTAAGTGTACCTAATGGTAGTATTAATAATTTAACTCCTTTAGAGGCTGCAATAAATATTCCTTTTAGTCAAAATAATAAATTTATGCAAAATGGTGGTTATAGATATAAAAAATCTATAAAGTCTATTTATAATAGAGCAAAAGGAATTAAATTTAGTAAAAGAAGAAAAAAACATAAAAAAAAAACAATTAAATTACTTAAAAAAAATTATAAGAATACCAAAAGACATCAAAGATATCGAAGACATGGAAGTCATCAAAAAGGAGGAACATTATTACGTTTAGGATCATCACCAGTTAATCAATCTCAAATGATACCTACAAGTACTAAATTAAGTAATATTCCTTATTCACAAGGATATACAATAAATGAAAAAAATTCTACAGATTATGGTGCGTTATCTCAACCAATTCCAATAAATTCTTATGCAAAATGCCCTCCAAAGATACGTTTTAATTAGATATATTTAAATTGTTACTAAACATTCATTTTTAATATTTTTTTCTTTTTTATTTTCTTTAACAAGAGGATCATAATTAATTTTATAATCATTAGATAAATATAAACTATTATTAGTATTAATTATTTTATATTTATTTTTTATATAATATGCTCGTCGTTTATTAAATTGGTTTTGAAAAATTTCATGACTATCAACAATATCAATAATTAAGGGGTTTTTGTGTTTAACTCTTAAAATTCTACCAACAGCTTGTACTATATCAGTTTTAGAAGTAGATAACATTAATGTGGTTAATGACTTAATATCTAGTCCTTCTTCAGCCATTTGATATGTTGCTAATATTACTTGTTTTTTTTCACTTTCTTTTAAGTCTTTTTCTTTCATTCCACCTATATAATAACCAACAGTTGAAATATTTCTGTGTTCTAAAGCTTTAAAAATATATGATAATAAATTTTTACGATGTGCTAAAAATAAAATTTGTTGATCTTTATTTAATCTTAATTCTTCTTTTATTATAGTTAATAAAAATTCTGTTCTATTATTAAATTCACTTATTTTTGTTATCATAGTGGAATATTTAGGATTTCCTCTAAAATCATATTCTGTATTATTAAAATCTTCATCAAAATTACTATAATAAATAGCCTTAACCAAAACATTTTCATCTGATTCTCTTTTTTCTTTATAAATTATCTCTCCTAAAAATAATTTAAAAACTTTAGTTAATCCATCTTTTCTATTCATAGTTGCACTTAATCCTAATGTATATTGAGTTACTATTTTTTGCATTGCTCTACTAAATGTTTCAGAACTAATATGATGACATTCATCAAATATTGTAAATCCAAAACTTTTAAATTGATCTTGAGGATACTCTTTCATTGATAAAGATTGTAACATACCAATAACTATATCTTTTCCTTCTATATCTATAATTTGCCCTTGAATTAAACCTATTTTTGCTTCTGGACAAAATTCATTTATTCTTTCTATCCATTGATTTAATAAAAATTCTTTATGAACTATTATTAGTGTTTTTTTTTTTAAAGAAATCAATATTTTTATCCCTATTACAGTTTTTCCTCTTCCGCATGGTAAATCAATTAATCCTCCACCTTCTGCTGGTGATTTAGTTACTGATTTTATAAATTTATCCACAATAATTGATTGATAATCTCTCAATGTTCCATTGAATTTTAAATTTATATCATCTCCAGCTGTAATTTTTATTTCTGGAATCCCATATTTTGTAATTCCATAGTATCTAGGAACATAAATTTTTTCTGGAGATTCTAGGTAAATAGGAAAAGATTCAGGCTTTACGGGAGATTTAGGTGTTATTGGTTGAACCAATAGATCTTTTCTAATATTATTTTGTTCTTCAATTGATAAATTATTTTTATATATGGAATAACCTTTTTGTCCTAGGTAATTATTTTTCATTTACTATAATTAAATTTTTATTTTTAACTATTTATTTCAATTTTAACTAATAAAAATATAAATATAGTTTATATGAATATTTATAAAGATTTTATTAAATCGACCAAAGCCCATGAAAGTCTACTTGCTGTTATATTAATTATTTATATCATTTTTGATATTCAAACTCCTAATAGTATATTAGGTATTGTAAATAATGGAATATTTCAAACTATTTTAATTATTCTTGTTTTTTCGTTATTCTTTTATGTAAATCCGATTATTAGTATTTTAGCAGTTTTTGCTGTTTTTATTTTATTTGATAGAACTAGAAGACGTGTTAACTCTTTAAATTTAAATGAAAATAATAAATTTAATTCTATGTTAAGTTATAATGGATATTCTACAAATAGCAATTTTATTAATAATTCATTAATAGAATATAATAAAAATCAGGAATCTGTAGAATTAGAAGTAGATATTATTAAAAAAATGGCACCACCAGTTATTGATAGTAATGAAACTTTTTCTTTTCACCCTGTAACTAATAAACAATATAATGCTCAGAATGTAACTGATTCTTATGAATTAAGTTAAAATAATTTTTTATTTATTTTTTATTTATTTTTTATTTTTTAATAACTTTTATTTAATTATCTATAATTTATTTTAAAATTGATTTTTAAAAATTATTATTTTTCATTATTTAAATTTAAATAATGAAAAAATCAGAATTGCTTTTAAAGTGTAAAGAGTATGGAATTAAAGGGGTTAGTCACAAAACTAAAAATGAAATTTTACTTTTAATTAATGAACAAAATCTTAATAATGCCTACGTTAATAAAGATATATTTAAAAATAAATTTTTACTAGTTTTAGAAGAATTAAAAAATACTATACCAAAAGATAAATTAAGAAAAGTATGTAAAAATTGTAATGAATTAGGACATAACTCAAACAGTAATGATTGTAAACTAGTTATTGAAAAAAATAATAAACTTAAAAATATAATAAAAGAATATATCTTATCTCAAGATTGTTTTGAAGATAAAAATATAGATGACTTTTGTCAAGAAATAAGTATTTTATTAAATATAACCACTAATATGTCTAAATCATTTTTAAATGAAATTCCGTTAAATGAATTTTTAAATAGAAAAATGGATATAAATAAATATTTAATTTTTATTAATAAATTATTAAAAAAATGCTATGATTGTAATAAAAATATAATATTCATTCAATCAAATACACATCGTATATGGAAAGGAAATTATTTATGTGATAGTTGTTGGTTTAAATATGAAAATGATCGTCGATTGCTTTGGGAAAGTATTAAAAAATATAAATCTATACAATGTAATATTTGCGGTAGTATTAAAAAATTCAATTCTGAGCGGTATCATTATGATCATTTAAATATGTTTAACAAAGGTAATAGCATTTGTAATATGGTTAATGAAGGAGTAAATATTGAAGAAATTTATTGTGAAATAGATAAATGTCAAATTTTATGTTTATCTTGTCATCATATAGTTACAGATATTGAACATAAAATAGGTTTTACTAGAATAAAACAAACATTAACTAAAAGTTTAAATAGAAATGAAATAACGGAAAATGAATATAATGAACAAAAAAATTACTATCAAAATATTTATTTTGAAAAAATGAATTTTATTTATAAACAACTAAAATTATTATTATTTAATATGTAAATATTTAACATAAATAAAAGTTATTTTATTTCAAATATTTTTTATTGAATATTATATTTCAATAAATTAATCAATTAATAATTTTAATTATAAAATAAATTAAACTTAAAATAATATATAGATTTAAATAAAAAATTATCATTTCATATCTTGATAAATAATATGGCCAGTAGGGAATATAATTAAATACTAAAATACTAATTACCATTATTATAAATGAGATTAGATTTGGGTATCCAAATTTATTAAATTGACAAAGAGCGATTAATAATATTAAATGAAAAATTATTGAACCCCAATATTGAAATTTTCCAATTTTTGATTTTAATATTTTATCTTTTAACAAAATAGTATTATATGTTCCTATTAAGCCAATATATATTAAAAAATATATTAAATATGGCCTTGTATTTATATTATATATATATAAAATTCCAAAAACAGGAATTATAATATATGATAACTCAAACTTAAAATATATTATAAAAAGATTTAAGAATTTATAGCTTTAACTGATAGATCTCCTGCTTTAAATCCTTTAAATATTTTTAAAGCATTATCAATTACAAAATACATTCCTAACATAATTAAAATTCCAACTAACCCTCCTGCTAAAGGTCCTTGACCCCATTGCTCAAACTGGTTAATTAAATCATTAATATCTTTTGATTGATCATTTAAAGGTATATAAACTTTATCTGTTGAACTATTAACAGGTTGACAATCAATATATATATCTTCATCTTCGTGTTTAGGACCTTTAGAATTATAATATAATGTTTGGGTACTACTGATAGGATATTCAATTGTCGAAGGAGGATTTAGTAATGTCTGAAATGTATTTGATATTTCACTACTTATAGAGACATGTCCTTGAGAAGCTGAATAAACTATAATATTTGATGGGGTTCCACAACTTCCTAAAGAAGTTTGAAATCCAAAAATTCCATTATAAAAATAATATGGACTTATAGGAATTAAATTTTTTATATCAAATTTAATATTTGGCGAAAATTGAGTAGATACTTTTTCACTTCCACTAGAATTGGTTGCAGACAAAGAATTAGGTGGAGCATGTGTATATGTGGACTGAATTAAAGCTTCAATCATTACAGTTCCAGAAGTAGTTACAGAAGATGTAATAATTGGAATTGAAATTACTAATAATTCATTTGGTTTAGCTATATTTTTATGAATAATTAATATTTCACCATCTTCATATTTATTTAAATAGGTATGAATCGATTTATTAAATACTCTAATTTCTTGAACATTGTAATCTTGATCATTAAATTTACATTTAGGTAATTGTTCTGTTGTTTGAAATTGAACTAATATATAACTATTCATATTTTTACAGATAATTTTACTACTTTTGTATAAAGGGATAAATTTACAAGTAGATTCACATATTTTAGTATTGTTAGATATATTTATAGGAGCTGTTATACTATTACAATAAAGATCATTTACCATTAATATAAGTAAATAAAGAAAAAATATAGTTTTATTTATATACAAATGAAATTAACAAGAAATAAATTATCTAAAATTTTAAAAACTAAAAACCAAAGTTATAAAAAATTTAATAAAAATAATAAAAAATGTGAATGTTTTACAATTAAGAAAAATAAAAATAAAAATTTTTTAAATATAACTCCTAAAAAAATTAAATCTTATCATTATATAATAGGGGGTGGTTTGGCTGATGATTATAAAAATCAATTGAACCTATTAAATGCTGCTTTAAAAAAACAGAAAAATGAAAATTTATCATTTCAAGAGATTTCTAAAATTATTAAAGAAAGTAATGATTTTATTTTAATGAATAAACCACATAAGGATAATCCTGAACAATTAAGAATTAATAATTTAATCACAGAATTAAGAGGAAAAATTGCTTTACTTAAAGAGCGTGAACTTAAATCTAATACAAAGAAAGAATTAAAGCCCTATAAGAGGGAATTATCTTCTCCATCTACCCAAATCTCTCCATCTTTAGAAACTAGTGAAACTTCTCAACAAAATAGAGAACAAGATTATAAAAAATTTATTGATGAAAAAAATGCTGAAATACAATCTATAAATGCAAAAAAAAGACAAGAATATAATGAAAGACAAGAATCTATAAAAATAGAAATGTTAAAATATTTAGATCAGAGTAAAATGATAGCATTTAAATTAGTAAATAATTTAATAACAAAACTTCCTAAAGGTCCTATATATTCTAAAGAATCAATTCCAAGTCAATATCTTAATATAGAGGATGAAATTATTAATCTTTCTGGAAATTTTGAAAAAAATATGCCTCTTACTCAAGGTACTCCTCCTACTTTGATAAAAACTTTATCTTTTGCACAATTTAAAAAAAAAACTAATTTATCTTGGAATGATAGTGTTATGAAGGAATTTAAATCTACTAAAACTTTACAAGATAAAAGTATAGCATTTAAAAGAAAAATTACTTCATTTTATAAAGGAGGTTCTGGATTAACTATTAATTGTAGTAACTTAGAAGAATGTGCTAATGAATTAACTAGTAATAATATTTTAAATTTAACTGACTTTTTATCTGCTACTTTTGGATTCGTAGAATTAACTGGTACCTATCAACTTGACTTAATATTTAATGAAGAATCCCAAGTTTATAAATATTTAAGTCAAAGAATTTCAGAATTTAGAAGAGATCCTAATTCCGGATTGGGAGAGAATTATATGAATTATCAATTATATAAAGATTTAGGTATAGCTTTGTTATCAAATTATAAAACAACTAATGATAATATTTTTACAAAAGATGGGGAATTTATAAAAATAAATACTAGTGATCCTAATAATAATACATATTTAATTGATTTAACGACTACTGATAAATCATATATTTTTGGTAATTTTATTGATAAAAAATTATTTAGTGCAATTATAATTAGTGTTCCCAAATTAATATCTCAAAATAAAATTACTAAAAATATTTTAATTAAAATTAAATTACCTGAAAGTTTTAAAACTTTATTAAAATCATTAGTGATTAATTCTTTTATTAAAAATGAGACACCATCAAAAGAAGATTTGTTATCTAAACTTCCCGCCTGCCATGTTCCTTCTCCTTCACTTAAAGGTTATTATAGTCAAAAAATGAAAATATTAAATACTCGAGATTTGTTTATAGAAAAAGTAATACCACCTGGATATGTAGCAGTAGCAAAAGCTTATAACATGGGAAATGCATTCGATCCAGCTTTACACTTAGCATTAAGTCCATCTTTATTTGAAGAATCAAATAAACTTATATTATTAACTAGTATGCAAGCTGTTGCTGATCCTTCTTTATCAATTAATAATTGGAATGATTTAGCATCTCATTTAGGAATTAGTTTAGAAAATTTATTAAATGATTTATTACCTAAATTACAAAAAATTTCTCATTTACCTAATTTAACATTAGAACAACTGAAAATTATTGATCCACCTATTTTAGGAGGTGGTTTAGGTTTTTGTAAAGAAACATATTTAAAAAATATGTATGGTGGAGTTATGTTTAAAATGAGTACAGATACTCAAAAAACAGAAATAGAAAAATATGCTAATATTATTAAAACTATTGAATTTATAAACTCACTTTTTACAAAGTTAAAACCAATAGCTACTAAAATTAATTCTAAGGTAGAAAAAAAAAATATTGATTCTTATATTGGTAATCTTAAACGTTATTTAGAAATATGCTGGCAAATTTGTACTTTAATATCTAATATAAATAATTTACATTTAACATTCGGTAAAGAAGGTTTTAATAAAACCAAAATATTTACTAATATATTTGGAGGAATATCAATTAAAAATTGTAATAATCTTTCCTTTTATAGTAATCTCGATACTATTAAGCATGTTAGTAAAAGTTTAGGGCCAGGAAAAGATTTAATAAAAAATTTAACAAATTCATTATATTCAAATTCACAAGAAATAAAAAAAATAACTGATCAAATTAAAACAATCAAACAAATAGAAGTTCGCCAAGCTCTTCAATTAAAAATATATGAATTAAAAAAAACTCTTAAAATGGAATTGAATAACTTTACGAGTAAAATAAAAATTCCAAGTGTTATTAATGAAAAAGAAATTATTAATAAATTTGTTAATAAATTTATTATTGAACAATTAGGAGTTTTTTCCCCAGGAAAAGAATTATCCAAAACTCTAGGCAGTTCAGATATTACTCCATCTTCAGCGGTTCCGACATCTCTTGAAGTTCCTCCATCTTCAGCTATTACGACTTCTCTTGAAGTTCCTCCATCTTCAGCTATTCCGACTTCTTCAGAAATTCCGACTTCTTCAGGTGTTCCGACTTCTTCAGCTGTTCCTTCATCTTCAACTGTTCCTTCATCTTCAGAAATTCCTCCATCTTCAGCTGTTCCGACTTCTTCAGCTGTTCCGACTTCTTCAGCTGTTCCGACTTCTTCAGCTGTTCCGACTTCTTCAGCTGTTCCTTCATCTTCAGCTGTTCCGACTTCTCTTGAGGTTCCTCCATCTTCAGAAGACCCTCCCTCTTCTAATCCTCCAGATTATGAAAGCGCTATGGATCCAAAATATGATTTACCTCCTCCCGAAAGTAAGTTACAAAAATGGTTTAACTTTTTTAAAAATTGGGCAAATAAACATAAAGATTTTAAAATTGATAAAGAATCCTATGAAGTTTTAAAAAAAATAATTTCTTTGGATAAAAATTTAAAAGGAACTAAATTATATAATGCTATTGAAAAAGAATTAGAATCTCAACCAGATGCATCAAAAAGAATAAAGGATTTATTAGCAAAACTTAATAAAACAGAACAATTAGGAGGATTTTTTAAAAATCATATTAAAAAAGATTGGAGAATTATGAATTCTGAAGATAAAAATGATTTAATTGGAAATTTAAGTGAGTCTAATATTGTTGATTCTTTAAAACTTAGTCTTGAAAAAAATATAAATTATTTTCAATCTATTCCTACTCTTATTTACAAGAATGCATAATTTATAAATTTGACACAAGATTTTATTATTATTATTATTAACAATTAAAAATAATATATATTTTATGAAAAATAATTTAATCCTTTTACTCTAGATTAAAATATTATAATATTTAAATAATTATCTAATTGTTATAGAATAAATAATTACTTATTCTATATATTTCTAAAAATATAATTATTCTCTTTAAATAAATAATAAATAATAATAAATATTAAATATTAATAAAAAAAATTTATTATTTTATAAAAAAGGTATATAACGAATAGTATCATTATCATAAATTGTAGCTTTAAAAGCATCATTATATCCTTCTACATAAACTGTATCTCCATTATATATATTATCACATCCATATTCATTTGTACAAGATCTACCTTTATTTGAAACAGGTAATTTAATCATATTATTTTTATCAGTCATTGTATAAAAATTCCATTTATCTCTATTAGTAATTAAAGGTTTTCCCATTAATGGTAAGATTTGTTCTTTACCAGTCATTCTTGTTAATATACCTATTTGCCTATAAGAAGCATCTATACCTTGGGTTTGAATATTGATTGGTATACTTAATTGTGGAATCGGATATTCTCTAATAATATTATCATTTCGTAAAGGAGCAGTATATGGATCTTTTAAAATATCAAAAGAAGGTAAATAATTAGAATTAATAACTGGATTAATAATAGGATTAATTTTTTCTTTTACAATTATATTATTTCCTTTTCTATTATTACTTAAATAAAATAAATAAGATAATATTAAAATAATTATAATTAAAAATATTAAACTTAAATTTTCAATACAAAAAACACCAGGTGGACATTTTTTAACCATATATATATTAATATATTAATAGAAAATATTAATATAATTATATTATAGATCAATCTATAATTAACTAAAACCTATTTTTTCTTTAAATTCTATTATTTCTTTTTCAAATTTAGGATCAGATTTAAAAGTTCCTTGTTGGACTAAATTATCAATTTTTCCTGTTTCATCTTTAACTTTACTCATTGTAGCTTTCATTTTTTCTGATGTTTCTTTATAATCCGAAGGAAAAGCATCAGGATATTTTACATATAATGAATCTAAATTATTTGTTAATTCATTTATAACACTTCCTATATTTCCACTAGTTACATTACCAATTGCTTGTAATGAATTATTTAAAAGTGGTCCAAAATCTGCTATTTGTTTCATCATAAGATCTTGTTCCTTTAATAATTCATTTGTTTTTTGTTCAATTTCTTTAATATTATCTGCTGTCATTTGGGTTTGTAAAAAATCTTTTTTGGAATCTATATCTTTACTTTTCTCAAATTTATTAGATATTTGGTTATCTACTTTTTTATCAATAAATTCAGCAAACATACTATTTTGAAAACTATTATCTCCTGGATTATTAACAACAGTTCCTTCTATATTAATTTTAGTATTGTCTACTTGATTTGGCTTATTAATAAATCCTTCTTTTTTATTATCTATGTTTATATTTTGCATCATAAATATTTCGGCTAAACCACCTAATAAGTTAGTCGCAAATAAAGATATTCCTAATACTAAAATCATATTTTTATTAAAACTAAATGTTAAAAATGCTACTAAAACAAAAAATGTAATAGCTCCATAATTTCTATTGATAAAATATCCTAAAATATTAACAATTGATAAAAATGCTATAAAATATAATACATATTTATTTGTAAATAAATTTATCTTCATTATATTAATAGAAAAGAAAATTTAACTAATTTTTTGTAATTATTATAATTAATATAATATAATAATTAATATAAATATTGTTAATTTTTTAATAATTTGGTTAAATATTCTAGTTCTTTTAAAATTTCTAATTCGTCTTCATGAATTTCTTCTAATTGACTAGATGATAATTTATTATTTAGACTATGATTATTTAAATAGTCAAATATTTTTTCTAAAGCTTCTATTTGTTGATTTTTAATTTCTAGTAAACTTTTTAGTTTTTCTTTATTTTTATTTTTTAAAATTTTATTTTCATACTGAATTTTTTTTATTTTATTACCAAAATATTTTTTATCGTCATCTTTTAGGTTACTCATATATTTTATTTTAATATTATTTTTATATAAAATTGTTTTAATAAAATTTAAAAATATATATATAATAATATTTAGAATGAACAAAATATTTGTTGAACCTATTCTTAAAGAAAATGAAGATAGATATGTTATGTTTCCTATACAAGACAAAGAAATTTATAAAATGTATAAAAAACAAGTTGATTTATTCTGGCGTCCTGAAGAAATTGACTTATCAAAAGATTTACGTGATTGGAACACTCTTAGTAATGATGAACAATATTTTATTTCTATGATTTTAGCTTTCTTTGCTGCTAGTGATGGAATTGTTCTTGAAAATTTAGGTATGCGTTTTATGAGTGAAGTTCAGTTAAGCGAAGCAAAGGCCTTTTATGGTTTCCAAATTGCAATGGAAAATATTCATTCAGAAACCTATTCTCTCTTAATTGATACATATATAAGAGATGAAATTGAAAAAAATAAATTATTTAAGGCACTAGATAATTTTAATTGTATTAGAAAAAAAGCTGATTGGGCAATTAAATGGATTCATGATAAACGTTCTACTTTTGCAACACGATTAATAGCTTTTGCATGTGTTGAAGGAATATTCTTTTCTGGTGCATTCTGTTCTATCTACTGGCTTAAAAAACGTTCATTAATGCCAGGTCTTACTTTTTCTAATGAACTTATTTCTAGAGATGAATCTCTACATACTGAATTTGCTATCTTATTGTACAATAAGTTAGAGAGAAAATTAAAAAAATCTAAAGTTATGGAAATTATTCAAGATGCTGTTACAATTGAAAAAGAGTTTATTTGTGATGCTTTACCTTGTAGATTAATAGGAATGAATTCAATATTAATGACTCAATATATTGAATTTGTAGCTGATAGATTAAGTGTTCAATTAGGCGCTGATAAAATTTTTAATGTTTCCAATCCATTTGATTGGATGGAAATGATTAGTATCGAAGGAAAAACTAATTTCTTTGAAAAAAGAGTTTCAGAATATAGTTTAGCTACTAAAGAAAATAATATTGATAAATCTTTTGAATTTACTGAAGATTTTTAATATTAATATATATTAATGGAAACTAAAGATAGTTATAGATCTGTTTTATGGGTTAGGCATTGTTTTGGATGCCATAATAAAGTTAAATGGAAATTAACGGATATTTCAAGTTATTCTAAATTAATTCCATCATTTGGTAAATATGAAACTGAAAGTAGAAAACAAGCATATAAATTACCTTCTTATTGTACCGAAGAATTGGGTGAAATTCAAGCCTTAATATTTGGATACCGTTTAAAAAATATTTTAAAAAAATTTAATAATGAATTACCTGAAGATTTTCCTATTAAATATACAAGTTTAGATCTATATTCTTCAGTTTTACCCAGAGCTATGGAAACTGCAAAATTAATATCTAAAGAAACTATTCAAAGTGGTTTAAATAATTCTATGGATAAAATAAAAAGAATTAATTTTATTCAAGAAAAAGTTGAACAACAAGAAGATTATGTAAACTCTACATCATTAACTGAAAGTAATAATTCAATAGATTTATTAAATAAAGAATTTAATAAAGATTATTGTGAAATTAGTAGAGAGATTCCAATAAAAAGTGAAACAACTGATAAAAATTATATTTTTAAAACATCTACGAATGAAGAAATTGAAACAAATTATAATAAATTTAAATCTACAGTTTTAGATGATTTATCTGATGAAAAATTAAACTTAATTGTAAGTCATAGTTCTTTTTTACAAAAATCTTTAAAATTTAGTAAAGATAAAAAAATGCAAAACTTAGATGCTTATTTAATTATTTACAAAAAAAATAGTTTAAATGAATGGGAAGAGGTTGAAGATTTAAGAAAACTTTATCTATTTGCTGAAAATGAAATTATTGAAACTACCAATGGAGTTTTAATACCTCCTGTTCGTGAAAAAAGAAAAATTGCTTTAAAAAATAGTAATAATGCAATTGAATCATTTGGTTTAAAATTATTAAAAGATGTATCAGATACTAGTGATAAATATAAAACTAATATTAAATATTATAAAGATCAAGCTTTACTTAATAAAAAAACATCTATAGGTTCTTGTAGTAATAAGCCTATAATAATTGATAATTCTTTATTTTTAGAAGATTCTCCAGATACAGTTACTAGATCAATAAAAGATTTACAAAGAGGAGGTTTAAAAAAATATAAAAATAGAATATCAAAAAAAAAATCTAAAAAAAGTAAAAAATATAAAGACAGAAATTCAAAAAAAATAAAAATAAATAAATACAAGAAATCTAAAAAAAGTAATAAATATTAGTAAATAAATAATTTATTAAAAAAAATTGAAATTAATTTATTTAAATATTATTAATTGAAAATGACTAATATCTATAACTCCGTAAAAAATGAAAATTATTCCTATTATATTAATGATAATATATTGGAATCTGAAGTTAATAGATTTTTAAATAAAAATTATATTATTAATGGAGAAAATGAAGGAATATTTTTATATAGTCTAAAAAATTTTAGACAAAAATATCCTTTTATTTCTAATGATCTTAGAAATATCATCTATCAAGAATTAAGTAAAATTAATAATAATAATAATAATAATAATAATAATAATAATAATAATTAAAATATATTTTAAATATAAATAAATATATAATTTTATTATATATTTATGTGTGGTATAAGTGTAATAATTAGTAAAAATAATGAAAATATATTACCTTTTTTATTAAAAAGTATTCAATTATTGGAAAATAGAGGTTATGATTCTACTGGTATAGCTTTTTTTTTTAATAATAAAATAGAAATTATTAAACAAATTAAATCAGATAATATAGATACTATCGAATATATTAACAATTATATTAATGAAAAAAAATTTAATAGTAATATAGGAATTGCTCATACTAGATGGGCAACTCATGGAGGAATTACAATCGAAAATACTCATCCTCATACTTCATTAGATAAAAATATAATTTTAATTCATAATGGAATAATTGAAAACTATATTGATTTAAAAAATTTTTTATTAGAAAAAAATGTCATTTTTAATAGTGAGACTGATTCTGAAATTATTTGTAAATTAATTGAATATTATAATTCTATAGAATATAATACCAGCAAAAGTATAGAAATTACATGTAATAATTTACAAGGAACGTGGGCATTAGCAATTATAGATGTTAAAGAAAATAGTATATATTTAACTAAAAATGGTAGTCCTTTATTAGTTGGATATAATGAAAAAATAATTATGGCATCTTCAGAAATATATGGTTTTAATAATTATGTTAATAATTATACTAAACTAAAAAATAAAAATATTTATAAAATTTATAATAATACATTTTCTCAAATATCATCTGGTGATAATGAATTTAAATTTAATAAAATTAATTTTGATGATAAAATATCTATTGGAAAATATAAATATTGGACTTTAAAAGAAATCTTTGATCAACCTAATAGTATTATGAATGCTATCAATAATGGAGGGCGAATTTATAACAATAAAATAAAATTAGGAGGATTAGAAAAAATAAAAAAAAAAATTGATAAAGTAGAAAATATAATATTATTAGGTTGTGGAACTAGTTTTAATGCATGTTTAATTGCTAAAATTTATTTTGATGAATTTAAAATTTTTAATACAGTTCAAGTATTTGATGCAGCGGAATTTAAAGATACTGATATTCCTCGTATAGGTTTATCTATGGTTTTATTTTGTAGTCAATCTGGAGAGACTCAAGATTTATATAAAAATATTTCTATTTGTAGATATAAACATTGTATTACTATAGGGGTAATAAATGTTGTTGAATCAATTATAGCTACTGAAGTAGATTGTGGAGTATATTTAAATGCAGGAAGAGAAATTTCTGTTGCTTCAACAAAATCATTTACCTCTATGCTAATTATACTATCGTTAATAAGTATTTATTTTTTTCAAAATAAATATATTAATAATAATGAAAATTTATTTATAGATAAGAAAATTCAAGATATAAGAAATTTATCTACTTCAATTTTAGATTTACTAAGTATAAATAGTTTAAATAAAATAGATAATATAAAAAATATAGTTTTAGAAAAATTAAAAATTACTAAAAGTAATAGTATTTTTATATTAGGAAGAGGAAAAATGTTTCCAATTGCTCGAGAAGCTGCACTTAAAATAAAAGAAATTTCATACATTCATTGTGAAGCTTATCATGGTGCAGCTCTTAAACATGGCCCCTTGGCCTTAATTGAAAAAGATATTTGTGTATTTTTTATAATAGATGAAATTAATAGAATTGAAATGTTGAATTGTTATCATGAAGTAAAAGCTAGAAATGGGTTTTGTATTATTATTACTGAGATTTTAGAATTAAATTTATTAAATGGAGAGAATACATTAGTTTTAAATGTAGAAAAAATTTTATATCAAGAAATATTGTTTATTATAGTCTTTCAATATCTAGCTTATCAACTTTCAATTTCTAAGAATATAAATCCAGATAAGCCTAGAAATTTGGCAAAAGTAGTAACAGTTCAATAATTATCGAATTTGTTTTATTAGTTGTTTTTTAACTCCTGTTTTTAAATTTGTCTCTATAGTTATTTCTGTTTTACAACCATTTTTATTTTGTATTATTTTTTCAATCTTTTTATCTCCTGCTATATATATATTTCTTGTTTCATTTATAAAATTATTATCATTATTCAATTCATTAAATAAATCATTAATATTAATACTTACTTTATTTCCAAATATATTACTATTTTTTCCTGCAAAAAATGATTGAAATAAATCATTAGCATTTATTACTGAATTTAAATTAGAAATATTATTATTATCATAATTTTGTCTTTTTATTGGATCTATTAACACTTGATATGCTTCTGATATATCTTTAAATTTATTTTCATCACCACCTTTATCTGGGTGATTCTTCATAGCTAAAATTTTATATTTTTTTTTAATATCTTCTTGTGTACAATTTTTATTTAAATTTAAAATATCATAATAATTCTTCATTTTATTAATACTAAATATTAATAAAATAATATTTATATCAATATTTAAAATTTATATGGTTATTTTAATAAAACATTTTACCTAAATTATATTTGTTATTTTTAGGTTTCAAAACATTAACAAATGTTTTATTCCCCCCAGGTAGAGATATATCTCGTCCATAAAATTCGTTTATTTCAAATTTATTTTTAGTAATAAAATTTTTAACTTGTATATATTCATCTTCAAAATAATATTCTAAATTTTTAATATCATTTATTCCTTCATTAGTATGTGGAGATGAAGTTTCTCTATCATTAATTAAACGCATAGGTTTATCTAAACATTGAATAATTTCAAATGATCCTATAGTAAAAAATACTGATCTATCAATTATAAATTTATTATTTAATACTCTTTGATTTAAAACATTATCTTCCAATCCCCAACCCCAAAAATTAGGAAATCCATTACATATTTCAAAATCTCTTCCTGTTATTGAAAATATACCTCCTAAAGCAAATTTAAATCCATAAAAATGTTTAATTATTCCATGAGAAGTTATAAAAGGTAATAAATTTTTTTTACACGGCATTGTGTCTATATCATTAAACACAAATGTTATATTTTTATAATCATTTGGATATTTTTTTTTTATTGCTAAAAAACCAATGTTCTTCATTGCTCCTCTATTAAATGAACGTTTATCATTCTGATGAACAAAATAAATTTCATAATCTTCTTTTTTATAATCTTCTAATAAATATTTAATATATATCATAAAATGTATTTTTTGTGGTTCACGTTCTCTATATGGTACTATAAATACTAATTTTGGAATATTCATATAATTATATATATATAAATTTAAATTATTTCTAACTATTTTTATATTTTTCAATAATTTTTGAAGGTATAAGCTCATCTTTTTTACTCTCTAACTTTTTAAAACATTTATTAATCGTAACTTCACTAATTTCACTAACTAAATTAATATTTTTTTTTGATATATTTAAATTACATATACTAGATATAAAATATACTATTCCTGCTGCAATTGAATGTGGAGTATTTTCTGGAATTAAATTATTTTTTTCTATTTTTATAGCTACAAATTTACATAAATTTGTTAACTCTTGGTTAATACTTAATTTACTACAATATCGTTCTATAAAAGATACCGGTGTAGTTTTACCTAATGAAATCTTTTCATTATTTTCCATATCATATTCTAGTCCATTAATTATTGATAATGCATTTTTGCATCCTTTGGTTGCACTAGTATTATCTAAATAAAATATTGTTGCAATTTCTTTTGCTGTTCTGGGATATAAATTTACACGACATGCTACATAAATTGAAGCTGCAATTATTCCATCTCTATTTAATCCTCTAAATGTTTTAGCTTCTGATATATTTTTATGATATCTAATAGCATCGTCTATAATTAATTTTGGTAAACCTGCATTATGTGCAATTATTTGAATTCTTTGAAATTCATCATATTGAGATTTTTCTTTATAAGGCATTGATTGCCATTCAGTATATCTTCTTATTTTTTTCATTTCATAACTACAATTATTATTACATACTACTTTACATCCAAATGATGATTCTTTTAATAATGGATTAATCGGCATTCCACATCTGGTTGGATCACTATTACTATTATCTTCAGCTCCATAATATCTCCATTCTGCTGTACTATCTAAACTATCTTTATATATTATCCCACAACTTGTATTTTTACAAATTAAAAATCCTTCATCTGAAACATATAGTTGACTATCACAACATTCACAATTTTCTCTTTCACCTTCTTGTCTATATATACATTCAATTTGATTTTCATTGGAATATTGATTACTTATCTCATTATCAAATAAATTCCATAAATAAGTATTTGATTGTTTTTTTTTATTCTTTTTTGTCTCTTTTGATGATATATTTAGTTTAACTGAACTCATATTAATTTTTATTATGTTAATATATTTTTAATTCAATTTTATTTTATAATTATTTTATATATGGGTAATCAACAATCAAGTATTAAAATGGATAATGAAAAAGTACTTAAAAAAACTATTGATGCTATAGCCGCTAAATATATATTAACTCAAAATTTTCAAGATATGATTGATTTAAATAATCCTCAAGTTTGTAATAATTTAGTTATTATTACTTCTCAAATTATTAAAAAATCATTAAATTGGAAAAGCATATTATATTTAGATCAATATTTGAAAGGTAAAGAAGTTATTAATAAAATGACTAAAGATAATATTTTATATTTTGATAAAAATGATATTAATGAATTAGATGTTAAGAATAGTACTCAAAAAAAAAGAATGTGTATTGGTATTTCTAAATTTTATATTAAAATTAATATGCTTTTTGCTGCTATTGCAACTACACTTAGACCTATTATTGAAATTGGTGAAGATTTGGAAAATGAAAATGAAAGCGAAAGCCAAAGTGAAAGTGAAAGTGAAAGTGAAAATAGTTTAAAAAATGAAGAAAATGCTAATGATGAAAATTCTAATGAAGAAAATCTTAATGAAGAAAATGCTAATGATGAAAATGCTAATGATGAAAATGCTAATGAAGAAAATGCTACTGAAGAAAATGAAAGTAATAATGAAAATACTCAACAAGTAAATAAAAAAATAGAATTAGAAGAAAAAAATATAATAATGGGAGATTTACCTGTTGCTGTCTCTTTATCGCCTACTAGTTTATGTGGAAAAAGATTAGTAGCTTTAATAAACAAACACGATTATAGTCCTAACAATACTTCTTATACTATAAATCCCAATTTATGTTCTTTTTTTCAACAACAAGAGAATAAAAATTTAGCGGATGAACCTGGTATAAATGAATTAGAATCTTTATATAAAGATCAATTTGATTATCAAACTGGACAATTTTTAAATAAATTAACACCTGATGCTAAACAACAATACCAAGATGCTGTAAATATATTATATCAATCGTTTACTGGAAAATCTAATCCTACAAATTCTATTACTAATAAAAAAGAAGCTAGAAGATTTAGCGATATTAAATTAACTGATTATGATATTAAAGATAAATGTGGAGAAGATGGAGACTTTACTCAAATTTTTAAAGGTAATGAGCCTATATTTAGAGAATATATTAAAAGAATTCAAAAATTAATTGATGATAATAAAAAGTTTAATTTACAGTTAGTTGATATATTAAAACAAGTATTTATAATTGATAAATCAGTATCACCTTATATTGTTACTATTAATTCTTCATTAACAGAATCTACTTTAGATAATTTAATTTCAGAAACTAGACAAATATTAGTTTCCTTATATTCTTCATGTGAGAAAGATTTTTTATATGTGTTAGAAATATATAATGAATTAATTACTAGTAAAAATATTAGAAGTGTTGGTTTTAATAAAAAACAAACTATTAATCCTGAAGCTGTAGTTAGTAATAGTCAAGCTAGTTCAGCACTCCAAGAACCCAATATTTTAGATAATGCAGTTAGTAAGTCAAAAGATTTTATTAATAATATAATGCCTAATCAAGATAAAGAACAAAACTTATTTAATCAATCTAATCAATCTAATGAATCTAATCAATCTAATGAATCTAATCAATCTAATCAATCTAATGAATCTAATCAATCTAATCAATCTAATCAATCTAATCAATCTAATCCTTTTGAAGACCTTAGTCAATCTAACGAAGTTAACCAAATTAATGATTCTAACGAAAACCCATTTCAAAGTGATAATAAAGGAGAAACAGAACCTCTTAATAATTTAGAAATTAAAGATAATCAAGTTGATAATAATAATATTAAAAATTTTATCAATCAAGTTAACATAGAAAATTCTAATGAAAAAAAAATTGAATCTTCAAATTCTAATTTAAATAATGGTCAATTATTAGGAGGAAAATTTAAAACAAAAAAACTTAAAAATTATAATAAAAGATTGTCTAAAAAAAATAATTAAAATTTAGAATATTATTTTTCTACATATATTATATATAATGGTTTTAACTGGTTCTTTACGTAGGAGAATTGCTTATTCTAATAGAAGAAGACTTAGAACTTCAAGATGTAGTAAAAGAAATAAAGCTAGCTGTTTAAGAAATGCGCGGTGTTCCTGGCATACAGGAAAAAAACGTTCATTTTGTAGAAGAGCTAGTAATCGGAGAACAAGAAGATTTAAAAAAAAATCTATTTTTGGACGAAAATAATTAAAAAATAAACTATAATTTTTATAATTTTTTTTATAAATATTATATAATTTTTTTTTAAAGTTCTATGTTAATATCAGAAATATTAAAATTTTTTCCTATTCTTTTTTTAATACTAATTTTATCTTTTTCTTGTTCTTTAACATCAGAACTTCCCATAATTTTTTGAATCAATTCCATATAAATTTCTGTTAATTTTTCACTTTCCTGCCAATTAGGATTTTTTAATTCCCATTCTTTTAATTTTGTTATTTGTTTTTTAGTTACATAATCTATTCCTTTTCTTAATTGTATACCTGTATCTTTTTCCCATTTATTATCATCTTTAATATATAATATATTATTTTTAATATTAGAGCAATGAATAGGTCTTTGTTTTGGTTCTAATTCTTTTAAATTTTTTATAAATATATTGCTAACACCTTCTATATAACCTTTATTTTTTGTATATAATAAATCCTCTAAAGTTAATTTAATTTGATCAACAAATTGAGTTAAATTCATTGCATCTTTACAATAATCATTTAATATTATATTAATATTTAAATTATTATTATTAATTATTTTTTGTTCTATTTTATCTTTGTCTATTAATTCCTTTACTACTATTTTTAATTTATCCATATCTTCTTTCTGGTAATCATATAATTCTGCTTTTGTAACTGCTTTTATATGATCATCTTTATTAACTAAAATTAGATTAGTAACTTTTGAACATATTTTTTTATGTCTACAGAGTCCTGATATATATTTATATGATTTTTTACACCATTCACAATCATATTTTTTTTCTGCTCCTTTTTGCTCGTTTTTGTTATCATTTGTTATCATTTTATGTTTCAGTGTTAAAAAATGACGTTGTAAGTTTGAAATTTTAGATGATTTATAGTCACATAATTTACAAACATATAACTCTGGCTCCTTTTGGCTCGTTTTTGTTATCATTTATTTATCATTATAAAATTTTCTCTAAATTTTTAAAAAATATTTTATAGTAACAAACTAATTTTTTTAAATTAGAAATGTAAGCATTTTCGTCTAAATGTAAAATTTTTATTTTTTTTCAAATTTTAAAATCGAAAATCTAAAATTTCCCTATGGAATTTTTCAATTTTCAAAATTAGAATTTTTTTTAAAAATAATTTTTTTTTTAATAATTTTTTTTTAACTTAAAGAAAAAAACTTTTAATTTTTAAAATCTAAACGTTTAAGATCTTCATTATTATAGATTAAATTACCAGAAGGTTTGTATAAATTAATGTCTTTAAAATTTTTTTTATTATTATTATTATTATTATTATTATTATTATTTATATTTAGATTAGCTTTATTAAGAAATAAATTATTTAAATCTTCATCTTTTCGATTTTCTTTTGTATTTTCTATTTTATTTCCAAATCCATCAACGTAAATTCCAGCTTTTTTCTTAAGTTGATTCCTTACATAACTAGGAATCCAATGTTTCCATGATATAAATATTAAATTGGGATGAGTATATCTAACAATAAATCCATTATCTCTCAATTTATCTAAAATATATGCTACACATGCACCATGATCAAATTTTGGTATACCAATCATAATTTCTGGTATAATATACCAACAAAACTGTTCATTAATTTGATGTTTTGATACAGTTTTTATACGAGTATGAATTCTATTTAATATTTTATTATAACTTTCTAATGTGTTTAAATCTCTAATTTGTTTTCGTTCATATAATTCATCTAAATTTATTTTAGTTTCAATTTCTTTATCTTTTTCATTAACATGTATTAAAACGTCCATAATTACAATTTAAAAAGAAAAAAAAGTTATTAAATAAACATTATTAATTATTAAGTATGACAATTAAACATTTAATTATTGGAGGAGGAGGGCCTGGTGGATTTATTAATTATGGAATAATTAAAAAATCTAATCAAGAAAATATTTGGAAATATGATAATATAGAAAGTATTTATTGTACATCTATGGGTACTATAATAGGATTAATAACATTATTTAATATTAATTGGACCTGGTCGGATGATTTTTTAATAAAAAGACCATGGAATAAATTAATAAATTTTAATACAAATGATTATTTACGTGTTATAAAACAAAAGGGATTATTTGATATAGATTTAATGAAATTAATTTTATCACCATTATTAAAATCAGTTGATCTAGATATTAATAGCACCTTAAAAGATTTACATAATTTATTTCCTAAAGATTATCATTGTTTTACTTGTAATATTAATACTAGTAATTTATTAGAATTAGAAAATATTTCCTATAAAACTCATCCTAACTTACCTATAGTTGAAGCTATATTTATGAGTTGTAGTATACCATTATTAGTAAAACCTATTTGTAGAGATAATAAATGTTATATTGATGGGGGTTTTCTTGCAAATGTACCAATTGATCAATGTTTAAAAAATACAAATTGTAATTTAAATGAAATATTTGGCGCAAAATATTATAGACCTTTTATTGCTGCTAATATTAATGATAATTCGTCTACTTGGAATTATCTTGTGGATTTAATTCAATGTTTGGCTTGTAAATTAGTAAACCAAAATGAGGAATTTCAAAATAAAAATGTTTGTATTGTGACTGGTTCTAGTGATGAAAAACCTCTTGGTGAATGGAAATATTGGGTTAATGTTTTAAATAGTGAAAAAGAGAGAAATGATTTAGTTGTTATTGGAGAAAAATGTCTTTTAGAATTTTTAGATAAAAATAATGAAATTTTATTAGATATGAAAATAAATAAAGATAATTTAAAAAAAGAAAAATTTAAATATTATAAATTTAAAAATATTATTTTAAAAAGAAGTCTAAGTTTTTAAATAGAACCATTAAAAAATTCCATTAAATGAGTTGAGGTAGGTTTAGCATCATAATTGAAAATCTCTCCATTTTTTTCAAGTTTTATAGTAGGATAACTTTCTATATTAAATTTTTTAGCTAAATCTGTATTTTTATCACAATCTATTTCTTTAAAATTGATATCATAAACTTCATAATATAAATTATTGTTATTTACATCTTCTTTAAATTTATCCCATTCTATTCTTGCCTTTTTACAGTAAGGACACCATGTAGTAAAAAAGAAATAAATATTAATAATTTTATTTTTCTCATCTTTAATAAATTCTTTATTAGGTACATAAGTTTTATTTAATAAAGGTTTAACATAAGTATCATATCCATAAGTAGCTACTAAAATAAAAATAATCACTAATATTATTATTATTAATAAAGTAACTTGATTTTCTTTAATAAATTTGATATTTTCTTCACCTAAAAAATTATTAACAGAATTTACTAATTTATTAATAAGTTCTGATGTACCTAATTTAGAATTTTTTATAGACTCAGACTTTGGACTACTAGACATATATTATAGTAATATATTATAATATAAGAAAATAAAGATAACGCATTATTAGTAATATGTTATTTAGAAATTTAAAAGGAGAATTAATAGTTATTAACAAATTAGATTATTTAACTGATAATGATTATATTGATAATATTTTATTAAATTTTGAATATTCCTTAAAAAATAATGAAGATAATATCAAAAATAAAATAATTAATAAATTAAAAGAAGATGATATACCAGATATAAATAATCAAAATTAATAATAATACATTTACAATATTTGATAATATTAATGAATTTTCAATTACTCTATTTTCTTTTTCACTTTTATTATTATTTTTCATTAATTTCATACTAGCTTTAAAATTTTCTATTAATAAATAAATTAAAGTTCCAAAAATAATTAATTTTGCGATTTTACATATATTTTCAGGAATTGGTAAAGGTAATATTATAAAAAAAATTATTAAACCTAAAACTATAGCTATATTTATATAAATATTTTTGGTTTCGTCAAAAAATGTACTTAAATTTTTAGTTATATTCATTTATATATTTATCTACTATTTTTTTCTCTCTATTTTTTAATATGTTAAATAAAACAAATAAACATAAACGATCTAATCGTGTTTATACAAAAAAACATTTTAATAGTGGTGATGGAATGTTAACAACTGTTTGGGGTCCTAGTATGTGGCATTTTTTGCATACAATGAGTTTTAATTATCCCATTAATCCTAATAAACAAGAAAAAATATATTATAAAAATTTTATGTTAAATTTACAAAATATTTTACCATGTAAATATTGTCGTATTAATCTTAAAAAAAATTATAAATTTTATCCACTTAAAGATTGCCATTTAAAAGATAGAGATTCATTTTCTAAATATGTTTATAAATTACATGAGATCATTAATAAAATGTTAAATAAAAAATCTGGATTAACCTATTGTCAAGTTAGAGAAAGATATGAACATTTTAGATCTCGTTGCACTATAGAAAAACCTAAAATATTTAAATTTAATAAAACTAGAAAAAATTTACCTGAAAAAGGTTGTACAGAACCATTATATGGTAAAAAAGCTAAATGTATAATCAAAATTGTACCTCAAGACGAAAAGTGTAAAACTTTACAAATAGATAAAAAATGTTTAAAAAGTAAATAATTAAGATTATCTAATTTAATAATATATATGGATCATATATACTATTTAATACATACAACAAATAATTATAAAGATTTGTTAGAATTAAAATCTTCTAGTATTGAGAATTGGGAAGATCAATTTCCTGGTGTATATTTAACACTTATTACAGAATATAATATTGATACAGAAATATTATTTCCTAGTAAATATGTTCTTATTTTTTCATATAAATTATTAAAACAAAAAAATTATCATATTAATATTAGAGATTATAATGGATTTATAACAGAAACAAATACATATTACCCTTGGAACATTAATAAAGCAGTAGAAGAATTAAAAAATATTCAAAATGATGAAAAAAAAAAAAATAATAGTATTTGGCAACATAATGAAGTAGTTTTTCATGATCCAATAAGTATGAAATATCTTTGTAAAATAATAAAAAGACCAAGTTTATTTGATTTAAAAGATATGGATAAAGATTATAAAAAGATTCTTTTAGAACCCAATTTTTTTCTTCCAAAAAAACCAATAAAAAATAATATTAAACCAGATTTATCAAAACTCCCATTTTATTGTTATCCTTTAGAATCTAATTATACTGGCAATAAACCAAATCCTAATAGTTCAATATCGTTCTTTAAAATGATGGCAAATTTATGTAAAATAGATTCAAAATTTAATAAAAATAAAATAATTGAAGAAATTAAAAAAAAAATACAATATTTATATATTCATAGAAATGAACAAAATATTCAAAAATTAAAAGATTATTCATTAAATCATAAAAAAAAAAGAAAAATAAAACAAAAAACAAAATATAAAAGAAAGCAAAAAAGAAAAAAAACAAAAAAAAAATAATATAATATATATTAAAATTTAGTAAAAAATTAATCAATATTTATATATTATATATTTATATATTTATATATCTTTGAAAATTTTATTAATCTAAATATTTATCTAATTTAAATGTTATTATATTAAATTTTAAAATTATATTATGAATATTATATATGAAAACTAATAATTCTATTATAAATCAAAAAAATTTATTAGATAAAAGTGTAAAAATTTCTTTGTCTGTACAAATTTTAGCAGGAATTATAAGTGTTATTGGTTTGTTTATAAAGGTTAAAAAAGAAGATATTATTTTAACTAAAATTTTGCTAATTGATACCATTGTACAATGTATTGAATTTATATTTTATATATATCTTGCTAATAATTTATATACATTGAATAATAATGTTATAGCATCACAAAGATATTTTGATTGGGTGATTACCACTCCTATAATGTTATATTCAACAGTTTTATATATGGAATATGAAAATAATTTAGTAAATAAAAGAGAAAATATAGTAACAATAGAAAGTATTAATAAAAAATACGGAAAAGATATAATATATATTTTATTATTTAATTTCGGAATGTTATTATTTGGATATTTGGGAGAGATAAATTTTATAAATAAAGAAATAGGAATCCCTATAGGTTTTATATTTTTTGGTTTATCTTTTAATAAAATTTGGGAAGTATTTGCAAAAACTTCTAATATTTCAAGAATATTATTTTATATATTAATTTTAGTTTGGGGTTTATATGGTATTGCTGCTATGTTTTCCGTTCTTCCTAAAAATATTATGTATAATATATTAGATATATTTTCTAAAAACTTTTATGGTCTTTTTATATTTTATTTAATATTGAGTAAAAATCAATTTAAAATAGTTTAAAATGTTTTCAAAATATCTTAATTAGTAAATATTAAAAAATTGAAAATTTAATAAACATTTATTTATATTATTAAAAAATAATATGGATAGAGTATATATTTCTGATTTTACTAAAGAAAATAGAAAAGAATTAATAATTTTAATATTTGAAGCTTTTTATCCTAATAGTAAAATAGAATATAATGATAAATTTATAGATTCATTAGTTGAAAATTCAATAATTATAAAACAAATATATTATAATAATTTTATAAATGTATATAATTTTGATAAAGATTTTGGTTGTGGCACATTCCAAGATTTAGTAAATTGTTTAAGAGAAAAAAATCCTAAAAAAGATATTATAGAAAGATTTGAAGATTTATCAATTTAATAAATTAAATTAAATATTAATATTTAATATAATATATGAAATTTTATTTATTAAACTTAATAACTTTATTTTTTTCTGTTAATAGCTTAAATATAAGAATAAATAGTTACAATAAAATTTTTAAACGTAGAAATAATATATTAATGTATTATGAAAAATCAAATGAATTTTATGAACCAATTAAAATTTTACCAATAGAACAAACTACAATGATTTTAGATAATTGGTTAAATTCAAGTATAGCATTACAAAATATAGAGAGAGAATATGCTATGAAAAATAAAAATATTAATATAGATGATTTACTTGAAAAAACGGAAAGTTATATTTCAAAAAATATTTATGAATTTAAGGTATATTTGTCTATTAATAAAAATTCCCCATATATTGTTTATTTTTCATGGATTCCTCTATCTCATAAAAATAATAATCAAGTTATTTATTTAATTGTAGGAAAGATATTAAATAATGAATTACAAATTTACAGAATAGCTCAAAATCCTTATGCTTATAATATTCTAGATATTAATAGTAAAGATTTATTATTAGATTTATATAATTTTCATAAAGATAACAAAATTATAAAAAAAATAAATTTTAATGAATTACATAATCATGATAAAAGATATTTATTATCATGGAATTTTATTACTAATAGTTAAATTATTATTAATTAAATAATTATTATTAATTAAATAATTATTAATAATATTAATTATTTAATCTATTGAAATATTTATGCTGAATATTGATTATTAAATTGACTAAAACTATTTAACCAGGGAATAGGTAAATAAGGATTATTTTTGGCCGTTTTATAATTTGGTACTTTTTTACATTCAAAAGAAGGTTCAGGACAGCGTGCAGGTGGAGGGCATGGAGGACATTTAGTTTTACAATCTCCACAATTTAGCGTAGGACATTCAGGACAAACTGGAGGAACTATTTGAGATTTTAATATATATAAATCTTCATCTCCAACAGGAATTTGGGATTTTGGAATACCTTGATTAGGAAAATAGTTATTTTTTGTTGATGAATTATTAGAAGACATAGAATTTACATTATTAGAATTTTTTAATTCTTTTTTATATTTACTTCTTAATTCTTTATTATTTTGTCCTTGTGAATATTCATCAAACATGTTATCCATCGAATCGTCATAATTTGAATTATCAAAATCATCAATTTCTTGTTCCCAATTTTTTTTAAAATCTTTCCAGCTTGTATTAGCTTCTTGTTTTGCTTCATCTTTAATATGTTGTGGAATTGTTATATTTGGATTAACATTTTTTAAACACAACCACCATTCAGGGGAATTAAAATTATAAAATTGACATTGTTCAGTTATTTTATCACAATTTTTTTTACATTTATCTTCATAACCTGGTGTATTATTTAATTGAGCTTCTTTTTCGCAACCTTTTATACAAGCTTTATCAAATGTATTTTCTATGTTACTTGATTGTTCAAAACCTTCTAAAGTTTTTTTTCCACAAGTATAACCTACACAAGAAAATATTAATATAGCTATTAATAATAAAATAAAATATAAATTTTTATTTTTCATATATATAAAAGGGGACGAAAAAAGTTTATTTAACATTTAAAAATAATATTGAATTAAATAATTTTAGCTAAAATATATAAATAAATGAGTAAAAATATTATACTAAATAAATACTATATTGAGGATAGAGACGTTATTGAAATAGGACTAGATGAAGTTGGGAGAGGACCTATGTTTGGAAGAGTTTATACTGCTGCAGTTATATTACCAAAATCAGATACAAATTTTAATTATTCTCTCTTAAAAGATAGTAAAAAATTTCATTCTGTTAAAAAAATTAAAGAAGTTTCTGAATATATTAAAAAAAATAGTATTGCTTATTCAATTACTTGGAAAGATGAAAAATTTATTGATATTAATAATATTAGAATAGCAACAATTAAAGCTATGCATCAAGCAATAGAAAATATTATTAGTGATAAAAATAAAAATTATTTCTTGTTAGTAGATGGAAAAGATTTTATTCCTTATAATATTATTGATGAAAATAGTATGTTAAAATCAATTGATTATAGATGTATAGAGGGAGGAGATAATAAGTATTGTTCAATTGCTGCAGCTTCAATATTAGCTAAAGTTGCTAGAGATGAATATATTGATACTTTATGTCAAAATAATCCTAAATTAGAAGAATATTATCAATTAAAAAAAAATAAAGGATACGGAACTAAAAATCATTTACAAGGAATTAATGACTATGGAATAACAGTTTGGCATAGAAGAAGTTTTGGAATTTGTAAAACAGCATTCGAAAATAATGAGTTTTAATAATAATTAAAATTTATAATATTCATTTATATTTTTTTATAAATTTTTTAACTTTATTTATTATGATCATTTGTAAATATTTTAGTTTTTATTTAATTTCCATAAATTAATTAGTGTAAAAAACTTAAGGAATTATTAAATTTATTTATAAAAAAAATATTAGTATAAAAAAATTAATATATAAAACCTACATTAAATAATAATAATTAAAATTTAAGCAATTATCAATATTAATGTAAGTATTTTTATCTATATATTTACTTTACATTTATTGTAGTCAATTGCTTATTTGATAAATAATAAATTATAAATCACTTAAAATAATAAATAAAATTATATTTATTATTAAAAAATTTTTTAAAATATTTATCCTCTTACTCTTGATATTGCACTAATAGCATTTTGAGGTAAAGAACCACCAAAACTTTTGTCATTATAAGTCTTTGTTTTAGCTTTTAGTCTTTTAAATCTAGTAAATTCAGACGAATCTGAAACAAATCTTGGATTTCCACAATAACTAGCTCCTCCTTTTTGAAAAAAAGGAGGAAAATTGTATGAATTAATAGTGACTGATATAAATTCCTCAACAGATAGATTTGATGATTTAAAACTATCTCCTAATTTCTTACCATTAAGACTTTTACCTGCTAAAGGATTTGAGACTTCACCCCACCATTTATCAGGTTGTTTTCCTCCACCAATAATAGAATTGCGCACATCACCCAAACTGGTTGCAGCTCTAAACTGTCCACATAAACTACCTTTATAATTAAGATTAATACCAGCTTGTTCAAAAAATTTACCGCTAAAATTAGATGGATTAGATAAAGATAAAGGACTAATATCTATTAAATCAATAGCGGCCGCAGTGGCACCTTGACTTAATAAAGCTTGTCTTAATTTATCCTTATCTCTATATCCTGTAAAATCTCTAGCAGAATTTCCAAAAGCATTTCGTAAAACTTTTCTATCCATTCCTCTAGAATTTCCTCCATCCATTCCAGAACTTGAATTAGGACCAGCTCCTCCTCCAAGTAAACTTCCTACACGTAATCCACCTTGGCTATTTAATTTATTTCCTAAATCTTTTAAAGGTACACTTCCAGGAAGACCTCCTCCTAATAAACTAGCTCGAGAATTACCTAAAAATGCATTATTAATAAAATCAAATGTATATCCTGACATATTAATATATATATATATATTAATTATTTAATTTTTAGTTATTGTAAATTATTTTATTAATAATATTTAACCTTTTATAATAAAATAATTATTAAATAATTATTATTTAGAAGGATATTTAATATAAATAAATTTATTGGTTTTCTTTCACTTCTATTATTATTATTTATATCTATTACTAAAAAATGTTATATAATTTAATAAATTTTAAATATTATAATTATATATATGAATAAACTACTAGTAAATAGTGTGCTATATTCTATTATTTTAAATGTTGTTTTATCATATTCTTTTGATTTTATAACAAGTGAGGATGAAAAAAAGCCTATATCTGAATTTAAAAATTTAAGTTTTAAAGAAAAAATAATTAATATGTTTGTTCATCATAAACAAGTTATATTTGCAAGCACTATAATTGTGGCTGCTATTGTTGGATTGTCCTTAGGATTTGCTCAAAAATTTCCTCTTTTACGATAATTAATTTTTTAAAAATTTTTAATATTAACTATTAATTTTGGTAAAAAAACATTTTAATAACTTATATTAATAATATAGGTTATTAAATAATGATTAATTATTCATTAGAATTATATGAAAAAAAATTAAAAGATATTAATAATAATAATAATATTCAACAAGAATTAAGTAAACCAAAAAAAATTAAAATTAAAAAGAATAATGAAAAAAATTTGGATAATAAGTTAAAGTTTATAGATTTATTTGCGGGAACAGGAGCTTTTACATTAGCACTTGAAAAAAATAGAAAATTTAAATGTGTTTTTACAAATGATATAATGGAATGTTCCAAAAAAATTTATGAATTAAATAATCCTCTTCATAATTTTACTCTTAAAGATATAAATACTATAAATGTAACAGATATACCTTATCACAATATTTTATGTGGAGGTTTTCCCTGTCAACCTTTTAGTATAGCTGGAGAGAAAAAAGGATTTTATGATAAAAGATCAAATGTATTTTGGAAAATTATAGAAATTTTAAAAAATCATAAACCAGAAATAGTTATTTTGGAAAATGTTAAAAATTTAAAATCTCATAATAAAGGAAATACTTATAAAATTATTGAAAAAAAATTACAAGAAATAGGATATTATATTAAAACATCTATTCTAGATACTAATAAAATAACTAATATTCCCCAACATCGTGAGAGAATTTATATTGTAGGATTTCAGGATAAGCAAAAATATGATAAATTTAATTTTGACTTTCCTAATCAAAAACAAGGAAAAATATCTGATTTTTTAGATGATAATATTAATGATAAATATTATTATTCATCTCGATTTAAAATGTTTGGAGATATTGAAAAATTAATAATTAAAAATATTTCTGAAAATGTTTTATATCAATATAGACGATGTTATATAAGAGAAAATAAAAGTAATTGCTGTCCAACGTTGACAGCAAATATGGGAAGTGGGGGACATAATGTTCCTCTTTTACGAGATAATAAAGGTATTAGAAAATTAACTCCGAGGGAATGTTTTAATCTACAAGGTTTTCCTAAAAATTATAAACTCCCATGTATTTGCGATAGTAAATTATATAAATTAGCAGGAAATGCAGTTTCTTTTCCCGTAATAAATCTAATTGTTAATAAATTAGAAGAGATAATTTAATAATTTAAATCTAAATTTAAATATAAGATTATATAATAAATTCTAATTATTAAAATAAAATATTTAAAATTATTCTTATATTAGATTATAAATTTTTAAAATTAATAATAATTCTTAATTCATAATTATTAATTCTTAATTCTTAATTTTAAATTTTAATAATAATATATTTTATATATTAAATATAAAAAATTTAATATATATATTATGAAAGTGTTAGTTTTTGATACAGAAACTAGTGGTTTACCACCCAAATATAATAATAATTTATTAGAAATTAATAAATGGCCATATATATTACAAATAGCATGGATTTTATATGATACTGAAAAAAATTTAATACTGGACAAATATGTTAGTTTTATAAAAGTTGATCTAAATATAAAAATTGAAGAAAAAAGTATAGAAATTCATAAAATAACTCATGATAAATTACAAAGTAAAGGTAAATATATAGTAGAAGTATTAAATAAGTTTAATACTATATTAAAATTATGTGATATAATTATTGGACATAATTTATCATTCGATAAAAATATTTTGCTAGTCGAAGCGCAACGTAATGGAATAGTATTAAATTTTATGAGAGATGGTGCTCAAATATCACAATATTGTACAATGTTTAACTCTATAAATTTATGTAAAATATCTTTTCCTAATTCAAATAATAACTATAAAAATAGTTATAAATACCCTAAACTTAGCGAATTAGTATATTATTTATTTAAAGAAGAAAATATAAATTTTCACGATGCAATAATAGATGTAATTTACACATTAAGGTGTTATTATAGATTACAAAAAAATTTAGATCTATTTCAAATTGATTTAACTTTTAATAAGCTCTTAAATTAATATAAAATTTATATTATTTAATAAGTTTTTAAAAAAAAAATTGACAAACTATTTTTATATTATTAAATTATAATGATTCATAATATAAAATCTGATGATCTACAATCACCGATCATATGTAGAGAATCAAAACAAAAACATTATATAATTAGGGTTGGAAATGGAAAAAATTTTAAAAATAGTAAATATCCTTTTTGGGGATTAAAGAATTGTCATTTATCTCTCGTTAAAAAATTTAAAGAAGGAGATATATTGTGGTTTTTGACATCGAAACCCAATGGAGGTATATTTATTGGTGTAGCTGAATATACATGTTTTTATGATAGAAATAATGAACCATTGATACAAATAAATTCTTATTCTAATAAAGAGCAAAATTGGGAGGGAGAAGATGATTGGAGTATTCAAATACATTATAAAGATTTATATAACACTGAAAAACAAAATATTAAAGCAATAATTCAAGGAGCGGCTGTAATTTTTAATTATGAAACTATTAAAAATAAAATAGAAGACAATTTATATGAACACTATAGTAATTTTATATATTATGCCCAGCCAAAAATATTTTAATAAAGCTAAAACAAGTCAGAAACTGTAGATTCTATATAATAATTGATTTTATCTTCATTATCTAATTTTTCAATTAATTTATCTTCATCTTCTTTAAGACATTTTGTTTATACACCTTTTTACATTTCAAATGCTGATTTATAATAAAATTGAAATATAACTAATAAAATATAACTAATAAAATATAAAATATAAAATATTTATATTTGAAGATGAGTTCAATTACTGAAGAAATACAACAATTACAATTAAAAATATTAGAATTAGAAAAACAACAAAAAGAAAAAGATGAAAGTGATAAAAGGACATCAATAGAACATAATTTTAAGGTCATAAATGATGTATTAACTGAAAAGAAAACTGCTATAAATAATAATCGTTATTCTAAATCAGTTCCATTAGCAAGATATTATGACCAAGAACTTGTTAGACATTTAGAAGCAATTTATAATATTCTACAAATTCTAGATGAAAGATTAAAAAATTTAGAAGAAAAATAATCGGCGTTTGAAATTTAAAAAGGTGTAAAATTAATAGGTTGTTTTTTTTTATTTTTATAAACTTCTTTATAATTATAGATTATTTAATAATTATTTTATAAATTTTTTATATTATTCATTTACAATAATAAAACTGACATATACAATAGAAACATATAACATTAAAAAGTATCTTTGTGTAATTTATAATTTTTTATTTTTTCAAACATTATATTATTAAAATTGATTTTATTTTATATTATTTTAAATATTTAAAATAAAATATAATGATAGATATTGAGGATTTTATAAAAACAAAGGGTGTAAAAACTGATGAATATAATACAATGAATCATGATGAAATTAATAAAAATCTTTCAGAATATAATAAAATAATTATAGAACTACTTAATTGGATTAAATCAAAAGACTATCTAACATCATTAGAACATAGTAATGAATTATATGAATTATTTAAAGTAAAATTTACTAGTTCACTTAGATGTCATAAATTATTAAAACCTAATAATACTAGAAAATCAGTAATATTGTATGTAATTAAACATTTTATTAAAATAGAAGAATTGCCTATAGATTTACAAAAATATTTTGAGTTATTAAAATTGTTGCTGAGAAAAAAACCTTTTAGAAATAGTTCTGGTGTTACTATTATCACACTGATTACAGCCCCTTTTCCAGAATATACAGATGAAAATGGAAATAAAAAAACCCAATCTTTTAGTTGTAAGCATAATTGTTATTATTGTCCAAATGAACCTGCTCATGAAGGTAATAATTATCAAGCACAGCCTAGAAGTTATTTATATTTAGAACCAGCAGTTCAAAGAGCAAATGAACAATCATTTAAAGCTATTGGTCAAATGTTTTCTAGATTAGATAATTATTATGCAATGGGTCATATTTGTGATAAATTAGAAATAATTGAGGAAGGAGGTACATTAACAGAATATCCTCCTGATTATTTGGAAGAATTTCATAGAAACGTATTTTATGCTGCAAATGAATATTTAAAATTTAGAAAACTATTTCCTAATTATGATACAGAAAGTGGAGATAAATTTGATCTTTCCCAATTAAAAAAACTTAGAAAACCATTAAGTATTCGTGAAGAAATTGAGATAAATAAAACTGCTGATATTCATATAATTGGAATTTGTGTAGAAACACGTCCAGATGCATTAGATGATATATGGTTACATAGATTTCGAAAATGGGGAATTACAAGGGTTCAGTTAGGAGCACAACATGTAGATAATGCTATTCTTAAAAAAGTAAATAGAGGACATACAGTTGAACAATTATTATGGGCGATGCAATATTTATTAGATAATTGTTTTAAGATTGATATTCATATAATGCCTGATTTACCAGGAGCATCAAAACAAATAGATATAGAAATGTTCGACTATGTATATAGTATTATTTGTCCTGATCAAATGAAAGTTTATCCATGTGAAGTAGTACCATGGACAGTTATTGAAAAATGGTATAAACAGGGAAAATATATACCATATTTTGAAAATAACCCTAAGGATTTATATGATGTAGTAAGATACTCTATGGAAAAATGTCCTAATTGGTGTAGATTACCTAGAGTTGTAAGAGATATTCCATCTAACTATATTAAATGTGGAAATACTAATGCAAATTTACGTCAAATGATTGATAACCAACTTGATAAAGAAGGAGTAATTAGTATGGATATTAGATCTAGAGAGATTGGTCGACATACAAAATATTATAATAAACCAGCTCAATATAGTACAACATATTATTATGCAAATAATGGACATAATTATTTTATAGAATATGAAAGTAGAGATAAGCGTGTATTATTTGGATTTATTAGACTTCGTTTTGTAGACTATAATAATATGACTATATTTAATGTTTTAAAAAATAGAGGTCTAATTAGAGAATTACATGTATATGGGGATACAACTGCAGTAAACACTTATAATTCAAGAGGATCTCAACATAAAGGTATAGGTAAGGGCTTACTATGGAGAGCAGAAAAGAAAACAATGGAAAATGGTATTTATGGAATTGTAGTAATTAGTGGGGAAGGTGTAAAAGGATATTATGAAAAACAAGGATATAGAGAAGTAGATACATTTATGATTAAAGACTTTCCATTTTGGAAAGTTTGGTTTTGGATGTTTATAAAATTTTTAGAGAGATACATTAATATTTCTTAAAAAAAAATAAATATTTCTATTAACCAATTAATAATTAATATTTAAAGATATTTTTTTTATAAAATATATGATGATTGAAAATGAAGTCAAACTTACATTTGATGATGTAATGATTAAACCTAAGAGAAGTACTTTAGTTTCAAGAAATGATGTTTCTTTAATACGTTCTTTTAATTTTAAACATTCATCACAAAAGTGGGAGGGTATACCTATAATAGCTGCTAATATGGATACAATAGGTACAATTGAAATGTCACAAGAATTAACTAAATATAGAATGTTAACAGCACTACATAAATTTTATAAAGATGATGAATTAACTAATTTAAATTTAAGTAATTCTATTATAACAATAGGCGAAGGAAAAATTCCAGATTTTTTATCTGATAAAAAATTTTATGATAAATATAAATTTTTATTGGTAGATGTAGCAAATGGATATAGAGAATGTTTTTTAGAATTTATAAAAGAATTAAGAGAGAAATTTCCTAATAAAATTATTATTGCTGGTAATGTAGCTACAAGAGAAATGACAGAAGCTTTAATTTTAGCAGGAGCTGATATTGTAAAAGTTGGAATAGGACCAGGAGCAGTTTGTACTACACGTAAAGTAACAGGAGTAGGATATCCTCAATTGTCAGCAATTTTAGAGTGCGCTGATGCCGCACATGGTTTAAATGGCCATATTATAGCCGATGGAGGTTGTAAATATTCTGGTGATATAGCCAAAGCATTTGGTGCTGGAGCTGATTTTGTAATGTTAGGAGGTATGTTAGCTGGTCACAATGAGTGTGCTGGAGAAATTATTCAAGAAGGAAATGATAAATATAAAATATTTTATGGTATGTCAAGTCGACCAGCGCAAGAAAAATATTATGAAAAAGTTCCAGATTATAGAGCTTCGGAAGGAAAACGAGTTAAAATAAAATGTAAAGGGCCAGTAGAAGCAACTATTAAAGAAATTCTAGGAGGATTACGAAGTTCTCATTCTTATATTGGTGCTACTACAATTAAAAATTTTTCAAAATGTTGTACTTTTGTAAGATGTACTCAAACTACAAATGAAATATTTGTAAATTCTGCATTTTAAAAAATTTGTTTTTATTTTAGATTATATAATAAAATTTTTATATTAATCACTATATAAATAAATTATATTTATAATATTTTAAATACTATAAATACTATAAATACTATATATACTATAAATAAAGAAAAATTTTATCTATATACAATTATTTATATTTATTTTATTTTATTAAATAATACAACTGTTATACCTAATAATATCCACATTATAAATCCAAATATAGTAATATAGTTTATAGGTAAATTTTTATAAAAATGGGAAATTGCTAAAATACTTAAAGCAATTAAAGATACTATAGCCCCACCAATAGCTGTTCCAATAAAGAATTTATGTTTTTTATTATCATTTATAAAAAAAGATGAAACTAAAGATATTGGAAATGCTGCAAAATATCCAGCAAATTGTGGTGGTAAAACTAAAGATATAAATTTACTAGCAGTTATAATTGATCCTCCTAAAAAAAAAGTTTCTATATATTTAATATAATTATCCATATATATATATATATAATAATTGATTATAATATTTTTTAAAAATTTTTTAATTTATCCTGAGCACATTAAACATCCTTCATTTTGATTTGTATCTTTATTTTCAGCTTGTGGTTTTGATTCAGGTTCAATTGTAAATTGTTGTACTTGATGATGTGCTTTTCGCCGTAAATAGTATATTCCAGTTTTTAGTCCTGCTTTCCATCCATAAAAATGCATATTAGTTAATGACTTAATTGTTGGATTTTCTATCCAAAGATTAAAACTTTGTGATTGACATATATATTGTCCTCTATCTCTCGCCATATCAATTAAATCTTTCATTGGTATTTCCCAAACAATTTTATATTTATTTTTTAAACATTCTGGAATACCATCAATAAATTGTATACTTCCTTTATTAGCAATTATATTATTTTTAATATCTTCATTCCATAAATCTAACTCCATTAATTCTTTCATTAATTTTTTATTAACTAAAATAAATTCACCTGCTAATGTTCTACGAGTGTAAATATTACTAGTATAAGGTTCAAAACATTCATTATATCCTAATATTTGACTTGTACTAGCAGTAGGCATAGGAGCTACTAATAAACTATTTCTTAAGCCATATTTTTTTATATTTTTTTTTAGTTTAGTCCAATCATATCTGTTAGAAGGATTACTATTCCACATATCAAATTGTAAAATACCTTCACTTGTAGGTGAGCCTTCAAATGAAGAATAAGCCCCTAATAAATTTGGATCTCTATTAATTAGCGAAATTTCTTTTTTATTAGGTACAATATTTTTTAATGCTTTTTCAATTTTATTATCACAATCAACTACCCTAGATATAGATGCATCTGTAATATTATATATATTATATTCTGTGCAGATATCTGATTCATTTTTAAATGTCCAGTTACCATGGCTATATTCATTTTGCAAAAATTTCATATCTTCAATTCTTTCTTTTGATAATTCATTTGATTTTTCTAAAGCAGCATGATAAATTGTTTCAAAAATATTCTTATTTATCTCTTTTGCTTCACTAGAAATAAATGGTAAATCTAGTTCGATAAATACATCTGCTAGTCCTTGTACTCCTATTCCAATAGGTCTATGTAAAATATTACTTCGTTTAGTTTTTTCAGTTGGATAATAATTTATGTCAATTACATTATTTAAATTTTCAGTAATAATCTTTGTGACTTTATGGAGTTTGTTATAATCAAATTTTGATTTAAGTAATTTTAAACAATTATTATATCCACCTATTAATTCAGTTTCATTATTAAATAATTGAGGAACTGTTAATAAATTTGTTTCTATTTTAAATTGTTCAAATGTTTCATTATTTAGTACTATTTCTTTATAATTAATATTATTTTTTTTAAGTAAATTCTTTAACATTTTACACCATATACAATTATTTTTTGTATAAATTAGTACATTATTTAAATTATGTTTACTTGGTATGATAAACTTAGGTAAAGCTATTGATGCTAAATTGCATACAGCAGTTTCATTTTCATTACTATATTCTATAATTTCTGTACATAAATTACTAGATTTAATAGTTCCTAAATTCTTTTGATTACTTTTTTCATTAGATGCATCTTTATAAAGTATATATGGAGTGCCAGTTTCCATTTGTGATTCTAATATTTTAACCCATAGATCTCTAGCATTAACTTGCTTGATAAATAATTTTTCATTTTCATATTTTTCATATAAATTTTTATATTCTCTTCCATAAACATTAGAAAGATTAGGTGCTGAGTCTGGGCAAAATAAACTCCAAATACTATTATTTTGTACCCTTTCCATAAATAAATCAGAAATCCAAAGAGCATAAAATAAATCTCTAGCTTTGGCTTCTTCATCTCCATGATTTTTTTTTAGTTCAAGAAATTTTTCTATATCAGCATGGTGAGGCTCTATATAAATTGCAATGCTACCATTTCTTTTTCCACCACCTTGATCTACATAACGGGCTGTACTATTAAAAACTTTTAACATAGGAACTATACCATTAGATGTACCATTTGTACCTCTTATATGACTTCCTGTCGCTCTAATATTATGAATATGTAAGCCAATACCGCCAGCCCATTTTGAAATATTTGCACATTCTTTTAGAGTATTATATATACCATCAATACTATCTTCTTCCATTGCTATTAGGTAACAAGAACTTAGTTGTTGTCTAGGTGTACAAGCATTAAATAAAGTAGGTGTAGCATGTGTAAACCATTTTTCTGACATAAATTTGTATGTTTCTTTCACTTTTTCTATATTTTCACCATGGATACAAATAGCAACACGTAAAAACATATATTGAGGTCTTTCAACAATTTTTTCATTAATTTTTATTAAATATGCTCGTTCCAGAGTTTTAAATCCAAAATAATCAATTAAAAAGTCACGATTGTGGTCTATAATGTTATCAAATAATGTATTAAATTTTTCTATAATATTCCAAGATTTTTTATTTAAAAGAGGAGAATGTTTTCCATTAATGTCTTTAAATTCGTAGGCTAATTTCATTGTATTATAAAATGACTTATCAGTTTTTTTATGTAAATTAGAAATTAACAAAGCGGCTGATAATGTGGAATAATCAGGATGTAAAGTACTCATAGCAGTACATTGTTCAGCTGTTAATACATCTATTTCTTCAGTAGAAATTCCATTATACAATTGATCAATTACTTTCATAACAAGAGAAGAGTATGGAATATTTAAATTAAATTGAATTCCTAATTTCCTGACACGTTGTAATATTTTATCAAAAGATATTACTTCATTTTTTCCATTTCGTTTAATTACATGCATTTCATCAGCTTCATTCATTTTATTAATATATAAATATTATTTTAAATAGATATCAATTTTATAGTTAATTCTTAAAGATATCATAATATTTTATTTAAAATTTTTTTTTTGACAAAAATTAAGTAATATATAAAATATTTAAATAGTAGCTACTATTTAAATATATAAATGGGGAATCGTTATATGAATAATCAGCAAAAAGAAACATTAAGGAAATACAAATTAGAATTAATTAATAAAAATCTATTAATGAATTATGAAAAAATATTAAATAATGAATCAATAAAAGGTATAATTAATAATCAACGTAGATTTGTTATTAAAATGGATTTACAATCAAAATATAAAAATAAACATTCATCAATTCAAGTTTTAGAACATTATAATAATACAAAAGATAAAATTATAGCAATTAATCAATTATCTAATTATTTAACTAATAAATCTATTTATTAAAAAAAAATATTAGATAATTTATATGAATAAAATTTTGGTAATAATATTTTTTTTAATTTTAGCCTATATATTATTCTTTTGTGTAAATTTTAATAATAATAAAGAAAATTTTGTTTTAATAACTCCAGGGAACTATTCAAATTCAGAAAATAAAGGTATATTAAGTAATTTTTATAAATGGGCTAATCCAGAATCATTATCTAATTTTAATTATGCGCAACAAGCCAAAGCTTATCCCATATTTCCAGCTAAATCATTGATTAATAATAATTTAGAATATTGGCCAACACCTCCTAATGGTACATGTGCATTTCCAGAATTATGTAATAATTTTTATGATGTACTAGATTGTAAAGTACAAGAAAAAATCATAGTAGTAAAATAAGTATATGGCCACCATGTAAAAAACCACGAGTAAATTTATGGTGCTCAAATTAAATAATATTTTCAATTAAACAAATAGGTTTTTCTACCTTAACTCTTTTTTTTGGTGCTCTATGTTGATAGCCATTAATTTTTTCATAAGTTATAATATTCCAAAATTTTTCTATTATAGATAATGATTGATTAAACCAAAATTTATTACGTAAAACTAAAACACAGCTGATTACATCAAGTTTCCAAAATATATCTTTAATAAAGTTTAATTCATTATTTTTTATAATACATTTATTCTTCCATTCTATAAATTCTTTATAAGATAAATCTAAAGGCATATATTCATAATAAAGATTTTCTTCTTTATTTTCAAAAACTAAAATAATTCCCTTATATTTATTGTCATTTGAAAATTTAAAATTTCCATCTTCATTAAACTCTTCAATATTTAAATATTCTACAAATTTTGTTTCTAAAAAATCGCATTCATTTAATTCACATACTTCCATTTGCAATTGCATTTGTACCCAATATTCAAATTTAGGAATACCACTAATCTCTCTACTTACTACATTTTTAATTTCTACCATTCTACCATATAAATAATTATTTTTACATGTATTTATACCATCAGGTGATGCTGCTAAAAATGTATATTTTTTATGTTGTATGCAACCAAAATCTGATAATTTTGTATTATATATTTTTTCATATATCATAATTGATACTGGTTCATATTTTTGACCCCAATGTAAAGGGGAATTAATATTAGGTTTATTAAACTCTTTTATAGGTTCGCACTTTTCATATATTAATTGATTTCTAGTTTGTTCAGATTTAAAAACTTTCCAAATATTACTTGCAGTTAAAGTATTATGTCTAAATTTATACCATTCATCTGTTCTTTGAGGTGGTTGATATACATTTTTTAAATATTCTAATTTATTAGATAATTTATTGTAATTAGGTTTTATTCTTTGAAATGTATTAGGATAAGATCTAATAGGTAATACATAAGATCCAAATAACTTTTTTGTATAATAAATAATGTTCTCTAATTCATTATTAATTTCATTTTGATTTTCAATAGTAATTATACTATTAACTTGTATGGTTAATATATTTAATAAATATTTATTAATAATACAATCATATTTATCGAGCATAAATATTAATGGATTGTTTTTAATAAAATTAAATAAAATAGGCAACAATATCTCAATTAATTGATATATTTCAAGATTATTAAAATAATTAAATTTTGTATTATTAATTAAACTTATGTTTTTTTTTAGTGAATAATGATTGAACTTTTTTATTCCTTTCATAATTATATACTTTTTTATTATTTAAATAAATTATGAATCAATTTTATCAGTAATATCTAATTTTTCAAGATCTTTTTCTAACGATTTTGAATTTTTTTTTATACTTAATGACTTTATTGTAGATACATGTTTTTCGCATTTTTTAAGATTAAATTTTCGTGTAATATTATTAAATTGTAAATTTGGTATAGTTTTAATTAATCCTTTTTCTCTATCATATTGTACATCTTTAACTTTATTTAAATATTTTCTCTCTAAACAATTTGAAAAAAATTTTATTAATTCTTCTTTTTCATTATCTATTAAATTATATTTAGTAGTTAATGAATCTGCATATAGTTTTAATTTATTTAATTTTAATGTTTTATCTAATTTACACCATGGTTCTAATTTATTTAATACACTTTCTTTTTCTAAAATTTCTTCGATATTTAATATTGTTTCAGTATAAGGAGTTAAATCTCCTTGTAAAAGCATAGTTTTATATTTAATTGCATTTAATTCGTGACAATTTTCAGACATTATAATATATAATATATTTTTAAGTTTAATTAGTTTTAAAATAATAAAAATTATTTATTATAATTTCAGATATGAAACAAATAAATTTTGTAAAGCCAAAAAAAATAAAAGAATCTACTAAAAATATTGATACAGATTTATTTAAAAGAGAAAATCAAATAAAACTTATTAATCAAATATTTTTAAACCAAGACGTAGAGTATAGATCTATATTATTGAAAGAATTAGATCAAAAAATAAATAGTTATAAACATCAAGATCTTGAAAAATCTTTAGAAATAGATAATTTAATAACTACTGATCAATTAATAGAAAAATTAGTAATTAGTAAATTAAAATGTTATTATTGTAAAAATTATATATACTTACTCTATAAACACCAACGTGAAGAAAATCAATGGAGTTTAGATAGAATTGATAACAATAAAGGTCATAGTAATGAAAATACATTAATTTCTTGTTTAAAATGTAATTTACAGCGTAGATGTCAAATATCAGAAGCTTTTAAGTTTACTAAACAGTTAAATATTAAAAAAATTTAAAAATAATTTATTTTATATAATAAGTATTTAAACCGAATTGGTTAAAATACAAATAAAAATGACTTATAAAACTCAAAATGAATTATTATTAAATAAATTATTAAGTTATTATAAAGATTCTAATAATTTAGATACAATGTTGTCTATTATTAATGGAGATTCAAAAATTTCATTAAGAATAGTAGATTGGTTCGCAACAAATTATGCTAAAAAAAATTATACTGTTTATAATAATTTACAAAATAATAGATTTAAAGTTTATAATGATTATAAATTAAAATTAAAAGCTTATTCTAAAAGAAGATTTGATCCTTTTTGCAGGTGGGATAGAATTACTATTCCTTATAAAGAAAATACTTTAATTCAAACGACTATAGGTCAATTAAATTTTTTTAAATGGGCTTTAGAAAACAATGTTATAAAATTTATAGAAGAAAATTATTCAGCTATTGAACAAGATATGAATTTACGAAATAGTACTTCAAAAAGAAAAGAATTAACTAATCCTCAAACAAAAACTAGAAAAAAAAGAGAAGAATTATCTATATCGGCAACAAAAAGCATTAAAAAAGAAGATGTTGAAATTATTGTAGAATTTAATTAAAAATTTTATTAAGAATTTTATTAAGAATTTTATTAAGAATTTTATTAAGAATTTTATTAAGAATTTTATATTTTATTAAGTATAAATATTTCATTGCCACAATCATATTTATGTTCTTTAACTAAAAATCCACAAATTTTAAATAAATTATATATTTCTGTTATTTGAAATATATAATAATATCTTCTATATATATTACCAAATTTATTCCAAGATATTAAATTATCACCATAATTATTAAAAGTTCTTTTTGTTTTTGGTGGTTGATTAATTGACCAAACTGATATTAATATTTCTCCTTTATCTTTTAAAATACGATTTAATTCTTGAAGACATAATATTCTATTTGTTTCACTATATAGATGATGAAATGCTGCAATGCAGATAATTGCATCACATGAATTATTTTTTAAAGGAATATTTGTCATATCACTTAACAATACATTTAATTTATTTTTTTTACAAATTTTTAATAGATTCTCACAATTATCAATTCCAATAAAATTATAATTTTTATTCATCATATTTCTACCATTTCCACATCCAATATCGGCAATAGTACTATTGATTGGGATATTTTCAATAAAATTTTTTACCCAATTCCATGTATAAATTCTTGTATTACTAAAATGAATAGCTATGTTTTCATAAACTTCTTTTACATACCTTTCTTCTATTTTATTTAAATCATTACTATTTTTATTATTCTGAATCATTTTATTAATATAAAATTTGGTAAATTTATATTTTATCAATTTTATTTTTTTTTATATTTATTAAATAATTTTGATAATTTCCATATAGGTGTAGGTTTGTCTAAAGCCCATTTAGTTAATTTTCTACTATAATGTCTACAATCATTAATTCCTAATATATATTTTTTATTTAAAGTTTTTTCAAATTCTATAATTTCTTCAATAGATTTATTTGTCGATCCCCAATATATATCAATTGTTTGAAATTTATTACTTGATTTTTCATAATCTAATAAAAATAATGGATATATATCGGGATTTTGTCTTATAGTAAATTGTTTATTTAATAAATAAAAATAAATATAATTAAATGGATAATTTGTATAGGTCATAAATGACATTTGTTCTTCTGATTGTCTAAAATCAAATCTTGCACACTTATTAGCAGATATAAAAGATACACCAATGTGAAGTAAATTATATTTTTCATTAAATTTTTCTAAATGTAAAAAAGTTTTAGTTTTAGTTTTAGGTTTAATATAAAAAGGTAATTTAGGAATTAAATAAGATTCGCTTGTAAAAATAATTGCTAATAAATAAAAAAAAAATTTCATTAATATTATATATATAAATAAAAATTTATTAAAAATATAATTATTAAATTATTTATACTGCTTAATGGGAAATACTTTAAGTATTAAAAAAATTAGTTTTAAAGATATGCAACATTTAATTTATAATAAAAATTATTATATTATTAATACATTACCAATTACTAATCAAAACTGCTTAATTAAAAATACAATAAATGCAACTGATGAAGTAAATATAATTAATAATTTTATGAAGTTTAATAAAAATATAAATATTGTTTTATATGGTGTTAATAATCTTGATGAAATGTTAATTAAAAAATATGAACAATTATTATCTTTAGGATTTAAAAATATATACATTTATATAGGAGGATTATTTGAATGGCTTTTATTACAAGATATTTTTGGTAGTGAAGAATTTCCAACTACAAATAGTGAATCTGATATATTAAAATATAGTCCTTCTAAAATTATTTTATAAATTTATAAATTTATAAATTTATTAATAGCTTCAATCCATTCATTTGTAATATCTTTATAAATAGTATAATCTTTACAACCATCTATAATTAAAATTGTTTCTACATCTAAATTTAACCATTCTTCATGATAAGAATGGCATTTTTCTAAATAATCAATATTTATATTTTCTCCTAGTCTATTTCTTTTGGTAATTCTTTCTTTACATATCTGAGGGGTTGTTCTAACATAAATATATTTAAATTTTGGTAAATCTTCAATAAATTCTTTAAACCACATATTATATATTTTATATTCTATATCTTCTATAATAGTTAAATCATATAACATTTTAGCAAAAATCATTTTATCTGTTTCTATTGATCTTTCAGTTATAATTATTTCATATAAATTACTTTTAATTGCTCTATTTAATAATGATAATCTTGATATATAAGCCATCATTTGAAATGAAAATGCATATTTTTTTTGATCACGGTAATAATTTACTAATATATTATTACCATTTATATCTTTAATGTTTTCCCAAACTTCAACTGGCTCTTGTAAAAAACAAATTTTATTATTATCTTTATAATAATTTTTAAGTTCATTTACTAATCTTGATTTTCCAGAACCTATATTTCCATCTATTGAGAAAATTTTAGGCAGTTTAGAAGATTTTCGTTCATGTAAGTAAACAACTTTATCTTCCATTTTCTTTATTATTTATAAATTTATAAACAAATCAATTTTATAAATTTATATTTATAAAAAAAAAAAATAAATTAATGTAATAAATTAATGTAATAAATTTTTTTAATTTAGTAATATTTTAAATTCCTCCTCTAAGTCTTAAAACTAAATGAAGAGTTGATTCTTTTTGGATATTATAATCTGAAATAGTTCGACCATCTTCAAGTTGCTTCCCTGCAAAAATTAAACGTTGTTGGTCAGGAGGAATTCCTTCTTTATCTTGAATTTTTGCTTTAATATTATCAATAGTATCAGATGGTTCTACCTCTAATGTAATTGTTTTTCCAGTAAGTGTTTTTACAAATATTTGCATCTTATATATGACTTTATTATTTTATTTTTAAATGATTTCAATTTTATAAATAATTTATATAATAATTTATATAATAATTTAGCAACTTTATATTAAAATAAATTATTATATTTTAATAATATATAAGATGCAGGAATTAGGTTATGCTCCATTTACAGATTCTAGTGATATTAGTTTAAGTGGTGGAAGAAGACGACGTAGAAGACGTACTCATACTAGTAAAATGAGAGGTGGAAATACTGATGAAGCAGAAAGTACTTCTAGTCATCACAATTCCCACCCTGAGGAAACTGTACATACTGAACATACGGAACATACAGGAGGTCGTAAAAGACGTAAGAGTCACAAACGTAAAAGTCACAAACGTAAAAGTCACAAACGTAAAAGTCACAGACGTAAAAGTCACAAATCACACAAAACAAAAAGACATTAAATAATAGATCGTTTAAAATTATATAATTTTTTTTGATTATTTATAAATATTATTTACAAATAATATTTATATATTTATTTATTTATTTATTTATTTATTTATTTATTTATTTATTTATTTATTTATTTATTTATTTATTTATTTATTTATTTATTTATTTATTTATTTATTTATGTATATATTTTTTTTTTATATATATATATTATATAATGTTCGGAGGAAAGAAATGTAATGGTCAAGCTGGTGGCCGTCGCCACCGTCGTACTCTTAAACCTAAAACATCACGACGAGTTAAACATCATCGAAGCACCCGTAAAGGAATGCGTCGTAAAACAGCGAGACGCGCATATATGAAATAAATAATTATTTATTTATTATAATTTAGAGTCTTTAATAAGATTAATATATTTATCTAGTATTATATTATTAGATGAATATAACCAAAAAAAAATCTATAAATTTAAAAAAAAAATATAACAAAATATCATATAAATATAATAAATATTTAAAAAAAAAAAATACAAAAAAAAATACAAAAAAGAAAGTTATAAAAAAAAATAAAAAAAAAAAAAATAATTATACTAAAAAATATCAAAAATTTAGAAATAAAAAAAGTATCTATCAAAAAGGTGGTGATTCCTTTACTGATACTGTTAATTTAGCAGAGTCTGTTGGAACCGGAGTTAATTTAGTAGATTTAGCAGGAAGTATAACAGCAGGAATTGCACCTAGATTAGCTGTAAAATCAGCAAAAGTGGGTCCTGTGGTTGTTGAAGAAGAAGCAGAGGCAGCTCCATCACCCCAAGCTGAAGAAGAACAAGTTTCACAAACTGCTTTTTGTAAAATGTTACAATCAGGTGTAGGTACATCAAGTATTGCAGCGTTTGGTGGATTAGCAACAGGAGCACTTTTTGGAGCACCTTTGATTGAACAAGCTAATGAATTATTTACTAAAAAAAGTACACAAGATAGTTCTGTCTCTAATTACGCAAATAATGTATCAGCAGCAAATGCAAGCAAAGGAACTGCTAATGATGCCGCAAATAATACAACAAATAATGCAAAAGCACAGGCTACAAAAAATAATCAAGAAGAAGAATAATAAATAATTAAAAAATATATATATATATATAAATTATATGATAAGTAAAAAAAATAAAAAAAAAATATATATAATAGTAACAAACCAATTAAAAAAAAATAATTATTATAATAAAAAAACCAAAAAAAAAAAATATACTTATAAAAATAAATTAAAAAATAAAATTAAAAATAGAATAACTAAAAAATATAAACATAAATATAAACATAAATATAAACATAAATATAAACATAAATATAAACATAAATATAAACAAGATGGAGGTAATATAGAAGGATTTAATACTACAGATGGAATATCTACCGCTAATATGGGTACAGCTGGTTTGTCGGCTGTAACATCAAATTTTAACTCATTGACATCTCCATTAAAAATTACAAAATGGATAAATCCTAAAGGGGAAGAAAAATTAACAGCTTCAATGGAAAAAAATAAAATTTTTAAAGCAGGAGAATTATTAGGAGAAGAAACAGCAGATCAAGTTGCAGAGGTAGAATTAAAAGAAGTTGGAGAGGCTGCTCCTTGCACTAATTCTATACCTGGACCTCAAGCTCAATTAATTAGTCTTGGTTGTAGTTTGTTAGAAGGAACATCATTAGATATGTTACAACATGGGGTTAGTGGTCAATTAATAGGAACTAGTCCTAATTTAGATTTCCATAATAAAGATAAGTTATCCTAAAAAATATATATTTTTTTAATTTATTTTATTTAAAAATTGAAATAAAATAAAAAACAATTAATAATAATTAATTATGACAACTCAATTAATTGCAATTATTGTTGACCGCTCTGGATCAATGTTTGGAAAAGAAGTTGATACAGTAGGTGGTTTAAATAGTTGTATTGATGAATTAAAGGCTACAAAAGAAGAAGATGTTACTATTAAAGTAACTTTAAAATTGTTTGATCATGAACAAATTATAATTTGGGATTCACAACTATTGCAAAATGTTGAAAATTTTCCAATATCTAAATTTATTCCACGTGGTCAAACAGCACTTTACGATGCTATGGGTGATACAATTAAATATTATTTAGATATGAAGGAGTTAGATAATAATATATTTGATAGTTGCTGTATATATGTTGCTACGGATGGATATGAAAATGCTAGTATTAAATGGAATAAATCTTCTCTTAAAGAACTGATTAGACAAGCTGAAGAATTATATAATATTAAGGTAATGTATCTTGGAGCAAATCAAGATGCGATATTAGAGGCATCAACAATTGGAATTGCTCCTGAAAGGGCTATTAATTATAATGAAAATGGAGAATCAATTGAAGCAGTATATCGAGCAGCAGCTAATTCGGCAGTAAGAACAAGATCCGGTCAATCTTCTGGATTTATTGAAGCTGAACGACAAGCTTCTCAACCATCTACTATATATACACCTCCACCATTAACAAGAGATTATGGAAATCTTATGCCAAGACGAAGTCATTCTCTATATACAGATTCTATTCATCCTCCTTCTCCAATAGTAACTCCGTTATGGGAACAGCATAAAATTTTAGATGCTGCAAAATTTAATAAATGGGATGTCGTAGAAGCAATGTTAAATGAAAATCCTAATTTAATTAATGAAGAAGGAGGACCATCTAAACGATGGACTTTACTTCATCAAGCTTCATATAATAATAATTATTCAATGGTAGAGAAACTACTTTTAAAAGGAGCCGATAAAACAATTAAAAATCGAGATGGAAAGCTAGCTAGCGAAATAACAACAAATCAAGAAATTATAAATCTTCTTATTAGTGATCAAAATGTTTAAGTTTATTCAATTTTTAAAATTTAATAAAAAATATTATTAAAATTTAAATTTTTTTTAATGTAGTTATTAATTTTTAAAATACTTAATTTGAATAAGCAAGACCACCCATACCACTCATAATACGTAATACGTTGTAGTTGGTAGCATAAACACGTACTTTAGCAGTAGATGTTCCTTCAACACAGGAATTAGAAAGAACAAGTTGAAGAGTAGCGTTATCAATTCTGGAGAAATTGCAAGTTCCAGAAGGCTGGTGTTCTTCGGGACGAAGAGCGAAAGAATAAACGTTAATACCTGTGTCTGGATTGCGTGTGTGAGCCTGGTAAGGTTGAACAAGGTCAAAATATGTTCCTTCACGCTCAGAGAAACGATCTTGTCCATTAAGTTGAAGTTTTGCTGTAACAACGGGATTTTCACCCCAGCAGTGAAGGTAAAGCGATGTTTCAGTAAGGACAAATGTTCCAGCATCTGAAACTGATGATTGATCTGGTGTATGTGGAGTGTGTCCTAGACTTGGAACGCTGTACATACCAGTAGTACCTGCCATATTGTTTTCAGGAATATTATTCCAAAGCCATGCACCAGTAACATCTTCAGCGCCTGGATCTACAAAAAGACCATCACTTCCTATAAATGCATTAGAAGCTGGTACACCTGCCTCTCCACCACCTCCAGCAATTGAATTAGGACCACCAAAAGAGTGAACTGCATTTGGTAAAGCATCAATAGCATCAGTGTAATTAAAAGGTTGAGCACCTAAGATTTTGTTAAGTGTCTGTCCACATAAGAGTGAAGAACAATAATCAACATTAGCATCTGGTTGAACAACCCATATTAATTCTTTACAAGGATGATTGAAATTAAGTTTAATTTTATTTGATGAGGAACCAACTGATTCATCACCAGTAAACTGAAGTTGTTCAATAAGGTATTCATGTGGATTTTGGGCCATACGTCTGCGTTCATCAGTATCTAAGAAAACATAGTCAACATATAGAGATGCTGCTACTAAAGACTGATTATAGGCAGTAGTAACTTTTACACTTTGACCAAGGTTACAATCATTTAAAGTAGAAACTGCCCATAAGCATTCATCTATAGGACGAATGTCAAGATTAATTTTAACTTCATGATATTGGAGGGCAATTAAAGGAAGAGCTAAACCAGGATTACGGCAATACCAGAATAGGAAAGGAACATATAAAGTAGTTTCAGGGAGAGCGTTACGTGGTGTGCAAACCTGGCGAGGAGCATTGGAGTCACAAGGACCATCAATGTCTGAGAACGAAGGATCAGTAATGAAAGTTAATTGAGTAGTATTACCAATCATTTTATAGTAACCACGTTCTTGTTCTGCAGTGAGAGTTAATTGATTCCAGATATGCATCCAATCACCATATTGGCGATCAATACGCTGACCTCCAATTTCAACTTCAACTTGCGAAATTAGCTGTTCACCAGGGAAATCAAGCCATCTAGCATACACTTCATTATTCCAGTATTTTCCACCTGAACTGGGAAGAGCAGGCTGATTAGCCATAGATTGATTAATTTCAGGAAGAACTACCTGTAAATATGTTCTAAAGGCAAGATCACCATTTCTGCTAATAGTGCAGGTTACACGGCGACCGAAATCTGCTTGGCCATTGAAAGTCTGTTCAATAGATTCCATAGCAAAATTAGTATATCTGCGATATGTTACCTTCCAGAAGGTAATTTGGGGATTACCAGTAAGGTAAACATCTTGAGCACCATAGGCAACTAGTTGCATTAAACCTCCACCCATATTGTTATAATATTGCTAAAGAAAAAAATTTTGAAAAATTAAATTTAATTAATTTTAAAAAAACGATTAATTAAATTATTTTAAATCTTATGTATACATTTATAATATGAACAACTATCTATTATTAATTGATTTATATTGGTAAATAGTAAGTAAAATAATATATATATTTTAAATTAAAAATTTAAAATTGACTTATATAAATATATATATATATATTATGCCTTCATTTAAGCCTAAAAATTCTAAAAAACTAGAAATTGATGAAACAAAAAATGAAACAGTAGCCAGTAAACATAAGGATTTTTTAAATACTTTTTATAATATTGAAACAATTGAAATTCCTAAATTAGAGAATAACATAAAAAAATTGGAATTAGATATTAAAAATGAAAAAATTTCTTTTGAAAAAAAATTAGAATTAGAAGAAGAAATTAAATATAATAAAAAAGAAAAACAAAAATTAAAAAAAATTAAAAAAGAGTATTTTTTACAAAATATCCATTATGTCTTTGATTATTTTGAAAATAAAAAAAATATATGTAAAACATTAGATAAAGAAAAATCTAAAATTAAATCTAAATCATTAAATAATTTTTTTAATATAAATAAAAATGAAAATTTAGAAGTTGATAATTCTTTATCAAGTACACAACAATATTTTCAAAGTATAAATGAAAATATAATTGATACAAATTCTTTTATATATCCTACCGATATCTGTCAAATTTGTAAAAAGGGTGAATTAATACCCATTGATTTTGAAGGTATATTAGTATGTAATAATTGCTCTAATAATGTTAAATTTTTAATAGAAAATGAAAAACCATCATATAAAGAACCTCCCAAAGAAGTGTGTTTTTATGCTTATAAAAGAATTAATCATTTTAGAGAAATATTAGCACAATTCCAAGCTAAAGAGACAACTCAAATCCCTGATGAAGTTTTAGAAAATATAAAAGCACAAATAAAAAAAGAGAGAATAGAGTTAAGTCAAATTTCTAATAAAAAAGCTAAAGAAATTCTTAAAAAATTAGGATATAATAAGTATTATGAACATATTCCTTTTATTAAAGATAAATTAGGAATAAAGCCTCCAATTATGTCTCCAGAGTTAGAAGAAACTTTATGTAATCTTTTTTCTTCTATACAAGAACCTTATTCTAAATTTTGCCCAGAAGAAAGAGTTAATTTTTTAAATTATTATTATACTGTTTATAAATTATGTGAATTACTGGACCAAAGGCAATTTCTTCCCTATTTTCCAATGTTGAAAGATAGAGAGAAAAGAATAGAACAAGATGAAATTTGGAAAAAAATTTGTAATGAATTGGATTGGGAATTTATTCCTACTATTTAAATATAATTAAATGGATCAATTTTGCATAATAAATAATTCATAGCAATTATTATACTTACTAATATCCATTGGATTTAAATAATAATAATTTTCATGAAATTCATAAAAATATATATTATTTTTTTCATTTTTTATAATTTGGTTTCTAATTTTAAGTACAAAGTAAAATAGAGTTATTGAAATTAGCATATAACACATAATCATTGCTACTTTATAAAAATTTAAATAATTAATATCTTCATTTTCATTTTCTTTTTCTTTATACAATTTTTCCATTTTTTCATTTACCATATCTATAAATTGTTTATGTCCTCCATATAGTTTTTCATCACAACTAATCCATTTTACATCTTTTACTTCACTTTTTTGTGGTGTTAGAATAATTTTATTTGCTAGATCATTATCAATATGATAATGTACAACTAGAGTTTCAATCCATGCAGAGTCAGTGGTTCTAGGATCTCTATATATGGGGCCGGCATAAATAATATCTTGATTTTCAATTGCAAAAACCATATCAAGAATTGAATCGTCACAATTTTCACATGCTTCTTCTTTAAATTCTCGTCTTAGTGTATTAATACCATCTTCTCCAGGATCAACCATACCGCCTGGAATTGCCCATTCTCCTGTATCTTTACGTTTTACAGCTACAAAATGAAGTTTATTATCAATCCATCTAGTAATAATTGGATCAGCTGCATGATTAGGTCCATATTTTCCAAGTAGACCCCTTCCTTTAATTCCAGTTTTAAAAGGGGTTTCTGGCTTTCCATCTTTAAATTTAATATTACCTTCTTTTAAATTAACTAGCATAGGTTTACCTGAATTCCACTCCCAAATACAACGTGTTGATAATTCTTCAAAAGTAATATTTTTATTATCTGCCCAGGTTTCATTATTTTCATCTAGTGATGGATGTTCATAAAATGGACATTTTTCTTCATAGTCTTCTGCTTCTGTGTTGTAGCGGGTAGGATAAAGCGGATGAGTATTTAAATCCATTTTTTTTTCGTATTTGTAAATTATTATTTATTTTTCAATTTTTTTTTAAATTTATGAAAATTTAAAAAAAATAATAAATTTAATAAAATTAATATAAAATTTATATAAATTTAATTTTAATAAAAAATATTATTTTTTATTTTTTTCTATAAATTTTCCATAATCTATACTAGATATCATTAAATAATATTGACCATTCCAAAAAACTAAAATACAAGATAATAATGAAATTAGACCATTAAAATTACTTATATAAAATTCATATTTTATATTATATATTCCAATTAAAGAAATAATACAAGCTCCTGGACTTCTTATAAAAGTACTTAAAAATAAATAAATTTTTTTTTCTGTTTTTTTTTGAATTATATTTAATTTTACTAAAAATAATAATAAATAATCTATACATCCAGGAAATCCTGATATAAAAAATAATGCTGTTGGACTAATAATAGTTTTTTTATAATATTCAATAGAACCAGCTATAAATACCATTAAAAAATGATGCATTCTATCCTCGTTTGTTAAATTAAAAAATAAAATATGATATAAATGAGTTAATATAGAAATGTAAAAAGTATTATAGGAGTAATTATTCCATGAAGTGGATATACTATTTGTTGGATCATTTAAAAATTGGATTAAATTGGGAAATGAATTTATAGTAACAAATAAATTACTTATAAAATGTATAAAAAACCATCTTATATTTGGATTTTCTCTAATAATTATATTAGGATTTATTGTATTTGCTATTTTAATTGCTGTAAAATCAGATAAAAAAAGAAGAGAACCTATTAATAAAAATTTTTGCATTAGAAATAGTTATAATATTTTTTCTATAATTATTTCTAAATAGTTAAAATATATAATTTTTTTTAAGCAGGAAAACCAACTAAATTTGCACCTATACCAAATCCGGCACCAGTTCTAGCTGTACTTCCCATACTTGGAACGTAAGTATCTAGAATACTAAAAGTAGCAGCAGCTACTAAAGCAATTAATGCAATTTCATCAATTTTTAATTGTTTTTGAGGAATAGCAAAAGCAGCAATAGCTACCATAAAACCTTCTACTAAATATTTTATAGCTCTCCGAACAAGTTCGCCAATGTCAAACATTCCATTCATTATTATATTAAAAGTAAAGAAAAAAATAATATTATTTAATAATAATATTATTAAATAAAAAACTTAAAATTAAATAACAAATTATATTTATATGGATAAAACTTCTAAACATGTTGATCTCTTAGACGAAGATAAGCCATTGGCTGGACAAAAATTTGTGTGTTTATCTTTTGTCTCTCCAGAAAAAATAATAAAACAAAAAGAAATGTTTATGTTTGAAAAATTTATTGAACAATGGGATCTTTCTAAATCTATGGAAAAATTTACACAATTTTTAAGTTTTTTAGCTTTCAAATATAGTTTAAACTTTGATAAATTAACAGCTGATTTACAAGAATTTGCTTTAGAAGAAAAAGATAAATTATTTTTAACTAATTTAAGCGATGAATATAAAAGCTATTTAGATGCACATGAAGAAAAATTAGAAGAAGAATTTAATTCAATTTATCAATTTCAAACCTCTACAAGAGGTATAAAAGTTCGTGGTTCTTTTCCTAGTCAACAAGAAGCAGAACTTCGTTGTAAAATGTTAAGAGAGGCTGATCCTAATCATGATGTTTATGTTGGACCTGTTGGTACATGGATGCCTTTTCATCCTGAAGCTTATAAAACAGGTAGAGTTGAATATTTAGAACAAGAACTAAATGAATTAATGAATGAAAAAGATAAAAATGAAAAGTTTGCTAAAACTGAATTTGATAAAAGAGTAAGAGAAGCTAAAGAAAAAGCAATGGAAGAAAATCGTAAAAAAGCTGAAGAAACAGGTGCTAAATTAACCCAAACTATCAATGAAAATGGTGAATTAGTAAGTATTAATAATTTAAATACAACTGAACTTTCTCTTAATTATAATTCTAATGTTAATTCAAAAGAAATTTCAGTTTCCGATATTAGACAGGAATTATTTGAAGGTGATAATATAGTTGTAAGTAATAAGAGTGATCATGGTCTATCTAATTTAACTTCTGTAAACAATAATCAAGAAAAAATAGAAAAAGTTGATTAAATTTATATAATACAATTAATCAATCTATTTATAATTTATTTATATTTATATTTATAAAATAATTATAATTTGTAAATATTATTATTATTTAAATAATAATAATTATAATATTTTAATGACTAATATTGAAATACATAAAAATATATTAGAGAGATTAAATTTTTTTATTAAAAATAAAAAAATTCCTAATATTATTTTTCATGGTCCAATGGGAAGTGGAAAAAGAACTATTTTAAATAAATTTATAAATATGATCTATAATAATGATAGTTTATTAATTAAACATAATGTTATATATGTTAATTGTGCTCATGGAAAAGGAATAAAATTTATTAGAGAAGATTTAAAATTTTTTGCTAAAACTAATATTAATATTAAAAATGGAAATTTTTTTAAAAGTGTTATTTTATTAAATGCTGATAAATTAACTATTGATGCGCAATCAGCATTAAGAAGATGTATTGAATTATTTACTCATACTACTAGATTTTTTATAATTGTTGAAGATAAATATAAATTATTAAAACCTATATTATCTAGATTTTGTGAATTATATATATCTTTACCAATAATTAATAATAATCCAACAAATTTACATAGTTATTATTTAGATCAATTCTTTAATTTTTCAAATGAAAAATATAAAAGATATTTATATTTATGTAAATTATTAAATAAAAAAATAGATAATTATAATGAATTATTTAAGTTATCAGAAAAATTATATAATAAAGCCTATAGTGCTTTAGATTTAATAAATTATATAGAAAATAAATATTTTGATGATAAAGAAAAATTTAAAATTTTGATAATATTTCAAAAAGTTAAAAAAGAATTTAGAAATGAAAAAACTTCTATTTTATATTTATTAAATAATATATATTTTCGTTTTAATAGTAATTTAGAAAATATAGCATTTATGTAAATGGACGATTATTCATTAGCTTCACTAGTAGATTCAAAAAATGAATGGTGCAGTAGACTTTTAACTGTTTTAACACCTTGTGTTATTGAAGGACTTAAATCTATTTTTGACGAAGCATATGCATTATGTATAGAAAATGAAGAACAAGATAAATATTTAATGACTTTTCAAAATTTTTTAAGCAGAGTTCCTAAATGGAACTCATCTATTATAGAAGAAGAACAAAATAGAATTATTCAAAGAAGTGGTTGTGGATATTTAGATGATTTAATTACATGTGTACATATTGTTCAATTAAAAGCATTAACTTGTAGTCGTGTAGGTAATAAACAAAAAAAAGTTGATATTAATATTCCTCCTATAAATACATTTATTCATAAAGTCTATGTAAATGTAGCTAGAAAAGTTTATACTAATATATATTTATTTGAAGTTGGAATCAGTCCTTTAACTATTCAAAAAAATAATCGTGAATTAGAAATAATTATAAAAGAAATGATATTAAATACCATTAGAGATAGTATACCTGTAGAAAGTTTACTTAAAGCATATTTAGATGAAACAGAAGAAATTGATGTAAAAATTGAAGAAAGACAAGAAATAATTCCAGTTAAGTCTAAAGTTGATGAAAAAATAGAAGAATCTAGTCAATATAAACAAGATAATGAAATGAAAGATTTAAATAAATCTGTAGAAAATATATTAACTAGTGATACTACAAATGAATTAGAAAATCCAAATTTAAATAAAGGAATAGATAATAAATTAGAAATTGAAGATTCTCAAAATGTTAAATTAAAGATAGATAATCTAGATAACTCTGTTATTAATGATAATCAAGGTAATCAAAATAATCAAGATAATCAAAATAATCAAGATAATCAAGATATTAAATTTTCTAACATTGATATAGCTTTTGATACAACAGGTAAAGTCGAACAAATAAAAGCTCCTAAAGATTTAGAAACTTTAGAGGAAATTTCCAAACTTAATAATGAAAAAAGAAAAAAAGAAGAAGAAGATGAAGATGAACCATTAGTAATAGGTGAATCTATAGATTTAGGAATGGACTTAATTAATGATTTATCTATTGATCCAAAATCTAAAGAAGAAATTATACTAAAAGATATTGAAGTTTTATAAAAAATACGTTTAATTTAAAAATCAAATTTATAAAATATTTGTAATGGAGAATACTTTACAAATAGCTATAATAGTTGGAATTATTTTTTTAATTATTAAATTTATTTATATTAAATTTGTTAAAAAAACTAATGAACCTTTAAAACCAATTGTAAGTGATAGTTTAATTACATTTATATCAACATTAATAGCTTTATTTATTATGGAACAATTTGGTTTTTTAAAAACAATGATTGGAGGAGGAGATGATGGAATTAAAGCATTTGTAAGTAATCCTGAATTTTAAATTTAAATTAATCTATTATAAATTAATTTAAAAAAGATATAATTTAAAAATAGTATTAAATTAATTATTTATACATATTAAAAAAAATTTAATAATAACTAGGTAATTCATCTATATTTATTATAAATGCTTTTTTATTTATGGATTTTTTAGAAATTAAATATTGATTAAAATGTTCATTTTCTAAAACTTTTAAAGGAGTATGATTATGAACTGTACGTGCTATCATTTTATATAATTTAAAATCTGGATATCTTTCTTCGCCATTATTTTTATATAAAATATTTCTATTTTTATCATCATAACACCAATTAATAATTATTTTTTTTATTGTAGATTTTATAGTTTTTATTTGTTCTAAATCTTCTACAAAAAAATCAAAAATAGAACAACCCAATCTACAAAGATCAAAACTAAAATTGGGTTCTAAAGTAGGTTTATTTTCATCAATATATACTCCAAAATTATATTGAGTAGATGCATCTCCATCTTTACTATAACTATCAGAACACATTTGTTTTCCTTTATAGTTGTAAATAGCTCTTCCAAAATCTATAATTTTATAGATTTTACCAAATGTAGGAACTTTATAGTGTTTATTATTAATTTTATATATAATAAATTTTTTATCTGTTTCACAATACATTATATTATTTGTATGTAAATCATTATGTGTCATCTTAAATGTTTTTTGATAAGTTGCTAATATCATAATAATTTGTAAGATTATTGAATCCCATTCTTGATCTTTTATTTTATTATTTGTTATATATGAATCTAAAGTATCAATACAACACTCTAGTGCTATTAATTCAACTGGAAATTCTTTAATTGATATAATAACAGAGTCTTCAGATGCTGTTGAACAAGAAGATGTATCCTCATTATCTTCATTTTCACTATTGTTACTATTATCACTGGATTCTTCATGAGTATTAGATGTTCTAGATGAACATGTTGAACCTGAACTATTAGTATTTTTTTTGTTACTTGAATTTAAATTATATTCAAATATTAAATTATTGGAATTATCATTATTAAAATTATCTGATAAATCACAAGAAAAAACATTATTTATACTACTTAAATCATTTAGATTAGAAAGAGATATATAATTTTCTTTATTAATTATATTTTCATCAATTACTAATTTTTTTTTGTTATTTCTTGTATCAAAATTTAATTTTTCTATATGAGAATTATTTGTAAATTTAAAAATAACATTATTATTTTTATGAAATTCTTCTGAGTTATATAAAAATTCTATATCATCTCCTATATCTATTAATAAATTTTCTTTTATAGCTAAAAATGTTCCAAAACAATCAACTCCATGAATAAAACTATGATTATGTAATAATTGACTTGTTAAAAATGTAAAAAAACCATCAACATAAGCTGCATTATTAATATCTTGTAATTTTTCATGTATATTACTAGATAAATCAAATTTTGGTAAAATTAATAAATTTTTTGATAAATCATATTTATCACATATAAATTTAATAGGATCTAATAAAGGACAAAATTTAAAAAATATTTTTTCGTTACTTTTTTCCTCTATATTTTCTTTTGAAACTATACAATTAAATTTATTATAACTTTCTTTATCAGATATATCACATAAATACTTTGGATAATTAAGATTAAAATTTGAATAGTTAGAATTAGTTAAATTAAAAAAATTCTTAAATAAAGGAATATAATTTTGTATATCACTTATATCTAAAAGATTTTTATTTTTTTCATTAAATAATATAGAATTATCATTTTTTTTATAAGTAATTTGCATTATAATATAAATAAATTAAATATAATTTTATATTTAACTTATTTCTATAAAAACTTGCGTCTATTAGTTTTTAATTTTTTCTACTATTTAATATATTAATGACTTTAGAATTAAAAAAATTTGATATGAAAACAATAAGTTTTAAACCAGAAGAAAATGCTGGACCTGTTATTGTATTAATAGGAAGAAGAGATACTGGGAAAAGTTTTTTAGTAAGGGACTTATTATATTATCATCAAGATATTCCTATCGGTACTGTGATATCAGGAACAGAAGCTGGAAATGGATTTTATTGTCAACATGTACCTAAATTATTTATACATGATGAATATAATACAGCTATAATTGAAAATATATTAAAACGACAAAGAGCTGTCTTAAAACAAATAAAAAAAGAACAAGAAACTTATAAAAAAACTAATATAGATCCTAGAGCTTTTGTTATTTTAGATGACTGTTTATTTGATGCTACTTGGACAAAAGATAAAGTTATGCGTTTATTATTTATGAATGGCCGTCATTGGAAAATTATGTTAATTATAACTATGCAATATCCGTTAGGTATCCCTCCTAATTTGAGGACTAATATCGATTATGTTTTTATTTTAAGAGAACCTTATATTTCTAATAGAAGAAGAATATATGATAATTATGCAGGAATGTTCCCAACATTTGAGGCTTTTTGTACTGTAATGGATCAATGCACGGAAAATTTTGAATGTTTAGTAATAAAAAATTGTGCTAAAAGCAATAAATTACATGACCAAATTTTTTGGTATAAAGCTGAGTCACATAAAGATTTTAGGTTAGGATCCAAAGAATTTTGGGAAATCTCAAAAACAATGAATTCAGATGATGAAGAAGAAATTTATGATCCTAATAAAGGTAATAAAAGAGGTCCTAATATTAAAGTAAAAAAAAGTAAATGGTAATTAAAATATTTAATTTAAATATTTAATTTAAATATTTAATAAAAATTTAAAATTAAAAAAAAATATGAAAATAAAAAATAAAATTTTAAAATCGATTTTTAAAAAATGGACATAAAAAAATGTCCAATTTTGAAAAATCAAAATGAGAATTTTGAAAAATTTTTAAAAAAATCACTTTAGACCATAATGCTCTAAATTTTAAATTTTTAAATTTTAAAGTGTTATTATAAAAAAAAATTTTTTATTTTTATAAATTATTTAAACGTTTTTTCTTTTAGCCATATATACTAAATATGGCTAAAAAAAACTCTGAAAATCTCGCAAAAATATATATTTGTGAAAATTGTAACTTTAAGAGTAAGAATAAAAGTGATTATAATATACATTGTCTTACGAATAAACATAAAAGACTAAAAAATGCTAAAAATACTAACGTAATCTCTGAAAATCAAATAAATAATGAGTATAAATGTTCTTGTGGTAAGATATACAAACATCAATCTAGTTTATCAAAGCATAAGAAAAAATGTAATTTAAAAGATATACAAATTATTGAAACAAGAAAAGAGAAAGATGAATTAAAATTACTAATAATTAAAATAATGACTGATAATAGCGAAAAAATGAATTTTTTGATGAATGAAAATAATGAATTAAGAAATCAATTAAAAGAACAAAATCAACAAATTACTGAACTAATTCCAAAGGTTGGAAATAATAATAATAATATAAAACAGAAATTTAATATTAATGTATTTTTAAATGAAAAATGTAAGGATGCATTATCTATGGATGAATTTATTGATAAAATAGAAATATCAATAAAAAACTTATTAACAACAAAAGAAAAAGGACAAGCACAAGGCATAAGTAATATAATTATTGAAAATATGAATAAACTTTCTCTATACGAACGTCCATTACATTGTACAGATAAAAAGAGAGAAACATTATATATTAAAAATAATGAATGGGAAAAAGACGATAATAAAGAATATATAAACAAAGCATTAAATAAAGTAGAATATAAACAATTAAATAATATTCAATTATTATTAGATAATTATTCAAATAAACAAGAAGAATATGTTAAAATATTACGTGAATGTACACAATCTATAAATATTACACGAGATAAAATAATAAAAAATTTATGTAATAAAGTTTTTTTAGATAAAGAAATATAAATAATTATTTTTATAATTAAATATTTGAGATTTTAAATTACTTAAGTTTTTTATAGTTTTTATAGTTTTTTATAGAATTAAATTCTATAATTACCATATTATTATCGAATGAACATTTACAATTTTGCATCAATATAAAATTAAATCTATTTTCTGTTTTAATTTTACTTAAAAATATTTCAATACTTTTTATAGATGGAGATTTATTTCCATTATTATTAAATATTATTCTAAATATTAAATTCCAAAACACAAATGGATAATCTTTATATTTATCAATATTAAATTTAATAATTGAATAATTATCATAATTATCATATATAATTTTTTCAATGAAAGGATTTATAATATCTTTATTAATTAATGTATTCCATTCATCTGATTGTTTACTTATATTTAATAGGTTTTGTTTTATATTTTTTGTAAATGCATCTTCCAATGCTGGGCTAATAATATTTCTATATTTACCTCTTATAGACCAATCAGGTGTTGTATCCTTAAAATAAGGAACACAATAAGTTTTTGCAAAATTATATATATCACTTTTATAAAAGGATATCATTGGTCTTACAAAATTTATATTATTAATATAAGATTTCTCTCTGATAACTGATAAATCTAAATAATTTCTTCCTCTACATAAGTTAGCCATTATATTTTCTATTATATCATCTTTATGATGAGCAAGAAGAATATAATTACTATTTTCTTTTTTCATAACTTCTTTATAAAAATCTAATCGTAAATTTTTTGTAATTAATTCATAGTCACTTCTTTTTGTATTTTCTCTCTTAATATCATTAATAGATTTAACATATAGTTTAATGTCATTATATTTACACCATTCAATTAAAAATTTTTCTTCTTCTTTTGTTTCCTTTCTATTATTATAATTAATATGAACACAAATAATTTTATAATCTAATTTATGTAAAATTGTAGTTAAAACCATTGAATTAACACCCCCAGAAAGAGATATAATTAATTTTTTACTATTTAAATTACTACAAATAACATTAATATTATTTATAAATAAATTTGGTATTATTTTTTTTTCTTTAATTTTTATATTAACATTTGGTACATATTCTAAAATTTTTTTATAATAGTAAAATTTATATAAATTTTTAAAATATTGATTAATTAGATTAATTATAAAATTTACTAAGTTGTAAAATCTTAAAATTAAAATCATTTGATATAGAATCTTAATTATGATTATTAAAAGTATTTCAATTTTTTTCATTAAATATATTAATTTTTAGTATATATAATGAAATTTTAAAAAATTAAAAAATAAATAACATTAATTACATTATTATTATTTTATTTAGAAAGCAAATTAATTAATAATTATGGTTGAATATTTTTTTTTATTTTATTTAAAAAATACCCTTACTAGTTAAAGCTTCTACACTAATAATATGAGCACAAGCAAGCATTGCTAGACGTCCATGACTAAGTTCATTATTGTAAAGTGTAGTTGAAACATTATTTTTTCCATAACCAAATAAATTTCCAGGTTGATAGTCTTTTTTAAGAGAGAAAGCTTTTCCATTTTTACTAAAAGGATTTTCCCACCCTGTTGACATTCTAATAAACTCATAAAATAACATAATAGACCAAAAGGGGGATTGCATAAGGATATCAGTATTATAAAGATAATTAATAGAAAGTAGACCTGGATTACTTAACTCTAGACAAGGTAGAACTATTGCTCCTAACATAGCTGCTCTTCCATGTTGCAGTTCCGCTTCACGCCAATATTTTACTCTTTCTTCTTTAAAATTTTTCTCAGAATTTAGTTTAAGAGGATCAAAATAATTAACTGGCGGTAGGTCTCCTTGATAATTAAATGTTTTAACTATAGGTTTAACTTGTGGAATAAAAGTAGAAATAAATGTATTAGTCATAATTAGCATTGCCATTCTATAGTTATTATTGGATAATTCTTTTTAAATCAATTATATATACTAATTAATACTATTTAACGTATTATAAAACCATTCACTAAAATAAAACTTTCTATAATTTGATGCACCTTCATTTATAAGTCTATTAAAATTTAATTCTCTGTCCAAACCATTACTTCCTCCATCATGTCTAAAAAATAATAAATGTGTTTCTAAATCACAACTAATAAGTTCAATATGTCCTAAACCTAGATATTTATAACCAATATCAAAAACTTTATTTTGCCCATTTTTACAATATTCTTCATATCTTTTTATTGATTCATTTATACTCATAATTGTCCAATCCCCAATATATATTTCTCTATAATTATCTCCTAATAATTCATAAATAATTTTAATATTTCTATTTAAGCTTTCAGGAATTTTTTTATTAATATGATTATAATTAACTTTAAAATCTTCTATATTTTTACTGCTTGAAAAAAAAGGTTCTTTAGAAGATTCATGATTATCACTACTAATTTTACATTTATTTAAAATAGATAAAATTTTATCTATTTGTTTAACTTTATTTTTTATTAATTTTTCTTGATACATAATATATTTTTATTAATACCTTTAAATTACTTTTATTTTTACATAAAAATATTTAATATTTATTGAGTTATTTTTATTAAATATACTAATGTTTAATTATAAAGGAACAGCACTATTTAGACTTTGGGTATATGGATTACTTTTAAATGCAGATAAAATATCTGGTTCCATTCTTGCTCTTTGAGTTTTTTCACTTAATTGTTGAATATTTTCTGTATATCCTAATTGTTGTATAGAAGTGATTTGTGTAGGACCAGATTGAGGTACCCATAATCTATTATTAGCTCTTCCAGAATCATTCCTAATTGTAGCTAAATTTTTATCACCATTAAATAAACTCATATTTCCAGGTAATACTACACTATTTTGTTGCTTATTACAATTATTTCTTTGATTCATTACTGCCTCCATAGAAATTTCCCCTCTTTCATTAGCTGATCCTCCTACTCCTAATAAATTATTATGATTAGTTGACGGGCGTTGCCCATATTGTTCTCTCTGTTTTGAAACTAAATATCCATCTCTACCTCCAGCTTGAACATTTAAGTGATTAAGATCTACTTTATTTTCAGTCATTTGTCTATTAGTTATTTTAGTTGCATCGTTTGGATTAAGTACATATGGGCCAGAAGTATTATTATTTACATTTCCATTTTTTCTTAAATTGCCTATTACATTTTCCTTTCTTGTTGGTTTTAAAATATCTAATAATGGAGCGACTGTTGCTTGTACTAAACTTTGTAATGGTCCTGGTTCAAAATCTCTAACTGTTGTTCTATTATTGGGTAACAAATTAAATCCATTACGTCCATGATTATGTTTTTCTCCACTTGAATTAGGTTTATACGCATGGTGCCAATTTTCTCCTTGAAGTTGTTGTTTTTTAATTTCCTCATATTCCCCCTTTATATAAGTTGCATCCCCATCTTTTCCTCCTCCAAAGTATTCTTGTGGACAATTTGCTTTCATTTCTTTTAGTATTTCTTTGCCTCTTTGTCTTTCACCTTTTTCTAAACCAGTAGTAGTTAACCATCTATCTGGATTATTATCAAAATAAGTATCTGGATGGTATTTTTCTACTCTACCTTCTATTCCTAAATTGGATATTTGTGCAACTGCTGGACCTTCATGGCCATTTAAACCAAATGTTAATTTAGGATTGGTTTCTACTCTTAGTTCATCAACTGTTTTGGGTAACCAAGAATTTCTAGATTCCATACCAGCATTAAATCCATCAGATCCCTTTGTTGTATAACCTTTATTTAATCCAGGTCCTACTTGTTCACTATCCCATGGTTTTACATTTGCCATATTCATTGAAGGATTTTGTCTTGATAAATAAAATTCATTTTGATCGGGAGCACCATGGGCAAAATGTAAATTTTTTTCAGGTTGAAATAAAGGAGCTGTTTCTTGTTTTTTAAAATATTGTGATCCTAATCCCTGTAAATTATCTAATCTTGTTTCAGCAATATTATAATCAGCTCCTGCTCCTTTAATTTTAGCTCCAAAAAATGGTACCATATTATTATGTTTAAAGTCATTTCTAGTAATAGGATTTCCTGTTAAAGAACTTATATTAACTACATTTTCTAATTCATTAACAGCAGATTTTTCATTATTATTATTAAATCTTGTTTCACTAAAATATTTATCAGTACTTTGATTAGCATTTGGGTAATAATTAATATTATTATCTTGTGATACAGGTACTGGTTTTGGATAACTAGTTTCTATTTTTTGTTTATTTAAATTTGAATAATTTTCCTTTTTTTTATTATCTGATTTTGACATTACAAATAAACTACCTAAAACTACAATAGGAATTGCTAATTCAGCCATTATATATATATTATATAATTAATTTATAAATTATTTAAACAAATTTACTTTCGGTAAACATTCTTTAATTAAATAATAATCTTTTTCTAATATTCGGGAACTTAAATTATTATGAAATGGTAAACATACATTAGTTTGTGGATTAAAAAGTGGGAAATCAAAATTATTTTGTTCTAAATCTAGGGCAGTCCAAGGAGGATTTGTAGCTCTAGGTTGTTCTACAAAAGGTTTACAACTTGGATATTCAATTTTACTTGTAGGTACTTTATTTTCTTGAAAATTATTTTTATTTAAACAGTCTAATGTTAAATGTCTATTTAATCCTAATAATTCACTTTCTAAGTTTATTGTATTTGTTTGTAAATTAGCCCCCCATTGTTGTAGCCTTATATAAGGATCTTCCATATAACAAGGTTTTGTACCATTTCCAGGCTTATCTAACATATATCTTCCTTTAAAAGTTGATTCTTCTAATTGTTTTTGAATACGACATGGATCATCATGAAATCTTGTAAATGACATTATATATATATAATTAAAAAATTATAATTTTAAATTAAAGATAATGCTTATTAATTTTTAATAAATAAAATTATATATTTATTAATAAATATTTACTGAAATAATAAAAAATATTTATTTAGATAAAAAATTTATTTAGATAATTTATTAAAATAAAAACTCTAAAAAATAATTAAAAATTTATTAATATGTAAATTTTAAATGTAAAATAATAAATAATTATTTCTAAATAGTTAGTATTATGGATTTAAATGTAGATAATTATAATATTGATGAATTACTTAATTTATTTAATATTAAAGAAAATGATAATTTAATTAATACATTACAAAATAATTTATCTAAATCAATTAATTTAATTAATAAAGAAGATGATAATTTACCAGACGATAAAGATAAATTAATAAATTTTTATACATTAGCTGCTTTTAAAATATTAAATAATATTAAAAATACAGAAAATAATAAATATCTAGAAAAAGATCCAATAACAAATAATGATAATATAATAAAAAGACAATTAATTGATGGAAGTATTAAACAACCTATACCATCTAATTATTCTATTAATACTAATATTAATAAATATTCTGAAGGTTTACTAAACCCAATTGGGAGAGAAACTATTAAAAGTTTATTAACAATAAATAGTAAGTTTAGAGATAATTATAGTAAAAGTTCTACTGATTTTTCTGTCGAATTAAACGATCCCTATAATAATGTAGTTTCTCTTAAATTAGCTTCAATGGAATTAATGAATAGTTATTATACAATATCTGAATATTTAAGGACTAATTATTTTTCTATTGAGTATTTTCAATATAATAGTTTAACATTAGATATTAGTAATAGTAGTATTTTTGTAGAAAATTTTACAATACCAGATGGAAATTATAATATTTTAGAATTAGTAGAAGTTATTAATAACGATATTTTTAAAAATAATGATCCTAGTACATCAAGTAATCTCTATTATAGATTAGTAGAAGTAGTATATCATCCAATTAAAGGAAAAGTAAATTTTGTATTATATGATGCTTCTGGTAATCCGCCAGATTCTGGTTATAATTGGGGTTTTAATTTAATTTTTAAAGATAAATATTTACCAAAAAGACCAGCATTTTTAAATTTTGGATGGATATTAGGTTTTAAAGACTTAGAATATTATTTTTTTAAACAATTAATTCCAAATCGGTCAAAATGTAATGTTGATTTTTCTAATTATAAATCACTAAAATCTTGTAATGATGGATATTTACCATATTATCAATTTCAAGCTACAAATATTTTAAATATAGGATTTAATTCTCAATCAATTGCTAATACAAGTGGAACACATTATTTTTTATTAGAAGTTGATGATTTTAATAAAAACCAAAGTGTAATATTTAAGTCTAATACTCAATTAAAACATAACGTTCAGGAACCATTTACATTTAGTTTATCAAATATTTTAGCTAGAATTCCTAATACAGCAGAATATTATAATATGATATTTGAAGATTCATCAGATAGAGTATTTAAGACGCGTAATTATTTTGGACCAGTTAGATTATCAAAATTTAAAATACGATTACTTGATGAAAATGGGGTTGTTGTAAATTTAAATGATAATGATATAGTGATTAATTTAGAAATAGAAACATTAAATAGTCCCTATAAAAATTTAGATTATAGAAATTAGTTTTTCTTTCTCTTCTTTATATTTATATGAATAATCAAGAAGTTTATTTAAAATATTTTTAATAATTTTTGAGTAGATTATATTATCTATATAATATTTTGTATTTTTATTAACTAGTTCATTAATATCAATTATATCGTTCCATTTTTGGGGCTCAACTATATAATTTATATTTTCTTTTAATTCATAAATATTATTGGAATTTAAAAAAGATTTTTTAAAAACAGGTACACATTTTAATCCTAAACAATTAGTTAAAAGATGTATATCTAATTCTGAAAATAAACAAAAGGTAGATTCAGCTATAATATTAAGCATTTCTTCAGGAGTATTTATATTTATTATGGTTTTTTGTAACAGAGAAATACTATTATTTGTTAATTCATATTCAATTATATCATTTTTATTTACTTTTATACAATATCTTTTTTTTGTATAATTTTTTTCTCTTATATTTTCTAATAATTTTGGATAATCACTATAATAAAATCCAAATAAATTAGGCTTATTTATTTTTTTTAAAATTGGTTCAATAGTATTATCATAATTGCATAAAAATAATCCAAAAAAACTTTTAATATTATTATTTAACCAAATATTTGATGGTTTATCTGTAATTATAAAATTATTAAAAGAAAAATAATCAACATAGGATTCAGATTTGCAAAAATAATCATTATTATTAGTAATCATATCAATTAATTCATATAAACCAGGCTTATCATTATTTCTATCCCATATACTAATTCCATCTTTTTTTGGAATAATAAATTCAATTTTTTTACTAGATAATTTTAGGTTAACAATTAACATATAAAATATATTAAATTGTGCCATTCTGTTTAATAATTCTTTATTTAGATTCATTATTGTATTATGAAATTCATGAATTCTAATATTTAATGCAGATATATTAATTAACTTTTCATCATTAGATTTATAATTATCTTTTGTTTTTTCATTATTATTTCTACATTCTTCATTTTCTAAATTTTTTTTTATTAAAAATTTTTTAGCAATTTTAAAATTTGAATCAATATTTTCTAATTCTATTTTATCATTAAAAGCAAAAAAATCTTCGCTTGAAATTAAAGTTTCATTATTGAAAAAATATTGTAAATTAAAATATTCCTTTAATGTAATTCCAAGTTTACTTGAACACGTATTAAATCTTTTATTAATATCTTTTATTTTATCAATTGTATAATTTTCATCATTTTTGTCTTTCCATTCATCTAGTATATTACTAAAATAATTATCAATAAATTTAATATATTTTTTATCATTAATATATAATATATTAGTTATATATTTATTATGCAACTTGTCTTCTAAATATCCAACACTTCTAGATACGTATCCAATTCCTTGTTTTTTTATTTCTTCACTAATTACTATTTTATTTAAAATAAATAATGAGCATTCAATATAGACAATTTCTTTATAAATATTTAAAGCTTTTTCTATTGAATAAATAATATTTTTTGTATTTGTAATATTATTATTATCTAAATTATTTAATAATATCCAATTTATTTTTCCTTTAAAATCTAAAGGAAAATTTAGTATATATTTTTTAGTTTCTTCACTACAAGCAATAACTATATCATAATTTTTATATATAAAATCTATATTTATTATCATAGATAATAAATATTTTTTATAATTAGAATTTTCTTCTATAATACAAAATGCCATATTTCCAAATATATTTTAATTATATATAAAAAAATATTATATATTACTAATTTTTATAAATTAATAATTATATATAATGCCTAAAATTATTATTACAAAAAGTACTACTGGATTATTTAATTATGCTAAAAAAACTGGCCATATAAAACCAAAAATAATCAATGTTGTAAATGATGTTATAGACTATACATCATTAACTATTATTAATAAATTATCATACAATACAAATGAAAATAATTCGATTAGAGAGGATAATTTTCCAAAACTAATTATAGAACAAATAAATAGTTCTAGTAAATTATTACAAAAAAATGTAGAATTAATTAAAAATTTACCTCAAGTTAATCAAGTTCCTACTATTCCTGAAAATGAAATTAAAAATTTATATTATGATTTTATTTATCCATATATAACTATAGGTCCATATAATATTCCTCATTTTTTAGAATTTCAAAGATTAATAGAATTGATAGATAATCAATTAATAGGAACTACAATAGAAAATGATTATAAACTAAAATTATATAAAGGATTACTAAATGTATTATTAAATGGAAAAAAATCATATTATTCAGAATTACAATTTGAATCAGAAAATAAAATGTTGAGAAATAAAATATGTAATCTAGAAGAATTAGTTAAAAAATATTCAAAAGAATTAGCCTTATGTAAAGGTTTGAATAGTGACTATTATATACCTGGAAAATTAGCTATTAAGTTATTTAAACCCAAAAATCTTATTTATTTTCAAGCATTATTAAATATTTATATAGCATGGTATATGTATCTGTTTAACACATCTAAAATAGAAATTCATAAATATATAGGGGTAATTGATTTTGTAAAAGAAAAAGGTGATTCGGCTTATGATGAACTTATTAAAATTTTAGATGAAAAATATAAAGATATTGAAGATGAATTATATAATAATAATAGTAGTAGTAATTCTTCTTTATGTAATTTAAGTGACTCTAATTCAGATACATATTCTAGCTGTACTTCTTTACCAAATGATAATAAATATTGTAGTAATTATTCCTTATGCGAATTAAGTGAATCTAATTCAGATACATATTCTAGTTGTACTTCTTTATCAAATGATAATAATTTTTCTAGTAATAAGGATATAATTTTAAATAGTTCTTTAAGTTGTTTTAAAGGCCAAATATTACCTGGTAATTTATCAATGAATCTACATAATTTTAAAAGTGATTTAATAAATTGTTTTTATAATAATCCAAAAACAAAAAGAAAAAATAAAAATAATAATAATCGATCAAAAAAAAAATAGTAATATAAAATATTTAGGAAATTATATTTGATATATTAAATTTTTAGTAATTTTTTTAATATTTTTTATATTTATAAAATGGTTTTTATAATTTCTGGTATTTCTCTACCTGGATCATTAGATGTTTCATTAACTAGTTTACTAGATTTAAGCGATAATGGTATAGATGAAACTATTAATGTATATCTTGGAGAAGCAAATCGCCCTTTTGATATAAACACTATTTCAACCGAGTTCTATATCGAAGTTGAATATGATATAAATGGTAAAATTAGCTTGGAAACTAATTCATCTGGTGAAAATTTAGATGATGCGTGGGGAATGGGTCTAATTGAAATTAATAGTATTGATGGTAATGTGGTAGCAACTAAAGGATTACCAACAGTTGATAATTTTTCTCTATATGCTGGAGCAATCCATTTTGATCTTGAGCAAGGCAAAAATATAAACTTGACCGGTGCAAATATGTATTCAGCATTTCTTGATCTCACTCTTAATAATCAAGGTATACTTACTGCAGATGTTAGATTAGTTGGGAATAATAATAATGAAACTACAGTATCTACAAGTGAGCAAACTAGTTTAGCTCAAAAAGTTTGGATAGCTTTAGATGGTATTCAGCATCCTATTAGTAATACAATGGCAGATCAACTTGAAGATTCAGTTAATATAGATGATCTTAAAAATTCTTATCAATCTAATTTAGATCTAATAAAGGATGAATTTAATAATAAAAATATAATTGAGAGTTTTAGTATGGTTATTCCAGAAGTTCCTAAAACATCTGACAGTTTAATTAGTAGAATTGCTAATTCTAAAGGTAAAAATACTAAAGATGTTTTTGATGAAGGAGAATTAGTTTTTTTGGAAACACCATTTGATTATAATTTAAAAATTACCGATTTTAATGGTTCAGAAATTACTATTGTTAATGGTAATGTTTATGGAGTAATTAAACAGAAAGCAACTTAATAAGAAATATTGAAAAAATTGGCTATTTAATAAATATATATAACTATTCTATATATATTTATAATACAATAATAAGTTTTATAAGTCCTCAAATAAAAATACCATCCAGATTTGAATCTACAAATTTATTTATAGAATTAACTACTACATTTCTGAATAATATTCATGTATCATCTGTTACTCTTAGAGTTAGATTTTTTAATTTAAATTTATTAATAACAAATGATAATTCTTATATTGAAATATAGAAAATAGATTTTATATAAATGATAACTTATATGGATAGATATTTCCTAAAATAAATATTTATCGTAGTATTTTTCCTGGAGATGGTCCCTTTGTTTTAAATCTTCAATCCATTACCCACGTTGCAGACAATAATACTACTTCATCTAAAAGTTTATAGAATGAAGTAATTGTTGAACCTACTGAACTAGAATCTATTAATCCATATTTTGTAATTAATACAATTTAATATTTAGATTTAAAGGCTGATTTAAATGGAAGTTTAAATTATAATGGAACTAGTATATATTTTAATGGAAAGAATATATCTAATTTTGATAATTTTGATGTAGTATATAATTTACCAATTGGTTAAGTTACTATAAATTATTGTAATATCATTATTAATGATAATAATAATTTAAAGCTAGGCTCATTTGATCCTTTATTAACAATTATAGTAAACTTCAATGGATCAATAAATAGCTATGTTGATATTTCAGGATCAGATATTTTACTTACTATAAATGAAAATATAAAAAAAGCTCAAATATAATATTGAGGTTCCAATCAACCAACAATTACTAGTATAAGTCCTGATATTTTATCTTCTGTTTTAACCAAAACTTACGTAAAATAACTATTAGGTAATGAGATAAATATATTGGAAACAATTACTCAAAAAACTTGATATCATCTTTTACTATTAATATACAAGCTATAATTCCTACAAATCTTAATACAAATATATTAGATCAATTTTCAAATTATAATAATTGAATTTTTCCTAATATTTTTCAAAATAATAAATATGTTAATTTACAAATATCTTCTAATTACGAATTTCAAATAAAAGATTTTAATAATTTATAAGAGACAATTGTTGAAAGTACTGAAATATTTGCAAAAAAAACACAAGATAATAACGCTGCGTTATTATTATTAATCAAGTATTTTTATACCAATAAATAGGTAAAAAAACTTTATTATCTAATGGACGAACTGCTTCTGCTATATTATTCCAATCATTTTCATTTAATTCGATTTGTAACCAAGATGAATGATTTAATTTAACAATATTATTTTGATTATCTATAGGAGCATTATTACTTAAATCTCCTCCAAAGGGTAAAACATTAAATTGTGAATTTGAAGAATCTACAAATTTTATATTAAATCCGTTACTAGTACTTTGATTTAGTAATAATTCAATATTAGATGAATCATAACAAACGTTTTTTTCAATAGGATTTGGCGATGTTCCAACAGATACAATTAAGTTTTGTAAACTTGCAAGTCCTATAGCGCCAGTTGCTCCTTGAGCGCCAGTTGCTCCTTGAGCTCCTGTTGCTCCTTGAGCTCCTGTTGCTCCTTGAGCACCAATACAACAACAAAGTTGTCCAGTTTTTCTTCTATTAAATTCTGAATATGATAACATTATAAATATAAAAAATATAATAAATTTTAAAATTATAAAATAATATTTATAATAAATTTAAAAAAAAATTATAAAATATTATTTATTAAAAATAATGAAATATCCCAATATTATATTATTTAGATATAGTAAATACCAGTATATTGATAATTATTTAAATAATAACAAATATGAATGTACTTTTAATATCACAGAAAATCCTAAAGATTTAAATAAATTATTTAATTCTGATTATCATTTATTAATAACTTTTGGAGATACTGAAAAAGAATATCATGGCATTATTTTACCAAATATAGTAAATAGATTTGCTAATAGATGGATTCATAAGTCTTTAGAACATATATTAAATATAGAAGAATTTAATAGTACTATAAATTATTGTTATATTAATAATGTTATAATGGAGAGAAAAAATCAAAGACCTGAATTCTCTGTTTTCACTACTTGTTATAATACTTGGGATAAATTTGATAGAGTTTATAATAGTCTTAAAAATCAAAATCTAAAAGATTGGGAATGGGTAATTATTGATGATACGCCTCTTCCAGAAAATGGTAAAAAAAATCATTTCGATTTTCTAAGAGAGAAATGTAAAAATGATTTTAGAATTAGACTATATTGTCGTAGTGAAAATTCTGGAAATATAGGAAATGTAAAAAATGAGGCTGTATCTCTCTGTCGTGGAAAATATATTCTGGAATTAGATCACGATGATGAAATATTACCAGATTGTCTTCTAGATGCTCTACTAGTATTTGATAAAGATGATGAAGTAGGATTTATCTATATGGATTTTATAAATATATATGAAAATGGTGAAAATTTTTCATATGGAGATTTTATTTGTAAAGGTTATGGGGGTTATTATTGTCAAAAATATAAAGATAAGTGGGTAAATGTTTATATAACTCCTAATATTAATAATATTACTCTTTCGCATCTAGCTTGTTGTCCAAATCATCCAAGAATATGGCGCAAGAGTACATTATTAAGATTAGAAAATTATTCGGAGTTTCTTCCAATATGTGATGATTATGAGATTTTATTAAAGACGGCTTTAAATACAAAAATTGTTAAAATACATAAATTAGGATATATACAATATATGAATAATGATAATAACAATTTTTCTCTTATTAGAAATGGTGAAATTAATCGTATTGGACCAGGTTATATTTTTCCACAATTTTATCAAATGTATAATGTAAATGATAAGATGAAAGAATTACAAGCTTATGAAGATGAAAATTTTATTTTTAACATTAACCATTCTCAGATTTGGAAGAGAGAAAATTACAAACATCAGTATTATAATAAAATAGTAAATCTTGATTATAATAAACAATATTGTTTAATTGGAGAAGAAGCATTAGAAATGAGTGAATTGAGTGAATTATATAAAGATAAAACAAATAGTTTTATTATTCTCTCTAACACACTTGAAATAGAAAAATTACAACAATTATTAGATAGTAAAGGATATGGAAATATGAGATGTTATAGTCTTTTAGATTGTAGTATAGAAGAATTAGAGAGATACTTTATCTTATTATGTAAATTTTGTGATAACTATGAAATTATAAATAGCTGTAATTTAAATAATAAAATAGAGAAATTTTCAGAGAGACATTATATAATAAACAGCTATATAACCAAAGAAAATGAAATCTCTTATCTAGAAATAGGTATTGAAAATGGATATACATTTACGAATGTTAATATTAATGATAAAATAGGTGTAGATCCTGATCCAAAAATAGAGTCAAGTAGAATAATAAAAAAGACAAGTGATGACTTTTTCAAAGATAACAATAAGAATTTTGATATTATTTTTATAGATGGAATGCATCAAGTAGAATATGTATTAAAGGATTTTAATAATTCTGTTAAATTTTTAAACAAAAATGGAATTATATTTTTAGATGATATATTACCTATAAATAAGAACGAACAAGAAAAAATACCAATTAATCCAATATATGAAAATGGTATTTTAAAATATTCTGGTCCTTGGACAGGAGATGTATGGAAATTTCTTTATTATTTATTATTGAATTTTAAAGATAAAATAGACTATAGAGTTTTCTCTCACCAAAATTATAGAGGAGTTGTAAAAATCTGTTTAAAAGAAAATTTTACTATTCCAGAAAGTACATTACCAATTATAAATAGTCTTGATTATGATACTGATTTTGAAAAATATAAGGTAATAATTAATAAAAATAAATCATATTTACCAGGATGGGGTAAAACATGTGTAATTACTGCCGCAACAGGTAATTATGTGGTAGAATTACTGTCTATAGTGAAACATAAAATAGATGGTTATGTTTTTGGTGATGGTAAAGTTTCGTGTGGAGAAGGTTGGACACATATAAAAGAATCATTTTTTGAACATGAGGATAATTTTATAAAAGCAAAATATTATAAAGCACAATGGCATAAAATTCCAATATTAAATTCATATGATACTGTAATATGGATTGATGGAACTATTG